TAGTTCAAGATGCATCTAAAGAACAGTTAATCTTTGGTGTGAATAGTACTACAAAAGAGCAAGGCTCTACTATAGTTGGCTCTCATTCTAAAGCTACAGCTGTTGATAGCTTGGCATTAGGTAATAACACTATTGCTGACGTTCAAAATGGCGTCGCAATTGGTACTAACTCTGTAACTGAAAGTCCTGTTGGTACAACTAATATCAAAGATAACACAACAGATATTCGCTTCAGCAATTCTACATATGCTGGTAGCAATCCTAACTCTGTTGTAAGCTTTGGTACAAATGGTCGTGCTGGTGCTGGTGGCGTGACTAACTATACTCGTCAATTGCAAAACTTAGCAGCTGGTCGAGTATCCGCAACTTCTACTGATGGTATTAATGGCTCCCAATTGTACGACGTAGCGTTGGAAGCTCAAAAACACAATACTCTTGTAGATGGTACTAACACTACAGTTGAATCTAAAGATAATGCATATGGCAGAAAAGAATACAAAGTAAATGTCAATAAAGATCTTGTTAATATGGACTCTGTAAACTTTGGTAAAGTAACAGATCCTAAACATTCTGTTGCTAACAAAGACGGCATGATCACTTTCGATGGCGACAAAGATACCAAATATACAGCTAATGGCATGGCTATTAAAGATCGCAACAATCTTGATGCTGCTAGCTATAATCTAAATGGTATGGTTGCTGATTCCAATGGTAAACATGTAGAATTCACAACTAATGGTATCAATGCTGGTAATCAAATTATTAATAATGTGAAAGCTGGTGTAGCAAGTACTGATGCAGTCAATGTATCTCAACTTAATAATGCTAAAGATCAATTAACAGGTCGTATTAATGGTTTAGACCAAAGAGTGACTACAAATGCTAATGATATTCGTGCAGCTGAACATACAATTCTTGATCATGAAGGCAGAATTACTGTTCTTGAAAGTGGCGTTAAAGATTTAGATAATAAAATTAATACTACTGCTGGTAATGTATTAAATCAATCTAAATCTTATACCGATAATCAAGCTGCTAAAGTTGGTGCTAATGCGGCCGCTTTAAGTGCATTGCATCCACTAGATTTTAATGCCGATGAAAAATGGCAATTTAGTGTTGGCTTCGGTAATTATAAAGGTAAAAATGCTACTGCTTTAGGTGCTTTCTACCAACCTAATGAAAATGTATTGTTAAGTGTTGGCACTACTTTAGGCACTGGTGAAAATATGATTAATGCCGGTGCAACTGTTCGTTTCGGTTCTCATAGCTCTATGACTACCAATAAACAAGTAGCTGTTGCTAAAGAAGTTCAAGATCTTAAATTACAATTAAGTGCTATTTCTCAAAAATATGATAACTTAGTTAAAAATCTTTCTGCTCAAAAAGCAGGTCAAGATGTAGATTTTGAATATAGCGATCTTTCTAAAGATCATTGGGCATATGATTTCGTTAAAAAATTATCTGATAAAGGTTATTTAAATGGCTATCCAGATGGCACATTTAAAGGCGATGCTAAAATGACTCGCTACGAATTTGCTGCCGCTCTTTGGAGAGCTATAAATAACGGTGCGATTATCGACGCTCAAATGGCTAAAGCTATTAAAGAATTTGAACCAGAACTTGAAGAAGTAAATAAAATTATGCGTTATCGTATTGATACTGTAGCTGGTAAAGATAATTCTGTTCATAAAACAGAACGTTTGCGTGTTAACAAAAACGACGATCCATTCACTCATATGAAACGTGATGACTACGGTACTAAAACTTATACTAATAAATAATTAATTATATAGCCTCCCTTAATTGGGAGGCCTATTTAAATAAAGGTGATTTATATGTATATTATTAATTTACATAATCAATTATCTGGTCTATATAGAACATATGTTATAGACGAAAATGATGATTTAAATGATAAGCTAGCCAAGTTTGAAAGCCGCATTAAAGAAGAACTTTTAAATTGATATGAAGATGATTATCTAAAAAATATAATTTAGATTTTAATACTGTATGTATTGATTGGAATGAATGTTTCGCTCATAAATTAAGAATTGAAAATAGCTCTATTATTAATAATGAAGTTATTGAAGATGATAATAATATTTATTTTGAATTCTTTTAAATAAATGGAGGCGAAATGGAAAGTATTTGGGAAGATGAAATAAGATTTAAAAGTGAATTAAAAAAATCTATTTCTAAAATGAATTTTAATTACTCAAAAAAGCCTTTAGTGTATATTAGTCATCCATTTTTGACTCATGGAAGTTCTGAAGACAATTTAAATGCTGTTAGTAAAGTTTTATCAGATTTGGTTTTAAGGTATAAAGATCAATTTATTTTCATTAGCCCGATTCATAATTTTGGCACTCTTGATGGCAAATTAAATTATGAAGATGGGTTGAAAATTTGCCTCGATCTTCTTGAACGCTGTGATGGGATTATCATGTGTGGTAACTATATTCATAGCAATGGATGTATGAAAGAAATGGAACTTGCTGTAAAAAAAGGCTTACAAATTTGGAAACTAGAGGATTTTAAATAACTATGCGAGATTTAATTATTATGCGTGGCTGTCCCGGGTCTGGGAAAAGTTCGGCTATTAAAGCTGCTGGTCTTGAAGCATATACTTTATCTCCTGACAGCATTCGTTTAATGTTAAGAGCTCCTGAATTAAGTATCGCTGGCGATGTCAGTGTTAGCCAAAAAGATAATGCTTTGGTATTCGAACTTTTGGAAAGAATGCTTGTTAATCGAATGAAAACTGGTTCTCCGACCATTATCGATGCTACTCATTGTAGTTCTCAGAAATGGCATTCAAAACAGATTAATCGATATAAGGAACTAGCTAAACGCTATAAATACCGATTGTTTTACTGGGAGCCAGAACGTCAGGATCTAGAAGTATATCTTCAAAGAAATGAAACAAGGTCTAGTTTAGACTATGTTCCTGAACATATTATTAGGACTATGTATAATAACTGGGTTAGTACTAAAATGCCGTCTGGTATTACTAAATTAAATACATTAGAATTCCGAAGTGATTTTGAAGGTTTAAATAAAGACTTATCAGAAGTTTATGATAAGGTAATCTGTGTCGGCGATATTCATGGTTGTAATACTGTATTAGAAAAATTAATTTACGACGAAAAATATAGTATTGATAACGATAAAAACTTATATATTTTTGTCGGCGATTATTTCGATCGTGGCATCGAAAACTTAGAAGTACTCAATACTTTATTTAAAATTCAAGATAAAAAGAATGTTATTCTTTTAGAAGGCAACCATGAAGCACATTGGGCTGATTGGGCTTTTGGTGAAGCCGATCAACGAACAGACAATGGAATGACGCGCTTCAAGTTAACAACTTTAAAAGAATGGCAAAAGGAATATACTAGCGATAAAGAATTATCTAAAAAATTAAGAATTTTATATCGCAATATGATTCCGGCATTCTATTTTAAATTTGGCGATAAAAAATATTGTGTTAACCATGCTGGCTTAATGACTCAACCAGTCGATCTTATGGCAGCAGAACAGTATATTAATGGTCATGGTGCTTATGAAAGTGATGTAGCATCTTTCTATGAAATATGTTATGAAAGAAACAATACTAAGATTAATCAAATTTTCGGCCATCGTGGAGCAAGACGCACTGAACACAATATTCCATTGGAAGGTCAAGTAGAATTCGGCGGATACTTAAAATATTTTGTGCTAAGTAAAGACGGCAAAGAATATAACGGTATTCGCAACGAAGTTTATGATAAAAATTATATTGAGACAAATCAAAGACTTCTTGAAGATTTTAAAGGTGAATATTATAGCACTGACGATTTTGAAGTGAATGCTATTGCTAATAGCCGACATGTAAAAGTTAAAAAGTTACCTAATAATATTTTAAGTCTTAACTTTAGTGAAGAAGTATTCCATCACTCTATTTGGAACGATATCACTATAAAAGCTCGAGGTTTATTTGTCGATGCTATCACTGGCGAAGTTCTTGCAAGAAGTTACGATAAATTCTTTAATGTCGGCGAACGTAACGATAGTGAAGACGAAATTAAAGAATTACAATATCCTGTAAGACTTGCGATGAAAGAAAACGGCTTCTTAGGAATTATCAGCTGGGATCATCGTCGAGACGAATTGATTATCGCAAGTAAATCGACGACTGAAAAAGATCATGCTCGATATATTAAAGATGTTTGGAATTTAATCTCAGAAGAGGTTAAAAAACAAATTATTAGAATTCTTAAGAAAAGTAATTGTTCTGCAGTATTCGAAGTTATTCATCCAGACGATCCTCATATCGTTAATTATCATGGTCAAAAACGTATGTATCTTTTAGATTTTGTACCAAATGTTTTACATTTAGCTAATGGCAGAAATATTGATCGAGATTTAAGTGAAGCATTAAAAGGAGAGTTAAGTAAAAACATTAATCTTGCTTATGAAACTACTTTTAGTTTCGTTAAACAAGAAATAGTTTATGCTCCATATCAGTTTGAGCTTGGTGTCGAAAAGCTTGTTGGCGGTATGCAAGATATCGAAGGCTATGTAATTACCGATAACGCTGGCAAAATGTATAAAGTTAAATGTGATCATTATAATACATGGAAGCGTCGTCGAAAAACATTTCAATCATTTAAGGAAATTTTATTCGACGAATCCATGCCAGACGATATTAAATTATCCAAGTTAGATCATATTAATAAACGTATCGGTGAAAAGACTCCGGAATTATTTAATAAAATCAAAGAACAAGATTCTTTATTTATTCAGTTTTTAAAAGAAATGAATTATGATCCTAATTGTAATATCATTCAGTTAAGGGAATTGTATAACGATTATGTTGACAAGAGACATTAACTACGAAATTAGTCAGTTTATTGCCGAGGAAGAAACAATGTTGAAGAATCAATATTATACGACTCGGCAACAAATTCTTGACATTATGTCATATATTGGCGGCATTAAAAGATTGTTAAAGGTACATACAGATCATGAATGCATCAAACAAAACATGGAAAAATTACAAAAGCTTGAAAAAGCCTTGGAAAAAGTATACATACCGGAAACCTCAAGAAGACGGTATAAAGCTTAATGTTGCCGGTATTGAAATTTCAATAAATCAATTGAAGATTAAGATCTAAATAGTGTATAATAGTATTATATATTATTAAAGGTGGTGATATGATCTGATAATTGATACTTTAAATAATGTTGTCGTTCCTCAAAATATTAATAAAGAAGATTTAAATAAAATTCTTTATGGTCTCGGAAAGACATCCGATTTCGTCGAACATGGTAAATGGAAGGTTAACGATATTCATCGGTTGCTATTGTATTGTCCTAATTTTAGCATCGAAGGTATCGGTAAATGTAAATATGAACTCTATAATTACCAAAAAACAGCCGTTAAAGAACTTCTCGATATAGATGAAGGCAGCTTAATCGTCGCAAGTTGCGGGGCTGGTAAAACTTTGATAGCTATCGATCTATACTTAGAGCTTTTAGATCGTAAGAAGATAAAAGGTCCGGGTTTAATCGTGGTTAAAAATAGTTTGAAAGTTCAATGGTTCCATGAAGTTCAGAAGTTTAGTGATCTTACACCGAGTATTTTAGAAACTTCAGCAAAGGCTAAGAAAAACTTCGACAATCAGTTTGTCGGCGATTTACTTATCTGTAACTACGAAACGCTTAACGACGAAAAAGTACGAGAGCGTTTGTTGGCAATGAAATTAGAATACATTTTTGCCGATGAAGTACAATATGTAAAAAGCTATCAAGCTAAACGAAGTAAAAGCCTGTATAAATTTAATAATGTAAAGTATACTTTCGGAGCGACAGCAACTCCGATTCAAAAAAATCCTCGAGACATATTTGGCATATATAGATTTGTCAAAAAAGATTTATTTACTAATATAAATAAATTTGATAAGCAGTATGTCAAAAAGAATAGTCTTGGATATATTATCGGTTCTCGCAATGAACGAGAATTAACCGATAAAATTAAACATAATTTAATTATCCGAACAAAAGAAGAAGTAAGTAGCCACTTACCTAAACTTGTCGTTGCTCAAAAATTCTGCTCTTTAGGCAGAAAAACGCAAGCTATGAGCGATCAGCTTCTCGAAGAAATTAAAGACCTCAAAGCACAACAAGAAGTTATGCTCGAACGATTTAATTCGATCGAAGAAGCGAGAAAGAATGAAGAGTTTAATAAGATCGACAATATGATCTTAATGAAACAAACATTTGCTCAAGAGCTTACGATTAGTGATGAATTATTATTACTAAGCGATAGTAAAGCTGCACAAGAATATGTGACTGGTGAAAAATCTGAAAAGATTGATTTGTTCTTAGACTTAGTTGAGAGTATTTTAAGTGAAGGCGAAAAAGTTGTTGTATTCTGTAAGTATAGAACAGCACAAGGAATTCTAAAAACGTATTTAGAAAATCGTTTTAAAGGAATTCAAATAGCCTTCATTAATGGCTCTCACTCAAGTGAAGAACGATATAATCAAATGCAAAGATTTAATAATACAAAAGAATGCAATGTCCTAATTGCCTCTAACGCAGGGGCGGAGGGTGGACGAATTCATGCCCTCTTTAAATTTCCTAAATTGACGGGGATCTCCTTAGAGCTTAATCTACTAACCATATATAGTGATATAATATGGGGCAAGAGTAATTATCTTGATATAGTAAAAAAGATTAAGATTGGACAATCCGCAGCCAAGTATCTTTGGTGACAAAGATAAAGGTTCAGAGACTATTGAAAATATCTTTATAAGATATGAGTAAACAATGTATGCATTGAACAGGAAATAATTTTATGGTATAATGCAGGTATAGAAGGATAACTTTTTTTACAGAAAGGAAATATTCAATATGCCTGAAGATATTACAAAAGAAAAATTAGAAGAATTAATATATAAAGAAAATTTAAAAGACAATCAAATTGCAGAATATTTTGGCGTTTCTCAACCAAAAATTACTGGACTAAGAAAAAAATTTAAAATAAGAAGAAAACATAAAGATTCAAAATGGTTAATAGACCAATATTGTAATAAGTTAAGAACAGTTATTTCTATTGCTAAAGAATGTGGTGTTGGTAGAGAAGAAATACGATTAGCATTAAGAAAATTAAATATTGATCCAAATTATGAAACAATGAGACAAGGATCTAAAAAACATGATTATGACGAATCTGTTTTTGACGTTATAGATACAGAAGATAAAGCTTATTGGGCTGGATTTATTATGGGCGACGGTCAAATAGAAGAGTTTAAAAGACCTAGAGTAGACGGGAGTATTTATATAAATTATAGATTAAACTTAAATTTAAAATACTCTGATTCTTCTCATTTGCAAAAATTCTTAGATTTTTTAAATTGTACAACTAAAAAAATAAAAAAAGTAAATGTTAAAATGCCTTCTGGTAATATTGCAGAAATAGGAAATATAAGAATTTCTTCTAGACCATTATCATTAGCACTAATTGATAAAGGAATCATTCCAAGAAAAAGTTTAAATGAACCAGAACCATCTGGAATTCCAGATCATTTAATTCGACATTTTATAAGAGGACTTTTAGATGCTGATGGAATGATAAGTGATGCTGAAAAAACAACTCCATATGCAGAAATATGCGATGGAGAAATTTTAATGAAATGGGTTCAAAAACAATATCCTTTTCTTACATTAAAAGAAAAATCAGATTGTAAAAATCTATTTTATGTTTATACAAAAAAAGGTAATGTTTTAAATTTTTTAAATTCTTTATATGAAGATTCTACTATTTATCTTGAAAGAAAATATCAACGTTATTTAGCCGTAAAATTAAAGATAGAGTCCGATCTTGCTAGAAATAGTAAGTTAACACAAGAATGATGAATTGCCAATCAGCTAAGTATCTCATTGAGATGGAACCTGCCGACAGCTATTTAATCCAGACTCAACGTCATGGACGAATTGAACGCGCAAGCAGTAATCACGATACAGTTTTCGTATATCAGTTAATAGCTACTAATAGTTACGATGAAATAGCATTAAAGATCGTGAATAAAAAAGAAGGATATCATTCTCGTATCATTAGAAAGGATAATTAATATGTTAGGATTTAATCTTATCGAAGAAGAAAAAAATTCTGAACTCGGTTTTACCGAAGAGCTTCAGAATTTCATCGACGAAGAAAATCGAAATCTTGCTGTCGTTAGTACGATCGATGAAGCGAACTATACGATTCGTCGTATTAAAGAGCTTCAAGAACAAAAGGAACACGATATTGCTGAAGCTGAAAGAATGTTAAAGCTTTACAAAGATAAAGTTAAAATGTTTGTCGATAGTAAATGCAGTTCTTACGACTTCGAAATTGAACGGTTACAACAAATGTTAGAGCCGTACATTCAGTCTAGTCTCGAAGAAACCGGTAAAAAATCTGTTAAGTTTATTGAAGGCACTGCAGGCTATCGCAAGCAAGAAAAACTTATCGATCACGACGATGTCGAACTAGAAAAAGAAGTTAAAGGTATTGACGATGAAAAATACTTTAAAACCGTTACTAAATTCTCTTGGTCTAATCTTAAAAAAGATCTTGAGTTTGTTGACGGTAAAGTATTACTTAATGGTAAAGAATTAACTAATGTTCGATATGAAGATCGTGACGATGCTTTTTACATTAAATAATTTAAAGGATAAATAATGAAATATACTACAGAGTTTATCCGGCGATTAAATGAAAAAATAGACATTGTTAAGCTTGCCAATCAGTATACCAAAGTTCAAAAAGTCGGTAATCTATGGCAAGCTTCTTGTCCTCATCCCGATCATAACGATAAAACTCCGAGTTTTAAAATTTGGAATAAACATGGTGCTCAAACTTGGGCTTGCTTCGGTTGTCATGTCGGTAAGCAGAACACCGAAAAAAGGCTATTCGGCAGTAATGCTATAGCTTTTATCTGGTGGATGATGAACTACGGCGACAAAAAAGCAAGCTTCCAAGATGCCATCGAGAAAGCGATTCAGATTACTGGGTTAAAACCTCAAAACGAAGAAACTGCTTATCTCGAATCGAATGAAAAGGAAAATCAAGGCTATATAGAAAATCTTAAACATAGCGAAAAAGCTCAGAGGTATATTTTAAGTCGTGGATTAGTTGGCAGCGATGTTCGTGAATGGAATTTAGGTTACGATACTCGTGGCCGCATTACGATTCCATTATATGATGCATATAATCATTTAGTTAGCTTCTGTAAAAGAGCTATCGACGATGAAGTTGCTAACAAATATTTTGTCGACAATAAGAATAAATTCTTTACTAAAAGCCGTTATCTATATGGGTTAAATAAAATTAATTATAGCCTCGATTATATTTATTTAACAGAAGGCTGTTTCGACGTTATACTAGCGACTAAATATGGATTGCAAAATTGTGTTTGTACAATGGGCACCATATTAGACGATAAACATGTTAATCTAATCGAATCTACTGGTTTAAAGCCCGTTATCGTATACGATCGAGATTGGCATGGTGAAAAAGACGTCGATCAAGCTATCGAGATGTTCGGTAAATATGATCTATATCCCGATATTGTATGGCTCGATAAAGATAAAGATTTAGCCGATATGGCTAATATCTATAAATACGAATTGCCTGGTCTTATTAAGAACAGACAAGTTCCATATTATCGGCATATACTTAAAGATTTTAGTAATGAATATGAAGATTGTCGTCAACGAATTCTTAATAAATACAAAGATCAACTGAGTATAGCGATGAGAAGCGTCGAAGAAGATTGTGCTGCTAAAGTAATTCTCGACAAAGAACTTAAGAGGTATGGCCTATGATTAACAAAATTAAGGCATGGTGGCGTAAACTTACGTCAGATCAGCCACCAATTCCTGAAGGATATTTCCGGTGTGAACAATGTGGTCAACCATGTGAAGAAGAATATAAAATGGTATGCAGCAAATGTGGCAAAGTAATTTGTGATAATTGTGCTGTATACGACTTAGACACTAAAAAAATTGTTTGTCAGGATTGCTGGTAAACAAAAAATATGTTAGAATATACATATAGAATTGAATGCTAACATTAATGGCTAATGTTAGCTATTAATGTTAGCAGGTGTCTATTATGAAAAAACGATCTAAAAAAGAAAATACAAATAAAAAATTTACAATCGAAGTTACCGATAATAACGATATCTTTGTTACGACAAATAATATTAATACGTCGAGAGAGATGTTCGAAATTCTCGGTCAAATTCAATATCATGTATATAATGTAAGTTCTAAATTGTCCTGATCATTAGATACAAGTATTTACGCACATTTGTATGTGGTGAAGAGCTCCTTCAAGGAGCTCTTTTTTGTTAGGAAGAAAGGTGGCCTGTATGAACGATATTCAAAAATTCATTTCGGATTACTGCTGGGATCGTTTAAATAAACTAGAGTTATCTGGTGAATATGTCGATCGTTTGCAGGACGAATTAAATACATTATTTAAATTGAATATGGAAGAATACTTGTTAATAGTATTCGACTATTGTAAATTCTGTCGAGACAAAAAGATAGCTACTGGTTATGGTAGAGGCAGTAGTGTCGGCAGTCTCGTTGTTTGGCTATTAGGTATAACAAAGGTTGATCCGATTAAATATAATTTAAGCTTTACTCGATTTATTGGCGGGCATAAACCTGACATCGATCTAGATGTTGATGGAGGCAGAAGAGAAGAATTAATCAGTTATTTATATCGAAAATATAAAGGACACATTTGGCGAGTATATACTATCGATAAAAATGGTAGAAAACGGCTTAATCCAGTGAGTTATTGTATCGATAGACATAATGTATACGAACCAGAAGAAGTGAGCGGAGAGATGGCAATTTTGCAATCTGAGAGCATTCCTAAGTATGATATATTAACTTCTTCTGTTGTCGGCAAATATCAGAAAATAATCGATGAACATAACGTTGAGATTAATTTTAATGATACTGATGTATGGAAATCGATATGGCAATCTACTGAAGGATTATTTCAACTCGATGCAGATTATAGCTCTGCTTGTATTAAACAAGTTAAACCGGAGAGTATCGAAGATCTTAGTGACGGCTTAGCTATTATTCGGTCTGAGCATAAAAATGAATATCTTAAAAGAAGAAATGGTCAAAAAATGATTTTGAAGACTCCTTTATGGGAATATACTGCAAAAACATACGGAATTGTTGTATATCAAGAACAATTTATCGATATCATGAAACAATATGTAACCGGAGAAAGTGCATATCGTTTAATGAAAGATAAAAATCATAAATACCTTAAAGATGTTCAAAAGATTGCTAAAGATAATAATATTAAAGAACTTGTCGATATTTATATGGATACAGCAAAATATAGCTTTAATAAGAGTCATGGCATAGCTTATGCTTACATAATCTATATCGGAGCCTATCTACGGTATTATTATAAAGATGAATTCTTTAAACAAGAAGAAAAGAAAGAAATTGTAGTCGATCGAAGATGGAAAGAAGTTAAAAATACTAGCAACTTTAACAGTAGATTTGTTAACGATGAACTTATATTCGGCTTCGATGTATTAGTCGATGCTGATACATATCAAAAAATTAAATCGATCACTAAAAAAGATATTTTAATTAAATTAAAATCTCTACCAGAAAAAGTAGCCGTAAAATTATTAGCAATGGGTGTCTATGAAGATGTATTATGTTTAAATAATATAGACTGTGTTAATTGTTATTATGATTTTTGCGGCATTAATAAACGTTTAGAATATTTTGATAAGGACGGGGAGTACTTAAAACAATATGAAAGAAGCTATAAGACAGTTTAATTCGCTGTTCGCAAAATATTTTCCAGATTTAAAAATTAAAGAATATTATTATTGCAGAAGAGGCGTTAGTTTTTACTCTCAGATACTAATTCGATTTTTAATTATCGATAGAATTTGTAAACGTCTCGACATTTTCGAAACTGAGTATGAAAATGAAATGTTGTATCGATATTTAGAAGAAGTGAATTTCACATACGAAGAAAAAAATGATCATAATCGATTCGAAGAAGTATTAATGGAATATCTTGTTCAATTTAATAATGAATCCATTAAAAAAGAATTTAGTAATCAAATTAGATTATATTCTAACTTCTTAGGTGAAAATTCATTGCATCGTTTTATTTTTTATCGTTCAGTAATCTGGGAAATATATTCTGAAATTATCAATATTAATGTGAATACAGACGATGGATTTATAAGCGACTTATCTAACGTTATTCTTGGTCTTTGTGACTATGAAAACATTAAATTCAATCCATATAGTTTTGTTAAGAATAAAATACCAAGATCTGCAGAATTTTGGATTAGCACAGATTACGATATCGTATTATTTAAAAATCTTAAAAAGATTAAAGATAATATTAAGCCATTATCTTTTGTAAGTTTTTATTCTGATGAATATTACGATAGAACGATTTGGGCCGATGATATCGTAATAAATCCTCAACCAAAAGATCTCGGTCGCGGTGAAGAAAAGTATATTATTTTCATCGACAGTAAAGTCGATATTACTAATGGCGAATTAATTGGCGAACGAGAAGGTATTAAGGTATTTTCTCTTACCGATGTTCCAGAATTTGTATATGCCAATAATACTAATTATAATGATTATCTCGATGAAGCTGTCGATATTCAATTCTCGACAGGCGAAATTAAAGAGAAACCTTTTAATTCTCTATTGCCAGTCGATAAGAAATATATCGCTTTGTATATGTTAAGCGATAAACTTAAAAATAAGATTGCCGGCAACTATATTGTCGGTGGTTCTAAGAAATTTACTGATTTCGAATATATTGGCGATAACAAATTTAAATCGGTTGAATCTGGTAGACCTTACATTAACTATGTTAATAAGATTGAAAAAGGTAATTTATATTAATGAAAGTAGATATTAATCAAATTAAAAAGCTCTCCAAGAAATCTGGTAGAGCATTTTTTAATTTCGATAAAAAGTATAAAGATTTAGCCGCTAAAGTATTTACAGACTTTAGAACGTTTGTTTTATTAGATTTGTATAGTACTGGTTCTAAATCTTATAATAAGAAAATAAAAGATACTCTTGAGTATTATCAAAAGAATTACAATTATGAATTTCGTAAAGAATTACATGATTGTACAGCGATCTCTAACAATAGTTTAAGTAATTTGCCATATAATTTACATAAATTTTATGCTGAAACTAAAAATAAACTTTATATATTATTATTAATTGGCGACGATAAAAGTAGCGTAATTTTGGAATATAAAAAAAATTCTTTAATATCTGATTATATTCGTGAAAATAAAGAAATTATCGTTGCTAATTATATTGAATATTTAAATAAAAATGCTAAAAGTTCATTCTTTAATGAAAACTTAGTTAGCCTGTTCTTCGATACAGATACGGCTTTAAATCATTCTTATGTCGAAGAAAACGAAGAATTGGGATTTGTGATCTTTAAAATGCCACCTTCTGGACATTATACTGAAAGTGTTGGAGATATCGTTAAAAATACCGATGACGGAGGTAATGTCGATTATATTCATGAAGGTATGTCGATTAATGAATTTATTTATAATAATATTAATGATTTGTCTGCTACCGTAAATAAGTCGACTAATATTACATTCGACCCCAATAAAGGTTTCGATCCTGAAGTGCAAGCATTTAGTGATTATCTTGGCTACAAACGTGATTTTAATCTGTTTACTAATCAGAAGAATATTATTAATGCTATGCATCGTCATCTTAAAAAAGAAAAAGCTGGTTTCTTAATTTCTCAACCTGGTACTGGTAAAACTAGTATGGCTATTAGTGTTGCTAGTTTATGGAAAAATGGTTCTAATAAAAATGTATTTGTAGTATGCCCGACTCATTTAATTAAGAAATGGAGTAAAGATATTAATATCTTAGCTCCTAACGCTAAAATATATGAGTGTAATAGCACAAAAGAATATATCGAACACATCGAACCAGAAATTAATAAACGATTGTCGACTAATTATATCCTAGTTAATCCTAATTGCATCAAACAATCTGTCGTTAAAACTAGAAGCACTAGTATCGATTGTTTAAACCACGTTAAGAATGTGTTAGATAAAGGAAAGAAAGAAACTATCGTTAAAGTCGATGGGCGAAGTGAATGGATGTATATTAATTATTTGAAAATTCATTCTAAATCTGAACACAAAAAAGGAGAACACGAAGAAGTAATCCGTTATCGTGATTTCTTAGAAGCTCCAAAGGTTAAAGCATGCGCTTCTTTAATCGACACTAAGAAGATCGATAATAAGAATACCATGAGTTATGATATCGATCAGGTCGTTAATGCAATCGATATTAATGAGCAAAAGGCTGCTAATTTTGCTAGTCTTGACTGGTATATTCAACGTAAAGGTCGTCATAATGTCGATATGTTAATTGTCGACGAGATGCACGAGTTCTTAACGAATAGTGCTCAAGGTCATGGTGTTCAACGATTAGCTTCTTGTGCTAAGAAAATTTTAGGCTTAACCGGTACATTGTTTAATGGCTATGCTGAAAACTTGTATAATATGTTCTTATATTTTTATCCTGAAAAGATTAAAAATGAATACGATGAATATATGAAACGAGATCCAGATTACCGTGGCGGCATGAAAAAGCAATTTAAAGATCGCTATAGCTATAAAGAAGTTGAATATACTCCTTATGAATATCAGCTTTATAAACTTGAAGATGCTATCGACTATACTTATATTAGTCACGATTGGGGACGTTATTTAAACGTTCAGTTTAGAGAAAAGAATAAATTAGGGAATACGAGTACTCGAGTTGAATGTACGACTAAAACAAAGGATGCTCCTGGCATTAATCCTAATATTTTTATCAAGCTATTAAGTAACTGTTGTGTATTTATGTCGATGGACGATGTTAGTTCTGAACTCCCAGCTTATAATGAATCTATTATTAAATGTGAGTTAAATAAAGAAAATCTTGAAGCTTATAACGGCTTAATTGGCAATTTATCTAACGCTATTGTTCCGGCTCGATACAAACATCAGGAGATTAAAAAGCTTGCAGCTTGGAGCGATAATCCATGTTTCATTGCCGACGATTATATTGAATATCGTGGTACTGGTGTTCGTGACAATCATAAGCTTGATGAATTAATGAACATTATTAATCACCATGATCAAGAATGCGTTCTAGTATATACTTATTACGATACAAATAACGACATCAATAGTATCATTTATGATCGGTTGCAACAAGAAGGCATTAAAACAGCTATTCTTAAAAGCTCGACTTCTGCAATGAAACGAATCGAATGGTTCGAAAAGAAAAAAGCGGAAGGCGTTCGTGTTGTTATCTGTAACCCTGGTATGGTCGATACTGGTTTAGACTTATTAGATTTTACGACTATCGTATTCTATGAGCTCGATCAAAACTTCTTTACAATGCGTCAAGCAGCTCGAAGAAGTTATCGATTAAATCAAAAGAATAACGTAAGCATTTATTATATGTATTATGCTGGTACCGTACAAGAAACTTTAATTAAATTCATGGCTGAAAAGCTTAAAAGCGTAAAAGTTCTTGAAGGCGATTTCGATGATGAAGGTTTAAGTAGTCTCGTAAGTGGCAATCAAGATAATACTAATGCTATTTATAAGGATATGTTAGATAAAGTCGAATATCAAAATGACGACGACGTTATTTCGATTAATAAGTATGCCGATAAAGTCGAAAAAATTGTTGATATGGATAGCTTTAAGTTAGAGAGAATTGTTCTTGCTAAAAAGCCGTTAAAGAAACAAAAGATTAATCTTGATAACCAATATCATTTACTTTTAGATGTGCGGTCTCGACTTAGCCATAACCAAAAGTTATATCGAAATGAAAATTTGTACAAAAATGAATTGCAGAATTTCGTAAACAATTTTTAATTCCGTGTAATATATAATTTGACAGTAGCCGAATTATACATTATAATAAAGGTAACAATTCAATATTCCCGTATTTTGAAACTATCTTGTGTCTTCATAGGGATAGACGATGGAAACATATCACTAGTTGCAACATATGAATGCAAATATATATGCGGAAGCGTAATGGAAGGCATTGTGTTATAAAGTCACTGTATTGATAAACTTTATAGCATGGACCCCGATGGCGCGGGTTACGAACTTGTTAAGGATAAAAAGCCTTGTCGAGATGACAACGCTGTTCTGCTTTAAGTAGTTAATACAAGTTAGGCGTAACGACGGTGTGTGGTAGAGCGCATCTAGGAAAATCTACCCGGTGATCAGCTACATTTTGCAGGCCGATATTCGATGAATAAAGCGAAGGATCTGCAGTCGTTAACGATAACGATTTGTGGTTGGATAGGATATGAAGGATAGCTATACGATACCGTTCATATCCAGAACCAGCAAGAGTAATTTTGTGTACTCAAGTCGGAACTAGCAGGATCAACGTCAGCGGGCAAATAGGTTACAGGTCCGTATACAGCCTAAAGTAGCGAATGCACAAAACATTGCAGTTAAGATAAAGAATTTTAATTAAGTTTAGAAAGCTACCATGGTTAAATAAGACCCGGGGGGACTCATGGTTCCTCTTAAATAAAATAAGAGGACACTCCTCATTGGTGAATACAGCAATAGGACGGGATCTACGATTGTGCGGAAACGCTAAATGTCGGGAAAAATGAGAGGTATACGTGAGTATACTACAGACTAATATCGTAGGAAATGATCAAGAGCTTTAGTAATAAAGAAACAATCATTTCTAGTGAAGCAAAACTATATAATATATTTTTTTTGCACTAATCTGGCTGCCCCACGGGATTAGTCTATATAAAACAGGAAAATAAAATACATATTTTATATGATATTTGAAAATTCTGAATCCAGGATTCATTCGCTAATAATGTTTGATTCGACTGGCAGCTTAAGAGTTTAAATAATGCGATATTGTGATGCACACACAATATCTTTTTTAATTTACAAACTTTCGCCAGTCGCTTAAATGTTTGCGTCGCGAATGAATCTTCGGTAATAAGCTATAAGTGATTCCTTAATAGCTGTAGCTTAACGTTTCTCTCGCAGAATATAATATCATTATCATATAAGATATAAGATAATTTTTAGTACTTACAAACGTTTTCTGTATGATTAGTGTTAAATAATATAAGCTATTTAATATGATTATGTTGATAAAATACTTAATCCGATTTTTAACAAATTCACATTTTAAGTAGTATATCTTTAGATCGAAAAAATAATAATAATCGGTTTTGGCGGCGATCTTAAGAAAATGTAATCTAATTAGCTTGTATTAAAAAGAATATTTAATGGCTATTGCTATGCTTAAAAACAATTAATAATATTTAATATTTTGTTTATATCACGTAACAAAATTTAAGATTTATGCTATCAGTGTTTCGATAATTTACATGCACACACCTTTTACCTGATAGCATAATATCTTATTTGAATCGGTTATTGTTTAAAATAGTCGATTGAAATAAGATATTATAGTAATATATAGATTGCTTAATTGAATCTATTATTTAAATAAAGGTGATACTATGCAAGATGCATATCAAATAAGAAGAGTAATCTGGCAAGGCGATCGATTCTATTCTAGCTTAAGTGGCGATCAAATTCGTTATCCAGAATTTTTTATCGAACACGTTAATACTGGATGTATTATGACGATGGAAGAATATAATCGTATTCGTAAAGGTCAGATTGAAGAAGCATTTGTCGATCCATATCCTGACAAAAATGCTTTCATGAACAATTATGTTCGAGATGGTTTAGAAGAAATCTACGATGATTTTAGTGATTCTCTCGATTATATGACTCGAGAAGATATTATCGGAAAAGATGCTGCCGACGGTAGAATTTGGAAAGTTGTCGGTGGAGAACTAGTTGCAGTTGACGATAAAAAATAATCGTGCTATAATATTAATGTAGTCAAGTGATACCTTTCTCTCACTCCTTTCGATATGACTACAAAACAAGAGTGTCCTAGCAACCAATTCTACCACACACACCAAATGCTGGGATGCTCTTTTTTTATTTAAAATTGTATGCTATAATCTAATTAGTAAATTAGTTCTTATTTAAATTAAAGGTATTATCATTATGAATCTAGAAGATGCATGCAATTATTTAATCGATTTATTATTATGTAGTCAGGACTCTTTAGAATATAAAGAAGCTGCTGAATATTTTAAAGCCCTTGCATAAAGGGCTTTTTTAATGGAGAAATTATGAATTATATAGAAGACGTAATTCAGCATATTAAAGAGCAATCGCCTAACGTTTCTCCTAAGAAACTGCGATATTTATTATACTTATTATATGCTGATTATTTAACCGTTACAGACGATGGTTACGATGAATTATTCGCTAGTGAATTCTATGTCGAATATAATGGACCAATGCCATTAGGATATACTTCAGAATTCGTGTTATACGATACTGATGGAGATAGCAGTCAGTTGGACGACGGCTTTAAAGAATACATTAATGATGCATTATTTAACTATCGTATCTATTCAGAAGATTTTTTAGAAAGAATGTCGAATCAATCTCTCGATTATGTTACGACTAAAAAGCATTGCCGAGATCATATCAAGATAATCCCGAAAGAACTAATTTGTTTAAATCAAGAATATAATCGTATTGTATACGAATGTTTTGAAGGGAAATAGTATATGGCTCAAATATCTCAATTAATAGAACAAGCTTGGAAATATCTTGGTACTAAGAATGTTCCAGAAGTAGCAAGAGCTGCTTGGTTCGGTAATATCATGCAAGAGTCGACTTGGAATCTTCATGCCGATAATAATACTCATCGAGGATTATGCCAATGGGATAAAGAATATCGTTGGCCACATTTTCTTAATGAATTTAAAGGTAACGAAGATAACCTAGAAGATCAGTTGAACTTCGGTTTATGGGAGTTAGAAAACGGTCCTTTAGAGTGGACTCCGGTTAATGGCGACGGTTATCCTAAGTGGCCCGAAATTAAACAGATGACCGATGTTGCACAAGCAACATTAGCATTCGAGCAATGTTTCGAACGATCTGGTGGAGCTAACGTTCCAGAGCGTCAAGGCTATGCTCAAATGATTTATGATCATTTCGTTAAAGGAACTCCGTTAAGCGACGATCTGTTAGGCGAAGTACCTGCTTCTTCTGGTTCTAGTACAGGTGGTGCAGGTAATGGCGGTGGTGTCTATAATGCTACGGCTCCTTCCGATACCGGTACTAGAAGTACGTTTGTTATAAAAAAGAAAACTCCTAAGTATTACGATGTTTTTAATGCTCAAAAGTTAGCGATCGGCAAAACTCCGTGTCAACCTGTCTATCCCGACATTGTATCGGTATATAATCAAGTACCAGAATGGGCTTTAGGTAAAACGTTAGATAAAACGACTGCCGACAATAAAGAAGTTAAGGATGCGACCGAAGTTAAATCTGTTTCTTTAAAAGACGGCAAAACAGGGTTTGAATCTTTAAGTACCGACAAAGTTACGTTTGGTAAAAATAAAAAAGAAGACTCTAAGGATAAGTCTGACGATAGTACGACAAGTGACGTTACTAAAACTTCTGAAGATGGTAAGAGTACCGATAAAAATACTCCAGAAACCAAAAAAGAAGATCAGGCTAATAAAAACGATAAGGACAATAAAGATAAAAAATCTGAAGATGCTAAAGTTGAGAACAACACGTTAAGTGCTCAAGATAAAACTACTCAGAAATTAAATCCGCCTTTATATGCTTATGATACAATCAATGTCGATGATTGCTTTAATGTCGGTCTTCCGATCACGTCTGTCGCTGCTTACGGTAGTGAAGCTGCTAAATATCAGATGACTCGTATGCAGTCTATCGCTCAACGTCAGATTCAATTTGATCCGACTAAGCACGATAATGCTGTTAAAGTTCCGACTCCCGGTATGGTGCCTAATCATTCTGATCCTTTTCCGACAGATTTACGTATTCGAGATTTAGAATTACATATGCCTCGTATCGTAAAAGAAAGTATTAAGGCAACCGAGTTTGAACTTAGTACAGCTAAAGCTCTTTTGGAAATGGGCGGCGACGTTGAGAAACGTATGGTTCAAGTCGAAAACCATTTATCGACTGTTACAAGATATCTATTTAGATTAGCTAGTATTATCCCGATTAATGACATGTATTATGGCGGCAATACTCTTTATGAAAAATATCGAGCTATTCGTCAGCTTACGGACGATCGTGTTGCCGACGGTATGCAAACTCAGATCGATCAGTATATGACAAGTACTCGTATCGAACCGATTATCGGCCAGGTGTACGAGATTCTTAATCAGGTCGGTGCTAATCTTAGTGTATTGTTAGATAACAATCAGTTGTCGTATTCTAATATGAAACACTATTGCGATCTAATCGATATTAAACGATATCAAGAACCGCTTAAACTTGCTAATATATCTGAAGGTGCATCTCTTACTAAAAGTGATACGCATAAAGATCTTAAAGAACAATGGCCTGAAGGATTTAAGATGGATTGGAAACTTGTTCCGGTCGAAGAACAAACTCCGATCATTAATTGGCGTCAATCGATTATCGATGACGGTTCTAAATTAATGAACTCTCCTTCTATGTATGGATCAGGTTTAGCTGCTGGTGCAGCAATGACTGGCGATACTAATAATTTATTTTATTTAACAGCTGAAGAATGTTCTAAGTCCCAGATTCCATTATTTAAAAAAGCAGCTGATGCTGCCGTTAATAAAATTAAAGATTATAAGGATCAAGCTAAGAATATTGCTAAAGCTAAAGATACTTATGTTAAGATGGCTGATGCCGTTAAGAATGCCGGCGTTCATAAAGATATTAATTCTATCGTAATTGCTGTATTAATGTGTTTACTTAATACGTCTGATTATAATAGTATTATCGAGAAGATTAAAAATACGACTAAAAAACTTAAAGATGAATCTTTAATCGATAATCCTTTACTCGTAATGCTTGCTTATTATTATAATGAAGCATATATTGTCGGCGATAAACCAACTAAAGATCCGACGACAGAACTTGCTAAACACGAAGATCTTAAGACTCGTTTAGATTTTGTATATGCTTTAACTAATAATTCTGGTAATAATAATAGTGGCGGTCAATCTAAGAAGTATTTTAATCTCGATATTAAAAATCAAGCTTCTTGGACGTTATCTCAATTTTGGGAACCGTATACTATTAATGTTACCGGTAAGCGTGAAGAGCCAATGGATCCACATAATTCCTTAGAAAAACTTATTGAATTATGTGTAGCTTACAGAGAATTGTCTAAAGAATTCTATGCTACCGAATTCGATAATGAAAAATGGGGATTCTTCTTTGCGGCTCAATATATTCCGTCTATTAGCTTATCCGGTTTCCCTGGTGAAGTACGTTCTAGTCATACACATCAAGGTATGGACGTCGTATTTATTCCTGATTCTCCTAAGCCTGAGATTCTGTCCATATGTGATGGTACAGTAATGGATACTGGATGGGGCTATAATGCCGTAATGGTTAATGCAGCTAACGGAACAAATAAGACTATTGTATATATGCATATGGCAGAAATATTTGTTAAAGCTGGCGATACCATTAAGCGAGGTCAGCCTATCGGTATTATTGGTGGTATGGGTCCTGATGGTCCTAGTACGTATGACGAACATCTTCATATCGAAGTATGGTCTGAGCTTAATCGTGGCGGCACATATGGTTCTATCGGTGATTTATATCCTGGCGTATTTCAAGATTATTGTAATGCTTATTAAGAAACCAAAATAACACTCGTAATTTTAATCATGAGATATATTTTGGTAGAATAGTAAGCCTATTGGGAAACTAGTAGGTAGTGGCGGTTCTTACCCGTCCAACTAAGACACTGAATTGCTGGAAACTCCTAAAGCTCAGAGTGCTTTATTGATTGATATTAATAGAGCTACGAAAGTAGAAACAAATCTCTAAGATGGTATAAGGTTAAATCCTAAGTACTGTTAACAATGGACAATCAGCAGCGAAGCTTCATATTTTTATATGAAGAACGTTCAACGACTAGACCTCGTGAGGGTCGTACACTACAAGTCTATAATGGTAGTGGAAGTGGTGTCGCCTAAGTAGTATTAGTAAATACTATATGGATAAGATATAGTCTGTGCTCATGTGAAAGCATGAGATGCGCGTAGTGGCGCTGGCTAGGAAATGACGATTCTGGCTGAACGAGACCTCGCAAATATGATTCTAAAATGTCCAGTAAAAAAACTTTACTAAAAATTTGCTTTATCAGTACACATATACTATAATTACCTTGTAATATAATATTAGAAAGCGAGGTGATTATGATATGTACCTAACGATAAAACAACAAGTAAAGCATTTAACAAAAGAAGAATACAATATTTTAAGAGAACTATGCCATACAGCTAAGAATTTAACTAATCAAGCAATTTATAATGTAAGACAACATTATTTTCAAGAAAAACAATATTTGCGATATGAAGCAAATTGTTTCGAAATGAAAAATTATGAAAATTATAAATTACTAAATGCTAATATGGCCCAACAAACTCTTAAAAATGTTGATACAATGTTTAAATCATTTTTCGCGTTAATTAAATTAGCAAAACAAGGTAAGTATAGTTTTAAATATATAAAATTACCTAACTATTTACCTAAAAATGGTTATGCAAATTTAATTATTGCTCAATTTAAAATTAAAAAAGATGATACTTTAACAATTCCATATTCTTATACATTTAGAAAAAAATATGAAGGAATTAAGAGAATTCAAATTAAAGTTCCTAACATATTAAAAGATAAGAAAATAAAACAAATTCAAATTATTCCTAAATTTAACGCTAGGTTCTTCGAGATTCAGTATACTTACGAGATTCAAGAAGAAAATATACAATTAAATACCAACAATGCACTGGCTATTGATTTAGGCGTGAATAATTTGTGTACTTGTGTTACTAATACAGGTAAATCTTTTATCGTAGATGGAAGAAAGTTAAAATCTATTAATCAATTTTTTAATAAACAAAATGCCAAATTACGATCTGTTAAAGATAAACAAAATATCAAGAAACAGACCAAACAACAATATATGATTTCTAGAAAAAGGAAAAATAGAGTTGATGATTATATTAACAAAACATGTCGATATATTATTAATTATTGTTTGGTTAATGATATTGGCACTTTGGTTATCGGATACAATCAATCATTTCAATGTAAATCTAACTTAGGCAAAAGAAATAATCAAATTTTTACTCAGTTACCATTTGGTAGAATACGAGAAAAATTAGAATATCTTTGCAAACGATATAATATTAATTATATTTTACAAGAAGAATCTTATACTTCTAAAGCTAGTTTCTTTGATAATGATGAATTACCTACATATAATATGGATAATCCACAAATATATGAATTTAGTGGTAAACGTGTTAAACGAGGTTTGTACCAAACTAAAGATGGTTATTGTTTTAATGCAGATTGTAATGGAGCATTGAATATTCTTCGTAAAAGTAGCGTTGTAGACATTAGTGTCTTATACGGTAGAGGCGAACTGGACACGCCTAAAAGAATAAGGATTGCCTAGAAATAGGTGCAAAACTTAAAAATCAAACTTCTTAATAAAGTAATTTTATATTGCTTTTAGAATCATATGATTTTAATCATATGAGGTTCAGATGAAAACTGGCAGCCAATTAAACTTTGCCGATTTTAGAAAATAATATACTTGCATTATTTAAATAATTACTGTATAATATAAATGTATTTAAGGATTTTGTGCATTCTCTTTAAATACAAGAGGAGTATCCCTGAACGTCCCCCCGTGTTCAGGGACTTCCATGGCACCAAAAAGGTAAATTAAAAGTAAAGCTGTAGATTTTTTTAATCTTATGCTATAGGAGCCGTTTTGGACCGGCTTAAAAGAATAAGGAATTATAAATTCAAACTTCTTAATGGAGAAATTTCTTTTTGAAATTCTCTTATTATTATATAACTTTAGTTATATAAAGTTCAACAGCCTTCGAGGTGCCTTCTCATACTTTTCCTCCTCTATATAGCGTATGTAGATCGTGCGTAAACAAGACAAACCCCCTGAAAATAAAATCCCTTAAAGTTTCATATTCATGTTTGAAGACATTTTCTCCTTGTAGTAATCGACAATATTTATTAATCAGTCGATATAGGACTTAAATTTTATCCCTTTGGAAGTTTGTCAAGACAAACTCCATAAAGTACTGTTAATATAGCCTCTAAGGCAGTCGATTCGTGGTTTTAGAGCTGTATAATTTTAATACAGTACTAAAATCCTTTGTCTTTCGTTTAGTTTGCCTCCCTTATAATAAATAAAAACTAGCATTTCATGATAATAAAAACTCCTTTCTCCTTATAACATAAATCGTCTTGTGGTCTGCATACGCGCTCCTTAGCGGGATAGTCCAATTGGCAGAGACACGAGTCTCATAAGCTCGTTTAGTGTAGGTCCGAATCCTACTCCCGCTCCCATATTCCCTAGTAACTCAGTTGGTAGAGTGGCAGACTGTTAATCTGTAAGTCGCAAGTTCGAGTCTTGCCTGGGGAGCCAATATTGCAGAGTAAAATAGCATGGAATTGGGTCCATGTCTAAAATGGTTTGACTCCATTCTCTGCGACCATGGAGAAGTGGCCGAGAGGATTAAGGCCACAGTCTTGAAAACTGTCGTACGGAAACGTACCGTGAGTTCGAATCTCACCTTCTCCTCCATTTTTTAGCTTACGATATATAGAGTTGCATTAAATTCTATATGTCGTTTTTTTATGCTCCTGTAGCTTAGAGGTTAAGCACCCGGCTCATAACCGGCATTCACCCTGGTTCGAATCCAGGTGGGAGCACCATTATGTCTTATTGCATTATATAAAAATGTTTCCCCAAAGCATAACATATATATTGTAATAAGATATTTTTATAATACGCAGCACTATTTAGTTTTATTTAATTACAGAAAGGTGAGTATTAAAAGTAACTTCTCTGCATATATAAAACTGCTTATACATTATACATTATCTTAAGTGCTGCGTATTTAATATCTAATAAAAGGAGATTTAGTTATGAGAAATCTTACAAACAATACTTCACTTGAAGATATCATTTATGATTTAAGAAATGAAGATAATAAAGAAGATCTTGCTTTATGGCTAGAAAATAATGTCGAAGAAAAAAGCAATCAATAAGTATACGACCAAGGATACGATGATGGTTATGATAATGGCTATGAAGAAGCTATGCAAGAAGCTAAAGAAGAACATGATGACATGATTGACTCTTATAAGGCAAGATTCAAAGAAAGATTAAAGAATATTTCTGGAAAAGAATTAAAGAAGATTTTCGAAGAAGTATTTGAGGATAATTAATTATGACGTTATATGAAATTTTACTTATTATTGGATTAGCATTTATTGTCTTAGGTATGATTCCTATCTTTGGTGGTTTTATTGATGCTGTTTTTGATATGATTGTCGATATAAAAAAACATGATTATAGTAGTTTGCCTGATTTATTTTTAGGTATTGGAGTTATTGTTATATTAATTTCAATGATTTTTTTATTTTTAGATAAAATTAAATAATAAGGATTATAAATAATGGATGCAGGAAAATTTATTGTTGCTATAGGCGTAATAATTCTTTTAATTAGCGTTGGTGGAATTTTGATTTTTATCTTAAAAGATGTTATTAATGATTTAATTAAAGATGGACCTGATTTAGCTTTAATTATGTTAATACTCTCGTTCTTTGGTATTGTTATCATTATGGCTGGATTGTTAATTAGTTATTTATTTAAATAAAAGGAGCTTCTATATGATTACAAATATAATGTTTGGAATAAGTTTAATATTAGTTGTTATCGCTATTATTTATGGCGGAGTTCAAGGACTATTTAGCCTTACAGAACAAGATCCTAAAAAGAATAAAATCTACAGAGGAATTCTTTTAGTCGGCGTAGTCTTTTTATTTTTATCTTTGTTAGTAAAATAATGTGAGGTAATGGTTAATTGATTATTTCAACGATTGTAATGAGTCTAATAATTTTGTTCTTTGCAGTTATGATTTGCTGTTTAATTGTTGGTTTACACAATAGTACAGGTTCTGGCTATGACAAGGAAGACTAAACAATTTTGTTTTTATTTATACTTATTTCTAACATTAGGATTTGGAATCCTCGGTCAATTCTTTGAATTATTTAACTCGTTCTTTAGTATATTGTTAATGCCGATTGCACTTATATCAGCTATATTATTATCGATTGCTTTCCTTGTTATTATTATAGGCGCAACATCTTACGTGATAGAAATCTTCGGTATCGATACTATATTTAGTTTAAATAATGAGCAAGAAAAAGAGCCGACAATGTTTGAAATGTTCATAAAAAAAATTAAGCCTCCTAAAAAATAGGAGGCTTTTTTAATTGGAGGATAAATATGAAAGGCGGAATACCTGACGTACTTATTACAGTATTTATTATTTGTATGATAATTTATATCTATCGGATGTTTAGAAGCTAATAAAGTAAGTAGCATATCGACCATCTTCTTTATTTAACATTAAAAGTTTTTGGCCGGCTTTAGAAAATTTACGACCGTCGACTGCATAACGATCACTACCACATAAAGATGGGTTAATGATCATTTCGACACCTTTAAGGTCGGCTTCTCTAGAATGATGGAAATGACCCATTACGATATAATCTGGTATTTGTTTAGTAAATAATGCTAGATTGTCGATAGCTTTGTTAAAGTTATCTTTATGGCCGTGAACACCGATAATTCGTTGTCCACAAACCTCAGTCGTTATAATTTCATCGTCGACGGTATTTTCGTTAAAGTGAATACGATCATTTCCTTTTAATCTTTCTTTTAAGAACCAAGGAATGATATCGCTAAAAGATTCACCGTTCATTGCCTCTTCTTTAGAAGGAGTAACTCGATCATGATTACCACGACAGAAATATAATTCTAAATTAAATTCTTGGCTAAGATTGTTAAATAAATGACTTAGTGCTTCTGTTACACCGATAGTTTGCTCGATAAGATTTTCTTGAGATTCGATTCGTGTTTGAACATGAATTCCGCCGTTAATCATATCGCCTAACGTTAAGATGTGAATGGTTTTAATATTGTTAAGTAAGCAATATTCTCTTGTTTTATTCATCAATTTCTCGACACGTTCGTCGAAGATGTCATTATTAAATTTGTTAAAGAAGTTATCGCTTACTTGTCCACGATGCCAATCACTTAATAACAGTACAGCTTCAGACTCGCCGCTTTGAAGATCTTTAAATTCGTATTTAAGAGGTTCGATTTTAGAAATCGCCTCGACGATTAGTTCTTTTAATAAGAACTGATCGCTAATCGATTTTAAATGTTTATTAAGTTCAGATCGGTTTTTACTATTTACGTTCTTAGCATGTGCGTTAAGAAGCATGTCTACAGCTGCCGACGTTAGTTTATCGTCGGTAGATGCCGGCGTAAGATTTTTCTTAAAATCGTTGAAGTAGCTATTAATCGTTGTAACATCAAGATCTATTTCAAAAAAAGTCTTAGCCAAACCACTAATTCTTTTAACTGTTAATTTATTGTTTTCTTGCTTAGCAAGATACATACGATATAACCAAGAGACTAAATCTTCATTTGGTTCTGTCGCAAATAATGATTCATAATTTATGTTTGCCATATTATTTAAAATACCTCATTACTAATAAGTATAATTAACTATTACTATTATATCTTATTTTTTGGCACATGTAAAATATATGAAGAAATTCCTATACCATAGAATCATTTGTTTGTCTTATACAGATTTGATATAATAGATTTAGTAGTTGGATATGTGTTTGAGTACTATATGTAGTATATTATGTGTAATATATATCTTGCTCTAATGCATAGAACACTTTCTTTTTTATATCGCGATTAACAAGAAAGGATTATTAATATGAAAGTATTATTTGGCGGAGATAACCGGATATCTCTACCCGATAGCACTAGAATGATCGGAACCTTCATCGAAGGTATGGACGAATTAATTTCTACGGCTAATAACAATTTACAGTATGTACGTTTTAAATACGAAGGTCAGCAAGAATTAAAAACTTATACTCTTAAACATTTGTATGCTGACGATGAAAGAATTATTACTGTTAGTCCTAATGTATATTGGATGACAGAAGGTAATGAAAAAACCGATATTCAAATCGGTGACATTATTCGTTTTAATACTTACGATAAAGGCTGGAAAGTTATTAGTATAGAAGATACTACAGAAGATGCATATTCTATTGAGTTTGCATCAGAATCTCGTTCTATTATCGTTGAAGGTTTCGAACTATTAATTAAAAATGAGGTTGATTAATTAATGTTTGTAATTAAGAGAGACGGCCGCAAGGTCGATTTCGATAAATCTAAGATAGTTATTGCTATAGGCAAAGCGCAACACTCTTTACTTAAAGACAATGAAAAAATAGCTAATTCCATTGCCGAAGAAATAGCACAAGAAGCTATTATGCTCCAAGAACTCGATATTAAACGTATCGAGAAAATGGTATTTGATCTTCTTGTTAAACATAAACAAAAAGACGTAGCTCGTGCTTATGAAGCGTATAGAGCTGTTCAAGAATATCGTCGTAGAGAAAATACATCTGATAAAGCGATTTTAGGTCTTATCGATGGCACAAACATCGATACGATTAATGAAAATTCTAATAAAAATGCAAAATCTGCTTCTACACAGCGGGATTTAATCGCTGGCGAAGTATCTAAAGACATTGCTCGCCGACAATTATTACCTCGAGATATTCTTGAAGCTCATGATAATCGTAGTATTTGGATTCATGATATGGATTATTTAATCCAGCCAATTCCGAATTGCTGCTTGATTAATCTTAAAGACATGTTAGATAATGGAACACGTATTAACAATAAACTAATTGAAACCCCTAAATCTTTCCAAACTGCTTGTACTATTACCACACAGGTCATAGCTCAAGTAGCATCCGGACAGTTCGGTTTAACTGATAATCTGCCGAATTAAAACAATACAAATTTATATTTTATTATAAAGGTTATGATGTTATATCATGGCTAACGAGGAAGGTTTGGAAATGACTAATCTCGTGATTATTCAATAAGAAAGGTTTGGAAATGACCAACAAAGAAAAAATATATTTTTTAAAAGAAACTATTGAAAAATTATATACTAGTGAAGGACGAAATAAATCATATATTGCTAATTTACTAGGATTAGATAGAACATTATTAACAAAAATAATTAACAATGAATGGAAATTAAAACAGAATAAATCTAAAAGTTACTTGACTCCTTCAAATCAAAAATTTGCAAATAAACATCGAGAATTTATAAAATCTAAATTAGATAAAAATTTTACAATTTCAGAAATTGCAAAAATATTAAATGTTAAACCAGATTATATTTCAAGAACAATTGCTTCTGGTGATGAAACTATAAAAAATGCTATCACTGAAAATCAAAATAGAATGCATAAGAAAGCAGAAGATAGAAGAAATCAAATTATGAAAAAATCTTCAGCTACCTACATAGATATAGATGAGAACTGGAAAGAAATTCCAAATCATGAAAATTTTTATGTTTCAAATGATGGAAGAATTTGTTCATTTAAAAAAACATATAATAAATATGCTTTATTGACTCCTTATCTTAATTCTAAAGTTGGAAGATATTATGTAAAAATTGGAGATAAAAATCTTTCTGTACATAGACTTGTGGCATTATGTTTTGTTGACGGAAAAACAGAAGAAAAAAATACTGTTAATCATAAAGATGGCAATCCATTAAATAATCATTATATTAATTTAGAGTGGGTTTCTCAGTCAGAAAACAATAAACATGCATATGACGTACTTAATAGAAAGAAAAATAAAGCTTATTCAAAAAGGAAATTTAAAAAATTAATTTTAAATGATCAATATGAATTTAAAACAATTGAAGCTTTGGCAAAGTTTTTAAATTTGTCATGGACACAAACATCTAGATATATAGATGGCGAAGTAACAAATAAAAAATATAAAATTGATATTATTGAATAATTGTATCGACTAGACGTATTGATTGCAAAATTTTATTGCAATAAGGAATAGTCAGACCATATTTTGAGAATTCTACTCTAATATGAATCGGGACAATCAATTAATGGATTCGATGAAATTTTGGCGCCATATCTTAAAAAATCTTATGATAAATATTTAGAAATTTTTGAAGATGAAGTAAATAAAGAAAAAATTGCTGAACGTATGATGATGAAGGAACTGAAAGATGGTATTCAGACTATTCAATACCAGATCCAAACATTGAATACTTCTAACGGTAGAGTACTGGCCCATTGTTAGAGTAATCTAATAATTGCAGATGGTGAACGTATAAATGTACGGTGTATAATTAACGATAGTGTTTTGTAGGAAATGACAAATAATAATTATGCTAACTGGGAAAACTTATATATTAATATAAATAATCCAGTGCCAAGTCGAAAGAGGGATCTTTTGAAAGGTCAAACGACTAGAACATACCTTCTAGAACAGAAGATGAAGTTCGTACATATAAAGTGAAATTCTTTATATGGAAGCGCCATCCATCCTATCATTAGTAGGATGAAGATATAGTCTACGTAGAGAATGGCTACGCAAGCTCCATTCGTTACTTTGTTTTTAAATTTTAATCCAGATGGTGAAAATGCTGATTACGCTGCATTAATTTGTGAAGAAGTATTAAAACAACGTATTCAAGGTGTAAAAAATGCTGACGGCATTTATGTTACTCCTAGCTTCCCTAAATTAATTTATGCATTAGATGAGCATAATATCCATAAAGATTCTAAATATTATTATCTAACTGAATTAGCTGCTAAGTGTACAGCTAAAAGAATGTATCCTGACTATATTTCTGCTAAAAAATTAAAAGAAGTACATGATGGAGAAGTATTTACTTGCATGGGTTAACGTATATCGGCCCATGTAAAACGATGTGAACTGTATCACAAAACAGGTGTCCCTTATGGGGCTAACGGTGAATCCTTAATGGTAATACCGTGCTATTATATTATTATAGTAGTGTAGAGACTATTGGTGATGAATGTAACCAAGTAGAGTAGAGACGTGCTACTCGATGCGCATCGCATTTATTTAAATAAATGAAGAGATAGTCCAGCTTAATTAATTAAGTTGTGTAGGAGCTTCCTTTCTAATTGGAAGGATCCTGAAACAGGTAAATATAAATGGGACGGCCGTGAAAATATCGGTGTCGTTTCAGTTAATCTTCCACAAATTGCCATATTGGTACAAGATGCAGAAGATAAAGAGCAAGCATTCTTTAAATTATTAGAAGAACGCTTAGAATTATGTAAAAAAGCATTAATTTTTAGACATGATCGTTTATTAGGAACGACATCTGATATTTCTCCTATCCATTGGCAAGATGGTGCATTGGCTAGATTAAAACCTGGTGAAGTTATCAATAAATATATTTCTGATGGTTATAGTACTGCATCATTAGGTTATATGGGGATTTATGAAGTGTCTATTTTGTTAACAGGCGAATCCCATACTAAACATCCAGATCTTGTTACTAGAATACTTGCATTTATGAAAGATAAATGCAATCAATGGAATAAAGAATATAATATTGGATTTGGTTTGTATGGATCTCCTGGTGAAAGCTTAACTCATAATTTCTGTAAAGCAGATCGTGAACGGTTTGGCGAAATTAAAGATGTGACTGATAAAGGCTTTTATGTGAACTCATTCCACGTAGACACAAGAGAAGAAATTAATGCTTTTGATAAATTAAAATTCGAAGCACCATTCCAAGAAATTTCAACTGGCGGATGCTTAAGTTATATTGAAATGCCTTCTATGCAAAACAACACAGAAGCAGTATTAAGTATTATTAAGTTCTGTTATGATAATATTATTTATGCAGAATTTAATACTAAATCTGATTACTGCTATGAATGTGGTTTCGAAGGTGAAATTGTTGCTGATGGAAATGGTGATTGGGTATGCCCTAAATGCGGTAATAAAGATCATAGTAAGCTTGAGGTCTGTCGGAGAACTTGCGGGTTAATATAAAGGCTCGCGTTAAATCATCTATATGCGGGAACGTCCTTAGAGAATTGACTACTAAATTATTGTAGTGATATAATAATGGCTGAAGTAATTACTCAGGTACAGTAAAAAGGTTAATTATTGGATAATCCGCAGGGAAGCTTCTTATATTATATAAGAATAACCCTCAACGACTACCATGGTGAGGATATTATTATGATAAAAGAAATTGAAAATTTTACAGGTTATTATATAGAAGATAATGGTACTGTTTGGTCTGATATTGTTTCGAGATCTAAAGATAAAATCAGAAGAGAAGAAAAACATAGATTAACGCCAAGACCATTACCTAATGGATATTTAAGAGTATATATGAGGAGAGACTCTGATTATAAAAGAGTCGATATGTATATTCATAGACTTGTAGCTTTAGCTTTTATCCCAAATCCGGAAAATAAAAGATTTGTTAATCATATTGATACAAATCGTTCTAATAATCATGTCGATAATTTAGAATGGTGTACATCAAAAGAAAACAATCAACATTCTATGAATTTAGGTCATTTATGTAGGAATGAATCTAATGGTAGATTTTATTCTGGATTAAGCAATGATATTTAAGGTATAGTCTACTCCGTTAAAAAATATCGGGAAACCGACGGTATGAAGGATTTAGGAGACAATTTCTGGAACGAAGGACGAACTAAAGAAATTCAATCTAGAGTACTCCATATTTAAAATTAATAGTTGCATTTAACTATTAAAAATAGTATAATTAATTTAGGCATAAAAGAGTTCCTTAAAACAAGCATTAATAGTGAAGATCCTTACTCTTCGCCTAATTATTATTATGAACGTCGGCATAAAGAAGTTCCTTATTAAAATGATATTGGAATAAAAAGATACTTCTCGCCGACAATGATCATTAAGAATGATGGTCGTGACAAATGAAATCTTTTATGGTTTTGTTTGCCACGGCCATCATTTTTGTTTTATATGGAGGATATAGATATGATCAATCAAAACAAGCGTAATGCAATTATTCGTTTATTTAAAAGAGTCTTAATCGAAGACGGCATTAATCCTGTTAAACGAGATAAATTGTTTAAAAATGGCATCTATCTTGTCGATGAAGCTGCTAATTATTTAACAGCTAACGATAGTAATACATTAGTAAGCTGTTATGGTAATCAATATATCGATCAAATTAATAGATCGACATTGCATCGGTCTGTTAAAGCTGTCGACATTATGGATTTAGATGAAATGAGATTGCATCAAGCATTGCATTATCTATCTGTATTCTCTCATCAAGAAGATGGAAGTTGTTTTGGCAGTATTCCTGTCGATAAAGAATCTACATATTTACCTAATGAATATGTAGGTTTAGATAAGGATCACGATCCTATTAAATTTACTATTGTTTATCCTATTACAGTTGATGAATTAGTAGAAAAAGTTAAAGGTCTTGTGTCCGGGATTGCTTTAAAACAAGAAACCATTGATTTGTTGATGGAAATTATTCCGTCTTATGTCGATAGATTTTCTATTGAAGATTTTAAAAATAAAGAAATTAAAGCGTATCTTATCGATGCTGGTTATTATGCACCGAATAATGCTATAGAATTAATTCGTTATATTTATTATAAGAAAACTGGTAATACTTTATTTATCAGTAATGATAGAATGAAACAAAAATTTAGTTTTCATTCTACTTTAACTTATGATAGTTACGATATTTTGTATAAATTTGTTAAAGAACATGGCATCGAAGAAATCGCTAAAACGTTTAATCGTTATCGTGATTTCTGGATTCTTTTGAAAAAAGATAGCAGAACAAATGCTAAGATTATCAATAAGGCATCTAAGTTAGCAAAAACATTAAATGTCCCTTGCAAACAGTTACCATTGGATAATATTGCTAGCCCATTTGTCTTAGATAAAGACGTTATTAAAGAACTTAAGATGGTTACAGTATTCAAGAAAATTTCTTTGTATAATTATCTTCTTAATGAATTAACACCGTCAGAATATAAATTATATAATATTCGTAACGGTAAAATCTTTGTTAAAGAATCTAAAGAAACGAAATATCCATCTGTGATAGCCCGTCGTTTAGTTCTTATTGCTAATTCTATTAGAGAAGATCTTAAAGATAAAGTCGAAGGGAAAAAGTTCTTATTATCTAAACATGTTCAATATGCAGTACCGACATCTGAAAAGAATTTTATTGGTAACATTCCAATGTGTTCTAAGATTAGTGCAACCGATAATTTCTCTTTCGGTATTCATTGGTTTAATTTACCTAACCATCGTGTCGATTTAGATTTACATGCTGAATCTAAAAAAATTCATGTTGGCTGGAATTGTGATTTAAGAAACTCTGCTGCTACTCATACTGGCGACGTTACTAATGCACCATTACCTAATGGCGGCGCAGAAGCTGTTTACTTTAAAGATCAATTTGTTAACGATACTGCAGTTATTACAATTAATAATTACACATCGGCAGATAATGTAACGACAAATTTATTCTTTAATTGGTTTAACGACGATAAAGTGTTAAATAAAGATTCTATTTTAGATATCAATTCTGATACTTTATATATTAAAGATTTCGTTATCGAAGACGATGAAATGATGTTAGGCTTTATTCGTGCCAACGAAGAAGGCAAAAAAGATTTTATCTTTTATAGCAGCCGATTAGGTGATCGTATTGTTTCTAAATACGATACTGTAATGGATAATATTGCATCTGCTATTAATTCTACGATCGACAATCGATTAATGTTAGAAGATTTAATCGGTATGTGTGGTGGTCTTATTATAGATAACCCAGAAGAAGCCGATTATAATTTAAGTGAAACTAATCTCGTAAAAGATAGTTTTAATTTCTTGCTTTAAATAAAGGCTCCACTTGGAGCCTTTTATACTATTAAAAGGATTACTATATGAAGTTAATAGTTATTGATGGTGGCGATGGTTGCGGTAAAGCAACACAGGCCAAAAAATTATATGAATCTTTAAAAGAAGAAAACTATAATGTTCATTTAATTAGTTTTCCTGATTACGAATCTGATTATTCAGTATTTGTTAAATCTTATCTTGATGGAACATTTGGCGAGAATGGTGCAATTAATCCTAAAATTGCCTCCCTTTTCTTTGCGATGGATCGCTATGCAGCATTTCAAACCAAATATAATAGTTTATTAGATCAAGAAGACGCAATTCTTATTTGCGATCGTTATACAACATCTAATGAATTATATCAAGTAGTAAGATATGAAAAAGCAACTGCTCAAGACCAGTTCTTGCAGTGGCTTGAAAATTTTGAATATCGTTTACTCGAATTACCTAAACCGGATTTACTTATTATGTTACGCCTCCCTATTAGAATCCGTTTAAATTTACTTGCAGAACGTACTGGCAAGACAGGTGGTAATACTGGCGATATTCATGAAAATGATATTGAGTATTTAAAAAAAGTTGATCATGCATATCAGAAAATATCTAGTCGGTATAGTGCAATTACGATTAATTGTGCTGACCATAAAGTAATTCGTGATATTGATGTGATCGCTAAGGAAGTATTAAAAAAAGTTAAGGAATGTGGAGTATTGTATGAACAACCCTGAAAAAGTATTTATTTTAATGGTCGACGATAAAATCGAATCTCTTTGGTATAACGAAGAAAATATTCGTGAAGAATATCAGAACTTCTTGGAAGATGGATATACCGAAGATCAAATCTATGTAAAAACTTGTTACATTAATGACTTTAATGAGTGATAACTATGTTAAATAAAAAAGATCGATTATATAATCTAAAGATGTCTGTTTTGTTAGAACTTGAAAGATTAGATAAAGAAGTTTCTGGCTATGCTCCTGATGATGATTATCTTAAGATTATGGATGATTTAGAAACTGCAATTAATGATTATTATAAAATGGTAGATATGATTGATACGGTTTATATACTATTTACTTATTCTGATGAGTATGATAATTCTGTGTTGGGTGTATTTTTCTCTTTAGAAAAAGCCGAAGAAAAACGCCAAGAATACATCGACAAGAACTTAATAAGTGAAGATATGATTTTAATTAATGAACAGCATATTATTCGATAGGAAAAAAGCTATGAAAGTATTTTTATCTCAACCGATGCGCGGTAAAACACACGAAGAAATTTTAAGTAATATTCGTGAAGTTCAAGAATTTTTAACTAAGTATCTTAACTCTACGAACATTGAAATCATTGAAAGTTATTCTCCTAGCAATAAAGATAAAGAGCCTTTAGTTACTCTTGGTGATTCTATTAAGATGTTAGCTAAAGCCGACTTAGCAGTATTTTTAGATGATTGGAATCAATATCGTGGATGCATCATCGAACATCATACAGCTAAAATCTACGAGATTCCTCATATCTCTATTAAAAGCGAAAATGGGTTATTGAAAGTAGTTGAAAAATAATGAATTACGGTCAAATTCGTGAATACGATATTGCTAATGGTCCTGGTATTCGAGCCACATTATTTGTAACAGGATGTTCTCATCATTGCTTCAATTGCTTTAATCAAGAATATTGGAGCAATGAAGCCGGTGAATTATTTGATGATGTCGCGGCACATAGACTCGTTAATTATTTAAAACATCCTCAAGTATCTGGATTAACATTACTAGGTGGAGAGCCATTTGAAAATGTCGACGGACTTGTATCTTTTATCGATAAATATTTAAAAGATCAAGAATGGTTTAAAAATAAAAATATCTGGTGTTACTCTGGATACACTATCGATCAAATCATAATGGATCCTAAAAAAGTCGAGTTATTAAAATTAGTCGATGTCTTAGTCGACGGTAAATTTATCGATGAGTTAAAAGATCCATCTTTAAAATTTAGAGGATCTTCTAATCAGAATATATGGAAAGTCACATATAAAGATAATAAAATTACTATTGACGAATACGAAGAATTTATGTAATATAAAAGACTGTATGCATATCGGTATAATGAGTCGAGATATCCATCGAGATATGGGCCCACGGTATGCATACATTTATTTAAGAAAGAGAATTTTAATAATGGATTTAGCTTTAAATAAAATTATCGAACATTTTGAATCTCCTATTATTTCTGAAAAAGGTCATTGTACTCGTGTTATCGCAAGTAAAAATAATAACACCTGGTACTTCGATATTTATCAAGACATTATTTTAGCTTTCGACGGCATTAACGAACAAGTCGAACTAAATACTATTGAGGAGCTCGATAATTATTTAACTACTTGTTAATATGAAAGATTACTTATTTGTATTATCTTTGGCTATTAGTTTGTCTCAGATAGTAGAAGCACGATATAATATATTTGACGATCAACTAATAACAGTATTCTATACTTTTATTGTCGTCACTTTAATTTATATATTAGTGTTCTTATACAATAAGTTACGAGGAAGATAATGAAAACAAATTGGAATGAGGTACAACCTGGTGAAATTATTTTGCATGGCAAAAAACCAGCTGTCTTCATAGGCCTTGTCGATATCCATAATACGGCTATCGAGATTCAATATGTTAAAGATGGTAAACAAAAGATTGTTTTATCAGAAGAATGCATTCCGAAAAGATTATTGGAATCTACAGTAGAACACTAATGTTCAGTCATCGGGGAGGATCCGGCACCGCTTTCGCGGCACCGTTCCCTCCCTTTCTCCCCTTTATTTGCTTACAATCAAAATATCGTGTATAATTAAAGTATAATTACAATATATATTTTAATTAGCGAAAGGAAATCGAATGAAGAAATACGTAGCGTATTCTCCTGACGAAATCTTAATTTTTTTGGATGATCCTAAAGATAAGATTGTGTATAGTATTTTAGATACAGATTGGCCAAATAAAAAGATTGTCGACCAATTCTGTTCTGACTTATCTTATGATCATGTTAAGGCATATGCATTGTTGTATAATAATGGATGCATTTCAAAAGAATTTGCCGTTAGTGAATTAACTTTACTAATGAACGAGATTTCTAAAGAAGTAGATAAGATTGCAGGTAAATAAAAGTGAGAAAATTTGAAGTAGTATCTCGATGTAAAGATATGGAAGTAAAACTTCCTAAACGTAAAACTAAGAAATCTGCAGGTTATGATTTCTTTGCTATCGAAGACATTAAATTATATCCCAACAAGTTGTATGTATTGCCGACCGGTATTAAAGCAGCTATGGAAGACGATGAAGTGTTGTATCTTCATATTCGTTCTTCTGCAGCATTCAAACGTGGTGTACGTATGATTAATAGTGTTGCTGTTATCGATAGCGACTTCTATAACAACGAAACTAATGAAGGTGAAATCTCATTAGGCTTGTTATCTCATAACGATGATGTCGTTCATATTAAAAAAGGTGAATGTGTCGCTCAAGGCGTATTTCATAAATTTTTAATTACGGACGACGATGATGCAGACGGTGAACGCATCGGCGGTATTGGCAGTACTGGAATTTAATAATGCTTAATTAAGACGATGTATTGAAAATTATATCGTCTTTTTTGCTGTCTTAAGAAAGGCTAACAAATGATTAATAATCTTACTAAAGCATGTAAACGTGCTTGCACGGATTACAAAGATCTTAACATGTACAAGTTAAACTTTGTATTATTCTTTATGAATGAACTTCATAAATTTAAACTTGATGAGCCATTCTTCGATGAAGAGTTTATCGAAACAGAAGAATTCGGTCCATATTTACAATTGGTAAAAGATGCATATGAACCATATGGCTTATTTAACATCCCTCAATTTGGTGCTAATAATATCTTTGATGAAGATGAAATTCTTACATTAAACGAAAGTAACCAAATTGCTTCTGATGAAGATAAGAAAACTCATGAAGTCGTTATTACTGAATTGCATTATGAAAACGACGGTACTCCGGTATGGACAGAAGCTGATCTATCTTTCGATAACGAAGTCGAAGAAAATATTTATGGTTTCATTAAAGATGCTATGGAGCCATTAAAAATCGAAGCATTAATGCATATCTATTATAATTTATATAATAAAGCAGTTTATGCTAAGGATCTTGCTGACAAAATGGCTGCTTGGGTCGACTGGAAAAATCAAGGCGAGCCTGAGCCAGATAAGTCTAAACCGATTAAATCTGTCGATCGTGAAGAAGAAAACTTAGAAATTACTGTCGACGATATTATGGAAAGAATCAAGAAAGTTCGTAATGCTGGTAATATAGAGCATTAGGAGGGATATTCCTTATGTCAGAAAAAGAACTTTCTAATAGAAAACAAGAACTTATTGAACAGATGGATAAATTCGTTCAAGACTATAATTCTTGGGGCTATAGCGAAGAAGGTAAAATTATCTTCGATAAAGCTATGCATATGCTAGCAACTGATCATGCGATCTATGCTAAGATGCCGATCTTATGTAAAGGCGAAAATTGTATTTATAAAAATGATCCTTTGCATAAAGCAGGACTCGTTAAAGTCGGTGAACCATGTATTTGCGAAACGACTTTAATCGCTCAGAAATTTATGCAGTACAAAAAAGAATTTAATCTCGATGAATCGTCCTACACCGATAATGTTCTTGTTCACGAATTAATAACATTAGACCTCCTGATTTCAAGGGCAATGCAATATATTAATAACAAAGATTATGATCCTGTTATCGATGTCGTTACGAACGTAACCGAAACTGGTCAAGAAATAACTCAACCGATGATCTCTAAAGGTATCGAATTATATACGACTCTCGTACAAAAACGCGATAAAGTATTTGAGTTATTGGCTGCGACTAGAAAAGACAAAATTCGTAATAATGTCGACGACGCAAATCATGACACTGCCCTCATTAATAGTCTTAATGATCCTGATTTCTTCTTATCACAAGATCAAATCGAGGAAGAAAGAAATTCGAGGTTAAGCGCTTATGGCGAAACTGAGTAATGCTTTAGAGCTTATTACTGGTAATATCAGTAAAACAATGGAAGTCGGCAAATTAGCTTTTAATGGATCTAATACTATTGCTAAAGAAGTGGGTAAAACTGGTTCTGAAGCATTTGCAACAGGCATGAAAATCATAAATGATGGTTTAGATCAAGTTGGCTCCATTGAAAGAATTGCTAGTCCTAATTATACATTAGGTCAAATGGCCAAGAGTAGAATGATCGGTCTCGATACAACTCAGGCCTTACAATACTCTTATTTAAATAAAGAGTCTAGAGCTATGTTCGATAATCAATTTATGTCGCCAGAATTTGCTCAACGTATGGGTAGTGAAGATAAAGAAGTAGTTAAAGCTGCTAAAGAAGAATTGTCTGCATTTTATAAAGACAATGCTAAATATGATATGACACGTTTAGGTGTTCAAGGCGTTGTTGCAGGTAGTGTCGCTTATCGTGTTGCTACTGGCGGTGGCTTATATCGCGACAAAAACGGCGAGTTTAATATTATCGGTATTCCAGGTATTTAATCATGCTTAAAGGAATAGCAAAAGGTATTAAAACTGCCGGCGAAAAAGTTATCGAAGGTGCTGGTTATATAGCTAGAAAAACTGATGATACAATCACGAGAAAAGCAAATAATTATGTCGAAAAACAAGTTGCTAAAGTAGAGAAGCAAAAAGAAGTTTTAGGCGATATGGGTAGTCAATATTCTAAAGAAGAAGTCGAAGCATATAGCTCTTCATATCGTCCGATGCGGAATACTGTTCCGGCAATTAAAGATGGTGCTAACGATTATTTTAAAGTAAATCAAAAATTTGTTAGCACCAATCCTGATAATTATTCTATTCCAGATCGATATAAATTAACAGGATATGGTGCTACTATATTAGGTGGTGCAGCTGCATTAGGTGCTGTTAATAATACGATCGATGCTGTTATGGAACCGACCTCAACAGCAAATATTGCGTCGGTCGGCACCGTTAATCCTGTTGTATCGGCTAGTTCTGGTTTAACGCCACAAAATGCATTCGATAATATGGGTGCATCTGGCGATATTAATTTTGCATTAAGACGTAATAATATTAAGGCACCAGGTACATTATAATGGGTTTATTAAATATGGGTAAGGGCTTAATTGGTAAGTCAAAAGCTGCTGTCGGTACTCTTGGCAATGCAACTAAAAGCATGGGCACAGCTGGCAATTTAATTTGGGATAATAAAATTAATGCCGGTTTGGCTACTGCAAATGCCGTATGGACTTATAACGATACGCTCGATGAAGGCGGCACTAAAGTAAATGCAATGCAAGATGCTGCTTTTAGTATGGGTACCGATTTATTATTAGGTCCATTGGCCGGTATGGCAGTTCAAGCAGCTTATTATGGCGGCCCTGCTTTAGTCGGTATTGCTAACGACTTAGCACAACAAGGCCGACAACAGATGCAGCAGAGCTATCGTCCGTTCTCTTGGACGCAACCAGTTAACTCTCAACAATATGCAACTATGAGGCAGGCAGGAATGGCCTTGGCTCAACAGTCTCAATATAGTTTACAAACAACTATGATGGGACAAGAAGGTAAAGCATTCCACAAATAAAACTATGAAACAAGAAAAAGATTATTAAAATGCTAAAACAGTATTCATGATTTTAATCATAAGATATATTTTAGCAAAATAGTAAGTCTATTGGGAAACTAGTAGATAGTGGCGTCCTTGTATGTCCGACGAAGACACTGAATTGCTGGAAACTCCTAAAGCTCAGAATATTTATATAATATTATATAAGTTACGAAAGTAGAAACAAATTTCTGAGATGAGATATGGTTAAATCCTAAGTCTTGTTTATAATGGACAATCAGCAGCGAAGCCCGCATGTTAGTACGGGAACGTTCAACGACTAGGCCTCGTGAGGGCCGTACACTACAAGTCTATAATGGTAGTGGAAGTGGTGTCGCCTAAGTTCTTATTATTAAAATAAGAATATGGATAAGATATAGTCTGTGCTTGTATGAAAGTACAAGATGCGCGTAATGGCGCTGGCTAGGAAGTGACGATCCTAGTTGAACGAGACCTCTAATTAATTTTAAAAGTATTATTCTAAAAAGTCCTAAAAACTTTACTAAAAAATTGTTTTTTCAGTAAACGTATGTTATGATTAGCTTGTAATATAATATTAGAAAGCGAGGTGATCATAATGTATTTAACGATAAAGCAACAAGTAAAACATTTAACTAAAGAAGAATATAACATTTTAAAAGAATTGTGCCGAATAGCTAAGAATTTAACTAATCAAGCAATTTATAATGTTCGACAACATTATTTACAAGAAAAACAATATTTAAAATATGAATCTAATTATCATGAATTAAAAAATTCTAATAATTATAAATTATTAAATTCTAATATGGCTCAGCAAACTCTTAAAGATGTTGATCAAATATTTAAATCATTTTTTGCATTAATTAAATTAGCGAAACAAGGTAAATATAAATTTAGACATATAAAAACACCTAATTATTTACCTAAAAATGGTTATGCAAATTTAGTTATTGCTCAATTTAAAATTAAAGATGATAATATTTTAACAATTCCATATTCTTATGCTTTTAGAAAAAAATATGAAACTAAAATTCAAATTAAAATTCCTAAAGTGCTAGAAGATAAAAAAATAAAAGAAATTCAAATTATTCCTAAATTCAATGCTAGGTTCTTTGAGATTCGATATATATATGAGATTCAAGAAGAAGATATTAAATTAAATACTAACAATGCACTAGCTATTGATTTAGGTGTAAATAATTTATGTACTTGTGTTACTAACACAGGTAAATCTTTTATCGTTGACGGAAGAAAGTTAAAATCTATTAATCAGTTCTTTAATAAACAAAATGCAAGATTACGATCTATTAAGGATAAACAAAACATCAAGAAGCAAACAAAGCAACAATTCTTAGTTTCTAGAAAAAGAAAAAATAGAATTGATGATTATACCAACAAAACTTGTCGATATATCATTAATTATTGCTTATCTAATGATATAGGAACTTTAGTAATTGGATATAATCAATCATTTCAATGTAAAACTAAATTAGGCAAAAGAAATAATCAAGTTTTTACTCAATTGCCTTTTGGTAAAATACGAGAAAAATTAGAATATTTGTGTAAACGATATAATATAAATTATGTTTTACAAGAAGAATCTTATACTTCTAAAGCTAGTTTCTTTGATAATGATGAATTGCCTACTTATAATATGGATAATCCACAAACCTATGAGTTTAGTGGCAAACGTATTAAAAGAGGCTTGTATCAAACTAAAGATAGTTATCTTTTAAATGCAGATTGTAACGGAGCATTAAATATTCTTCGTAAAAGTAAAGCTGTAGATTTAACAATCTTATGCTGTAGAGGCGAACTGGACACGCCTAAAAGAATAAGGATTTTTTAAGAAATCAAACTTCTTAATAAAATAATTTTATATTATTTTTAGAATCATATAATTTTAAATATATGAGGTTCAGTCTGTAAAAGAACTTATGATAATGCCTTTGGAAGATTTGGTAAGACTCGATTTTACTAAACTCGATGAAAAAGGAAAGCTAGTCGTAATTAAACGAGATCCAGTTATGTGGGCAAAATCGTTTATCCAAATCTATAATATTGATTTAGATAGATATGCTCCCTGGACACCACGTTGGTATCAAGCTGAAATGCTTCGTGATCGAAGTCTTCGTAAAGTGTTCCGATGCGGTCGTCGTTGCGTAACTGGGAATCTTAAAATACAAGATCCAGAAACTGGATTATTTAAAACTGTAAAACAATTATTCGACGAGGATAAAGAGTTTAATGTTTTAGCCCTCGACGATGATTATCAAATTGAAATAGCACCGAATGCTAAAGTATATGATAATGGTATTCAACCTGTATATCGTATAACGACTAATACTGGTCGAACATTCGATGCTACTGATAACCATCCATTCTTAACTGAATTGGGATGGTTAGAATTAAAAGATTTAACAATCGGAGATAATATCGCTATTCCAATGCATCTTAATTATTTTGGTTCTGAATCGATCGAAGAATCAGAATTAAGATTAATGGCTCAGAAGTTAAATAAAGATACGTCTTCTGATAAGTCGATTCCTAAAGAAGTATTTTCTTTAAATAAAGAATCGGTATCGATATTTGTTTCTGAATTAATTAAAGATGCGTATAAAGAAGAAGACGAAGTTCCGATCAATCGCTTATATTGTTCTGAATCGGGTCAGCTAGCGTATCAGTTAGCTCACTTATTAATGCGATTCGGTATCGTCGTAAAAATCGTTAAAGAACGAAATTCTTATTTTTTAGGATTCGTCGACAAGAAGAAATATAATCGAATTAAAAATCATTCGCATAAAAATATGTTCTCTGTTTATTATTCATATAAGTTTCAACCAATGACCGATAAACTTAATAAGATGTTTTTATCTTATTTAAAATATCATGAGTTAGGAAAAACTAATTTTGAATATTTAAAAACAGGGCGATTAACACTTGAAGAATATTTAGAATCTAAAACTATTAATAAGGCTGAGGCAAAAGAACTTGCCGAGCATTTAGGTTTTGAATCGATCGAAGATATTCTTAATGGCGATATATTCTGGGATCCTGTTGTATCGATCGAATATCTCGGTGAACAACAAACATACGATGTATCAGTGCCACGCTATCGTAACTTTATTGCTAACGATATTATTTCACACAATACCGGTAAAACAGAGACGATGGTAGTGGAAGCATTATATAACGTCTTTACTCGTAAAAACTTTATACATATGTTTGTAACACCGTATCAATCACAAGTTCGAATGATCTTCGATAATATTCGTCAAAAGATCGATAGTTCTGCTCTTATTAAAAAAGAAGTAGTAAGAGCTACAACAAATCCATATTTATTCGAATTCTCAAACGGATCCAAAATTGTTGGTTTTACGACAGGTGCTGGATCTGGTATGAGTGCTGCGTCAATAAGGGGATGGCGGAGTGATTGGATTTCGATGGATGAAATGGATTATATGGGCGAAGGTGATTTTGATACTGTATATGCCCTTTGTATGGAACGTGACACAATTGGACTAACATGTTCATCTACACCGACTGGTAGACGTTCTAAATTCTACGACATTTGTACTCGCAAAGAGCTGGGCTTCACTGAGCACTATCATCCGACACAACATAATCCTATGTGGTCTGATGCAATGGAAGAAGAATTCAGAAACACATATGATCAAAATGCTTATACACATGAAGTATTAGCAGAGTTTGGTGTTGAAGAAGCCGGCGTATTCGATAAAGACAAGTTAGAAGAAGCTACTCAAATAGACAACTATACTTATTTTGATAAAGAATTTTATAAGCCAGTACGACCGGACTTAGACGATTCTAATGTAAAAAAAGTTCATATACTTCCTCCTGGAAGAAGAACGTATACGCCTAATCCATTTAGAACGATAGGAGTGGATTAATCCTGGTCCCGTTATTAAGTAATTAATAAATGAAAACTTTTTGAATTGCTGGAACATCCTTATAGGACAATCAGCAGCGAAATCTTATTTTTTTTAAATAAGCGACGTTCAACGACTATCTCGAAAGAGAGTAGGGCCAAGCGGCTCGAAGCGGAAAGTAGCCTTTATTTAAAAGGTTAATGATATAGTCTAGCCTTAATAGTAATATTAAGTTATTGTATGTAGCGAATACAATGTAAATATAATCATGGGATAAATCACAAGCCCCAACTTCTATTCTAGTATTAGAATACGATCCTTCATTTAACAAATTTAGAATTATTAATCGTACAGAAATTGAATCTTCTGATTTTACATTTGATAAGGCTGTTAAAAAGATAATAGATTTAAATGCTATTTATAATCCTAGCTATATTTATATAGATAGGGGATCTGGTAAATATTTGCCCTTTATATCGTAAGTGAATTATATGGTATAAATGTAGTGCGGTATTAAGCGAGAAGCCTAAGTTAAATAATTAATATGGCAACTCGAACCGAAGGCTTATTCTAAATAAGTCAGGGGCAGAGCATAGCAAGTGAAAAGATATAATCTTGCCAAGAGCCCGCACCGTGTATTCACATTATTTAACACGAAAAAGTATGCCGACCTTATAGGAAACTATAAGAACTAGGAGATAAAAAGCTCCTAGGATAACAATGTGGAATATCAGATGGAATCTCTAAAGATTTACGGTAAACAACATCCAGAAACTGGACTCGATAAAAAAGTTAAGGGCTGGATGTTCTCAGAAAAGATCGATATACAAGATCCTGTTACCGGCGTTCTCGAAAAGAAACACTTGAAACCGTTTATGGTAAATCAGTTATCTATTCTTATCGAACGTGGTAACTTAATTATGAGTCCTTACGATAATGTAATTTTTAAACAATTAATCGATTACCGTGTCGAAAAAATTACGGCGGCCGGTGTTCCGGTATATAACAGTAACAATGAACACTTTGTCGACGCATTAGGACTTGCTTATTTAGCATTCGTAGAACATTTCCCTGAATTAACTAAGCTCGTTAAAAAAGCATCTCACGATATTGTATATTCTATTAATAGAAGTACAGTATTACCGACATATGAAAAACGAGATTTAGATAATCCATGGGAAGATAAAAAGAAAGAGTATGAATCTTCTGATGAGGCTTGGCGAAAGTTAGGCCCTGGCGAATCATTCGATCGACCATCAAGAAGATTATCTCATACACGAAATAAATTTAGTCGTACATTATTTTAGGAAAATATGGAAGACAATAATAAAATTATTTATCGTCCCGATATACAACCTAAACGACATTATGAAAGTGATGCTACTTTTGAGAAAACTCCTTCTAGAGTGTTCAAGGATCCTATTCCTTGGACACCGATTGAAGAAGTTAAAAAAAGCGAAGTCGATGAATTGTTGGCCGATTTAAAGACGGTATATAATTTATTGCCATACTTTCCTATTCAGATTAGGCCAATTATCGAGACGATGATTGTAACAATTACGACCGATACGATTATTCGTATCAATCCTCCAGATCCAGAAACTCCATATCCTCCAGAACCGGAAAATCCTGAACAATTTATTCCGGTCGAACCTAAAGTTCCTGAAACGCCTAAACCAATTGCTCCCAAACCTGAACCTAATCATGATGATGAGTTCGGGTTCCCCGATGTCCCGATTGTCGATATTCCTCAAGAACCATCTGAGAAAATTGATAAGCTTGTATACCGGTGGACAAAGAGTAATTTGGTTCGCATTAAAAAACATTGGATTGATAAATTGAAAGATTATCTTCAAGACTATTTATCTAAAATGTTTCATGCTGTGCAATTATGTGGAGCTGAAGATTTAACTATTTTATTATTAGTATTTGACGGCTTAGCAGTTAAAACTGTATCTGGTAAGAAATGCAAAGTAGCACACGATAGTATTGTTCGTAACGACTTAATGATTCGTGAAAAAGCAAAGATGATGGCTAAGCTATATGGAGCCGACGAATTAATTAAATTCATGAGAGCAATCGAAGCAGCTGCGCAAACTCGTCAAGAATATTATAATCATGAATTCTTGTCGTATTGTCCGACAATGTTAAGTCAATACGAAAATGATTTCTTGCGAGAAAATCGTGCAGTTTACGATCAGAAATATGTTAATAGTGTGTATCAATATAATAAGTTATTAATGTCGTCGACAGAATTAACGAAAGACGTATTTGATTTAACTGTTAATAGTGCATTTGCTAAAGGCGTTTTAATTAATAACGGTATTAATCCGTTTGAAAAAACTCCTGAACCAGATCCAGTATTCTATTTAAATAATTTAGCTCCTGAACCTGGCAAGATTGGTGCTAACGGTTTATCTAGTACTGGTAATTATGGTAACTTGAAACCTGGTTCATTATCTGATAGAATTATAAATGGTAGCGGAGGTACTGGAGTCATCGATACAGACTTTACGAAAGCAGTTGCATCTGGTTTGGTTGGCTCTACTATGGCAAATGGATCAGTTGGCTGCGTAGAATTTGCTACGAAGTTCGGTTCCTATTTCTCCAAATTCTTAGCCGATGAGTTATCTAAAGGAACTGTTAACGTCGATGTGTTAATGCAAAATGCTAGAGCTGCCGGATTACAACATGTGACTAGCGGAACACCAGCAAAAGGTGATATAATAGTATATCATAACGATGCTGAAGGCTATAACCATGTCGTTATTGCCGATGGGCAAGGCGGTTATTATGGTAATTCATCTTCACAAAACCAAGGTGTCCATGGTAGTGATTTCCACGAAATGGGCGGATGGACAAATTATGCTGGATTTATTCCATTACAAGGAAAGTAAATGAATATATCAGATTTCTATGAGGCTGAACAGCCAAAAAAGAAAAAAGATTCTATTATTGGCAAAGCAGTTAGTACTGTTAAAGAGAATCTTATTAAGGCGAAGGCTATAGCTTTCGGCCAATTTAATCGACGAGGAACTAATCCTGGTTCCCGTACATATGATTTAGAAAGAATTAAAAATGCAATTCTTACCGATTCATATTTATCGGTAGCAATTAGAAAATTCTCCCAGCTTATTACTAAAGCCGGATATCAGATTAAGTCTAAAAATGAGGCAGCATCTGATTACATTAATGATAGATTGCGTATTATAGAATTCCGTTCTAAAATTCCTTTCTATGTTTTAGTAACTTCTATTGCTAAAGACTTGTATACTTTCTCAAATTCGTATATAATAAAGACTAGAGATAATGATACGCAAAAATTTGGAATTAAAGCAGATCAAATTTTTAAAGGCGGAGCGATCTCTGGACTTTTCTTAGCGGATCCTTGTAGTGTAACAATACAACGAGGAGACGATGGAAGAATTGATCATTATCTAATCGATGGAGAAGAATATTCTCCAAATGATGTAATTCATTTGTATATCGATAAAATGAATAATGCCGAGTATGGCACCTCCAGAATGTTTACAGTTCTGGAGGATGCATCTATGCTGCGGAAAGCTGAAGGATTGGTTATGACGATATTATATCGTTTCGCCACTCCTATTTTGCATATAAAAGTAGGTAATATCGCCGAAGGTCAATATGCTACTCAAAAAGAAATTGATGATGCAAGAAATGCTTTTCAAGACATGCCAAACGATGGCTTTATCGTAACGAATGAAAGAACGACGATTAGTTCTGTTACCCCTGATATGAAAGCTAATGATTTATTAAATTTCTTATCTTATATGGAGCAACGTATTTTTACTGGTCTCAATGCTTCAAAATCTTCAATGGGTCGAGGTGGTGGACAATCCTCAGCCGATAATACGGAAGCATTAATGCATGACGAAGTAAAAGCATTCCAGAATGTTATTTCTTCTTTTATTGAAAAATATTTATTCACTGAATTATTATTAGAAGGTGGATTTAATCCATTAACTAATAAAGACGATTATGTATTCTTCGACTTTAACGAAGTATCTATCGATACAAAAATTAAAGTTGAGTCCCACACAATTCAAAAATACCAAGGTAACGTTATTACTCTTGAAGAAGCTCGTCGTGAACTTGGCTTCGACAATGAAGTATCTGAAACAGATATGTATGCATTTAAAGTTACATTGGAATCTCAATTAGAACAAATCGATGCACAAGCAGATGCATCTATTAAAACGTCCAAAGAAACGATGCAGTTACAATCTACTCAACAAACAAGTAACGATGGTTTAGATGAACGTAGCTTTAACGGAAAAAAGAAACAATCGACTCCGAATAAATACTTCTCTAACGATGCAAATCCTCAAAATCAAAATACAATCCAAGACAATCCGACTGCGAAAGAGTTCGTAATGAAAGAGTCTATGGAAGACAATATTAAAGATTATGAGAAAAATTTTAGCGATATACACGCAAGTTACAGTCGACTAGGTAATATATTGGCGAGTCGTGGCTCTATAAAGCCTGTAGTTACCGAGCTCTCAAAAAAGTTAAATAAACATTTGACAGAGTTTGCAAGGCGTGGTGTTAACGATTCACATGCGAACAATAAAACTAATGGAAAGATAATTGATCCGATAGTCGATTCATTTGAAGACTATTCTTCAAAAAAAATTAATAAGATAGTCGAAGATTTAAAATCTGCGACAAAAAACAATAAAGATAAAATATACATCGATAATCAACTTTCTAAAACAGAATATCGATTACGCTTCTTATGTGATTATCTCACAAAGAAAGCTTACTGGTGGAATTACGTTCAACAATGTAAAGCCGACCATATAAAAACAATCGAAATTCAGTTCGAAAATAGCGATCATCAAAATGGCCGCATGACCCATTTCGATATCGATAAGATTACTATCGAAGATATTCCAGCTTACACTCCATATTGTAAGTGCTCAATTAAACCGATTATGAAAGGATAAACATGGAATTCCGTGAATATCTTGGGTTTAATCCTGTAGACGTGAAAGAGTCCGCAGTCGCACACTCTCATTCTTTATCTAACAACGTTAAAGCTAAAGGATTAAAAGTAGAGATAGAAGCATTACATTTTTATCCGTATGCTACTCGTAATGATACACGTTATTACGAATCTGCTATGAGAGAGTCGTTGCATAAATGGACTTATCCTTATAACATTCCTGTTATTAAACATCATAACGATGAAGACGGTGAAACAATTGGTCGTGTTATTAATGCCGAAATTAAGGAATCTCAACGATTACCTGGTACGAAAGCATTAGTATTAACTGCCGATATTTTAACACCGGATGCTCAAGAAGAAGTTAAAAACGGATTGTTAGATACTGTAAGCATTGGCGCTCGAGGCGACGAAGTTCGTTGTTCTATTTGTGGACAAGATTTAGCGAACGACGGTCTATGCGAGCATGCTCGTGGAACTAAATATGACGGAGAGATGTGTTATTGGGACTTTAAGAAATTAGAGCCTAAAGAACTCTCTTACGTTATTGTTCCATCTGATGCATATGCTAAGAATATTAAAGTATATGATGATAATGCAGAGCCGGCTCAAGTTGAACCGGTTCTTCCTATTAGCTCATTAGAAGGAGAACATGACGGCAATAAAATTGTCGTTAAAGAACACATGGAAAAAGAACCTAAAGTAATTCCAGCAGAAGTCGAAGCAAAAGAATCTGCTGAAGTAACTCCAGCTCCTGCTGAAGAAACAAAAGAAACTCCAGCTCAAGTTGAAGAACCTACTGAGGTTAAAGAATCCGAAGATAAAAAATTCGAAGAATTGTCTGCTAAAGTTCAAGAGCTTATCGAAGCTAAAGAACAAGTAGAAAAAGATTATAAGAATTTGGCTTCTGATTTCTTAGCTTATAAAAATGAAGTTCGTGAACAACTTCAAGCTGTTGTATCTTCTAAAGAAGAATTGCAAGAAGCAATTGATTCTGTAAAAACTGTTAAAGAAGGTCTTGAAACTTTACGCACTGAAAGCGAAAAAGCTTTGCAAGATAATGTAACAGCTGTAAAAGAATCCTTGGAAGAAAAAATTAAAACAATTGAACTTTCCACTTCCAAAGTCGAAGATCCTGTAAAGAAAACTGAGGTTAAGCCAACTGTTGAAGTAACTGAATCCTTATCCGATCTTTACAAATATTTTAAATAATAAGGAGCTCTATTAACAATGCCTAATTTTGATCTTGGTAAAGGCCCTAATCGTTTCACCACTGGTTCTAACGGTAAAGTATTCAAAGGCCTTGGTTTCAAAGCTTTCAATAATGAAGAACGTCGTGTAACACGTACTCAAGTTCGCTTGAACACTGCAAACCATGACACTTCTAACGTATCTTACTGGTTGGATTCTCGTTTGCCAGTTGCTTTCCGTTATAACTACGCTGAAATGTACAACCAATTGGTTATCCCAAAAGGTCGTATCGTTGCTGTAGACCCTGACGTAAAAGCTGCAAAAGAAAATCCTGAAATTTTCTTAAACGTATTGACACTTGCTAACGGCGGTTCCCCTGTTCGTTTGCGTAAAGCTGGCGATACTTATAATGCTGCAACAGGTCTTGTATCTCCTGTAGGTGCTGGTCAACCATTGGAAAACATCGACGTTGAATGGACTCCAGTAAATGCTGCTGCTTATACTGCTGATTTCTATCAACCATTTGCTGGTGGTAAAGGCTCTCGTGCTTTGGCTACTGACGCTGGTTTAGAAAAAGATAAAGTTACTGGTCTTTTGAAAGAAAACGGTAAAGTTTCTATGGCTCACCGTGCTGGTAACGTTCCTATCGGTATTATGTCCCGTAACGAAGCTACTCGTGACGAAAACGCTTGGAATGGCATGACTCCTGGCGCTATTAAAACTGACGTAATGGTAGAATTGCCTCACTTCTTGTTCAAAGATAAAGCTGAACAAAATCCTTGGGGTTCTGCTTACGGTGCGTTCTTGCCTGGTGACCTAGTTAAATCTGATGAAAACGGCCGTGTAGTTAAATCTCCATTGTCCGACGAAACTCTTCTTGCTGCTATGACTCCTGCTGAAGTTGAATTTGAACGTCAACAAGTTATCGGTCAAGTACACGAAGTAAATCCTAACTTGGTTCCTGAAGGTTCCACTAAATGGATGAAATGGGCTATTGGCGATCAAGAAGAATTGGCTCAATATGCAGCTGATGGTTATGGTCGTTCTTACCGTCGTGGTGAAGATGTTTACGAAGATTATGCTTACTTCCGTGGCATGGATAACTACGAATACAATTCCTTGTACTCCAACCATGACTTGAATATGAATGCTTCCAATAATAAATTGGACATTTACGATTCTCGTATGGGTGCTAAATATGAATATATCGGTATTCCTGGCTTAACTGATGGCCGCAATGTTGCATCTACTGAACTCAAAGACGTTCTTGTAGGTCAAATGCATGCTGCTGAAGCTGGTAAAGAATACTTAGATTTCAACTTCCAAGTTCCAGATCGTTTTGTAAAACCTGGTACACTTCAAATCTCTATTAACGGTTCCGCTTACACTCCTGTAGTTAAAGGTGGTTTAATCGCTAATGCATTCGAAGTAGTTCACTATAATACAGAAGACAACTTGCTTCGTCTTAAAGTTGTAGATCGTGCTGCAGCTGACGCTATTATTAAAGCAGGTCCTAAAGAAACTGTTGACGTGAAAGTTTCTTATACTCGTGAAGGTCTTGCAGGTGTTCCAACATTCATGGATTGGGACGGCTGTGTAGGCGCAGTTAAAGTATTGTTGCAAAAATAATAGGAGTAACGCATAATAATGGCTATTAATATTAAAGAATTTTTGGAAGATGTTAATGTAAAGCGTTCTGCTGCGGTTGAAACTGCTAAAAAAGAAGGCTTGTCTCCAGAACAAATTACAGAATCTGTAAAAAAATATGATATGATGAAAGATATGGTTGGTAAGTTAAACAAACAAAACTTATCCGACAAACATTTCTCCATCAAAGAAACAATTATGACAACAGACGTAGTTGATTTGGTTCCTCGTATCATTGAATCTAAAATGATCGAAGCTGAAGATACTCAATCTGTTATCTCCCCATTCTTCACTAAAGTTCAAGCTGGTAACACTAATGGTACTGTAGTAGTACCTATTATCGGTGAATTGCAAGCTCACGAAGTTGCTGAAGGTGGCGCTTACAACGATGAAGCTGTAGAAATCAATACTTTGGAATACAATTCCATCGAAGTACGTCCTAAAAAAATCGGTCTTAAAGTAACTCTTTCCGAAGAAGTTATTATGGACTCCTATTGGGACATCATGGAAGCTAACCTTTCCCGTATTGGTGGCGCTATGGCTCGTTATAAAGATGAATGGTGTGCTCGTGAATTCTCCGAACATGGCCATATCGTATTCGATAATGCATTGGCTTCTCAAAACCCAGACGCTGCTACAACAGGTCTTGGCGAAGATTCCTTGCCAAACAATACATTGTCCGTTGAAGACTTCATGTCTATGTGCTTAGCTTTGATGGCTAATGACAAAACTCCAACAGACGTTATCATGCATCCACTTTGCTGGTTGGTATTCGCTCGTAATGCAATGGTAGGCCAAGGCTTAACATTCGGTGCTATGGGCGCTATGAACGTTAACCCATTCGGTACAACTCAAGGTACTGGTGGTTTCGCTGGTTTGTCTAACAACATGGGTCCTCAACAATTCGTATTGAACGAATCCCAAGCTCGTTTCAACTTGCCAATGCCAATTAACGTAATTCTTTCCCCACGCGTTAAATTCGATAAAGCAAACAAAACATTCGACATGTATGTAATTGACCGCAACAACATTGGTGCGATCGTACAACGTGAAGACTTGTCCGTTGAAAAATGGACTAATCCTGAAATCGATGTTCGTATTATCAAAGCTAAAGAACGCTATGGTATCGGCATCATGGATAACGGTAAAGGTATCGCAGTTGCTAAAAATATTTCCGCAATGCCATCCTACCCACGTCCTACTGTTGTTCGTGTAACTGAATAATAGTAATTAACTGGAGGAGCTTTTCGGAGCTCCTCCTTTTTTATTTAAATAAAGGAATATATATTATATGAAACAACAACATGAAGTAATTGCTATTGTAAAATTAGCCTCTGGAGAAACTGGCTATTGGGATCGCTTGTCTCGTATGCGTTTGTCTCGCAAAGAGCCTTACGGTTTCATCCATGAAAAGATGGACTTAACTAATATTCGTAAGTCCGTTCGCATGGGTCGTTTAGTATTAGTATATGGTATCCTTCCTGCAGAGCAAGGTACATATTCTCCACTTATTCGCAAACTCGTAAAATCTACTAATTATGATATCGTTTCCTCTGGCTTCGTTAATCCTGAAGAAGCTAAAGAGCGTGTTGCAGAGGAAGCTAAACGTTCTGGTATTATGACAGACGTAATCGAAACTTCTGCTCCTAAAGTAGAGGCACCTGTTGCCGAAGTTAAAAAAGAAGAAGTTAAAGAAGATGGCTTGCAAAACGAAGAAAAAGAAGAAAAACAAGTAGTTAAAGAAGAAAAGGTTGAAGAAGTTGTCGAAGAAAATAACGCTACAGAAGATACTGAAGACGTTGAAGAAACAACAGAAACCAAACCTAAAAAACGTGGTCGTAAAAAAGCTGACAAATAAGGTGAAGCATGTTTAAAGAATTTGCTTTGGTCGATATGGCCGTAAATCCTATTGAAAAGCAAATCAAACTTTTCTTTACGGGCAATGTAGACCCTGATACTATTAGTAGCGATACAATCGCTATGGTTCATGCTGAATCACAAAAAATTTATCGTTTAAAATATCGTACAAGTAAAAAGCTCGTTATTATTACTGTATTAGACGACGTACTTCCTAACGAAGAATATCGTCTCGATATCAATAGAACGATTAAAGATATTACTGGTGCCCCATTACAATCTAGCTTAATTAGACACGTATATTTTAATACAAGTATTTATTCTAATGTAAGAATTTTAAGTCCGGCTAATCATGAATTGGTCGACGGTACTTTCAATTGCCAATGGCAAGAAATTCTTCGAGATAAACGAAGAAAACCTGTATTAGAATATCGACTTCAAATTGCCGACAATAGTTTATTTAACCCTATTGAAATCGATACAGTAGTAGTCGATAAACAACAGATTAGTTTTCCTAAGTTAAATAAACAACAACAATATTATATTAGAGTACGTGTCGAAAAAGACGGTGAGTTTGGTGGCTGGTCTGAATTAGCTACGTTTACTTATGATGGTCCTGAGCGTATTAAAGATCGACTTGAAAAAGCCGAAGAAAATCCTCATAAGATAGATCCAGTATCTATTTGGGCTCCATATAATTACAAACGTAATATGCATAATAATAAAGTTAACCTCGATCAGAATCCGACGCCTTCAGGCAGCATGACTAACGACGAGATTAACGATGCTACTTCTTTAGGATTGTCTAATGAAGTGGTTAATGCATCTGGTAACACATCGACAACTGCATTAACGCCAGAAACAATCGAAAAGATTATGAAAGACGGTAATGCTAATAATGCGGCAACTACTATTAAATTAGCAGACGGTACTGTTATTACAAGAGCGACTGCTGGTCAACCTGGCGTCGTAGTCGATGAAACTCCTGCCGATCAAGATATTCGACCAGTAATTATTCAAGAATTAAAAGTTATCCAACGTCCTAGACAAGGTACCGACGATGGCTTCGTATTCGAATTCGATGCCGAAATTAAAGATGAAGGTATTTTACAAAATATCGAAATCATCAGAAAGGATTTCTAATGGCAGAACCTTTTGAGTATACGATATTTGGTAATCGTTTAGAATTAAAACCAGTCGGCGGCACTAAACCTGATTCTTTATATGAAATTAGAATTAAAAAATTAGAGTCTGTCGACGGCAAAAAAGTATTAAAGTATAAAGTCTATACGGTAGCATCAGAACAAATTAGTAATTTCTATACGTTAGGTGATGTTAATTATCTAATCAATGTATTTGACGCTAGCGACACAGAAGTATTATATGCATTAAAAGAAGCAAGTCGGTTTGCCCAGTTTCTATTAGACCAAATTCCTGGTTATGAAAACAGAGCTGACTTGCCTTATCTTTTACAACAATTTTGTAAATTAAGAGCGACATTAAGTCTCGTAAGTAAACATGCTGTAACGACATCTACTTCTGGTAAGATTTCTGGTCATATCGGTAATATTAGTTTTGGTTCGACAGAATCTGGCGGATCTAGTTCTTCTAGTTCTAACGGTAGTGGAGCTCCATCTTTATCTGATTTAATTAAAATGATTAAAGCAGAAATGGAAATTTTCCAAAAACTAATTGTCGATCCTACATATCTTACTATGGGTAGAGCTGAACCTCGTGTCGGTAAACGTTCTTATACTGAAGCACGTAAGTTGCATACGTTCCCTACAGACTTGTTAGATAATTTATCACGCTCACTTAAAGCATTGAGGAAAACATAATGAAGAACCTCGATGAACGCATTAATGGTTTAATCCAATTAATGGAAGTTCCTGTATGGTTAATTCAACCTAATAAACATATTAATTGTACGTGTATGGATCCGGTTTCTAAACACGGTGATCCATTCTGTGAAAATTGTTTGGGCTTAGGTCATAAGATTACAATACGGGAAGCTCGTGCTCATATTCAGCCACTATTCTCGACAGATAGTGCCGACAATAAACTGTTCTTAATGCGTGGTTACGATATTTATATTCGTAACGAATTCCCAGTTTTCCCTGGCGATATTATCGTATTCAAAGATAAAATAATTAATCTTACTTATGTATTAGACTGGTATTCTAATACGATGGATTGTGTATATTATGAAGCTAATGGTGTCGATTATAAACGAAACCCAGAAGCTTTTATGAGAAATTTTAAAGCATTGATCGGAGGTGTTTAGATAATGGACGATAAGCATACTAGCTTATTAATTATTGGCAACTCCGATTATACTAATAAAACTTGTAAAATCGAGAAATTCGATTTAGCATCACAAGTCGAAGAAGAATATGGTAAAGATTCTGATTTGTATCAAGCATATACGATCGCTAAAAATTATGGTGCGCCATCCATATATTTAGTTAATATGAGAACAATATCTGATTTTCAAAATATAGCAAAACAACTTATCGATTACGACTTTGCTTATATTTGTCCGATTCAGATTAAATTCTCTGATAAATATACTGACCGATATAATAAGAATTTAACTGAACATTATTTAAATTTATTATCTTCTTCTTGTGTAAGAAATAGAAGTTTTATTCTTGCTACAGATAATCATAGTTCATTATACGAAGATATCGATGCATTTAATAAAGATTATAATGCTAAGTTAGCAGAGTATACTGCTATTAACAATAAGAACAAATACTTAGATAATATAATTTTTGTCGGTAACAACCTGAAATATGTGCACTTCTGTAATATAGTTGTAGCTGCGAAATTAGCAGCCACGCCTATCAATAAGTACCCCGATTTCGATGATGAGGATACTGACTTTATTATAGATTATAAAGACATGCTTCCTAATGTTTGTTATTTCAAAAATAACTATCGGACTGGTACTACTATTGAAAATTTAGTTAACTTATCTGACGAAAATCCTAATAAATCTGTTATGGTAATGCGTATTATTAATTACCTAATTAGAGAAATGGATTTCGAAGAATATATAGGTAAGAACTACCGTAAATTTTATTTAAACAAAATAAAAGAACGGTTAGATAATTTACTGAAAGATAATGTTGGCTTTGTCTTATATGATTATCATATTGATAGCATAGAAGAACAAATTAGTAATCATGGATATGGTGTGGACATCATTTTACGATATACATTGTATCCATTATTTACAACAGAATCTTATACCGCGGAGCAAAGACTATGACACAAGAAATTAATGAACGTTTTCTACTTGACCAAGTTAAACGTCAGAAAGAACAATTGGTCGCAGTCAATAGCCCTGGTAGGATACTGAATAGTCGAAAACGTCTCGACCGATTACGGGCTGACAGTTCCATTAGTTTCGACGAATTTATTGCGTTACTCGTAGAACTCGTTGAAAAAGCATTTCGTGAAGATAACGTAAAGATGAGTCCTGATGAAGGCGTTACTATTAATGACCGAGATCAGGAGATTAATCATCCTTATATTTTCTTTAAGATCGTTAGCGGTGTTCCTGTTAAGGAATTAAAACCAAGATTAATGGAGACGACTATTCGCCGTGCTCCAGGAAATCCTGATTATCGTCCTGACGATAAATATCCTGTTAAAGAAAATATTGAAGAAGAAGGCGTCGATGTGTATCGTCATGCATTTAGATACATTATTCAATTTGATGTCTTTGCTACTTCATACGATCAGGCCAATAAAGTTCTTAAAGAATTTGAAGAACTTATGGTCGATTACACCGGTTATTTAAAAATGCGTGGTGTATCTGAATTACTTTACGATCAACGCTTAACAGATGAATCCTATGTAATGTATCGTGAAAAATATTCTATTAGAAGTGTTCGCTATACTTTAAACATCGATAAAATGTATGTTGTAACTAGCAAACTTATCGAACGTTTATTAAATCTTGGTAAATAATTTTATTATGAGGTTTAGTTATGGCATTCACCTTTAAAGAGGAAATCCTTCGAGATCTTCCTGGTGTATTCGTCGAAGTCAATTCTGTAAAGAAAAAACTTTATGACGATTCTCAATTCGGTACAACTGACGCAGTTCTTTGTATCGGTACAGCATTTGATGGTCCTAACAGTGTTCCAGTACCTATTTATGATCCAACTTATGCTAAATATACTTACGGCGACACTTATGATCGTGTAACAAAACGTGAAGTAGACTTAACTGCAGCATTATCCGATGCTTACAATTCTGGTTGCCGTACTTTATACGGTTTCCGTATTGGTGGTTCTGAAGCTCAAAAAGATTTTAAATTACGTTCTGACGATACTCTTCGTTTACGTGTAAAATCTCGTTTCCCATCCAACAAAGCAAAACAAGTATACTTCACATTCGATAATACTCCTGGTCAAGAAGTTTTTACATTGTACAAACCAGTTTCTAAAGCTACTGCTTATGAACGTTATAATGCAATGGTTAACGATGAAAACGAAATGATCAAAATCGATATTCAATTAGGTTTGATGGGTGCAGGCTTTACAGCTGATACTACTATTAGCGAAGTAATTCGTTACATCAATAAACACCAATTGAATAACGTAGTAACTCTTTCTATCGTAAATAAAAAAGGCCAAGACGTTACTCTTCGTAACGACTCTTATGATTTGGCTATGGGTTCTATCTTCCCTGGTACATATTTCATCGGCCGTAAACGTTCTTTAATTCCATGCCGTACAGAAGTTCGCACACATGTAATTAAAAACAAAAAATCCCCTAAACCTTTCAGTTCCTTCTCTGGTAAGTATTTCCATACATTACGTATCAATACTGACGTTAATGCTGAATATCCAATCTATTCCGTAATGGATAAAGATTTGAACGAAGCTTTCGTAACTGTAGGTTTGAAAATGTATTCTCACAACGATTATCTTTTGACTCCTGGTGCATCTGCATTAGCGTTCGAAGAAGATGATAAAGATTATGAAGATACTAATATGACTAACTTCCAAAAATATATGAAGTTAGGTTCCGGTTTCGCAGTAACTGCAACTGCATTCCCTCGTACAAACTCTACTGGTCAATATTTGACTCCTCGTGTTAAAGAATCTGAAGTTAAAGATAAACAATACATCACTGCTATTGGTGAAGGTGCATACTCTGTATTGCAAAATGCTGATATGCCATATCGTGTATTGGGTTCCCAAATCTGTGCTGACACAGTAATTGGTGGCCGTTTACCTAAACCAAAAGATTTCTTAAAAACATTCCCTATCGATGTAGCTATGGTTAATACTGTAGCAGCAGGTGCTCCTGTAGTCGATACAGAAATGTTCAAATTGACTCCAGTAGTTAATACTAAAGATGTAAAACACGCTCCTCGTTCTTACAAATTTAGTTTCGTAAAAATTGAAGATGCTGATGCTATCGTTGACGATGCTATTTATCAAAACGAAGTATTTACAGTTATTCCGACTGTAGCTAATGAAGCAGCTCTTGATTTAGATAATAAAACTTATGAAGTAGGTCAAACATTCTATTTACAAGATACTAAAGAAGTTAAATCCATTACATTTGATGGTAAACTTCAACCTGCAGTATCTGCTCATCAAAAATTCAAACACTTCGTTACTAGCGATAAAATTATTGAAGCTGAACCAGCTACTGGTACTACAGTAACATTTAAAGATATTACTGCTCTTACAGATCTTCAATATGATACAGCTGTAAATGGTTTGTTGTCTGATAACGATGCAACTACTGCTGCATATTATGCAACTACTGCTGCGGCTGCTGCTGCAACTGCTGGTACTGCTAAATATGTATTGTTGTCTGTAAACGACGTTCTTTATGTCGGCAAATATGATGGCGGTCAAGTAACTCCAATCGGCGAATACGATATTCTTATCAATAAAGAATCTCGTGACGATAAAGTTTTGGCTTACGTTGAAAACTTCGATTGCGTCGATAACCGTGTTATTATTTCCGTAACAGACTTCAACTATCGTACTGTAGCAGAATTTATTTCTGACTTGAAAGATAATGTAAACTTCGCAGATACATTTGCTGTTGAAATGACAGATAATGGTATCGTAGAAAAAGATGCTCTTATCGAAGAAGTATTGGAGCCAATCTTGGTTGGTGGCAAAGTAGCGTTAGCCGATCTTAAAGCTGACCGTACAATTGATTACGATTATACTATGCGTATCCCTTACCGTACTCCAGATAACTTCGCTCGCCAATTCGCTCAACATTGTATGTACACAGAATTAAAAACTGCACATACTCATGGCGTAATTGGTATGGAACGTATCTCTGACTATACATTGTCTGGCGTAGAACAAAAATTCCAAGACCTTAAAAATCTTGATTTACATCTCGATTTGAAACGTGCTAACGGTCAATCCGTAATGGATGATGACGGTATGCCTGTCGATATTGGTCGTGCAATTTCTTGTACTTTCTTCCAAAACAATGTACCTGTTTACAACTCTACTTATGCTTATGTAGGTAACGGTGCTGGTGCTTATGCTGGTATGGTTTCCGCATTGCCTGTAGAACAATCCCCTACTAACCAAAAAATTGGTGTTAATCCATTGTTCGAATTGACTACTACTCAAATCTCTGATTTGACTAAAAAAGGTATTGTAACAGTTAAAAACACATTTACTCGTGGTTATGTAGTAACTGATGGCTGTACAATGGCTGATCCTACTGATGCGTTATCTCGCTTGAATAGCGTTCGTATCATTGGTGCCGTTGAACGTGCTATCCGCCGTGTTTGTGAACCATTCATCGGTAAACAAAACAAAAACTCCGTTCGTGATGCTATCCGCACAGGTTTGACATCTGAGTTGAACAAACTTAAAGGTGTTTTATTATATGATTACATTTTCGATATTGCTAATGATGTAACTGCTCTTCAATATACTTATATTGATATCAATTACACAATTATGCCATTTAACGAAATTCGTCAAATCAATAACTACATCCAAATTCGTCAACCTGGTACCTAGTATTTTTTAGATAAAGAAGGAGGGGGCGGATTAATTTCCGCCCTATTAACTTAACACATGGCTTACAGCAATAATTCTGGTGTGACTACAGCGTCTGAATACACTCGTAGTTATACTACTTTTTCCGGCTGTGATATCGTAGCTACATTCGGTTCCGAGGTAGTAGCTGAAATTCAAGGTATTACAGTTTCTATTAATCGTGAAAAAGCTCCAGTATACACATTTGGTAGTGCAGAGCCTCGCTCCATTTCCCGTGGCAAGCGCGGTATTGCCGGTACAATTGTGTTTACATTGTTTGATCGCGATGCCCTTGTAGATGCTCTTGCAGTTCGTGCTGCTAAAGCAGCTTACTTCCAACGTATCGGTGGCGATATTAACTATCAACCGTACACAATTACTGAATGGGATACAAAATTAACTAACATGGTAGTTAACTCTTTGGGCTCTAACGGTAACGATAGCCAAGTAGCTTCTACTAACCCATTCAAAGTTACGCAAAACGTAGCTATTCAGTCTACGCCAAAATATTCTGACGAAATTCCTCCATTCGACATTACTTTGTCCTTTGCAAACGAATATGGTCAATCCGCAGTTATGGTTATCTATGGCTGCGAAATTTTGAACGAAGCTTCTAGCTTCTCCGTAGATTCTACAACTACTGATAAAGCTTGTACTTACATTGCTCGCTCTGTCGATTACTTGCAACCAGTAGAAAATAAATATTTACTTGATAACAAGTATTAATAAATTTGGCGAGGAAGTTTTTCCTCGCCTTTTTATTTTTTCTAAGGAGAATTAGGCGTGAATCCTCAAGAAAACACAAATCAAATCTTTTTATACTTAAATCGTGGCTTACAAACATTGATCAATGATGTCCTAGTTTCTGGTGAATATCCTATCGATATGAAATCAGAAATGTTAAAAGTCTGCTATGACATTATTGATGAGCACAATATTGAGCTCAAAACTCATATTATCACGTTAGTCGATAATCGAGTAAAACAATATATGAAGCTATATAATTTAAAGGTGAAATATGCCAACTGATTATTCTTTAGGGAATAAAGAAGTTATTCAGACTTCAAAATATACAAGAACCTATACATCCTATAGTGGATGCGATATTGTGGCATCTGTAAATATCACGATCCCAGGACAAGATATGATTTCATATGTTTTCGGGAGTGTTCAAACTTTCTCTTATAGTATTCATCAAGAGAAGTCTCCTATACGAACATTAGGTGATGTTAATGCCATTACTTATGTAAGTGGTCCTAGAACTATTGCTGGCTCTATTGTATTTGCAGTATTAGATAAACATGTTATTTATGAGATATTTGATGAAGTTACTAAGCGCGGCAATTATTTAAATAAGCATTATTTAATGGATGAATTACCTGTATTCGATGTAACATTATCCTTTGCAAATGAATATGGCCACCAATCTACTATTAGCGTTTATAACTGCACGATTATAGACGAAGGTCAAATTATGTCAATTAACGATATCTTAACAGAAAATACATATCATTATTATGCGACCGATATCGATTATATGACAGAGTCTAACGACTATTATAAGATAAATGAAAAAAGTATTATTGAATCTAATCCATGGTTAACGACGACTAACGCAAAAGTTTCTCGTTATAATCCTAAGATTCAATATGGACAACACGTATTAGAACTTTCTAAAGATGGATATTATTCTTTTAAATCTTATATGGAAGCTCTTAATCGTAAATATAAAAAATTAGCCGATCAATTTATGGGCGAAAAAGAATCTGAAAAGATGGCTCAGCTTAAAAAAGATTATTATGATTTACGTACTGAAGCTGAACAATATTATCCATCTCAAGCATTGCTTTCTAAGAAACAAAAAAAAGTTAGATTCCTCGAACATAAAAGAGTTAAAATAAATAAGGAATATGATAATTTTAGAACGTCTTTATACACGTCTAGACGTGATGTACCCGATTATTCTAAATATCGCTTAGACGGCAAAATTCGTGATTCTAAGGACATTCCTGATTATAGTAAATATCGTTTAGATCCTAAAAAGGATAATAGTAATATTCCGTCTTACAATGAATTTAGAAAAGTCGAAAAACGTAAAGATACTAAACTCCCCGATTATTCTAATTTCAGAAAAGATATTAAAACTGTCGATGAAGAAGACGCTACTAAATATCGTCTCGATGAAAATGGTAATATCGTAATTATTACCGATCACGTTACCGATAAAAAAGAAGGAGGCAACGAAGAACTTGAGCACATCTAGTATTACTTTTTTGTGGCAATTTGAAACTTTCGTTGCCCTCTACTGTAACGATTACTTTAATGGTCATATAGAATTATATGTCGATGACGGCAATGAATTAACTAAATATGAACTAGAAGAACCGACTGTTATTATTAATGATTTACAGTCTGGTATCTATCGAGTATTTAGTAAAGGTCCTGACGGTCAATCTGAAGATAAATATATCGAAGTATATCCTGAAGGATTAGAATATCAATTAACGTATTTAAATAATTTAATCTTCAACGATGAGTTAAATGAAGGATTAAAAGATTTTATTATTAAAGTATCCGATGAGCGTGGACTTAATTTAGTCGAAACATTATATTTTTCTTATATGACCAATCAAGAAGAAAATAATAAGTATCGATTATTCTATCTATTATTGGCGACGATTAAACATTATAATGCTAACAATTTTTATAATAATATCGACAACAATAGCTCATTTTATTTAAACTCTGATAATCAATCATTATTGCATCCTAACATCGTAAATGGATTCTTAGAAGGTAAAATTAATTTATATAAGTTTACTGGTAAGTTTTATGAATATCAAGATACGATAACTTTTAAAGATGAAAATATCGATTTAGGTTTTTTAGATAAAGATTATTTGTACCGCATCGATTTAATCTTGGATCAAAATGTCGTTAATTCTTATTATACAATTCATCCATCTTTAACTTCGGCTAATCTCATCTGGGATAAATTAAATATTATTGCGACTAAGATAAGTGATTTAACAGATAGCCTTCGCTATTTACCGTTAGCATATCAATCTTTTGACGAAGATACTAAATTAGCGATAAGCATGTTATTAAGTAAACATGTCGATAATCCTATTTTACAAATGCCTAAAATCGTAGTCGAAGATGGTGAAATTACAGCATATGTCGATGGAGCTAATCAGTATCAAGATATCGGTCCTATTTATTTTTGTATAACCGATGTCGAAGGCTTAGCTGCCGATCAAGTGCTCGTCAAAAAAGAAATTGATAATTTAGTTATTGATTTACCGACGCAAGGTAATTCAATTTACGACGGTAATTATTTTAGTTATTTATCTGATAAAGATAATAATATTTTAAGTCCGATTTGTTTATTCAATATCGATCAAGATATTGAACATAAATACATCGAAGAAACACTTCGTTATGAACAAACTGGTTTGTTAGCATTCTTAAAAGAAGAATTTGAATTAGAAGACGTAAATAAATATTATCATTATTTTACAGATTGTATTGGTAATAGTGATGTAACGTTATCTAACTATTATGATAAAGTTATCGATCGATTCGTGCAAATTAATCCGTACGATGAATTACTCGACATGATTCATTATCTAAATGTATATCGCTATTCTAAACAAGTACATAAAGATATCGGTATGTATGTATACAATCAAGAAACATCTCATCGAGTAATCATTCCGAACGATATTAAGAATATGATAGTCTCTGCTATTAAATTTAAACGCGGCGAGAACTATCGTTTTGAATATAAAAAAGTTACAGATAATGCAACATATATAACGTATGATGATGCCGATTATACTGTAATATCTATTTACGATAAAGAAATTAGAACTCATACTGGATTAGTTACAGTATGGAGAAATGGAAACGATTATTATTTGGCTAATTGGAATGTTCTAATTAAGAACCAAATAGACTTTTAAATGAATATGAGGTATAATTATATATGAGACGAAAGCGCTTCGATAATCATTTAAGCAGTCTATTGTCCTATACAAATAAAAACGTTGAACAAGAAATAACTCGATCTTCGTCTGGGTATACTAAAAATACTCCGACATATAAAAGATATTATTCTCAGATCGATGCAAATGTATGGTTCGGTGATAAGTTAGTTACCGATATCCAGAATATTACGTATGGATTATCTCAACATGATATGCCGTTATTCGGTTATAATTCTTATATCTATGATGAGTTAGCTATCGGTAATCGTTTGGTTCAAGGAACATTTACGATTAACTTTACTGAACCACTTTATATCGATAATATGATTAAGAAATATCAGAAGGCAACTGTCGTTACAAAAGATGAAACAGCAGAAGTCGAATATAAAGAAATTGTTCAACCACATCGATTATCTCAAACTGTACAATCTAATCCTGAGCATGATGCTATATGGAGACAAGGGTTTGAAATCGATATTGTATATGGGCAAGATGACGATGTTATGGGTCAACCATTACACGTTATATTATTAGACTGTCATATAATGAATGTACAAACAGTACTCGATTCTTCTGGTCGTCCAGTGTTAGAGCAATATCAATTTTTAGCTCGAGATCGTAAGGTAATTAATAACTGAGGATACTATGACAACTAATAATAAGAAGAAACAAAAGTTTAATAATCAACAACAACATAAAAAAGGCATCGATATTAAAGAAACTCAATCTGTAAAAGATACAAGTAATCCTGTCGATAATATTGATCGTGAAATGACAGGTGGTGTCGATGTTGTCGAAGTTACAACGACAGAACATGACGATGATTTCGATCCATCTAAAACCGAATATTTAATGAACAGTGAAGCTACTCGCATTCGTAAAGAAAATAAAAACGTTCGTTTTTTTCGGATGTTAAATGATCAGTTCATTGTGTATAAAGTTATTACTCGTGCTGAGCAACACTTAATGACTAATTTATCTTTCGAGCAACAAGCTGAATTCGATGCAATTACTGATTATGAAGAACGTATGCAAAAATTAGAAGATTTGCGTAGCGATAATATTCTTCGTTATTTCGTTTTATTCCCACGCCCAGAACGAATTGAATATTGCAAAGAAACATTTGGTGGCTTTATCGATACTGTCGTAAATGAAATTTTAGTAAACTCTGGTTACGAAAAGAATACTATTTCTAATCCATTATAAGGTGTGTTAATATGGAAGAATTACGTTTCGATGAAATATTCACACAGCTAAAAGAAAAGTATAAAACTGTTTTTACTTATACTGGATTCCCGGATGGTATCGTAATTTATCGCCCACTTACTCGTTCACAATATTATGAACTGTTTGAAAACGAACAATTAATGGACGTTGAACGTGAAGATATCGTTTGCTATAACTGTATCTTATATCCTGAAAATTTCGATATCGGTTCACAGCCAGCTGGTCTTATTGCCGACTTAGCACAAAAGATTCTCGACGCTAGTTTCATGAGTAAACGTGGTCGAGAAATTCTTTATTTAAATGCTGTCGATAATATGCAAAATGTCGATAAACAAATCTCTTGTGTAATCCATGAAGCATTTCCTGAATATGATATAGAAGATATCGATAACTGGGATATGGTTAGAACAATGGATTTCTTAGCAAGAAGCGAATGGATCTTAAAAAATATCCATGGTCGTGGCGGTCTCGATATGGAAAAACTTTTGGATGCTGGTAGTAATGTATCATTTAAACAAGATGATCCTCGTTTGTTCAACGAAGAAAAACAATACTTCGACAAATTAAGAGAACAACGAGAAAAACCGGCATCAGAAGAAATTAAGAAACCAAAACAAACAGTTAAACGTCCTCAACGACGTAAACAACAAATGTCTGAAGATGAATTGAAGGCAATGTTCCCAGAAGCATTTGTTAATCAAGGCGATGAAAACTCTATTCGTGAAGTAGCATTAAGTGGTAAGAACCCACATGATATGACACTTGCAGAGTTAGCTGAACTTAGAAATAATAATTAAATTAATATGACAAGGGAAAACTATGGCTGACGATTATTTATATAAAGGAGTAGAAGCTCCTTCCGATAGTCCTGCCGACTCTTTTGTTGATACAGTAGCGGCTGCCGGCGGACTCGTCGGAGCCGCTTTTGCTTTATCTAGAACAAAAAGAGGAGCTAGATTATTATCTAAATTCGACCCTCTTATTGGTGCCGTTGAAAAAAGATTTGATATGTTCACCGATGACGGTGCTAATGCCATCACATCTTCTGAATTGGGCCATTATGTAAATCGAGCATTGCGAGGAGATTTTCCTAAACCGTCTTCTACTATAACTGCCGATAAGCAAACCGATATTTTTCGTGACACTTTTAATCGTGTATTAAATGTAGAAGCAGATGCAGAAAAATATTCACAGAATCTATACCACGCTCAAGTAATTGATACAGTAGCGTCTGACTTTAAAGCAGCTGGCGTTAATCAAGCAACGATCGATAACATGGTCGATGCTATTAACGAGATTGCTCCTTCTCAACGATATGATGGTACTCTTGGATTTTCTGATCGCCTTAAAAATACATTAATGGATGTCGTTACTAGTGGCGATTCAGAACATGCAGTAGTTGATGATACCAATGTAGCATTAAGAGCAATTCAAAATCTTGAAAGAAAAGAAAGTCTTTCAGATTGGCAAAGTGCCGGTGGTCGTGGCGAAAAAATAGTCGAGAATTTTATCGAGACTCAAATTAAAGACACTGCAGAATTATTAGAAAAACATCAAGCCAAAAAGACTGGCGAAATTCATGATTTTTCTCTTGCCGATTTTATAGAGAAAAAGCAAGCTGATGCTGCAATCGATAATGGTGCTCTCGATGTGCCACTTGTTTCTAGCAAAGGCAAAAGAGATATAATTGGCTTTGAAAATGCTCTCGATAGAATTCGTACCGATGAAAGAACATCTTTTTTAGCTGATTTATTTGAAAATGTAAAATATAATGACAGTACTAAATATGTTGATGGCGAAGTATTAAATACTCCTAATTTAAATAGATTAAAATCAAATGCTAGAGGATTGGCTAATGATACATTAGTTGGCAAACTTTTCGGTGTCGACGATTTATCTCCGAGAAACCAGTTGGGTATCGATGTATATTCTAATGCCCAGTTTAAACTTGGCATGGCTAACTTCCAAAAGGAAGGCACACTATTAGTTCGTAATCGTGATAAATTATATCGTCAAGATCTTACGACAGGTAAGATGGAAGAGATGGATATTAGCGGCTATAACTGGCATGCTGCTAATGACGATATAGTCCATTATGGTCGTCAGATGAACCAATACGGTATTCAACAAGAGAAAACTAATTGGGCTCAACTTGGACGAACTGCAGGCGCTAAACATATAACCGATATCGATGGCAACAATTTATATGCATTAAGACATACTAGGATAGAAGAATTAAATGAATCTGAACTGTCTTCATTAGGCAGACGTGCCTACTCTCATGCTCGTGCCGTACAAAGTATTGATATCGATTTAGAAAAGAATACTGAAAAAATTGTTCTTGATTTAGCCGCATCAAAAGAAGGCATCAAAAAAGATACACTTTCTAAGATACGTGATGTATATCATGCCAAAACTGAAAGTGCTAAACGAAGAATTTTAAAAGATATCGACGTTGATCAGGTCGATAACCTAGATTTATTAAGCGTAACTAAAGCGGCTCGTGAAGGTAAAAAGATTAATTCTAAACTTCGTGATGATGGTATCGGTATCGGCAGTGAAGCTTTATATAAAATTAAATCTGTCGAAGAAACTGTTAATGAAGCGGTCGTTAAAAACGCTGTCGATTCTTTAGGTAAAACTCAAGCAGAAGCATATGCCAAAATAGATTCTTTAAACATATCTCCAGGTCAGAAACAAAAACTGAAAGATATGTATACTATTGAAAAGTATAAAAAAGAATCTGGTATTAATACGATTAAAGATAGACATAACTTTAATCGAGATAAACAAGATATTGGTTCTGCTGTATTCGATAAGATACAAAGAACGTTAGACGATAGTCCTGAAGCCGATAAAATACTCGGTCATTATTTAGGTAATGAAAAAGACGTCCATTTTGATTTCGGTAAAAAGGGAAATGCTGCCGCTCCAGTTTTAGCAAGAAAATCTCTCGACGTTAAGAAAATAATTACGTCTTGGAATAGTGGTGATCTTGACGGATTAATGCAAGGTATTTCTGATTCTGCTAAAGGATTATTTGCCAACTCTAAGTTAAGTCAAACAACATGGTTAGGTAAACTTACCGGTGGCCATTTAGACTTTTCTAATAATACGACTGGTAATAATTTATCTGTATTAGGTGCCTTTTTATTTAAAATGGGCAATCGTTTAAGTGAAGGCCTTAATTTAGTAGACCCAGGAGCATTTGCTGGTGTTGCAAATAACTGGTTAACTCGAGGCATTGGTCGTTTCTTTAGAATAGGCCATGGCTTAGGTTTACATGAAAATGCTACTAGAAGTAGTTTAGAAATATTTGATAAGCTATTATTTAAACGTGTATTACCTGCAAGTTTCTTATATACTCAATTAGATTGGGCAGACGATACATTTAATTTAAATGAAAACTTCCAAACTGGTTTAGCTAATATCGATTTAGGTTTTAGAAAATTCACGGATGCTACTGGACTAACCGACGTATTTAAGTTAGCTAAAATGGCTAACCCAATGGCCCAATATATTAGTGGCGATTATCGTCCTTATCAATCATATGAAGAACGATTAGATTACTATCAAAATGGTAAAGATCCAATTCGTGCTGGACGTTATTGGGTATGGGGTTCTGCAAATGAATTCCGTGGTTCTAGTATTTCGTATTGGGAAGATAATAGTTTAAAGTTAGCTAAGTCTGATTATAAAACTGAAGGTATTTATGGCGGTTATTTTAATAAATGGATGCATAGTCCAATACCGACATTATCTAACCCTTTATCTCCATTAATTTATGCTCTTAATCCATATTGGTTAGAAGAGATGCATTCAGAAGATCGACCTTATTTAGAATCAGGTCCATTATTTGAATCGAACACTCTTCAAGGTTTAATTCTTAATCCGACATTAGGCGAAATAATTAAACCTAAGAGAAAATACCATGAGGATAGAATGTGGTTCGGTCGTGACGTTAAAGCAGTCATGTATCATATGAATCAACAGATACAAGAGCAATCACAAGATAATCGTTATCTAATATTCCAGAATGGTCGTTTAGGTGTATATGATTTTACAGCGTTCGATCATCCGACCGATAATGAATATGTACAAAGTGGCGATCAGCAATATAGTCAACAAGCTCCGATGTATGCATCGGCTGCCGATTACGTAAAATATATTAATCCTGATGGTACCGTAAATCCTGAAGTAGCTAGTTTACAGCCAGTAACGAGTGGTACAGGTAGTGCTATTTCAGCAATGAATAATGCTATCTATTCTGGAAGTTCTCCTTATACTAATCCTTCTGGTACGTATATACAACAACGTATTAAACGTGGTAAGTATAAAGGATCGATTGAAGATGTTTTAAATAATGCCGACTTATATAACAATTTGATGAATTCAAATGGAGGTCGTGATTATTTAGATGAGCTACAAACTACTTCTAGATTATTAACCGGTATTTATGGTTATATGGCATCTAGTGCTTTTGGTCGTGATGAATCTAAATTTATTGCTAATGCTGGCGATATCGATTCATTTACTCGTCAATTCTGGGATGCTGGTATCGGCGGTCTCGGTGGTGAAACAGCCGAAATTAGCCGTCGTTTCTTACCAGAATTTTCAAGAAGACGACGCGTTAATCCATTAATGAATACGATGGCTGAACAATATCCTTGGCTTCCTCAGAAGTACTATACTGGCGATGCGTTCACGAAGCTCGTAAATGGAGAGGCTCGTTTGCCTGGTGCAGGTTATGAAGCAATTAACCAATTACATCCCGATCAGTTCGGGGCGTATGGCGCCATTGACCGTTATAAGATATTGGCCGATATTGCTCCTAATAGTGCCGAGTATAAATATTGGAAACAAATTGTTAAGATGATGAATTCTGATGAGGCCAAAAAGGTATTACAAGATACTGAAGAAATGGTTAAACATCAGGGTAAAAAACATGACTTCTTCAATTATAAATTCTTAGGTAAAACTACAGTATCTCAAAATGGCCATATCGAAGAAGTATTATCTAACGGTAAATTTAAAATTGCTGGCGATGATCGTTTATATCAAATTGCCGGTGTTAAATTTAAAGAAAACGGCTTCATGTCGAAACAGCAATTATTACAAGTTATTCAACCTGGACAACGAGTAACGATGCGTATCGACGATGAAGAGCGTACCGATAATCCAGATGCACCTCAAGCTCCTATTCGTGCTGCCGTATTTTTAAATGGTGAAAATATTTCAGATACATTACGAGAAGTAGGCTTAGCCGAATACGATATGGACGATAGTTCTGCTGCTGGTGCATATGCTAACTATAATACGTTTGGACGTATTTTCGGTAGTGCTGCCGAATTAGTTACTCATGCACAGATTCCGATTTTACATAGCCAGTTCATGAGAATTAACGATCCGTTAGAAGAATATCGTAGCGATCAATTGTATGGTAGTGGATTCTCTTCATGGGAAAATATTATCGATACAATGCTCGTTCCGACATTTGAACAAAGTAAAACATCGTTAGTAAAAGATGTAGTTGCCGATAGTGCATATCGTTATTATAAAGCGTTAAATAATAGAACGCTTGAAGGCGCGTCTAAATCTAGATTAGCTGTAGCTAAATTTGCTTCGACATATTTAGACGGCCCAGCATTAGCCGGCGAAATTACTGGTCGTTTTACATTTGTCGGTGCTAATGCTGTCGAGCGTAAAGAAAAATTATCTCGAGCATTTAGATTCGCTGGTAATGCATTTGCGATGGCGACATCGACCGACGATCCTATGTATGCTACTTATGCCTGGGGACGTATGGGTTACGATATCGGAAGCCATTTAAATTTATTCGATAAGTTCGTTTCTGATGAATCTATTATCGGTCGATTTGCTGAAAACTTCTTAGGTAATGTCGATAATAAAGGTATTCAAAATCTTATTGATTTTGCTAAACGAACTCGTGCTAGTCGTATGTTACAAGCTGCTGCATTTGCTGGCACTGGCTTAGCGATTGCATTAGCTAAAAATAATCCGATTACAGAAGCTCTTGGTCTCGACCATGTGTATACTCCAGATAACGTTGAGAAACGTTGGGATACAGAAGACTACTTCGATAGACTTCGTTATATTAAATATATGGGTCTATATGAAGCAGCTAAAGAGAAGGCTAAAGAAGTAGAAGGCGTCGATGTCGATAAATTATATCAACATCAAGCTGCTCTTCGTGCCGAAATGGATGGCGATGTATCGATTACTGATATGATGGCATCCGTATTAACTTCTGGTACTCCATCTAATGATCCATTAGCACAATGGATTAATAAAAAGTTTGGTCGTTTAAGTGAAGACATGACAACACTTGCTGCCGGGGAATGGACAGAACAAGCTATTATGTATCATCAAGTAGCTGAATCTACTGTATATGCGTTAAATAAAGATAGTGAATATTCCGATATTATTCGTGCATTACCTAGCACTGAAAAAGAATACTTTGTTGAATTCGCTAAAGTAACGAATGAAAAACAACGTCGAGCTATCTTGCGTAACGTATCTCCATCATTGGCTAAAGCATTAAGACTTGTTTGGTATCAAGAAGAAACTGAAACAGAGTCTAATGAATCATACTTCACTTCTCATAATCTTCCTGGTCCATTATGGCAAGGATGGGAAGCATCTTCTAATCTTGAAAATATTAAGGCCAAAGTAATATATAATGAAGGAATGCAATATGCAGACTATGGTATATATTCTTCGACCTATGAAGATCCAGAAGTTATTAACGCTCCTAATATAGAGAATATTAGAAACGGCGATGATCCTATTACTGTCCGAGCTAAAATTAATACTGTATTAAGTGGTATCGGTTTAACTGATAAACAAATACAGGTGAATCCTACGCAACAAGATGGTATAATAGATATAGTAACTAATGTAACTTCTGTTATTGGTTATAAAATAGACAAAGCATTATCATTTTTATAAAGGATAAATAATGGATCAAGATTTTACTTATATAACTAGAAGACCGGCATATGATGCTTTTAATAAGGAATCGTTTGGTGCTCCTAGTCATCTTATTGAACTATTAGAAAAAGCTAATTTAAATAAAAGAAAGGATATGACGCTGGCGATTGAGTCAGCGTCTAATTCCGCTTTATCATTAAATAATAAAGCTAAGGCATTACCATCTTCTGATGCAAAAACTTATTTCTTTGATATAGAAACTATTCCGTCTGTATTAGTAAATGTCGACGGTCAAGATAGAGCAGTAAGAACGCCAGATATTATTTGGCAGTATGCTGCAAAAGACGAGAGCGGTACTCGTGTTATTATGAATGGTTTAACAAAAGATCAAGCATCTTTGTTAAGAATAAAATTTGATAACGGTACATTTAATTACGATACAGCTACTCGTGAAGAAAAAGTTGCTTATGATACTCTTGCTCGTATCGGCAAGAATGCAGATAATATGAGTTCTGGCGGTGCATTAATTGCATTGACAGATGCTGACGATAAAACTAAATTAATTGGCCGCGGCATTGATTATTTATCTAACAATCATCAAAGTGGCTTAAACGATATAGCTAGAGAAATAGATCAACATATTTCTTCTGGCACACAATTAGTCGGTTATAACAGTCAGTTATTCGACGTTAATAAAGTATCGACTGCCTTACGTGAGTCTCCTGATATTACTCGAACATTAGGCACAAGAGCCGTTAATAAAATTACAAGTAAGAATCATTTCGATATTTTTAAAACGATTAAAACGGCTATTGCATTAGATCCTGAAGCAATGTCTCGAGCTTATAAAGACTCTATATTGCGTGGAGCTAAACAAACTAAAGCTGGTCGACTTGGAGCATATTATATTAAAGGTTCTAGTATGCGACAAGAAGATTTTGCTCGTATGCTCGGTATCGACGTATCTAAAGCCCATGATGCTGGTGCCGATATTTCTGCATTGGAACAATTATATAATAACGAGTATTTTAAATTTTATTTAGAATCTGCTGCTAAAGTAATTGCCGATAATCAATCGAATATGCAAGAAATTAAGGCCGGTACATTTGTAAGCAATATTAATTCTGTATGGGGAAGAAACTCTGGTCTATTGACATTTGAACGTAATGGCGGAGAATATATTTTCCCAGAATATAATATGCGTCATGTCGACGGCAAAAATTATACGGCATATCGAGGCTCTACTTTTAAAACGAATAGTGTTTATGAAGTAAGCAAAGTAATGAAGCTCGATCATAACGATTTAAATCTCGGTCGTTATATAGCAGAAAATGCTGGTCAACTCGGTATTAATGGTAGCCATGATTTACACATGGTTGAATTAACAAGTCATGACGGTGCATTACGATATATTGTAGGAACTAAAGAAAATTTAGAAAACCAATTTATGGAATCATTTGTTCCGATTGCTCAACGTACTAAAGACGGTATGCAATATAATATGCCTGGCATGAAAATTGCTACTAATTCTTTAGGTATTGGTATGGCTAATACAGCTGAAGATACTTTTAATAATTTATTAGTACATTCTTATCAACGACAATCTCGTGGTAACGTTGTCGACAAAATTCAATCAGCTACTTATAGTCGTGAAAATTTTGTTATCGATCCTATTCTTAGTACGTTCTCTACTAAGAAACAACAATTGGCAGCTGCTACAATTCTTCAAGATCATATCGAGTTAGGTAAATCTGTTGCTGAAGCTATGTCAGGTTATACTGTCGATGATCTTGGCGGTATCGATAAAGGAGCATTTGCTCGTTCTATCGAAAGAATAGCTTCTAATATGAAAGAACGATATAATCCTGAAAAAGGATATATTCCTTCATTCGGTGCTGTTAAAGAAATTTTAAATAATATTAATGCTAAAGATAATCATTTCTTAATTTCGACAGCTGCACGAGAAATTGCGGCAAGTGGATTAGAACATGATAAGATTGCTTCTGATTATGTAATGCAATCTGTAATGAACGAATATACTCGCATGATTCGTAATCATGAAGTTTCTTATGATTCTCGTTTTAGAGTTGACGATAAATTCTTAGCCGGCATTGCCGGACCTCAAAATATTGGAGGAGTCGAGTTTAGTTTAAGTCTAAAAGAAAAAGACTTTAATATGTCGACAGCTACACTCGAAAAGAAACTTAGAAATTATGGTGCATCAAATAGCCCGATTACGCCGACGCAATTAATCGATCGATTTAATTATTTTGCTAATAAATTAGAGAAACGTGGCGGTACATTATCTAACATTACTAAACGTTTTAACGATTTAAAAGCTCAAGATCATATATCATTTAGAGATATGTCTGAATTCTTTATTAGAGAATTGCAAACATATCAACAACGTAACCCTCATGATGAAGCATTTAGAAGCCATAATTTAACTCCTGGTAAGGCTATCATTACTTCTGAAGATCAGAAGACTATATTAAGATCGGTAGCGAAATCTGCAGCTGACGGCTTAAGTAAAAATCCATTAGACGCTAAACAGCGATTAAAAGGCTATTTAATGAATGGTCTTACTGAAGATGCGTTTATCGGTCGATATGGCGGTGGCATGATTCCCGATAAAGTGTTATCGGCTCGATTTAATACGATCGATAAACAAATGGAGAGTATCGCTAGTCAAATCGTTGCAAGTATTGGTAATAATGCTAATTTATCGATTAGAGGCAATAAAGTAGCTATCGTTGAAGGTAACAAGTTCTACGATATTAGTAGTTATTTACCAAAAGCTGTATACGCTAATGGTGGCAACTTTGCTTTCCAACACGAAAATAGTGCCGTCGATATGAGCTTTGTTGAGCGTGCTGTTAGATCGTATCAAGTCGATGGTAATACGACAAAAGTTAAACCAGCATTACAATATATAGCCAGAGAATTATCTTATTTCGACCATATTCTTCCATCCGTTAAAGGGTGGTTAGCATCCGATAAAAATGCTAGCATTGGCGAAGTATTAACAAAGGTACTTAAAAATGCTCAGTCATCTCCGAATAAGATGGGATTATCTCCTGGCGATAAAGGTTATGATTTAACCAAATCAGAAATATTAAAACTATCTGATTTAAATATCGCACAGAAAAATATGACCGATCATCAGATCGAGCTTATACGATCTCTTCCTGAATTATTCCATACTGAAGTATTGACTGTCGATGATTTTGTTAAGATGGGCGCCGTTGAAAAAGGTGCCACTCATGACGACGTAATTAATTTCTTTAAGACAATTAATCCTGCATGGGACGGTAAGGCCGGTGATTTATATGCTAATTATTCTCCGACAGGTGCGTCTAATAAGGCAATTAATAAATTAGTTAATCAAGCAGATCCTTCTAAAGGATTAAATGCTGTATTTCATAATGAAGATTTTGTCGAAAAGAATTATGTCGGTGTCGACATGTTTGAATTCCAGTATGATAGCAACGGTAAAATCATTGTCAATGATGATGGTACATTTAAAACTCGTACTGGATATTCTGGTAATGAACATTCTATTTTATCTAAAACAGAATATGAAACTCAAAATTTTACCAAGAGCGAAACTCTTCGTAACGCCAAAGTACTTAAAGGCGCTAAACAATATGATACAGCGACAAATGCTTCTGCTATTAGTCCTGGTAACGAACGTAGCTATCAACAATCTTCTGGTCAATCAAGAACGTTATTGCGAGAAGGTGTCGAACAAGTAGCTAGAGATCATGACGATGATCCTACACGTTATTACACCGATAAATCTTGGATAGGTTCGACTAAAGCAGATACCAATAAAGCGGTACTCAATACGAATACTATGTTGTTACAACACGACAAAGAAGGACAAAAAATTATTGATAAGTCTTTCAATGAAATCGTAACGAGTATCGAAAAAGAATATCATCGTACTTTAAGCTCTAATGAAATCAATAAATTATATGCTAATTATTCTTCAGCATTAAAATCTAATATCGATGGCACTGCTAAAATTTCTCCGGAGCTAGCTGACGCATTAAGTCAAGCTACCTATGGTTTGCATGGCGGTGAAGCTATTAATTTAGCCGGCAATAAAGATATTAGCAAAGAATTTATCGAACGTCATATTCCGATTAAGATGAATGCTGATGGGAAATTCGAGTTAAAAGAAGTTTCTGATGCAGTATTTTTACGAGGTCAAGATATTGTCGAGACTTCGATGGATACAGAGTTCTCTGGTGCAACATCTAAAGTAGCTAAAAGTGATTTATTCGGTAAAGTACATTTTGTCGATGTCGATAATAAAATTGTTTCTAATTCTAAAATCCAAAAAATGCTTAATGAATTAAGTGTTAGTGAGCGACCTGAAGATATTAAAGGCTTGATTGACTTACTTAAATCTAAAGGTATCGATACTAGAATGGTATTGCATAACTTTAGAGAAACGACTAGTAAATTATTTGTTGGCAATGCTAAACAAACAACTACTACGTTGGGCTTTGGTCTCGGTGAAGTAGATAAAAATATTGCTAAAATTTTAGAAGAAACAGGTTTTGGCAGTATGGTCGGTATGAAGTATAATACTGAAGGTTTGGCGAAGTTCTTGTCTGGTGATTTGGACGGTTTAGCTTATCGTTATTATTCTGGTTCTGATGGACAACGAGCTCAAAGTTTAAAAGAAATGCGTAAGCGTTTACGATTAGAGATCGGTTTAAATAAAGATGCTACTAAAGAACAGGCATATAATGCTATTAAAGGACGTATCAATAAAGAACGTAATGTGATTTTCCAAGCATTAGCTAAGACAGTTAATAATGGATCTCCTATCGATATTATTCAAGGCGACCAAGAAATGGCTAAACGTAAAGATGTCGCAGGTTTGGCACAACGATGGTTAGATAATATTGCCGATGAACCAATGGACGTTAAACGTGCCTTTATGGAGAAAGCCGTTACTAATCTTAATGAGTCAGGGGCCGTAGAATTATTTAACCAAGGTGCTATTTATTTCGATAAAGATTTAAATAGAATTATGTTTACTGAAGGTATTCATCAAATAAAAGACGGTCAAACTCTTAAAGATGTATTTAAGATTATGCTTAAAGACCAAGATGAAAAACTCGTTAAAAAGCTTGGCGATATCGATAAAGCGACTATGAATGTCTCCGGTAAAGTAACTGCTCAACAAGCAACAGCTTATTCTAAAGACTATATTGGTCAAGTACAACATGCTGTATTCAATCAAAATGAATTAATGAAAGTTAAAGAATTAGCAGTTGGTGCAGGAACAGCTAAAGATCTATTAAGAATAATAGATCCGACTGGCACTTTACAAGAATCTTTAGCAGCAAGTGGTATATATGATAATGTAACTGGAGAAATTAAGTATGGCGAAAAATTAGCCGATGCTGCTATGGGTGGTACTCGTTATTCTCGAGCAGCTAGAAAATCATCTCAAAAGATAGCGCAAGCTGGAGATTTCTCTGACACTTCATTAGAAAAATTCGTATATGATTTATTCGATGAAAAAGGTATTAAAGCTACTAAAGATTATATCGAAGAATATGCCGAACGTTTATCTCATCATGCTGTAGACTACCGTAACAATAAAGGTAGTTATATGTCACCATTTACAAAAGATTTTGCCGATATCATTAATGGTGAAAAAGGTACAGATGGCGAAAGAGCATTATTTAAAAAAGCTCTTAGTAATATCGATGAAACTATTACTGTCGACGATATGATTAATCATTACAATCAAACAGGTGAATATAAAGCTGGTCGATTTAGTGAAACAATTGGTGGTAGAAAATATGATCTATATATTCCGCAAAGTGTTCATAATCCTGAAACGCAAAAACATATAAAAGTATTCTTTGATTCTGCTCAGAAACTTGGCGAAATGGAAGTTCAAGACGGTGTTCAATATACTAAAGAAGCAGATAAGCTAAAAGACAATATGGACAAAGCCTATAATAATTTAAGAGATAGTATCTCGAAGAATTTACAAGGTAAAGGTCATATTTTAGAGACTACAAGTTCTGCTTATCTTGGTGAAAGTATTCAAGCTTCTGCTACGAACATATTTGATTTTGATGAAAACTTTATTTCGTCTAGAAAATTTGCTGGTGGCATGACAATTAAAGAAGCGCAAAAAGCTGGTTTAAGTACAAGCTTTGGTGAAGCTTCTATTGACGTATTCGAAAAGCTCGGTGTGTTCGGTGGATTAGATGAAGCTGGTAGAGCCGCTAAGATAAAAAAGTTAGAAACTGAAGGTATGATGATGGGCGTCGGACGTTACCCATTAGATTATCCTACATCTGTAGACTTCGGTAAAATTTATTTAAATAAAGGTCTTGCTGAAAACGAAGTTAGAACTAACCAGTTTATGGCCAAAGGTAAGGGCCAAGACTATGATGGTGACCAAATTAAGTTAATTAAGATGAATGAAGATATCATTACTAATTCTGGTATGACCGACGATAGTTTATTATTAACATCTGCTATGGATAATAGTGCTGTAACATTTAGAGAAACAGCAAGAAAAAGCTATGATCCATCGACAAAATCTGCAAAAGATGTTACAATGGAAGCTATAGATGCTAATACTCGTGCTGCGACTCATCAAGCTTCTACAGTGGCTGGTGAAACTTATAACCCATTAAAGAACTTACAAAAGCTTGTTGGCGATGTCGGCTTTAATGAAGAATTCATGACTCAATATTCTGGCGGGATGCGATTAGGACATACTGCATCGACTGTTGCTATCGGTGTTCAAGAAGCTCGTTTATCTGCTAAAAATGTTGGTACTTCTGCAGCTGAAACAATGAATCAGTTTGCTGAAGTGTTTACCGATTTAACAAGAAATATTAGAACTGCTGAAGATGTTCGTAATATTGGTAAAATGATTACAGACGATACATATAATAAAACTATTTGGAACGAAATGAAACGTAAGCAAGAGTCTTTATCGACTATGGTTGATGCTGTTGCTAACAATTCTGATTTTATTGCAAATAGCGGATTGCAAGGACGTAGTGCTGAAGAAATTCAAGGTGCGGCCGATGAATATGTTCGTCAACAATATAAACAACATGTAACAAATATGTTTGAACATACAGCATCCTATATGGAACAAAATAAGTTAAATCTTAACTTTACAATGTCTCAATTGGACTTGGGTACAAGTATTACTGGTGACAAACATTCTACATTTAGAAGTGCAACAGAAATGACTAATGCATCTCAGGAAGCAATTATTAATAACTCAGCTATGAACAATATGAAGCCTATCGTTAATAATCCTGAAGAGCAAATTCAAGCTGTTAAGATGAATGAGTCTTTAATTGGTTCTGGTGTTTCCGAACGTATGGCTAAATTAAGAAGTGGCGAAGTTAAAGCTATGGACATTGTTCGTAAAGCAAGAAGTAAATCTGTTTTAGGTGCAATGGCTGCTTTAGGCACATCTATTCTCGTTGCTGGCTATGGATCGGCTTCTCCGATTCCTGATGTCGATAATACACCGGCTCAACAAATTAATAATGCTAATACGTCAGTTCGTTTACTTCAGCCACAACAAGGAGCTGCTAACGGTGGTTATATAATCAATGTAGCAACTTCGACAAGTCAAGATCCACAAGCTGCAGTTGCTGCATTAAATGCTATGCCGAACATTGTTGGTTCTGGCGGTAGTGCAACTGTTACAACAAGAGTTACATCTAAATATGAAGATATGAATGCTAACGATATTAGCAATTATTTAGATAGCGTATTTTAAATAAAGGAAGGTTCTATGGCGGAAAATACAGAGTCGACTGTTAACTATGCAACTCAACATAAAGATGCTAAAGTTGGCAAGAAGGCTTCCGATCAAGTCGAAACAAAAAAGGAAGAGACTCCTAACAATCCGACCGAAGGGTCAAAAGAAGAATTCGACCAAATGGTTCGAGATACTCAAATGAGTCTACCTGAACTCGCCGACTTTGAAGAAGGCGCAGTCGACATGAGAATATACGAGGAGCTCGCTAAAAAGATGGGCGACTCTAAAGAACAAGCTTTGTTCTATAAAGAAAATCCTCCATTAGAAAATACCGGTATTGATAGATTGAGAGGGCTGGCTATGGTCAGCCTTCCTCCATCTGCTTTTAGAATTACAGATGAAGATTTACATGCTGGTTTTGTCGATGGTGATACTTTATATGCAGATCTTCGAAAAGCAGAAGTAAAAGATCCTGAATTGTTGGAATACTTATGTGTAGGTCAACAAAATATGAGAGCATGGTTAGCTGGCAATAAAAAAGCTAGTGAAGATGTTCTCGATGCAAATAATGTAAAAGACGAAAATAGAAGTCTCGATTATGATATGGGCTTCCGTTTTCTATTCTATGATGCACCAGAAGTTCATCATTGGTCTATCGTATATGCAACTGACGTTAAACAAGTTACATATGGTGAGGCCGTACAAAATTATCAAGCTTTCTTAACGAAGGCTTATGATTCTAGCAGTAATAAGAATGGTTCTAAATGGGAACGTTATAAAGATAGCGATACTGTAACGATTGCTCAGATCGGTGAGTTCGACAATAAATGGATTCAAGTAAATGATTATTTAACAGAAAGACGTTTTGGCGGTTCTTCTACTTTATTAAATGGACGTAAGCCTGTATTTGGTTTAATGGCTGACGGTACCAATTACGGTACATTAGAAGTAGCATATGCTGCGGCTAATGATGTCGTTAACATGGTAAAGAATGCACAAGAAGTTCGTGCCGTTATCGATATTAATGGTTCTTCTAAGCAAGACCAAACCACAGCGTATCCTAAAAACTTTATGAGTTTTCCTGGATCAGGATTATTAGCTAACTATTTTAATACGTTTAATAAGTTTATTACTGGACAAGATCCTACCGTATTTCAAGAAACTGGTATTAATGCATACGGTTTAGAACATTATCGTCGTAACCTAGCTGTTATTTATGTAAAAGATAAAGATGGTCAATGGATTAATTTAAATAAATATATCATTGCTCGCCATCGTAATACTTCTATTTTAAAGTATTCTGATTTTACAAATCCTCATCTTAAACCTTGGGCATATCAATACGATACAAAAGCTTGGACTGATGCAGTATGGAACGCAACATCTCAATATGATAATCGTCACGAAATTCAAAATAAAGCTTTTGGTTGGAATAATATTACCAAAGGCTTAAACTCTATTTCTGATTGGACTTGTACAATCGGTGACGTAACATTATTTGTTCCACCAATCTCTATTAATACAATAACACAAGCTTATACTAATTCTGTTCCATTGCTCCGTGCTAAAGGTTCTGCTAATATTGAAAATGCAAAACCTGAACGATTCTTGCAATTAGAATTATACTTTAACGAAGATCGTGGTATTAATGGACAACCTGTAGAATGGTATACAAATCTTAGTGATAAAAAGAAAAAAGTTGTATATCATATGAATGGATTCCGAGCATTACTTTCCGAATTCCATTTTGCTCCATATATGCCGATCGAGAATAAATATATTAATGAAGTTCTCGATATCGATGCTATTTGTTTCGAATCGATGTCGGTAGCGACAGTTCCGAATTATCCTAAACTATTAAAAGTTACATTGTTACTTAAGGAATTTGATTATCAAGTATTTATGCCTCAAGTTCCTAGACAACGTGATTTACAAGATGGCGTAATCGATATTTATCGAAACTTCTTTGCTAAAACAATTAACTATGATTTATTGCGTTGGTATATTCAACGTCCACTTCAATTAGGTCAAGATCTTCACGATAAGAAGATGAATATTTCTTCTCGAGATTTTATGAAGCAAACATTGTTTGCAAATCGATCTGCATATATGCCAGTCGATACATTAAATCCTAGAATCAATATTTATATGCCTGATGAAGCTAAGCTTGTTAAGATGGAAAAAGTTAGACAAACATTTACTCATAGTAATAATAAAGTTCCTAACTATTATCGTCCATCTGAAAAAGATAAAGAATTGTTTGCTATTGCAAATCAATATTATAAAACAATTCATAGCGATCAAATTAATAATATTCTTAAAAAATATAAATTTGATTATAGCGACAAAGTGTCTGTAATGTCGACAGCTGGTCGTGAGATCGTTGATTATTTACAAACATTAAATATTCCGTCTGACTATTCTATTTTAGAAAAACATATCGATCTAGTTAAATCTGCTAGAGATTATGCTATGTCGATTGCTGGCGGCGGACAGGCAAAAGTCTTTAATAGCTTTGACGAAGATCCCGATAATGATTATTTAAAAATTAAAATCATTCCGTCTGTCGATTATAATAGCCGTGATGAATCTTTATTATTAAGACAACAATTTGCTTCTACTTTAACGAGTGGTGGCAATCAAAATATGTCTGATAATATTCGTAATACAGATTCATCTGGTATCGATTTACAGACTGGCTATTACGATATGATTTTTGCCGATAATGCATTTAACTTTAGAATTGTATTAAAGCAAAAAGATGGAAAATGCACTTTAGAATATTCTCCATATGATGGCGACTCTAAATTCTTAGAATATTGTGCATCTCAATTTGCTGCTGTACAAAATGCTGATGGCTCTGTTCAAATGTCTGGTAATCAAGAGACATATGAAAATTATGAAGATTCTGAATTCGAACGTATTGGTTCTATTCAATATGTAACATATTTAGAAGATGTATTAGTACAAGGTTTAACAGCAAACTTCTCTAATACATATGCTAATATGACATTGAATACATATCATGGTCAGGCTCCTCAGTTTATGGGCGGGCAGGATGCTACATTAACATTCTCTGTAATGACTTATGATAAGGAAACTGTCGATCGTTTCGATAAGATTCCTAAGATTATTTCTTATCTCAAAAAGAAATATCCTAATGCATTACCGAGTTATCCATTTAGAATTGATTCTGAATTTACTCGTTTATTAGGTATCTTTGAAGTAATTGTCGAACAAGTATCTATTTCGACTGTTGTTAATTATCCTGGTTTATTCCAAATTAACGTAACATTACGTCAAACCGATAGAACGATTCGTAATCGATTTGCTATTTATAAACAATTCGAACAAGCTAATTATGCGTCTAAAGAAGCAACGGCTCAACGTGCTGCGCAAGCTGCATTAGGCTACTTCGAAATCGATCAAAATTTATCTAAAGCTGAATTATATCCAGATTTAGAATTACCGACTATTAAAGAGCTTGGTGAATTAGGCTTCGAATTTATTCGTTATAAAAATCCTCGAGATCAAATATTTGTCGATCCTGATTTTTACTTCTTCTATCACGAACATTTATTCTCTGAATTGTTAAGAGATTGTATCTTGCAAGATAGTAAGATGTTGCAAATGTTCGCTAAACCAGATGAAGATGGTAATCCATCTGGCGAGCTTAAAATACTTTCTGATTTAAGTGAAGCTGCTCAATATTCTATGCGTCATGGTATGATAGCACAAAATGGTGGTATATCTGAAATGACGGCTAAAGATTGGCAGATGACACAAGAAAAGCTTAATGCGATTAAAAAAGAAGAGAACGATCAACGTATGAAACTCTTCAAGTCTGGCATTGCGACTGGTCAATGGAAAGTCGGTAAGTCGATCGGTGTTACTTTCTTAGAGCCATATTATGCTTGGTTATATCATAACTTAAATACAGAAGAAGGCCAAAAGGAAGTCGAAAAAGCTAAAGAAGCTGTTAAAGACACGCCACCAGATGGCAAAGGTGGAGTTAAAAAATCTAGCCCTGGTCAAGAGATTATAGATCCTAGAACTCAAGTAGATAGAAATTCTATTGTTTATAAAGAAAATAAAGAAGAATATGATAAAGCTGCTGCAGATGCAAAAGCGAAAGAAGAAAAAGCAAAAGAAAATGCTAGTAAGGCAAATGAAAATGCTCTTAAATCTGTAATCGTTGATAGCATTAATATATTCCAATGGGAAGCAGATAAAGCTCTTAAGTTCTTAGCTGAAACTTGTATCGAAGATGAAGGCTCTGAAGAAGCCTTAATTCAGTATTTTAAAAATATTATCGTTGAAACAAAAGCTGTTGACGATAAATTAACATCTAAATGGGATGCTGATATTAATAATTGGTTAAATAAATTTGCATTGTCAGCATTAGGCTCTGGGTTCTCTGTTGATCTTGAGCCAGAAAAAGCAAAAAGTATTGTTATGTATATGGCTCAAGCTCTAGCAAATGATGCCCAAGAAAATGGCGGTCAATATGGCTTATGGGGCCAATCTGTAAAACTTAACGGGAAATCAAATAGTATCTTTAATGATCCTAATTATAATAAAGATAAGAATGATCCTAAAGATAAAAAAGGCGATTTAGATTTTAACGTAAAAAATCTTAAGCCTACAAGATATACTATTAATGGTTTAACTTATGTTCGTCATATTGACGATACTTCTGATTTTTATGCTTATGGTTCTTGTACAGAATTAGGACCTTACGGTATTCCTTGTTTTACTCAAAAAGAATTTGAAGAAAATCCTATGCTTCAATTCTTGCCAATTGATTATAATAAGCGTCGTAAAAAATTCTTAGATAAAGGATTTACATTTGAAGCATCTGATCGATATTATTTCTTAGATCCTTATTATCAAACATCTGATCATAGTGAAACAATTCAATATATGAAAAATTGTATGCATGATATGAATTATGCTAAGCATGCTTTCTTACGAAACGTTTTATATTGGCTGTGTGTTTTAATTAAGAAAAATATCTATCCTAATTACATGACTGATATCATGTTCCAAAATGCGGTAAGTGAAGCTTCTGCATATGAGTTTATGAAAGACATGAAATTAGCAAACGATGTTCAAGAAAAGAATGTAAAAACTCTTAAGAATTTCGTTAAAGATAATCAAGATAAATTCGTTAAAGGTAAACTATTTGTAGCGACAACATTGTCTTTAATGTGTAAGGATTCTTCTTTAATTAAGAAAATTGTTACACGTGACTATAATGCATTAAATGCTTTAACTCATAAAGTATTAACGCCTAACGTAACTACGACAGCTCCATTGACTAATGACGAAGTTAATTTGCGTAAATTGTTATATGCATTAGTTCTTTCTGGCCTTGTAGAGAAAGTAGAAGAACTCGGTATCGATATTGCAACCGATAATCCTATCTCTCAAATACAACGTGAATTTATGCAACAGTTAGAACTCGAAGCAAATGCGATGACACCTAAAGCATTAGCACGACGTATTCGAGATTCATATTTGAATATGGTTCAAACCGATGTTCGTGGTAGAATGCTTCGAGGTTTCCCGACATTCCAGATCATGTTTATCGATGAAGGTGCTTCATCTGGTTTCTGGAAAATGCATGATAGCTTTTATAGTACAAATGCAGTAAGCTCCATTCAAGTCGTTAAATCTAAAAATATTGCTGCCGATACAGCGATCATTCAGTTAAATAATTTATATCAAAATATATTAGCTGAATATGACGATGATGGTCAAGGCGATAATTTCACAACACAATTACAATACGGTGTTGCCGGACTTGAAAACCTTTACGACAGTATTTTTAATCCTCGCACCTATGTTCGTAATTTGAGTGAAAAACAAGCGTTAATTCCTGAACGTAATTCTATTAAATTAGTAGCCGGTGCTCGTATGCATATTCGTATGGGTTATTCTGCTGATGCTGCTAAGTTACCTGTAATGTTTAATGGTACTGTTACCGAGATTCAGGGTGGCGACGTTGTAAGTATTGTCGGTCAAAGCGACGGCATTGAATTATCTAACCCTATTCGTGAAGATAACTTTGGCGACAAAATTAAGAACCGTGGCGTAAAATATTTAGGCGAATCTCCTTATGGTTTATCCTTTGGTGGTGTAAGCCCTCGAGTATTAATAAGTTCATTCTTAACATGTCAGGATCAAAACTGGTTTAGCCAATTATTCCGCGAGAAGAATTGGAATATATTATCGAGAGTATTCTCTAATAACCCATTCGGTATTTACCATTATGGTGATCCATATTATCGTGATATCTTCGTTAATGGCGAACCAGTACAAAATATTTACGAAGTTACTAATGACTCTTCTGCTCATTATTATAATTTCCGTAAGAATACTGATATCACTAATTTATTTAATAGTGATAGTTTGCAATTTGAAAACGGTGCATCTGAACAAGGGCAACAAGCTTGGTATCGTTCTCTAGGCAGTATAATCGGTATCGATCCTCCTGAACAAGGACATCAGTTTATCAGTATTAAAACTCAAGGTCGAACTGTTTGGGACATGCTGCAATTTGCAGCAAGTACTAATCCATCTTATATCGGTGCAACTGATTACTTCGGATTTAGAAGTACAGTATTTATGGGCTTACCTAATTGGTATTATGCTTATAAATATATTAAGAACAATAAACAATTAAATGTTCTTGAAAAACGGAAGCCATTCTCTCAATTCCATATGTACTGGTCAGATCATGATATTTTATCTAACCAAATTCAAACAAATTCTAATAAAGTAGCTACAGTAGCTAAAGGTATGTATCAGTTTGAAGAAGTTAAAAAATCGACTCCTGATATTTATTTCGATCGTGATATTTATCCTGAATACCAACGTTCTATGGTAGTCGATACATGGTTACATGGTAGAACACAAGTTCATACTTCTTCTGAAAACACATTTGCTATCGATAGTGAAATCGGTTCTTTAGATAGTTATGCTACTGTTACTGGTGCTTTTGGTGCTGGTATAGGTGGCGTAGTCGGAGCTGGTGGTGGTGCTATTGGTGCTACTGGCGGTAGTGCATTAGGTTTAGGCATCGGTACAGCATTAGAGCTTGGCTTAAAGAATGTAGCCTCTTGGGCAATATCTAATTTTGTTCCTGATAACTATGGTGGACCTGAACATAATCATGCTCAAACTGCTCGTTTAATGACGCTATCACGATTAAAGAAATCTGTCGAACAAATTTATTCTGGTAATCTTGTCGTATATGGTGATCCTACTGTTAAACCTCATGATCGAATTTCTATATTCGATGAGCCTAATAGTATGACTGGTCAAGCAAGAGTTCGTGAAGTTGTCCATACGTTATCAGCAACGACTGGTTTTGTTACGACAATTACGCCAGATGCTATCGTCGAAGTTCTTAACGACAAGACGACACAAGCCGTCAATATGGCTATTACTTCTACGATAATGCGTTGGGCAGTATATGCTCTCGGTGTTTATAATTTACAACGAGCTTATATTGTACGAGCATTAATCGATGATGGCAAAGCAGTATTCGCTCGAGCTAAAGGATGGGCCGCGGCTGAATATGCTGAAAATGTAGCTGATGCTGCTAAGCAAATGAAGCGTGACAATACTGTCGATAGAATTGTTAAAAAGCTAGAAGACAAAAAGGCCCGCCTTGAAGGAATATTGGAGACAGCAAAGAAGTCTGAAAATGATGCAGAAATTGCACAAGCAGAAGCAAGACTTGCTGTTGTCAATAAAAGACTTGCAAGATTTGATCCAATTAAACCATCGATTACATTTGGTGATCGTGGTGTTAAAGGAATGGAAGGTATTTCTAAAATACTTAATTCTTGGGCTGAAGCTAATAGTAATTTTGAAAAAGCTAATTTAGAAATTGCTAGAAAAGCATTTGCTATGATGTCTCCTGAACTTGATAAAGTTACAAAACCATATGATGAGTTTGTAAAGAATAAAGATAAATTTATTAAAGAAACAAAGCAGAAAAAATTTATAGAATTTAGAAATTTAACGTTTGGTAAAGAAGGCAAATCTCATGCAGAGCTAGAAAAATCAGCTGAAGAATTTGCTAATGCAGTGTACAGTAAAAAAGAAAAAGAATTATTAACTGCTGTAAATAATAAGAAAAAAGAAATTGATGAAACAATGAGAGCAGTTCAAAGTATTAATAATACTGAAAAAGGTCAAAAAATTCTTAAAGAATTATCTGAAAAGAATAAAATAACTAAAGCTGTTGTCGATAATGTTTCTAAGGATATTCTTATGCGAAGTAAGGCAGCTCAACTATTTAATAAGATTGCTGGCACTCGTTTAGGTAAATATTTATCTAGTGCATTAAACTTCGGTAGCAAAATTGGCGGTAACGTATTAATGGTCGCTGCAGCATATACATTAGGTCGCTGGGGCGATATGATCTCTGATTTTATTCAGAATTATAAAACATTAAGTGTGACACCTTTACTTAAACGTGGTATGCCATTTATACCGGCATGGGCAGGTAATAGTGGAACAATCTTTATGAGTCCTAACTGGGGAAAACGTGGTCAAGTATTAGATCTAATGGATACTATATTTAATCATCGTTTCCAAGACCAAGAAGGTTTCCATCCTATTGCTGGATCATTGAGTTTCTTACTAAATGCTTCTATGGGTGGCGGTCCTGCCGATGCTCTTCAACGTTACGAATTAAATGCCGACGGCAATATGTATGCCAATAACATGGGTGGCGATTACGAATATCTCGTAAATCAAAACTATGTCGATGGCTTATTACAACGTGGTAGTATTCGTTCTGTCGAACAATTATTAATGCGTAACAACGAAGAAAATCAAAAGGATAAACAAGAGATTAAAATGAGAGCTGAACAGTTTATGCACAAGCTCGAAGATGTTCAAAAAGATAATACATCTATTCTCGATCCTTTAGTTCCAGTACCTGGTCCTGAATTCGATATCTTTAAGCAATTTAAGTTCTTTGTTGTACGCCATGAAAAAGCGTTAAATAATGAAGAGTCTAAGAATACTGTTGAGTTCTCTGTAAACCAAGGTGGTAAACCTGTTAAGGTTATCGGTATTAAAGGCAAAGATGGCGACGGAAATGAAATTGTCGATGCTCCATTATTACATCCATTTGCTTTAAATACTCTTCGTAAGATAATATTCCAAGCTGAGCAGATGTTATCTTATAAGACAACTACTGATCAGAATACATATATTAATAAAGTATCGAACGATTATATAACGTTAACAAGTTGTTATTTGTTCGGCACTAAAAAAATATTCCCTGGTTCTGGTTTTGGTTTTACGTTAATTGCTCATGGTGAGTCTAAAGAAAACTTAAAAGTTATTATGGATACAATTAAAGAGAAAGACGAGATAACATATCAAGTTTACGATAACGACGACGGTAAAGTTTACCAAGTTAACGTTAATATTCCTAAGTTCGGTGCATAATGTCTATACTTCAAAATAAATTTAAAGATACGTACGCCGGACAACAGATCCGTAATGACGGATTTGCAAAGTTGAAAGGGTCGGTCTTAGGATCCGACCCTAAAACTTGTACTTGTTCGGTAACATATACTTCACAAAATGGTGAAACAATAACTGAACCAGCTATGCCAGTACAAACAAATTCACCTGATGATTGGTTCCCAAAAGGCGGAGATTATGTTATAATAGAGGCATATGGGGATCGTCCTCTTGTAACTGGTCGCTGGATTGCAGATTATGGTTCTGAAATATATAAAGAGAGCGAACTGAAGAGTGACATTTTCCCTGATGAAAATGGTCAGGATAACGGAGGCTCAGTGTATTAATGGCAGAACTAAATCAAACATCTAAAAACGTCGATATTGCAAAAACTGATAAAGCCGTATCTGAAGCTATCAAAGATACTCCAGATGATGGTTCTGCGATAGATAATCAGAAGGTATATCAGGATTTAAAAATAAATGCAACTGAAATGGAGGAAGCTTCTAAGCACCCTCATCGAATTAAAGATTGGTCGATTAAAAGATTCTTAGCAAGTATCGTTATTAAGATGGGTAAGTCTATTGGTTTATCTATTGGTAACGATACAAAACTTTCTTTAGATTCTGGTAGTATTAGTTCTATATCTCAAACACATAGAATTAAAGCAAATAGAATTTATTTAGATTGTGACGAGTTAATTATTAACGGTCATAAGTTAAATAATAGAATCTTTGAACTCGCTGATTTTCGAGAACTTCCCGATCAAGAAGGATCCATTATTGGAGACCTTATGGTTAAAGGAACTGTTCTCGTTAAATCTTGGGAACCTAATTTAGCTCGATATGTTTTAATCCGTCGTGATATTTATTTACCGTTATTCGGTAAAACTACGACGACAGTCGAAATTGCTGAAGGATTAAAGCTAAAAGATCCGACTAAATTAGTAACAGATTTTGCTCCATTTACTGCAGCAATGCTTGCTGGCGATTCTCCGATTACAGAAAAATCAGCAAAAGAAGCATTAGCTAAAGCAAACCCAGCAGAACAGAAAGTTCTCGAATCTAATATCTACGATTTAAAAGTTGCAGATTATCAGACTTTAGATGATTTTAAAAAAGCACTCGACACTAAAAAAGAAAACGTTATTAAAGGTTTTAATGAACAAGTTGAAAAAGGTGACGCTAGTGCTAAAAACTCAATAGAACAAGCTACTCAAGCATATGATTTATTGTTAAAAGCAGCAACAAATTACTATGCTAACAAAAAGCAGTAATTGTAATATAAATCTAGTACTGGTAATAATACTGGTACTAGATTTAATTTTTTTACAGGAAAAATAAATATGAACTATAATCAGATACTTGGAAAGATTAGTGAAGAATCTCGTCAAAAAGTATCGAAAGAGTATCACGATATTTATAAGAAGATTACGACAAAGGAAGATTTTAATGGCGCCAATAATAAAATCAATACTTTGTTAAAAGATAAGAATATAAAAATCGACGATACGATTCGAAAGAAACTTCAAGATACTCAATCTAAATTATCTGAAGCATTAAGCAAAAAAGATTTTAAGGCAGCAAAAGAAGTGCTAAAGGATATTAAAAATATTCCTGAAATATCTAAGGATGTCAATGCGCAAGATATTCTTAAATATGTCGACAAAAGAGATTTAGCTTATTTGGCTTTAGATAAATTTTTAGATAAAGAAATTACTAATCGAATTTACAATACTTTACACGTTAATAGTTTACAAGCAGTACCTGGTGCGATCGGAGAAAAACGTTCTCAGATTATAGCAATTATTAAAACGTATAAGCATATAAAAAATACGAATCCAGAATTGGCCAATACGTTAGTAAAAGAATTATCGACAAATATTAATAAGCAGCTCGATGAAGAAATTAAGTATGCTAAAAATAAATATTTGTTAATTGCACAACAACAAAGTGGAAAACAGATCGATAATTTATATACGACGGCGACTAAGTATTTAGATATTGCTAATAAAACAAGTAAGACATATCTTGATAAGGCAATAGCTTTAGAAGACAAATTAAATGCTGCCGTATCTGGATTAAATAATGTACAGCTTGGTGGATTTGCAAAAGTCGTTAATATGAATTTGCAATTATCTAAAATCGATTATGTAAGTAAACAAGTAGAACGTGTTAATAAGTATTTAGTAAAATATAACGAGATTGCTAAACATGCTTTAGATCGAGCTAAGAAATGGGCAACTGAGCAAGTTACTAAATTAGCAACGAAAGCATTAGGAGCGATCGGTAAACAAGTAGGTAAAATTGCTAAATCTGCACTTGGCAAATTTAAAATTTAAGGATACTATATGATTGATTTTTTATTAGACACAGATAAAGATGATATTATCTTAGGCCCAAGCAGAAGATCTAATTCATTATCTATTCAATTTAATATCGGTCAGAAAACAAATAAATTGAAAATTCAATTTTTTGTAGAGACAGTAACGAGACCGAAGCAAAAAACAAATGCTTTAAATATTAAGTTTAAAGTTAAGCCTAAAGAAGATGATTATTTAAATAAAAAATTGTATTCTGTCGACGTATGTAAAGACAATGAAGATTATGAAATTCAACAAATTATGTTGCGATTAAAAACAGAATTAGGCGAAGTTCAACCTTATTCTGATTACGGATCTCGACTTGTCGAATATCGTCATGAAGATAAATTCGATAAAGCAAATTTACATGAAATAAAAGAAATTGTTGAAGGTATAGTCGATACAGATAAATATGATGTATATGTTACTCCTAATGTCGACGATCATCAAATTATGGCATGGCATAATATTCATATTAAAATAATTAGTAAATATACAGGAAAGGTTTTAAAAGGATTCGTTATATGAAAACATTTACACAAATTCATGAATCGATCAAAAATCTTTTTCAGAAACTAACAAACGATACTGTCGAGCGTGGTTCTGTTGTCGATTTATTTATGTTAGCTAATTCCAAAGAAATGGAAGAAGCATATTTGTATATTGAGTCCAATAAAAATCCTCATATATATACAAATTTAAGAGGTTCTAATCTAGATGATATGGTTAAGTTCTGTGGATTCACTCGTCGAGAAGGTGAAAGTGATCAGAACTTATTATATCGATTAATCAACTGGTCTTTAATTAATGAGAAATCTAATACAATTGCAATCGATGCGGCATTATTAGATTTAAAAAATGCATCTAATGTTACATATGTTCCTATGGTATATGGAACAGGTACTGCTATTTGTTACGTTATTCCTAAAGAGTATACTGTCGAAAAAATAGAAGCTGCATTAAACGAAGCTAAGGATCGTTTAAAGAATGTCACAAGCCCCTCATTATATATAGAGTACGTGACACCAGCATTAAAGGCGGTGACATTATCTATTACTTTATCTAACGATAATTCTAACTTAGCCGATATTAAAAAGAATTTGGAACAACGTATTGCTGAATATATTAATGCTATTCCTCCTGATTCTTATTTAGATATTGGAGTAATTAACAAGATGGGCATTAATGAAACTGGCGTAAGCTATTTTAATGTCACAGGACTTTTCATTGACGGAATATCCGTGACAGCATTAAAATCATTACAAGATATTAAATCTAAAATGATTCTCGACACAATTCAATGGATAGAGGTTTAATGAATGGATGAAATTACTAATAAAAATTTTGCAAGAGCTTTGCAGTATTTTCCAAAGTGGATGCAAATTAGACGCCGACCATACAAGTCTACATCCGGACATCTACTTAGAGCTGTAATCGAAGAGATGACCTCTATCTATAAAGAGGTCGATGAATATACTAAAGATTTCTTTTTAGTTAATTATGCTGGACGAGAAGATTCTATTATCTCTCAAATATATGTAGCGAACATTGGCAAGCTCGAAGATAGCTTAAAACTAGATAACGGATTTACTATTATAGAAAACTTAAACGAGTTTTATAAAAATAAAAAATACGTTTATTATGAAAACGGTAATCTTTATTTTAAACTCGATGAAGTAGATGGTACTCCTATTGGATACACTATTAATAAATTCCATTATACTGTTAATTTAAAACAAGAACCTGTCTGGAATATATTCGATGAGTTTGCTTGGTTCGCTGGCATCGATAGACTTCCTAACGAGTCTAATCTTAGTTTATCTAATAGAACATATGATGCATTAAGAACTAAGAATAATAAAAATAACAATATCTTATTCGATGATCCCGATATTCTTAATACATATAAACACCGATTTAACTCAACAGAGTTCGGTTTAAAATATCTAATTAAAAATTTGCTATCGGCTTATGCTGGTATCGCTTTTAAAGATATCAAAATTGATAAGCTAAATAATATAAATATTCAAGAAGTAATTAAAGATCAAAAAGTCTACGATTATATCGCTAAACTAAATAAAGATATTGCTCGAGAAAAGATCTGGGATATTACATTCTGGGAGAATGAATTTAAGAAACTTGATTATCTCTCTCATATCTGGGATCAACCAGTCGAATATTATTTAGATGGTGTCGGTTATTATGATAGTTTAAAAGTAACGACATCTAATTTAATCAGTTCTTCTGATGTAACTGACGTATCAATTATTGGCTATAAAAAATCTAATCAAAAGATTAGCCAATATTTATTAAATAGCAATAAAAATGTAAATATCGGTATCGGCTTAAAGAAGTTCGATTTGAAATTAAAACCAGTTCAAGTCGAATATAATTTAAAAGCAACTTCGACAGTTAAAGTCGATCCAGCTACTATTAATTTCAAATCTTATAAAACTTATAACGGTGAATATCGTTTACCATTAGAAGACTTTGTCGATTATGAAGTCGGCGTTAAAAATGTCACTGTTAAAAATAAAGGTTTGTTAGTTAACGATACCAATAAAGATGCAACATATAAAGTTATTGCTCAACCAAAACATCAAGGCGGTAATCTTTATTTAACTTCTTTTAAGATCGACAATCAAGAACAATTAACAAACGAATTTACTAATGATTATTTCATTAAAGAAAATGGTGCTATATCTTATTTAGATAATTACTTCTACGGCACTCGTATTAGTGACTTCGCTTCATCTTCTAACGTAATAAATACTAAAGACGGTATTAAGCTCGACACTTCTAAATCGACTGTCGGCACTTTAAGTATTCCGTTAACAGATGATATGCGTTTTAAAACAATTAATTATTCTGTTAAAGATACTCCTGTTAATATTATTAATCGCTTCGATTTAATCAAGTTAAATAATTTTAAATATAATCAAGCCGACAATTATCTCTATATCGATTCCGATGTTCAAGGTCAAATAAATATCAATCAAATTATTACTTCTCTTGAATTTGAAATCGATAAGTTAGATAATGAAACGAATACCGGCTCTTGTCGTGTTTTAATTACTGACGACAATAATAATATTTTAGCGTCTAAAGAATTAAATACCGACACTAAAAATATGAAATTCTCTTTTGAATCTGAAGATTCAAAACGAAAACATATTTCTATCGTTAAGATTGGTCAACGCGGCTTTAAAATTAAATATATTAATGCTACTGCTAATGGATTAGTATTCTCCATAAATGGACAGCCATTATCTAAATCCTTAAATACATATTCTATCCCCGATAATCCAGATAATAAAATTCTAACACTATCTCTTCATTCTTATTTAGGTATTTCTAATCCTGTAATAAGTTATGTATCTATTGCTGGTGAATATGCAAACTTTAAGTATTACGAAAAAGAAGTAACAGTTCCTGCTAATAGTCAAGTTCAATTAAAGATTAAATCGAGAGATACTGTATTAAAATTATATAAAGATAATAATATTGTCGACGATAATTATGATACCTACGATTCATTTATAGGCCCAGGAAGGCTCCCATTACTCATCGATAAACAAAACATATCTAAGAGCGAATTCCCTATCCTTACAGGCCAAATAAATAAACATAACGTCGATTATATTAATGTCGATAACGAAACTAAGTTCATTACGTTAACGTTCGATCGATATGAAAAACAAGTTGAATCGTTATCATTATTAAATGTATTAACTCAGCATTATAATTTCGATAAATCTAATGATGTCGTATTTATAACATATGATGGACGAGTAATTATTTATAATAAGAATATGGACCAATCTGCTTTTAAAGAAGTCGATATCCTTGGTTCATATTTCGAATTTGAATATAATAAAATTATCACAGAAATTCCGGCAACACTTCTCGTAAATTATATTCACGATGTTCGTGGCCTAATTAAAACGACAGAAGCGTCGACAGAAAATAAAGTATATAAAATTTTATTAACGACTAAGAATTCTTCTAATCATACGTTACATCATTCTGAAACGATTGTTCAAAATCAGAAAGAATATCCGATCGTTCTCGATAATTTTGTTCCTAAGTTATCTGCAGAACAAGTATATTTTGTCGAAATTAATTTACCGGACGGCTATAATCAATCGACACAATATATTCGTTATCAACATAAGAATAAAGAAGTTTTATCTAAATGGTGTTTGTTAGGTAACAATATTAACATTTTAACACCGCAAGTCTCCATATTCGCTAATATGTGGAATGATAATGAATCAGATTATAATATCTCGGTAAATAAAAAATTAGAAACAACGTTATTTGCTTCTGAGTTAAGCTTACAAGATGTATATCAAATCGATAATGTCGATTATAATTTATCTGAATACATTTTATCAGTTCCATCATATGCTACTATTGTTTATAACGAAAAACGTTATACTGAAACAATCGAATTAACTGAAGATGGTTTAGGTAAATTTAAATATTCTAATGTGTCTTCTGATAATATAGAATTATCTATTTCTGACAATCAGTTGGCAGCCGACGAATATGTTTTATATAACACACCTGGTATTATTCAAGTAAACTCTATTTATGATTATGATTCATTAAGTTTACATGCTACATATACTTATAAGCATCCTTCTAAAATTGTATTTACTAATTTAGATAAATTATATGAATTAGTAGAGTACGATATTAATGCTTACGATACTGAAACGTTAATGACGATTAAAGATATGAAGGATGGCGATTCTAAAAACTTAAGTATTGCTAATCAAGATATCGATAAAGTATATGCGAAAGCAATCGATCCTAATTTTACGGCAGTAGTTGTAAATAATATTGTATCTGTATATCGTAATAGTTTAGATAATAAAATTGCCGTTAAATCTGGTTATTATTATGAAGCTGGTAAGGAATATTATTTTCCAGTATACGAAACAGAAGTCGATCATCATAAAGAACATTATGTCGACTTAAATAACACTAAGAAACAAGGTAGCCTTGTTAAGATGTTGTCTGAACGTCAGAACTTTATTCCGAATAGTTTAATGGATATGAAAGTGTTAAATCCATTATGCTATGTTAACTTTAAGGAACAAAAAGAAGTTTCTGAAATTTCTTCACTTTGTTCATTAACGACAGCAAATACTTTTAATAACTGGACGTTCCAAGATTGTGATCCAACACTAGTCGAATTAAATAAAAATTATGTGATTAATTTTAAGTTCGGTAAAGAAGGATATGCTATATTTAGAATTGATAAATATGCTTATGATACTTCTTATTGTTATATTAAAAAAGCTGGCAATTTAAAAATTTCTTTATATAAAGAAAAGAAATTAAATGGCTTTAGATTACAAAAGAAACCATTGTTAGAAAAAGTTAATGACTTTATTATTAATGATGACTTTGCATTCCAACAATTAGATATCGATAAAGATTTCTATTATTATATTGTCGTAACAGGAACAGTTGGTTCTATCGAAGAAATTGTTTTGTCCGATAAATTAATCACAGAGCCTCATAGTAAAAATATCGATAAATATAGTTGGGATTTAACTGAAAAGAAAAATAGTATCGTAAACGAAATTATTTTTGATACATTCAATTATACGACCGATAATAATATCGATGTCGATGATAACGATGTAATTCAATATGGTACGACAATCGATTATGACGCTACATTGTTAGCAACAGCTGATTTGAAACGTTGTCAGTTAGATAAAGTTTTATTACGTGGCAATAAGCTTGTGACAATGGATGAGCCTGGTACAGTTACGACAGAAATCTTTGATTTAATTCATAATCAGTATAAAGCTAAATCTGAAGATTGGTATAAGTATCTTAAAAATATATTATATATGGCTGCCAAGATTAATACTCTCAGTGAAGATAAATTTACAATTAGAGTATTAGGTTCTGAAAACTATTATTCTAAATATGCAACTATTGCAGTTATCGAAGACGGCGATTACGTTCTTTTGTCTAACGATAAACTAGTACAATATATTAGATTCGAAATCGATATTCCGGCTAACAGTTCTATTAGTTCTATCGATGTATATAATATATATGATGAATTAGAAGATCAGGCTATTGAATCTTTACCTGTCGATGGCGGCGATTTTATTTCTAGATTATTTATGGTTTCTGAAAAAGGGACATATAATTTAGACACAATCGACGCCGATATTAAAGGCGATGTTAGCATTAAAGTAAGATCGTTACGTAAACAAGGAACTAATAATCAGTTTACGGCGTGGAAAGATCTATATCGTTCTGGAACATTAATTCCAGCATCCTTTACTGATACTGACACATTCCAATTTAAAATTGAACTGTTAAATAATAAATCTTATATTAAATTAAACAGAATAGGATTAACGGCTATATGATATTTTTTAATAAAGCTCGTGTAACAAAAAATAATGGTTGTTATTTTTATGATCAAGATATTATAACTGCCGATTATTTATATTCTGGGGATTGTAGAATTAAGCTTCAATTAAAATATGTTAATTCTGGATTCGGCATTTTGTTAATTCAAGATGCCGAAGACATCTTTAAGTCTCCAAAACAATATATGTTTAAACTGGGCGACAATGAATATTCTGTTATCGATAAAGTTATCGATATTTTTGGTGTGAATACTCAAACCGTTCAAGAATATTCTACTGTACAATTTAAACATTTAATAAATAATGATGATGCTTTTCTTGTTTTAGAAAAAATAAATAACGAAGTTAATTTTTATCTTGAAACAAAAAAAGAAAAAGCTATCTTCATTGAAAAGTTTAAAATTAATATCGATGATTATAAAATAGGATTTTATTCCCAATATGGAAATACTATTAAATCTCTCCAAATATCAACTGGTTTACCTATTGGATGGGCTGCTAATTCTATTAGCACTGTCGGTGGTCGCATTTATTATTATGATAATACGATCCAATTTGAAAATTGTACTTATGAAGCGGAAACAGAAACTGATTTCATCTCGCTCAAAAAAGGAACCTATTATTTAAAAGCCGATATCGAAGGTGATATCATTGCTTATGTTTTTGAATCGAATAGCGATAGTACAGATATTAACAAAAAAGAATTACTTAACGGTAATAAAATCGTATTAGAAAAAGATGCTAATATTTCTATTCGTTTTGCTGGTCGAAATGGTACCGTTAAGAATATTTCTTTACAGGAATATGAAAATAGTGAATATGTTCCATCTTCCGGCAATGGTTCTAAACAAGATGGAAGTTATCTTCATTTCGATTTAGAAAATGTTTCTAGAATTGAATTAGTAATTAATATTCAGAAACTTCCTGTTGCCGACAAATTAAAATATTATTATTTTAAATATGATGGTCGTGAATATACTCCTGAACTTCCTTTAAATGAAGATGTTCGTATTGTATATGAACGTGATTCTTTAACGATAGCATATCCAGGAGGATACGTTCATTTAAATAAATATTCTTCTCGATATTTAGATATGTTCTATAATATCGATGCTTATGTTTCTAAGTTACTTATCGTCAATAAAGAAAACAAAACTGAAGATATTCTTAATGTAAGCGAATTTGTTTCTTACGTAACAAATGAAATTACGTCTCCTATTTTGTGTTTAGATAAAAATGATGAGCCGCTCGATTTAAGCTCTTCTTATCGTGAAATCATTATACCGTCTATTCAAATAGAGATGTTTAATCGATATACACCAATTAATTTATCTAAAAAACTTAACGCATACGATCTTGAAAATATTCAAGTAGTCGGCATTAAAGAGTTTACCGAAGTTAATCCTTTAGCTAAAACATTAGATAAGTTTATTCTTTCTGATGTCGGATATGTATATTTAGATTTTAATCATAATACTGATGTCGATGTTAAACATAATTCTGTTAATATATCAGATGAGATTAGAAAACAATATAAATATATTATTATCGTATATCCACATGCTGAAGAATATATGTATCGATTTACGAACTGGAATCGTGAGCTATTTACTAATGCTAAAAAAGAATTAAAATTAGCTAAACCAATTCTCGATACATTCAATAATATTATTGTGTACGCAACAAATGAAGAAGTCGATGAAAAATATTTTTATCGAGTACGAAAAGAAAAAGAAACGACCGATGTTAAGATGGCTGTTTCTAATTATGACGTATTAGATAATAGTCAATTCGATATCGATTTTAGTCGAAACGAAATTGTATTACATAATAATAGTTATAAATATTATATTGTAGAATATTTAAAAGCAGATAGCTATTGTATTAACGATTTGAAATATAATGTATTAATCGGCAAAGAACCTTCTAACTTGTATGAAGTAAAGGTATCTTCAAACAAAGAAGACGTAAAGATTATCTACGATCAAAATAAAGAAACTAAAGCGATCGACAATTATAAGATAACAGATTTGAATATGGTTCCAAACGAATATGTCGTAATGAGGTAATGGTATGAAGATTTATAGAAATAAGAAAAAAGTGGCAGGCACTGTTCTGCTTAATGATCAAGATATGCCATTATCTTATTTGGCTAATAATTCTGTCTATGCTGATACAGTAGTTAAGTTTAATAACGAACTATTAAGTTTGAATAAAAAAGAAGCGGTCTCTTTATACCAAAAGATTGATAAAGATTTGCTTATATTTAAAGAAAATTATGTTCCGGCTAAAGAACAGAAAGATTATTTATTAGATAAAGACGGCATTATTACGATAAAAGATACATCTAAAAAGCCGTCTTATCGTCCGACAGTATTTGGATATAAATATATTTTACAGCGGAACATTCCGTTTTCTTCTGGACGTAGTTGGAATATTAATATAGACTTCACTGGTATGGATAAAGTAAAGTCTATGCTTCAAGGAATTACAGTTCCTAATAATGTTAAATTTAATAGCGTTACTGAAAATCCTGATATCAAATATTATAACGGCGAAGATAAATTCCTTAAGGCAATGAAGACCGGCGGCTATAAAGATAATTGCAATATTTATATTGTAAATTCTACTTACGGTAATAAGATACTTTATAATAAACCTAAAATATTTGACGTAGCCAAGCCTGTTTTATTTAACCAATCTGAATATGTAATTGAACCATCTTGGGATATCTTTAATCACGATTTAGAAATGTCGGTATTCCCTCGTGCTACATATGATTATATTAAATTAACGATTAATCATACACCAATATTGATTATGCAAGATCGATTGAATTTTAAAACGATCTTATTATGTGGTAAAGAAATCTTTACTGAACCACGCTTAATTCAATTCTTAGCTGAAAATATTGTGTATGCTTATAGCATTGGGTATCATCGTATTCCAGAAAAAGCTGACAGTTATATTAATACTTTTATCTCAAATAATTTAATCGATTACTATTATAGTTTAAATAATCGATTAAATATGAAGCATCCTCAAATTAATTTAGATAAAGATATTGCTTCATTAACTTCTCTCGATAATCATGATTATAAATTAGTATATATCGAAACAACAAATCAAGATGTTATCTTCGATTATGCAACAGCTTCCCGCGACATTCATTTTAAAAAAATTGTTGACGACGAACCTAAAAAAGAAAATAATGAATCTTTAATTTATACAGTAAATCAAGAATTAAAATTCATCGATAATGTCGATTATTCATTATTTAATATTGAACAGATTCCTACAATACGTTATAATTATGATAAAGAAAAACTTCAATTAACGATCGGTCAATATTATAGTTCAAAATATAATATAGCTAAGTCTGAAGAAACTATTCTCGATATAACAAACATTAATACAGATTATATTTTGTATATGACGAATACTGGAATATTAAAAGACCAACGATTCTATATTCTTCCAGTTAATGAGCCATCTAACGATATTAAAATTGCCGATATTGTTATTAAGCTCGATACAAAAATTGAGCCGATCGACACAAGAATAATTGGTGGCGGATCTAGTAAATTCGACAATTACGAATATATCGATACTGGTAATATACTTGGCAGACCGTACAGAGTTGGCACTTCTATGGTAATCACATTACCTAAAAAATATGAAGAGCATAGAGACCAACTTCAAGAACAAATTGACAAACATATTTCTTCGTCAGAAGCAGCAGTATTATTATTTAAGGATTAATAAATGGCACAAAATTATTTAACTAAGGTTGACTTTACCAAAGGTGTAAAAGCCAAACCTATTAACGACAATTTTGAAATGATTCAAGATTGGATCGATACTGAACGCCTTCAGTCAGCTGGCTGGGGCGTTGTGTCCGGTTTTGAATGCTCTCGACGTGGCGATGAGTTTATTATCGATGTAGCAGCTGGTGAGTTAATCAACAAAAAAGGCCATCGAATTAATCTTGATGCTGCGTCTATTAATGTCGGAGCTCCACAAGCTATTCAGTATTTTGAAAAATTTACTCTCGATGCTAGTGGTCAAATTACGTTACGTTTCCCTGTATATGCACCATCTCAGTTAAAACAGGTTGCATATATCTCTGGTGTACAAGGTGAATTACCAGATTTAAAAGAGTTTCGTGTATACGATTTAGAAACGCAAGAAACATTACAAATTGCTTCTATTAACAAACAGATTATTCATATTGTCGATCCAGAAGCAAATGTCGGCAGAAAAGTCGGCGTAGTTTATAACTATGCTTCTTCTCATATCGATACGATTACGTATAACGATAAAACTCCTGAGCTATATCCTAAATATCATTACGGTATTTTTTCAGCATCTCCTGCATTCCCGCCAATGCAAAATTTTGAAGATGCTGGCGATATCGTATTAGGATGGGCATATTGGATTGTCGATGAAACAGGTATCTCTGTTAAGTTCTTCTATGACAATCGAAATACTCGAGCTATTTATGTCGATGAATTTGGCGATATTTACTTCTATGGTAAATTATATTCTAAGAATCAACGTAAATTCATTTACTTCATTCAACCAGAATATCCAGAACCAAATGATTTATGGTATGATAGCGATACAAATATTTTATATATCTGGCGACAATTTAACGGTGAAGATTACCAATGGGTTCCAGTAAATGAACACAGTACAATGGATCTTCACGAAACTAAATTATTTATTCCAGATGAAAATTTAACTGACGAAGAAAACGAAAAGCAAACATTCGTATTTAATGAAGACGATGTTAACATGTTCTTTATTCCTCGTTCTAATTCTTTAGACGTATATATCGATCAAGGATATATTATGAAAGACCAATACGTTGAAATGGTCATGCTTAAAGAACAAGATGCTAACGGCAAACATTTAATCGTTCCTGATAACGCTAAATATAAAATGAGCGATATCGTAAAAGGTGTCGGTTTTAAATTAAATTATGCATTAAATGAACCGACTGTCGTACAAGTTAATGTTCGTCATACAATTAAAAAGGGTAAAGAATCTGGCGTATTCCAACGTGCTGCAGTATTCGTCGAAGAGAAACGTATTATTTATAATGAAGACTCTTATCCTAATAACACTCGTGTAATTAAGTTGCCTACTTATTATGAGTATGGTAAGCAACAAATCGAAGTATTTTTAAATGGATTAAAGTTACATAATGGGTCTTCTGATGAGGTCGACTTTAGTGAAGTACTTCCAGTTCCGACTGAAGACAATCCTAATCCAACATTAACGAATAAATTTATTATTAATAATAACGTTAATTTAAAATATGGCGACCGCATCATTTATCGTATTTCTCATTATACTTGGTCTTACGAACAATTAGAGTCTATTATTACTAATGCTCAGAACGGTATTAAAGAAACTAAAGATCTCATTACGGCAGTCGACAATAAATATAGTCGTATTACAGATTCTATCGACCCTGCAATTACTGCAATGCAAACGACGATTCAAGATCTTAAGACTTCGACACTTAATACCGATAACTTTATTAAGCGTAGTGAAAAGATTACTAAGTCTATGTTGGATGACGAAGTTAAGAATGGTTTATTTAAAACTATTCAACAATATGAAATTACGATCGATCCAACAAGTACGATTTATCCATTACAACATACCGTTACCGATAAACAATTATCGTTTGTATTATTAGACCAATATGTCGGCAATAATAAAATTGATAATGCTAATATTAGTACAATACTTAATTATGGTACTGATTATGTCTATGTCGATAATAATAAAATTAAATTATCGGCTGGACTAATTAGAAATACAAGAAAACTTAAATTTATGGTTATTTCCTTTGGAGCGTAATTCATGCAAAACACATTGACATGGATGGTTCTCGACGAAAAAGAATTTAATATTTATAGTACATATAAAGCCGGAGTTATTACTTCGGCTTCTCGTACTGTAATTCCGATTCGCCTATATAATAATTATATGGGTATCGAGAAACAGCCAGACCTTAAAAACTTCGGTGTTAATTTTTATTTCACCGATATTGAAGATTCTGTATTGTTAGATTATATTAAAATCTTAAATGCAGATTCCACTGAGTTACCGACAACTCGATTAAGTGATACTTTAACAGTTAACTTAACTAACGAAGTCGTTCTTAGTGGCGCTCCTAATAAAGGAGATAGCGAAAAGAATTATTACGATTTTAATATCGTAATTGAATTACCTAAAGATGTTAAATATAAAATTAACGATCTTAAAGAATTAACTTGTGATATTGTATATTATTAAGGAGGCCTTTAAATAATGAAACCTACTTGGGGTATTCGAAAATTAAATGAATACAGCATAAGTAAAGATACAGCTATTATTATTACTGATAGCGAAAAAGATAACTATTATTGGGCCGATATTCCTGATGGATCGTTATTAGTAAATGAAAAAACAGGTAATCTTAGTATTAAATTAACTGGCGAATCTGATTGGGTACCAATGGGTATTCGTAAGGATGGTACAGATAAGCTAGTTAAGGATGCGGTAATTAATGTCGAATATTATACGATCGTTAAATTCGAATTAGAGCATAATCGATTCTATTATCATGATCGAGAAGAGATTACTCGTATCGGTAAACTTATCGATGGCAAGGCTCAATTTAAAGTTGGTTCTGGATTATATATTCCGGGGACAAATCAATTAGAAGTATTAATTAATGATACTGTAAGATGTAATACTTTGGACGACAGTCTCGAAGAAATTAATATGAAGTATTTTCAAATCGATGCCGATGATATTCGATTGGGTTCGACGGTTACAGTTCGTTATATTAACTATGAACGTTTAAGTGAGTTATATCCGTTTATCTTTATTCAAGAAAGATACCCTTGGTTCTTCGAAGATAAAGATATCTGGATTAATACAGCAGAAAATGTATCGGAAGACGGTTTAGCGATTACACCGATGAGCTACACAGTTTCTTATCCAGCCGATGATCCAGCTCATGCCAAAGTTACAGTTTTTACGACTAAAAAATCTCGATTAATTGCGACACATCGTCGTGACGAATACTTTAATGATGTGACTAAACGTAGCATTACTAAATTTAAAGTGCCGCGCAAAGTACACGACTATTATTTAAATCTCTTCTCGACTTACTTTGGTTATCAAACTAACTATAGTAAGGCATTGATTAAGGGTACTCAAACTGAAACAGATAAATTAACGTTAGATGCTGAAATGTTATATCCTAATGCTTTAATGGGTCGAGCTTCTGTAAAAACACAAATCGGTAATATCGTAACATTTAAACGTGACGGTAAAAAATTATATGCTTCTCAAAATATTGGTATAGGGGTTCAATACAATTTACCTCGAGAAGAAGATCCGTATGATATCACTGTTATAATTCGTAATCCTAGTAATGGGTTAAGTAAAGAAAAAGTATTAACTGTTGACCGTCGAAAAATTATTTTAACGGCCGATATTAGTTATGTCACAACAACCTCGGGAACAGAAGTTGTCGTGACAACCTTGCCTGGGTCAAAAATAACGATTATGGGCGCTGGTCCTATGGCCGGTGGAGTAATCGCTAGAGATGCTGTTGTCGGTGACAACGGAAAATATAAAGTAAATATTCCTTTGGCGCAACAAGCTGAAACATATACGGTAACAGTTTCTAACGATAAAGCAGATAATACCGTTAGTAAAGATATTGAAATATTGCTTCATACTCCAGCTACGCCTCTTTCTGTTTATGTAGTCGACGGAAAAGATTCTCTAACAGGTGATTACGAAGGAACAAATGCATTATCGATTCAAGCAGAATCAAGTTCTACTATCGTAATTAAAGATAGTTCCGGTGCCGTTATTCACACAAAACAGCCTTCTAATTTGTCTGTCGAAGAAACACTTTATAGAATTCCATTCTTTTATTATCCTGAAACAAAAACATTTACAGTAGAAGCTGTAAAAACTAATAAAGTTCCAGAGTCTAAAACGGTTACTGTTGAAGGTTATAAAAAAGTAAATGCTACAACTCCATTTAATGTTAATGCTGTAGCATTAAATAATAGAATCTGGGATGTATCTTTTGATTATATAAAAGGTTCTACTATTACAGCATATGATGCTAACAATAATATTATCAAAACTAAAGATAATAAAAATAATTTTGTTACCACATCTAATAACGATATTAGAGATTTTGTTGGACGATATTATTCTTTTAAACAAAAGAATAGTGATTACACAGTAAGATTTACTTGTACGCATCCTTTATACAACGATCAAGAAGTTACAAGAATTATTGAAGGCGCTCACTTGCCTGAGCATCAGATTGAATTATTAAATACTTATGTAATTAATCCATATGCCGATATGTATAATTCTGATGCTTATCAAGTATTAGAACTTAAACTATATAAGACGACAGAAGATTTAGATAGAGTTCATTTAACTCTCGATACTCATCCAGAGATTCAAAATAATTTAACATTATCATATGGTGAAACAAATGCTAAGCCTATTCAATATCTTGGGTCAAATCTTTTAGACAAAATTAACGGCTCCAAATCTTCTTATTTAGAATTCTATGGTAAAGATGATTTATCTAATGAAGAAACATTAACAGTATTACCTAAGATTAATGATTATTTATCTAACGCTTATGAAGGCGACAATGGATCTTATTACTTTATTTTTAAAGTCGATAATTTCTATGACTTAATGGAAAATAGAGAAATCAATATTAAAGTTAACAATAAAGCAACTAATAATATTGTGGTTCCGACGACTATTCTTCATTGGAAAAATATAGATAACTTTAATGATTATTCTACAGAATCTAATGATTATCAAGATATTCTAAATAAGCTTAGATTAGTTAAATCAAAATACTTGTCAGCAAATAATTCTACAAATAAATCAATCCTTGAGAGATCTTTTAGAGAAGAATTGTTTGCATATAAACAAATTAATGATCATATAAAATATATTCATCCTAATTTGTTTTTACAAATAACAGTTGCCGATTATCAATTTACAAAATATATTAATGCATATACTAAAACAGAAGAAAGTATAAAAAGAGCAGAGCAAAAAATTGATGAATTTATTTCTAAGGTTAAAACTAAATATAATTTAGAGCTACCAAAACATGTTGTCGATATTTATTCTACAACAAGTAATTATCTTTATTATGGTAATAAAGTTTTAGATAATGATAAAATTCCAGTTTTTATTTTTAATCATGATTTATTACTTTATCCTCAGAAATTTTCTTATTTAAATGCTGCTTATTCTGTGTCATCAAGTGGAAGTTTCGAAGATTTTTATCCTCCTGAAAATACAGTTGCTTTAGATATTAAACAGGATAATATAGATGATATTATTATTGATAATAAGATAAATTCTTTAGAATGGAAGCAAGAAATAGAAAGAATATTTAAAGAATTTTATTCACAAAAAAGATATGCGTTTTATCCAGAAATATATCCAATAGCTTCTACAAATCAACTATTATTCTGTAAAATAAGAAATATTCCAAGTAACTTCAATTCTAATAAAGATATTTGGTTCTATAATAATCTTATTTATACGGATGAATTAGCTTCTATTGGTCAAGGCGCACTTTGCAATTCTTATTACTCTTCAATTTTCTTCAATTATTCAACTTTAAAAGATATTGGCGATAATGCTTTCCGATACCTTGTCAATTTTGGGATAACTGCTTTTAATATTGGACGTGAAAATACATTTGAATTTGGTAATAGAAAATATAATCCATTCTTAGGAAACAATGATCCTCTTCGTGCAATAAAGAATCCTAGAAAAGAAGATTTAGATATTGTTGAACAAATTTGTCCTTTGCCAAATTATAATTCAGATCCATTTAAAATATTTTTAACTTCTACTAAGGATATTGGTATACCTGATTTATTTTTCAATTATTCTGCTGTTGAATCTATTGAATACAACTGTGAAAGTGTAACGTTTGTCGATGAAAATTATAATCCTATAAGATACGACAATAAGAACAATAACACTTATCTCGGTTTAACTAAGAACTTTGATCTCTATTTCACAAAAAATAATCTAGATAAAAATAAAACTACTAATAATAGTTTTTCTAAGTATGATAGGTTTGCTCATTTTCGAAACACACAAAAATTAAAAGAAATTGATTTGTCTTATTTTACAAATTATTATTTATATGCATATGACTTCTGTGATTCTGGTGTAAAAAAAATAACATTACCTAGCATATATTTAGCTAATATTGATGCAAAAAATACTTATAGGAATAATGCTGTTAATCCATTTGATGGATGCAAGAATTTAAAAACAATAGATAATTTAGATTTTGTTTTATGCGCATCTAAAAAAGTTCCAGCAGAATTTTTTAAAGGTGCGTCAATTTTAAAAGCAGATGTTAATTTAAATTATATAAATTATTTTAGCTATGCTTCTTTTTTCGGTTCCTCTGAAGAATTATCTTTTGTATATAAAAACAGAAATATAAGTATTGATCATTTAGGTAACGAAATCAATTTAACCGAAAGTTATCTTAGTTTAACAAATCCATCAGATGATAAAGGTATTTCTCTTAGTTCTGCAGTGTTCGGTGAGTCAAAAATAAAACAACAAGAAATCGATAAAATAATAAATAGGTTTATTAATATTTCAGATTATACGTTTAGATATAATAAGAATATTAAAGAATTAAACATAAATAGTAATTTACTTATTTCTGCATCGTTCTATTATCAAAAATTTGATAAGATCAATATAAGGTCAAATTCATTAGAAATATTAGAATTTACAGATAGAGCTTTCAATGTAAATTTAATGAAAAGCAATAATGAAAATTATATTGTTATAGCACCAAATCTACAATATTTCTATTGCGAAAAATATGGATATACTGCCGATAAAAATCATTTAGATATTGGTAATCCTAAGATGTCTTTCTTAGCTAAAAAAGATAATTTTAAATTCTTCCCAATAAATAATGATTATGATTTTATTAAACCTACAAGTTATTTTATCGAAGATTTTCTTGGTAAATCTAATGGTTATTATAATTCATATTTCACAAAAGAAGAATCTGAAAATGTTATAAATAATTTAGAGCTAGAAATACCTGTTACAAATTATCGGTATTATTTATTTGATAAGTCGATAAATTTATCTGATATAAAAATAAAAAAATTAACGATAACACTTGACGATAGTTATTATAAACCTTCAAAAGATATCGATACACCTGTCGGAGGCTCTCATTATTTAAATGATAGGAACGGCGATTTCCTTAACGATAAAAGGGTTATTGAAAAGATGAGATGGCCTGCTCTTGAAGAAATTGTCGTAAAAGGAAGAGCCCGTAGAGGTTACGAAGAAACAGTTTTAGGAGTTAAAATTAAATATGTCTAAGCTTAATGATTATTTTGAAAAAACAATAGGTCTTCCTATTATATATCATGACTATGAAACATATGATTGGAACTCCGCAAAATTCGGCACAATAGTTGTCGATCCTAAAGATAACAATATCGGTATTAAATTAAAATATAACGTCGATAATCAAGATCCAAAAGATCCATTCTCTAAATATGGTCCTAGTTGGGTAGCTCTTAAGCTGCCCGCTAGTGAATCATTAATTGTAGAAGAATCTTCTAGGATGGTTTGTGAAAAAATTATCTTTATCGATTATGATCGTATCGAAGGCAAACTTTATTATTCTATTAATGGTGTATATAAAGAATCTAAATTAACTCGTCAAGATAACTTTGTATTTGAGTTAGATAAAGGCCAATATATCCCGGGTAATCATCATATTAAAGCATTAATTAACAATGCGATAGAATGTTCTCCGGCGACCAAGACTCTTAAAGAACTCGATAGCACACACTTTGTTCTTAATTCAACACAGTTAGAACAAGGCTGCGAAATCGATGTATATTATATCGAACAATATCATGTCGGAAATCCTGTTCCTCGATTTTATAATCAAGAAGAAGAACCGGTAAATCCTGAACCAGGTGACTTCTGGATCAACAGTAAACGTAGCGAATATATGAAGCAAAAGCTTCCGATCACTCCATATATTCGTTATGATTATAATAGTATGCAGCTATCTATCTTGTTAAAATCTATTAGTGGCAGCACCTTTAAAATTTATAAAGGTGATGATCTTGTTGTTACGAAAACAAGTAATCGTTCTTGGACAACTTTAAAAGTTCCATTGGCTTATAACGAGATTTATGCATTAAGAATCGTTGGTGAAAACAATGATTATTTAACCAATGAAGTTACTCGTGATATTCATTCTACTTCTAAAGTAAATATTGCATTACAAAATTTATCACTTACTAAGAATAAAATAAATTTACATTTAGTAGGCGAAGCCGATTTAAAATTTACTGTATATAGTACTGCCGATACTTCTAATGTTAGATTTGTTCCGGACGATTTAAATAATGCGTATAATGTAAGTTTTGATCGTAAAAATAAATCTTATTATGTCGATATCACTGCTCATAAACAAGGCAAGTTATCTTTTAAACTTGAACGTATTTTAATTGAAGCAAAAGATCCTATCGAAATTCCGATTAAGATTATTGAAAAGACGTATCATACGCCAACTATCTATGATCAAACAGCTAAATTATTTGTTCGTATTGTTTACGATAAACAATTAAACTTAATTACGGCATCTAACAATCCAGAAAATCTTATATATCGTAGCGTTACGGAAAATCAAGATAACGGTAAAAAGTGCTACGATTATGAATACGATGTACGTTTAGCAGACGGCGTTCAGTATGTTTCTTTCATGGCTAGCGATGTACAAGAAAATGCTGTATCGACAGTAGCGACAACTAGTATTCAAATTAAGCGAACAAAAGAAATTAGAGCTCATTTAAAATTAAGCAATGAGCCATTAAAAGTAATTGCCGGTATTAAATATCAGAAATTAAATCTTGTTGTTCCTAATACAGTTTCTAGCGTACAAATTATTCCTAACATAACTAATACAAGGACTCAAGGCCGTATTCGTTTAATTAAACAAGTCGGTAATACATATACATATTTAGTTCCTGTGTATGCCCAAATTGTAACAACTCCTGCTAGTGGTAATAATCCATGGGAAACAAAGTCTGATACTGTATTTGAATTATCGGCTTACGCCTATATCGATCAACGATTAGAATTTCCTAGTAGTGTGTTAGATTACCTATAGAAAGTTAGATAAATGCCAATTAAGCAAAGTAAAAAAATATCTTCTCGTTTAATAAGTAATGGTCGTGCAACTTTCGTTTATAGCGATAGCGATTATAAATGGGATCTGTTACCAAATGGATCCCTTTTAGTCGATGAAGAAAACGGTAAAGTAAAAATTAAATTAGAAGGTAAAGTCGATTGGACTCCGGTCGAAGAAGTGTTAAATAAAGATTCTAATTTAATTATTCACGGCAATCGAATTATTAAAGAGCCATTTTTAGTTCTCGATATCGATAAAGAAAACGACACTATTACTTATTTAAATCATAGAAATGAACGTCGGCATAAATTTATTTATCGTTACCAAAAAGATTGGTTCGGAGTATTTGAATTAGACAAAGGTTCTTATATCCAAAATAAGAATTTAATTTCGGCAACGATTAATAATACAATCGAATGTAACGATAAAAATTATAAACTTCAAGAGTTAACAAGTCGAAGAATCGGTATCGACTTAGATGTTTTAATTCCAGGATGCTGGGTCGATGTTCAATATTATGATATATATAAAATGACTCAACCTGGCTATAATATTTTTATCGATAAAAATATGCCAGAAGAACAGCTATTCGATAAATCTATGGCCGTTGTTTTAAACGATAAAAAAGAAGTTAATACGGAAGAAAACCCGTAATATAAACAACGATAATATATTATTTCTAGTACTAGAGGTTAATCAATGGCTAAAAAAATAGAAGAATTTATGCTGTCAAAAGATCTTCAAGATAAGATCAATCAAGTCAGCAATTTAACTCAAGTCCATATGGATCAATTGGACTCTTCATTAAAAACATTGTTAACAAATATCGGAAGTGCATCTCAAGGAGTCATCTCTTATGATGACTCCGAACTTCGTAATCGAGTAATTTCTCTCGAGAAAAACTCTGCTACGAAAACAGGATGGTTCAATAAAACTTCTGATAAGTTAACTAAAGAAATGCTTAATGCGGAAATGCAATCTCTTATTGACGATATGCAAGATTTCGCCGATGCATTATTAACTAAATTAAATATTTCTGATGCCGATAATAAATATCGTGCTAAATCTGAAAAGCTTCAATTAACAGATTTAAGTGAAGAATTCCAAACTCAGATTCGTAATATTATAGATAAAGTAAATGCTTTAAATACAACATTTGCTGGTCTTAACTTTGTCGCTAACGATATCGAACAATTAAAACGTATCATTAGTGATTTACCTAACACAGCTATTACAAGAGATTTTGCCGATACTCGATATCGTTTACAAGATCAAAAGATTACAGTAAACGATGTTAATGATATTTTGCGTCCGGCAATTATTTCTCTTCAATCTAATTATAGTAAATTAGATAATGTCGTTGTTCGCAATGACTTATCTCAATATCGTCGTTTAGATAACGATATTAATATGGCCGATCTTGATGTAAGTATTCAAGCTAAGCTTAATACGATCGATCAATTAAATGCTAATATTAATGCTCGTATTAATACTCTCGTTAATCAAGCATTAGCAACAGGTTTTGTCGATACATTAAAAACGACTTATGTCGGCGATTATGCATTACTTAACGACAACGATTTCCAAGCTTATATTCAACAATTATTAGATACTGTATCTACTAATAATAAAGCATCTATAATTCAATGTTTATTTGCTTTATATAAAGCAATGAAAAATACTTCTGTAGCTGTTGCTGCGAATGAAGCACAGTTAAATAATGTGAACTCTCAATTTGCCAGCATGTCTACTAATGCTAATTATGCAAAATCTTTAAAAGATATTGATGCTGTCGATGCTATTAAAACATTATCTTATTTCGCTGGTCTTGGCGATACATTAGTCGACGATATTACTTCTGATGACTCTATCGAAACTCTTAGTGTAACTGGTTCTACGACTATCGTTCAAGCCGATACAATTGCTCAAAGCTATACAGAAAATGCTGCTAAAACTACGACAGCATATGTCGGTATTGCTTCTAATGCTGTTCACGATTGTGAAACTATTATGCATTTAGAATTCCCGGCCGTTACTAATGTTAATGCATCTGCATTTAAAAATTGTACTAATTTACATTCTGTATTTTTACCGTCTGTAAAAACTATTCGAGACGGTGCATTCGTAGCTTGCGATAATATTAATACAATTATACTACCTGAAACATATACATTCACTGGCAAGGAAGGTCTTCCTCAAATGTGTCGTATTGTTCGTGTAGCTGGTCCTGCAATTGTTTAAGGAGGTCGATTAAATGAAAGTTAGCGTTTATGTCGACAAACTTAAAAAATGGGTTCCGATATCTTCTGACGAAGTTCTCGATCGGAATAAAAATTTATCTGACGTAAAAGATAAAGATGCAGCTATTACTAATCTTGGTCTTTACGATAAGTTCATTTCTAAAGAAGCTCTTCAATCTGGATTTTTGCCAGATGTATTTACACCAGAAAATATTGTAACAGATGCTGATCACCAATTCGTTAGCGATAGCGATAAAAACAATTGGAACAATAAATTAAATAAACCGGTAGAAATGCAAACTAACTTAGAAGAAAACCAAATTGGTTATGATGAAGTTAATGAAAAATTTTATATCGGTTTAAATAATAAGAATGTTCTTATCGGTGGCGCTTCTGCTCTCGACAATATTAAAATCGTTAACGGATTCTTTTCCGGTAATTCTCAACCAACCATTATTCGTAACACTAAAACAAAAGAAGATGGTACATTAATTTCTCCGATCTTCGTCGATGTTCAATGTGTCGAATATACTGGCGGCGATCTCGGAGAAGTATCTGTGTCTTATACTTCTGAACTTATTAATATTTATAATACAGGATCTTTTACTGGTGCATTCCAATGTATGATTGTGTATCCGTTAGGAAGTGTTAATCGATGAGATGGTCAATTAAGTTAAAAGACGAAATTAAAGATTTAGCATTCTCCACATACGTGTCTATATTTTATAATTTAAACGATTTAGTTGATAAAGCCCAAGCGATTAAAAACTTGGGCTTATTCGATAAACTTGCTAGTATCGAAGAAATCAAAAAAATTAAGATATTGGCGACTGCTATTAAGACAAGTAATCTTCATCGATTTATTTCTAAAGCCAGTAAAGATAAATATAATAATAAAATAAGTAAATTTGTTACGACCGATAATCATTTTGATATCGATAATAATAACGACGCTTATTTTCACAATGGCGAGAAACGCTTTTATTTAAAATATAAAAATAAATATAGATTATTTGGTGGCAATACTATTTTATATAAAGTAGGCCAAGCTACATTTTTAGGAAAATCTAACGAAGTTAGAATTGCTCATAACTTGCACGACGATCGAAATGTCGGGATTACTCCTGATTTCGTATCGATTAAACCATTGCATAGTGAGGCTAAGGCCGGCGATATTTGGGTTAAAAAAGATTCTAACTTTATTTATGTAGGCAACACTGGTGCTGCCGATATAGAATTTCAATATATGATTTATGCTCCGAAGAATATGGGTTAAGGGATAGTCAATGAAGAAAAATCGAACATTTAAACAAGGTCGTGGATCTGAACAGCTCTTAAATCAAGAGCTGTATGATATCTTTACTGCTGTCAAAGATATTAACCCAGATATCACCGAGCAAGAAAAAGTTGTCGGTGCTAGTGCAGTTCCAGACAACAATATTCACGGTTCTCTCTGGCGTAAAGATAGAACAAATGAATTAAAATATTATGACGGCGTTAAAAAACAATGGATTAACGTATTCGATAATAAATTTCAAATTATCGAACATTTAACCGAAGAAACAACTCCGGTAAATCCTGTTAAAGGTCAGTTGTGGATTTATAACGGTATTATGTTGTACTTCGATGGTCGTGAATGGAAACCGATTAAATCTATTCCGGCTGACGATGCACAATTTAATGAAGCAGCATTTGCCGATTTCGCTCTCATTAGTCCATTACTTTCTGTCGGACATGTAACTGTACCGAGCTTACAAAACGGCGATTCTAAGCGTTATGAAAATGAATTAAAAACTGGTTATCAACGTTCTAAGAAAAATGCCGTCGAAGAAGTCGATACTTTCGACTTTGAATGGGAAGATCCATTTACGGCCCCGACTCATGATAAATTAGTCGATCCTAATCATAGAACACAATACGTTATTCCTAACGTTAATCATGATAGAATCTTTATGGAAAACAGTTTACTTAATGATTATGAGAAAGTAAACACTGTTTGTTTCCAATATCCGACTGTAAAAGCTCAAAATAAAAATTTAAGTGCATTACATATCAACGCACAAAAATTATCTAACATCACTAAACGTTTATTTAAAATTAATAAAGACGATAGTAATACAAATGCCATCATAGATATTAATCCTAATAATACAGAATTCTACGGATTTAGAGCTGGTGAAAATAAAGGCGATCATTTATATCCTTATTACGAAAAAGTCGATACAGGTATAACTGATAGTACGGCACGTTCTTTAAATAATACGTCCGGTATTCCTGAAGTCGATAGAGTTAATGCTGCTATTAATCCAGATATTAATTATAATCATCCTGAAGAAATTACAGTAAGAAATAGAGAAGTACGTCGAGATGTTTCTATGAAAGATGATCCCGATAATCGTTTCGGTGATTACGTTATCTTACATAAGAAGATTTCTTTGAATTATCGTACTGTTCAAAATTACGATTATATCTTAGCTGTAACATATGATTTCAATTGGATCAATTATACTGGTTCTTTGAAAAAGTTAAATAATGGTAACTTATTCGAAGGCTTCCATATCCCTGATCTTCCAGAATCTATTAATCTATTCTTCGATGGCTTAATGCTTGAAGAACAATTCTACGATGTCGACATTAAAAATCAGCTCGTAAAATTAGAAGATAAGATTTATAAAGAAGACGAAGTTCATGTCTTTAAAAATTACATTAAAGACTCTGGATATATCGTAGAAACCAACTTAGATAATCAAGGCATTATTTCTTTACATAAGAAATTCAAATCTCCATTAGTGTTCGTTGCTGGTGAATTGATTCATCCATTGTTCGGTGGCTTAATTTATCGTGACGATAAAATCTTCGTTCCTCGTGCTAAAGTTAATATGCCATGGACAGTAATTGAAGCATATATTCCTGGTGAAGAAAATGCTTATGCTGCCGGTACTGTAAACTTCGATAATAATATTATCGCTGGTACAAATCGTACATTAGCAACTGAAACAGGCACACCAAATATCGACGCAACTGCCTTGTATAATAATGGCGAACATTCTCTAATCGTTCAACAAGGTCAAATCGGTCATAGCGGACAAAACGTAATTTATTACGATCCTCGTGTTATTACTAATACCGATGAAATCATTTTATTCTTAGATGGCATGTTAATTAATCCTAAGAATATTGACTGGAATAAAGACTATAATTATTTAACGGTTAAAGACGGTTTATTCCCTGGTCAACAATATTTGTTATTACGTGATCCTGACGATCGTTTATTCGATGGCGCTAGCGCTATGGATACATATTATACTGGTGCATTAAGCGACAGTTTAGTTTATCAAAATGGTAAACTATTATGTAACCAACAACCTTTAATCTCTCCAGTATCCCCTAAAGAACGTGAACAAAGTACTGCAGACGGTGAAGTCGTATTGTTTATGCCAGACGATTTAACTGATGCAGCTTCCGTTCAAATCTATGACGATTATAAGAAAATCTGGAGATTAGCTACCGATAAAGAGCTTAAAGATATTAAAACGATCTGTACATCTTACGAGAATACAGTATCGGCTGTTAAGATGAACGTACCGGTTTTACCAGAAGATAGTATCGATATCTTTGCATACAAGTTTGCAGGCGATAGTGAAAACGCTATTAAGATTGGCGATTTCATGTTAGATTCTACTGATCCAACAAATCGTTCTTTCTATATGCAATACGATAAATACTCTCCTCGTGTAAATGCGTTAACAGTGTTCCGTAACGGTGTTCGTCAAATTCTCGATATTGATTATATCGAAAATGAAGACGGTGCATCTATTAAGTTCTTAGGACCGGCTAACGATATTAAAGCCGGTGAAAAGATTCATTATACGATCGAACAATTAGAAACTGGTGCTTCTAAAGTAATGGACGTTATTACGTTAGATAATACAAATGCTATTGGTACTAACGTGTACGAGATTCCGGCACAAACAGAGTTATATTTGTATCCTGGTCGATTAGTCGTATATCGTAACGGTGTTCGTTTGTCAAAAGAAGACTGGACATTGATCGGCAATAAGACAATTCAAATTATTAAATCTGATCGTCCTTATATCGGTACTACAGCAAGTAATTATCCTAATGAATCTTTCTATAAACAAGATACAGATACTTCTTATGTAGTACATCATCATCAACCAGATCGAATTACGATCGAGATTCGTCAAGATTATAAACGCAAAGAAGAAACATTTAAAATGCGGTATAATCGTGTTCCAGAATTTCCGATTAATGATTATAATATCGATCCTCAAGTTCTCGAATCTAAAGATGAAGTTTTATTCTATATAAATGGTCTGTTTACAGGTTTGAGTCGTAATATAGTAAATGGATATGTTTTAAATAAATATAAAAGCTGTATTACGTTTACTGATAGAAAAGTCGCTGCGTTATTAGCTAATGATCCATTGTATATCGATTTATATGAAAATCCTGATAAGATGGAAGCATGGAAAAAGCGGACTGGAAAATCAGAGTATACGACAAGTATAAAACATTATATCACTTATGATTATCGCGTATAACGCAGGAGATTTTAATGGCACAAGACTTTACTAAAGTTACAATAAACCAAATCGATATGGATGCTGTTACTGAAACAGTCATCGCAAAAGGTAATTTGGTATACCGTAAAGATCATAGTGATACTAAAGCAGAAGATGTTGATAAGGTCGGTGGCATTGCTGCCGACCACATCGCTGTAAGTATCGACGGTGATCGTGAAACAGTTCCGAATGCATTAAAACTCGGTGGTAAATTAGCTGCCGATTATATGACTACTACTACTGGTAATAGTTTAAATAAAAGAACTGAAAATATTAAATCTAAATTTGGTAGCGATATTTTAACATTGCGTGACGAGTTGTATCAACTTCGTGGTCAATTAGCTAAAAATGGTTACGTTAAAAATATCGGTTATTATGATGGCTACTATGATTGTTTCCATGATTTTAACCAAGTTCATTTAAATAAAGAATTAGCAAATACTAAGAATACAGTTCAGTTAGATAGAAAATCTTTAGTGTTCCCAGCGAATACTGATATGGATCAATTCTCTCAATACGACTTTATTGCTATCGTAAATAGCAATACCGGTTTGGAATGTATCCGTCAAGTTGCAGCTGTCGATAAAGCTAATTTTAAATTAACGTTAGATCGTAATATCGCAAATAACGTTATTCTTCAAAATGCAGAATATTATCAAGTATATAAATCTTATGGGGCTATTTATAATGGCGACTTCCTATTTGCTCGTCCTTTAGAAACTGTAATGGGCGATGAAGAATATGCATCTGGTGAAACTGACGATACTAGTCGTGAGTTCGTTAAGATGATGAAACCAGGTTTTGGATATGCGACTACTTTAAAATTTAGCGAAGGCAAAACAGGTTATTTAAAAACTGTTGAACTTTGTTTAAAAGCGTACGGTAATCCAGGTCCTGTTAATTGTTATCTTATCGATGCAAGAGATGTCGACCTATTTAAGAATGGTCAACAAGCTGAAGCAGCTTATAAATCTTCTCAAGCTAATAAAGACGATAAATTTAAATTCTTTGCTAAGACTCAACCTAAAGCAGTAAGTGCTACCGTTGAACGTCAATATGTAAAATTCAGTTTCCAACAAGATGGTAAATATCCTATTATACCAGATAATTACTATCAAGATCCTACACGTTATTGTTTAATCGTAGAGTTTATGGAAGTTAATACAGATAACTACTACGAAATTGAATTAATCAATCATAATAAAAACGATCTTCAATTAAATAATATCTTTTATGATTACGAACGTAAATCTGATGTTGCTGTGGCTCATGCATTAACAGAAACAGACGAAACCAAAAAACGTGATCTTTACTTTCAATTTAAAACTCAACAAAAATTAACTAATCAACCTAGTCCTGTAAACGAAGGTTTATATTCTGCTCATATCTATAATCGTAGATTACAACGTGCTTCTAAAGCTCGTGTAGAATTGAGAATTAAACGTGAAGGCTTATATGAAGCAAGCACTTTAAGTTCTCCATCCTTGTTTACGACTGAAGCAATTACCTTGAAAAGAAACCCAAAAAATGGTACAATTAATTCAGTACATGAATTAGGTTTGAAAACTGAAATTAATAAACCAATGGAATTGCGTCGTGGAGATCCTTCCGATATCTCTATGCCAGTCGATGTCGTTATCGGTGAAAACATTACGAAAGTAAAAGGTTTTAATACTGAATCCTTAACGACAATTAGTCCAGTATTGGTTAACGATAATGATCCTGTATATCGTGTTGGTTACGTAGTAGCTATTAAAGCACGTGAATATAAATTTAAGGACGGTATCATTACTAAAGGTCAGTTTAAACGATTCATTGTTCCGCTTACTGAAGTCGTTAAAGACGTTCATTCTTATATGGATGGCGTTAGCGATCGTTTGATCTTTGAAACACCTTTATATGAAGAAGGACAAGAAGTCGTAGATTATAATGATTTCGAAGTTCAAGTATATTGGGAAAATCCTGAACTAAGTGATAGCTCTATCACCAAACAAGAACAAATGGGTTCCCTAAAAGAAATTACAGTAAGCTTTGCTTCTGATTTCGAATAACGAACTGTTATAGCCGGGGGCGAAAGCTCTCGGCTTTTTTATTTAAAGGATTGACTATGATTACAGATCATAAAGATTTTTTAGAACAACTTAATGTTATTAAGCAAGGAATTAATATTCCGGCTTACGACATTTCTAAAATCATGGATTCTGAAGAATATAATAATTATTATGCCGATATAGAAAAATCGTTAAATGATTTAACTGGTATGATACGATCATTAGAAGATTGTAATCGATATATGGTTACATATGTTAACGATATCGTCGATAAAAAATATAAAGAATTAAGCGATAAACTGATCGCTTTAGAAAACAATTATTCTTTATATCAAAATAAAAATTTTATTTCTTATTCTCCAGAATTTGACGATACAAAAGTTGTATATGACCGAGACGGAACTCAGATATCTCAATCGGATTATATAGTTCAACAAGCAGGTAAGATCGATTTATTTAAAAATATTTCTTCGACAAAAGCTTATTCTGTTAATATAGATAAAGATCATGGATCTGCAGTTATATCTTTTGAACGTAATATGATTACAGAGTTAAATAAAAAGACTGCTACATTTATGATTAAATTAAGCGAGCCAATTACATTAAATTACATATCATGTGATTTAGTAAATTGCTCCGGCTCTTTTACGATTAATAATAGCATTAATGAATATTCTTTTAACTCTTATTTTGATCCACAAGAAATATCTTTAATCGTCATTACATTAAATTCTAGCAATCCTCAAACTAAACAGAAAAAGGTATTGTATGAAAAATCTAAAGGATTTATGGATAATGCTTATGCTGGAATTGCCTACTTTGATAAGAGTAGTGAAAAAACAGAAGAACAGCGTATGGCTAAAATTTATTATGAGAATGATGTCACGAAATATATAGGTGAGAATAATGGCAGAAGAAACAAAAATTAGTCGATCTCTGACCGTCAAAGATATCGGTATCGTACTCGATGATAAAGATACGATCAGTACAACTGCAAGACCGATTCCAAGACGTGACGAGATTAAAAATATTCAATTAGATTCTACTGTCGTTTCTTATGATTTCGGCATTAATAACATTAAATTTTCTTATCATAATGCAACTGACGTTAGTGGTCTTATTTCTAATTTTATCGTAATCGATAATTGTGATTATTTAACATTATTAACTTCATTAAAAGAACAGTCTAAAGATGAACAATATTCTTTAGAGTTTTACTTATTAGATAATAATAAAGAAATTCCGATATTGCCATATAATCAAACACAAGTATTATATGAAAAAATGTTCTATAATTTAGAAACAAGATTTAAAATTAATAAGAATTATCAAATTACTGTTCATGAAAAAACAAAAGATGGATTAACGTTATATAATACTTATGCTAACTACGATGAATATCTTACTGGTACAAATTCTTTAAATAATATGTTAAAGGACAAATCTAAAGAGCTCGTTATTAGCTATGTGCCAGTCGATGCTAAACGAGTTAAGCCGACCAATAATCGTATCGCGATTAAATTAATTAAACGAATTTACGTTGGAAAAAATCCGCTTAAAATAGATAATATTATTCTTAATGCTCATGGAGGAAAATTAAATTGGAAGATTTAAAAAATACGACAGTTAAAAATGCGTACCTTCAAGCATTAGCCGATGAAGGATTAATGGATAAGTTTAAAGAAAAAAGCTTACAAGATCCTAATACTCCTTTATTTAAACCTAACTATTTAAGTGAAGAAGATGAGCCTAAGTATACCGAAGTTCATCAGAATACGTTAGAATCTATTTTCGATATTATGAATCTAAGCTTTAACTGTATTGATTCTGCATACGATATCGAAAACTTATTATCTGATGTCGACTTAAAGATTGCTTCTATTCAAGAAAAGATCGATGCCGAAGATGAACGTGTTAAAGACGTTAATATGATCTGTGGTAATATAACAGATTTTAATTCTATTATTCCGATTACGTCGGGTCATTTTTCTATTAAATCTAATTTATATCAATATAGAAATTGTATTACGTCTAGTAAAACATACGAAAAAAATATTCCGGTTAGAATCGTAAATATTAATGGTAACGGTTATTCTGGTAATGACTATGTAATTTCAGATAAACACGATGTTCTTCAAAAAGAACTATTCGATACATCCCTGACGGAAAACGTTTTTGATGGCGTTAAAAATAGTGCGTGGGAATATAGTCGATTGTTTAGTTATGATGCCGTAAATAAAAGTGATTTAATTAATATCGACGATATCCCGGCTACAGTTCAACTTACGTTAGAATCTCAATCTGAAGACGGTTTTAACGAACTTGTGTTCGACGATGATGCAACTACACATATAACAAAAGTCGAAGTTTCTGATAATAACGTAGAATGGCATACAGTATTTAATGGCGATATTCAACCGAACAAACAAGATAATAGCTATTCTGATTTTACATATATTTATGGTAGCGGTGCTTTAGTATTTCCGGTTACTCAACTATTAAGAATTACGATGTATAGTAATGCTGTCGATTCTAAGAAAATTAAAATTAACGATCAAATAAAAGATGGTGTATATCGTAAATTTATTAAGATCGACGCTATGCAAGCAAGACGTAATTCCTTTAAAGAAGGTTCTGGTACGACTCAAAATATTATTACTTCTGGTAAGGCAGTGTGTGCTGGACTATTCTGTAATGAATATATTCCGGATTTTATGCAAGATGCATTACGTCAGGAAGTACAATATCAACTGATCGTCAATGGCGTAGCTTATAACGTTGTTCCTGTTAATAGCAATAAAAAAGGAATTAAACTTATTAAGTATTCTAAAAATCCCGTTAAGGAAAATTACATAGAATATATCGATGAACCAATTACGACATTGCAGATTGCTATGATGGTGCCGACAGCATATGACTATTCTCCGTATATTGCTAATTTAAAATTATGCTTAGGAAAGCAGGTGTCTAATGTATAAAGATCAGATATATAAATTAGAATATTATCGCCAACAATTAATTAATCGATCTTTAAAATCTGGCGAGTATATTAGTGATAGTGCATTAGAATCTGCATTAGAAGAATACGATACACAGTTGGCATTATTTAAACATCGTTATATTCAAGAAGGTTCTAAATTAAACGTTAAAGAGTTTAATAATGAATTATCTGTTTTATATAATGACTTATTGATTCTATACAGAATCGTATATGAGTTAACGATCAAAGAATTTAATAATACTAAAGATCTTGTAAATATTAAGTTAAATAATTTAGAACGTATCGCAAATCAATATTATAATCGATCTAAGTTAGAAACGATTGCTATCTTTGGCGACACATTAGTATTCCAATCTAATAATTTCGATATTAAAAATAAAGATGGTAAAACGTATGTTAAGCTGCCGGCATTTACGACATATGCTGGAGCAACATTAGCTTTTTTAGCTGATGTACAAGATAATAATGCTAACGTAGTATTAGAATTATCGCCATCTGAAAATATCTTAAACTACGAATCTAATGAATCGTTATATCAAGTACCAGGTGAACCGACAACGAAAACAGAATTCTTTTCTTTAGATTCTGGTAATAAATATTTCGGTAGTTATCAGTTACCTCAAAAATTTGAAAATACATATAAATCTCAATATTATTTATATTCTGGACATAATATGATTAAGGTTAATAATGAATGTATCGAGCTTAGTCAGTATAATAAAGTTCAGAATTCTACAGAACACGATGTAGAGTTTTATATTTATAAAGGCACTAAGATCGATTTTAGCTTCACACTAGATCCGATTAAAACGAATATTAATAATCATTTGGTTACGATTACTGATAAAGTTCAGTATTTTAAATTTAGAATGCCGCCTTATGGACAAGTATCTTTTAATACTGACGGCATCGTTTTCGCAGCTGTCGATAATTGCACCGTAAAGGATAATCATATTTATTCTAGAACATTCTATTCTGGTGCATATAACAATATGCTAGAAATTATTACTTACGATAAAGAAGTTAATTACGATAATCCAGTTGCTGTAATCGACAATCCATCAGGAAAAGATATTAAAATTAATTCTTTAGCAATTAAACAAAATAGGTATAACGAATATGATCAAGTATAATATCCGATTTAACGGTTCTTGGGAGTATGATAAATTCGTATTGAATTATTATAATCTAGCTAACGAAATTAAATTATTAAAAGAAAAATTATTAAAGCTAGAATCTCAGAATGAATCTATAAACGATACGTATAAAAAATTAGTCGAGTCTAATATTTTAGCTAAAACGTATCGTCAATATTCTAATTTCTATTGAGGTATAACATGGAAATAAAAAATACGTCTAAGTATTTTACTGAACTTGTTGAGTCTATGCAACAAGAATATAACGATTTAGAAACATCGATTATTAAACAACATAATTCTTACGATAAAAAGCTCGAGATTATGAATGCTGTATTAGAATATAGTAATTATTTAAATAATCAGATGTCTCGATATATTGATTCTCTTAAAGATGGCAACCGCATCAACGAAACTATTTTTGATGGAGAAACTGTATTAAGAAAGAATATATATAATTCTAATAAGATATTATTTGCCGATACAAATAAAGTATTAGAAGCTAATTCTAATTACGAAAAATATGGTAACTGTATTCATCCTAAAATTATCGGCAACTTAGATAATTTACTTAATTTTAATTCTGCTGCCGGTTATATATTTAAAAACTCAGCAACAGTATCTATTAATGAAGAAGTTAAAGAAGAGTATATCGACGTGTTAAAACATGATACTATCTTAAATAAGATGCCGACATTCTCTCAATATTCTTCTGATACTGTTACACTTACAATCGAATTCCCAGATAATCCTATCGTAGGATCTGCGACTTGTAATGCTATTGAAATTTCTCCATTCTTAGCTGGTGCATCTATTTTAAAAAATATTACGATTATTACTACACCAGGAACTCAGTTAACTAATAAGGCTATCGTAATTGATTACGATCAGCCATTAGAAGATACTCGAATTTTATTCGATAATACATATAGTATCAAAACGATGGTTCTTAATTTCAAATTAACGTTCGTAAATAATCTCGGTATGTATCCATTTGGTTTGCGCCATATTTATTTATATAGTGCTAACTTCGATACTAAGAATAGTAATATCGTAATTAAAAACGAATATCAGAACTTGATTAAATATATTAACGATAATATCGTTATCTCGGATCAAACTGCCGATGAAGTCGGTAATCGATATAGTAAACATAATACAACATGTAGTGAAATGGATATTAAATTATACAGTTATTTATCTAACGGTAATTTATTATATCCTATCGAAACACATGCTCGAGATATTATTAATCAAATTTCTCGAAATACAAAAGTGTTCTATGCCGACATTCCGGTTAAAAAAGCAATGTATAGCATAGAGTTTTCCAAGGTTCGGACTTAGTGTCCGGGCCTTTTCTTTTTCGAATTCTTGTGCTATAATAATTCATGAAGGTATTATTTTTAATCGGAGGATATTTTATATGGTTAGTGGATTATGGTACGAAGAAAATATACTAGGCCATACGACAGATAAAACGTATGTTACACAATATACTATAGATTACTTATACGATAATTTTTACAGTACAATCGATATCGTAAAAATTTTGTCCACGTTTCGTAAAGAATTTATTAAATATTGTGATCTGCCATCTTCTCTTTGGAATGGGCTCATTAAAAGAGATACTTATTATTTTCATCCAGAATTACAAATTTTATCACAGCCACCTAAACTTAATATCGGACTCGATATTGAAGTAAAGGAAGTTAAGTTTTTTAAAGAAATGAAAATTTCTTATACTAAAGAACAGTTGCTATCTTATTATTATAAAAAGGCTAATCCTTTAACGATACGAGATGCAAAACGAGATGTTGGTGCTATTGATTATTTTCTAAATCGATATAAGCATCAACTCATGGATTCATTAGATATTCTGCTTTATCTAATCGATGATCATGCACACGAAGTTAGTTCTTTACTTAACTTAACTAACTATGAAGTAGATACACTTGAGAAAGTTGAATCTATTTATTGGGATAACCACAGAGCTGGTTTAGATAAAGTTTTCTACAGATGGAGTTAAATATGAGTATTGATTTTTATAAAGAGTCTTTATCGATCTATGAAGAATATGAAATAGAAAGTGAAAAAGACGAAGAAGAAGGTTATGACACATTACGGTTCCCGTCATTCAATAAGAACCTAAGTGGCCTAACAAAAGGTTTATATATTTTTGCCGGCGAATCTAATGGCGGCAAAACAGCTATTATGTCTAACTTATTAAAGGATTTGGGAACGAATCCTGATAATAAGTTATTAGCTATTTACTATACATTAGACGATACTGTCGGAGAAGTTATTCCTCGTATTATTGCGATGGATCAACAAATTCCGATTGCGATTGCCGGTAAACCAAAACGCTACGAAAAAATATCGTCGATTACTCCTCGATGTCAAGAAGAAGATGAGTACTTCCAAAGAATTAAAGCTCAACTTCAACGTCGTAAAGACGGCATTCAATTATTAAAGGAGCAGAGTCATCAATTTATGATGACCGACGGAACTCGAGTTCAATCTTTCGAAGATATTTGCGAACACGCAAAACGAGCTCAAGAATTTGTCAAATCGGTCGATCCGGAAAATAATATCATTATCGGTATTGACTCCTTATCTGACTTGCGTTTTAAAAATAGAACATTTAATAAACCGCAAGAACGTCATGAAGCATTATCTGAAGAACTTAAAAAATTAGCTAACGTCGATTTACAAGTTCCAGTATTTGGTACGGCACATTTAAGAAAATTAAATCATAATGGCCGCCCATCTCTTGACGACCTTAAGGAGTCAGTACGGTATCAATATGATGCGAGCGTCGTGTTCCTTGTCCATAACGACGTAAGCAAAAATAAAAATAATGCAAAAGTATTTTATAACAGAGAAGGCTATGCCGACATTCAACCTGTTATAGAGCTAGATTGGGCTAAGAATAAACGAAGTGAATTTAAAGGTAGAAGTTTCTTCTATTTTGTACCTGAGTTTTCTTATGCTACAGAAGCTAATCAACAAGATACTGAACGTTTTAATAATATCATTCGAGGTTAATACATGACTATTTACGAAAAAGTATACGAAGCTTTCTTTGAAAGTTTATTGAATGACTATCCAGCATCGACTCGAGAAAAAGAAGATTTCTTGGGTGTCTGGACAACAGTTATTAAAGGTTTAACTAACGAACGTTTCGCTACAGCTCCTGTAGTATTCGACGTTCTTAAATTAACGGCTCGATATGTTTCTACATTAGTATTAAATGTAGATAACGAAATCGAAGATAAACTTGACGTATTTAAAGTGCGAGATTATTTAAATAAAGATCTTGCTCTTAAATTAACAGATGAAGAAATGGCCGAGGGCAAAGCTTTAATCGAAGATCTTAAATTAAAGATTGCTCAATCTGCAGAATCTGTATTAGGTCAAAAAACTGAAATTCCTCAGTTGCGTCCTAATCTTAATACTCCAGATGCTTTATTTGCTGAGTCTTATGAGGTAGCTCGTTGCATTACTCAATTATATGAAAATAACTAACGAACAGTTCCTCGACTATCTTGATAGCCCTTGGTACTATAATATAAAATATAATACTCCAATACCGACAGACGAGCGTACTTTACGCTCGTTTTTGCATGATATAGCATACGCTTTTCTCGGCAGTATTTATCAAAAAGAAATTATCGGCATTCCAGAAATGACTCAAATGTTAGATAATTATTTAAATACTGCTCCTCATCGTATTAATAATAAAGATGTTCTTAAAGGTATTAATTATCTTTCTAGCCTTTATGAATATTGTAAAGATGAACAACTTAATATTATTTCGATCGGGCATTCTCATACATTAGAATTTGATTCCGGAGAAATTGAAGTCGATATCGGTCCTATTGCTTATCGTAACGGAAAATACTTTTTATTTTATCCGGTATTTTCTCATACGTTTTCACAAGAAGAATGTGATAGCAATATTAACTGTACTCTTCATTGGAAGGCAGCATACGATGCGTTCGACTTTCAATTAAGTGGCGTTATGTTTTATTATGCTAAAACTAGAAAAACATTTATTGCGTATCGTGATATTAGTTCGATAGAACGTTTAAACTTTATCGCTAACAATGTTTTACGGGGGATCGAACAAAAGATATTCTTCCCGGTGCGAGAAGAATCTTCTAAGAGTCGATTTATTCCAGAACTTTCTAGAACATTTACAGGAAAATAATAATAATGCCTTACGAAATAGATGGCTGCGTTTATAAAACAAAAGCCTTAAAAGATACTCATATTCTATGGAAAGAATATAAGAAAAATAAATTAATTGAATCATTCGAGCTTCCTCAAGTTAAAGATCGAATTAAGAAAAGTCGATATTTCTCTTATAAACCTATTGTCGACGATATTAAATTCGATAGTTTAATGGAAGCAAGTTATTATATTTATTTAAAACAACAACTTAAAGATAAACTAATCACTAGTTTTGAACGACAAGTTACTTACGAATTACAACCGAGTTTTAGAAAGAATAAAAAAACAATTCGAGCTATTAATTACGTAGCAGATTTTGTCGTAAAGAATTTAGATAAAAGTATTCGCGTTATCGATATTAAAGGTAAGACTACGGTCGACTTTAATCTTAAGAAAAAGATATTCGAATATAAATTCCCCGAATTAACTCTAGAATGTATCCAGTTTCACGATGGACAATGGATGCAACTAGACGACGTTAAAAAATTAAAAAGGAAATCCAAGAAAAAATAATGTCTGAATATAAAGTTCTCGAAGGACAAAAAGAAGCTTGGGAGGAAATTGACGCTATCGTATTAGAGTGTCAACAAACTAATAATAATAAGAGGAAAGATGAATTACTACAAGAATTAATTATTAGGTTCGAGCCATTTATTAATATGTTTTACGATCTCTTAGTAAACGAAAAGACATATTTAAATAATAAAGTATCTCGTGATTTTATCTGCTTGTATATCGCCGACAAAAATTTACGTTTTAAAATCTTTAAGAATACTCGATTATCTAAAACTGAATTCAATGAAGTGAATCGATCTTTATCTCTGATTCGGGATAATTATGGTAAGAATAACGATGTAATGACTGATTTGCATTATGTATTTACGCAAATGGTGTTAACATATAAAAAAACCAATCGTAGTTTTAATACATTTGTAACATATGTGTTTAAATATCGTTTATTCCATTTTATATCTAAGTTCTTACGCGATCGTATTAATAACGGATATGATAGAACAGCATTTGAAGACGTTAATCTTAACGGCTATAATTCTATACATCATATGAGTATCGAAGATCAGGTTACTGTCGACGATAACGGAAACTTCAGTGATTCTTGGTTATCAGGTTTAACATGTTCTGATGTATTCGACGAACTTAATGAATTAGAGCGAAATATCTTAGTTAAGATATTTGTCTTAATGAAACGTCCTAAAGATATCCAAAAAGAACTTGGTATATCTGAAGCTAAATATCGTAAACATAGACGGTTAGCTTTGAGTAAACTAGAAAAAGCTACAGGCTTAAAAACTAAACATTTAAAACCTTTGAAGGCGAGTGAATAATACTCGCCTTTTTCTTTTTTATATGTTATAATATATAGGAAAGGCGGTTACTTATATGATTGATAAAGATAAGTACAGGTTGACGTTAAAAGTCAACGATTTAGTGGCTCAGATATTAGCCCTAAAACAAATTCCATTAGATGTAGCATATAATATTCTATATGACCAAGATAAGATATTAAATATCGATGAAACAGAACCTATCGTTAATATCGATAAGGCAGCTAAGTATTTAGTACAATGCTTTAAAGAAGGTCGTGATATTTATGTATATGCTGATTATGACGTCGATGGAATGACGAGCGGAACAATTATGAAAAAGTTTTTAAATAAAATTGTTCCAACACATAGTGAAGTTTACTTCCCTGAACGAAGTGATGGTTATGGCTTAAGTGCTAAATTTATCGAAGATATTCATTTAAAATATCTAGGCCGAAAAAAGCCATTGATTATGACGGTCGATAACGGTATTACTAAAGTCGAAGAAGTCGAGCTTTGTAAAAAATACGATATTCCGGTATTGATTACTGATCACCATTTACCACAAGAAGTATTGCCAGATACGATTGTCGTCGATCAACATATAACTGAAAGCGATCATTGGGCAAAAGCGATATGTGGTGCTGGCGTTGCTTATTACTTCTGTCGAGCTATCGAAAATGAATTAGGTTATAACCATTATGAAAGTGATAAGTTACTTTATTTAACGGCTATCGGTACGATTGCCGACGTAATGCCATTAAGCAGTTATGTTAATCAAGCTATCGTTCGTAAAGGTTTTAATCAGATTCAAAAAAAACAGATTCCGAATACATTACGAGTATTCTTAGATATGTTAACCAAAGAAGCTATTACAGCCGATCTAGTATCTTGGCAAATTGCTCCTCGATTAAATGCATGCTCTCGATTATTCGATATCGGTGCTTCCATTAAATTATTTAACGCTAGTGAAGAATCGATCGAAATATGTAATGCAGTCGAAGATTATAATAATCGACGTAAGGAATTGACTAAAGATTTTAGCGAAAGAATTATTAGTCAATATAATAAACAAGACGATGGTAGCGAAATTGCTTTAGTCGTTAACGATGAAATACCGGTCGGTATTATCGGTATACTTGCAGGACGACTTCAAGAATATAGCGGTAAGCCAAGTTTTGTTGGCTTATCTGATAGCGAAGTAATTCATGGTTCTGCTCGAAGCAATACGTATCCATTAGATTGGTTATTGTTTAATGAACCTTCTGTGGCTTCATATGGCGGCCATGCAGCTGCTTGTGGCTTTGCGATATATAAAGATATGCAAGACGAGTTTAAACTCTCTCTGAGCGCAAAAATTGCATCCTATGTGCCACCTGAAGAAGTCGTTATTGAGCCTAAAGAATCTGAATACGTCGATCTTACATTATCTGATTTAACGTTAGAATCTTATAAATCATTTAATTTATTCTCGTTCGATGGTTTAACTTTTACTAAACCACAAGTTAGAATATCCGAGCTTAGTGTTCTCGATGTTAAACCAAGTGGAAATAATCCTGACAATATATGTTATACAGTATTCGACGGAAAAATAAAATTAAGTATCTGGGCATGGAGATTAGGAGATCTCGGAATTAAAGTTGGCGATAGAATTACGATGTGTGGCGATATCGAGAAAAACTTTATGAAGCCTAGACTTTATACTTTAAATGTAAAAAGTATAATCAAGGAGGAATAGAATGTTTACGCATTTACATGTACATACATCATATAGCTTTTTAGATGGCTATTGTCATATACCTAAATTAGTAAGCCGTGCTAAAGAGCTCGGTATGGAGAGCTTAGCGATTACCGATCATAACCATATGGGCGGTATTAACGAGTTTTTACAAGAATGTAAAAAACAGGGAATTAAACCTGTTTTAGGATATGAAGGATATCAAACATGGGATGTACTTTCATTAGCTAAACCGGTATCAGAACGTTGGGCTGATGCGGCATGGAAAGCACAGGAAGCTGACGACTTAACTGAAAAGGAAGCCGAAGATTTAGCATCTGGTAAAAAAGGCGTTAAAGGGATTAAAGATATTAAAGCTCGTGCCGAAAAACATATGTACGACACAAGACAATATCATTTAATTTTATTAGCTAAAAATCAAAAAGGTTTAAATAATTTAATTAAGCTTCAAAGTGAATCTGCTCGAGTATGCACATATAATGGACGATTCTTATTCGATATGCCGATGCTTCGTAAATATAGTGAAGGTGTTATTTGTACGACAGCATGTGTTGCAAATATGGTAGCTAATCGTGTTCGTAAAGATGATTTAGATAAAGCCGAAGAACTTATTCTGGAATATAAAGATATCTTTGGCGACGATTTCTATTTAGAAGTACAACCTAATGCATTCGATGACCAAGTTAAAGTTAATAATTTTTATTTAACAATGTCAAAGAAGCATAATATTAAACTTGTGGCGACAAGCGATGTTCATTATGTTTTAAAGACAGATAATAAAGATCATGATGTATTAGTATGTGTCGGTACTGGTACCGATATCTATAATCCGAATAGAATGAAATATGATCATAACTTCTGGCTTAAAAGCGAAGAAGAAATGCAAGACGGATTTAAATATTTAATTAATACATCCGAAACTGAAGTCAGCGTAGCACGAGAAAAATATGCTTTATATTTAGAAGCTATGCGTAATACTCAAGAAATTGCTAACAAAGTTGGCGAATATAAATTAGGTAGTGACGTACCATTAATGCCTAAACTTCCTGGCGTTAATAATACGAAACGTAAGCTAAGAGAATTAGCATATCAAGGTTTATATGCATTAGCTAAAAAACATGATTATATTGCTAACGATATTAAGCGTTATGAACAACGTTTAGCTTATGAGCTTAATATTATTAACTATAAAGACTTTGCCGATTATATGCTTATCGTTCGTGAGTATATTAATTGGGCCGATAATAATGGAGTAATGACTGGCCCTGGACGTGGATCTGCGGCAGGTAGTTTAGTATTGTGGTGTATCGGTATTACTAAAAACATCGATCCATTAAAATATGATTTGTTGTTTGGTCGTTTTTTAACCATCGATAGAACTGGCCTGCCTGACGTAGACTCAGATTTTAGCTACTTTGGCCGAGACAAAGTTATCGAACATATTAAAGATTTATATGGTGATAGTAACGTTGCCCATATCGGTACATATTCTCAAATGGGTGTCAAGTCTGGCCTAAAAGATATCGGTCGGGCACTTAAAATCCCGTTCGATAAAATGAATGCATTATCTAAAATTATCGACGACTTTAAAGATGTAGTACCACCTCAACCAAAATTTAAACATTATGATGCATTAAAAGATGGTAATGCTACAGAACAATCTTTATATACTAAATGGCAAAAACTCGAAGCCGACAATAAAGAACTATTTAGATTGGCTCGAGCATTCGAAGGTCTTAAACGTAATTTCGGTGTTCACGCTTCTGGCGTGCTAGCAATGCCTTGTCGTGTCGATGATTATTTCCCGACACGTACCGATGAATCCGGTGTAACGATTACATTGTTCACTGGTACAGAATGTGAAGAATTAGGCACAGCGAAACTCGATATCTTAGGTCTTAAAACATTATCGATTATCGAAACCACATTAAAACATTTAAATAAAGATGTGCATTGGTTATATGATAGCTTCGATATCGAAGATAAAAAATTATATAAGTTATTGGCACAAGCGAAATCAGATTGTGTGTTTCAATTAGAATCTGATATGTTTAAAGACTACTTAAAAGAAATGAAGCCAAATTGTTTTGACGATATTGCAGCAACCACAGCTTTATTGCGACCAGGCCCTTTAAGTGCGAACATGCATCATCAATACGCTAAGCGTAAGCAAGGCAAAGAAGAAATGTCAGCTCCTCTTCGTGGCATTGACAACATTGTTAATAATACATATTCTGTAATTCCGTATCAAGAACAAATGATGCAGATTTCTAAACAAGTTTCTGGGTTCGATGATAACCAAGCAGATTCGCTAACAAGAAAAATTTTCGCGAAAAAAAAGGTAGATCAAATGCCTATGCTTGAACGTTGTCATATTTATGGCAAAAAAAATTGCGAAGGTCCTAAAGGTTGGGAACAAGATGACAAAGCTCCTTGGTATGATCCTAAAGGTAAATATGGCCCTGAAATTAAAGGTGCTTTAGCTAATGGATATACAGAAAAGGAAATGAAAGATTATTTTGAATTAATACAAGGATATTCCTCATATTTATTCAACAAAAGTCACGCTGTAGCTTATTCTTTCACTAGTATGCTTACTACTTGGCTTAAGCTATATCATCCTGTAGAATTTTATGCTGCATATTTATCAATGCAATCTTTAGAAGATTTAGTTCGTTATATTCCGTTAGTGAGAAAGGAAGGGATCGATGTTGAAGTTCCAGACATTAATATTTCAAATCTTGATTTTACTCCTAATGGAAACACTATCTTATTTGGTCTTGGGTCCATTAAGGGCGTTGGTTTGGCTTCCATACCTGCCATAATTGAAAATCGACCTTATACTTCTTTAGAAGATGCTATGGATAAAATTGGTAAGAAAGCATTTAATAAACGTGTTGGTACAGCTTTAATTAAATCTGGTGCTTTCTCTAATATAGAACATAATCGTTCTAAACTTATGAATCAGTTCTATGATTTAAGAAAAGATAAAGATGAACGTTTAAATAATGAAGATTATGGAAAGGAACTTATTATGAGCTTCGAAATGGAAACATTAAACTGTCCTGTAACATATACACCTGAATGGTTTTCTCTAGAAGATAAAACAGATGTAGAAAATGTTAAAGTTAGAATCACGAAAGTCGATGAACGCAAAGATAAATCTGGCAACCTTATGGCCTTCTGTAAAGGCGATGTAGGCGGCGGCGTCGAAATCGATTTAATCGTATTCAGTTCTATTTATCTCGGTAATTTACCATACATTAAATATGACCAAACTGTTTATCTTTCTGGCAAAAAAGAATCTGATTCTAAGATGATTGTTAAGAAAGTTAGCCTGTCATAAGACAGGCTTTCTTTGTAATATAATTCTGTAATCGATGTTATTTAACCTATGAAAAGGATAATATAAAAATGGCAGATATTAAAGGTAATATCCTTGTCGACAATGGCGCAGGCGGCAAGGATCCGTTTTACGGAAAAACGACAGCCGATCAAGTTATGTTTAGCGATGGCGAAACGTTAGAAGAAAAATTCCGACGTTTAATTGTCGATCATGCTTTACTTTCTGATCGTGCAGGTACTGCAGATAGAAGTGACCTTAGTGAAGATACTCGTAAATTCATGGGCCATCCTATCGAAGACTTTTTATTGCGTGATGAATTATATGCAGCTATTATTAAAGCAAATGATAATAACGACTGGAAAAACAGTGTAGGTTCTGTAACAGAATTATATACGACTTATTCTGATGCTACTATCGGTAACATTGTGGCTGTTAACGGTGGAGACACCGCTGGTTCTCTATATCGATTCAATGGAACAGATTGGGAGATCTTAGTAAGAAATGGTAAGAGTATTCTTCCTAATAATGTTGTTGATAAAATTAATCAAAGCGTTATTATTCAAAAACTAGAATTCGGCACAAATAAATGGATTAAACAAGGTGAAGACAACTATGAATTATCCTTGGATATTCCTAATGCCGAAGTTATTCAGGTCGTAATTTATGACGGTATTTCTAAAAAGCTAAGTACGATTACTCCTGAATATAATGCAAATAAAGTAATTCTACATAGTGTATTCCCTGAACGTGGATATATTCTATATTATACTCAACAAAATGATGTATTGAATTACGGTGATTCTGTATGATTCAAAAATTAAAAGAACTTGTTGGTCTTCGCGAAATTAACGCGAAGATCAATGAATTCGATACTGAGATCGAAGATCTTAAACGTATTTCTGGTACGACTGTTACAAAAGCAACGTTATTAGATTTTATTGAAACCAATAAAAGATTAATTAACGATGCTATCCAGAATGCTAAAAATAAATTAGACGAGCTTCGAAACAGTATCGATACTAAATTATCTAACTATTATACTAAAGGAAATAGTGATGATAGATTTGCTCGAGATTCTATTAAAGATGGTTTCTTAAGAAGCGATCGAGATGAAACTGTTAATAATAATTTAAATGTTAATGGTACAATTAATTTAAATAATACTAGCGGTCCAATTATTCAATTTGGTAATGGTAGTTGGGAAGTACGTCCAGGATATTTTAAAATGATTTCTCCTGATGGCGGTGTTCCGATCGAAATTAGAAACGGTGTTACTTATATTAACGGTCAAGAAATTGTTACCGGTGTAAGCTACATTTCTCCAGGCGAGTGGGTTGAACTACCAGGTAGTCGCAATACTCGTCGAGTAAATTATTCTAGAGTATATGGCGAAGATGCTAATCAAATGTTAATCGTATATCAATATCACGATGGCGAAAACAATGGTCATTTGTTTATTAATCATATATTAATCGAATTAAGTTTAGGTCAACCGTATTATAAAGATGCGGATTGTACGATTAATTTACAAGGTGGCGTAATCAATCTTGATTGGAGCCTAGAAGGTTATAACGGAATTATTAAAGCTGTTTATTATAGATAGGAGTTTTATATGACAAAACGAATGGAAAAATCTTCTGTATCATATAAAGCGACACAAGAAATCAATAAGATTATCGATAGTTTAAAAGATATTATTAAGGATACATCTGGAAAAACTATTTCGACTAATGAATTTATCGAAGTATTTAATAAAATTAATTTGGCTTATAATGATGCCAAGAAAAGTATTTTTAATTCTTTAGCTCAACTTAAAGATAATTTTGATTCTACTATTAAGTCTTATTTTAATAAGCAAGAACAAGATAGTCGTTATTTAAATAAAAATAATTTAAATAATGCGATATTAAAGAATCAAAATTTGAATTATCAGCATAAGCTAACAGTTGCTGGCGATAATAAATTAACCGGTCATAAAGATGGCAATACATTAATGACTTTTAATGGCGTTAAATTAATTATCGACGGTGAATGGATTAAGTTAATTAATCCTGATGGATCTGAATTATATTCTAGAAATATTAATACTGGTACTCAACGCTCTTTAGGCGAAGATATTTTCCAACTGAAAGAACGTAAATATATTCCGGCAGCATGGAATGAAATTCCTAATAGCTCTGTTAGCAATGTTGGCGGTACTGTTCAGTTACCGGCAAAATGGAATGATTTAGTTATTATCGTCGATAACACATATCATGAAGGCGGCCATGATTTGCAAAACGATCATCGTATTGCACCGGCTTATGTGTATATGTGTCGAGCTGAAGTACCAATTAAATTCTTAACTCCTTATTCTACTGCCGGTTTAGAAGTTACCCCATCATATGTTAAGTTAACTCAAAAAACTGGCCCAGTATTTTTAGGATATAATAAGAGTCGTAACAACGGCAATATTATGAAGGTGTTGTGGCGATGATAGAACATTTAAAAAGTAGAACGACTACATTCTTACAAGTAAGAAAAATAAATGAAATTATTGATGCCATTAAATCTTTTAGAGAAATTGCTGAAGGAACTGGCATTAATGGTTTGATTAATCAGTATACTAATCGTCTTAATCAGATGAAAGATTATTTAACGAATACTGTACCGACAAGTATAAATGATTTACTTAACAGTATTAATAATAAGCTTTCTGAATATTATACCAAACAAGAAGCTGACGATAGGTTTTTAAATAAAAATAATATTAGTGATTATTTACGTTATGACGATTTAAATCTTAACGGAAATTTAACGATTAATTCCGGTAATCAACCTGCTATTAAGTTTAATAAATCTAACGGCGTATTGTTTACGATTGATGGCGTCGACATTAGTGTATGGCCTTTTGTTATTGCTAAAGACAATAATAAATATTTAGAAATAAATAATGGCGGATTAGCGACCGATAAGACGATCATTACTAAAAATAATTATCGTAAGTTTATTAAACTTCCTCAGTGGAAAGACGGTAATCATATTTCTGAAGTAAATAAAAATGATTGGTCTGAAGTATATGCATATAATCCATATAAAAACGATTATCATTCCGTATTCTTTATGATACGAAATGCATATAAGCGTCCTTATAACCCATACGAAGTTAATGATGGACCACTGACAAATATGTCAGTATCATTCCAAAACTATTATGGCGATAATAAGAACTATCAAACAATTTCTCGTATTGACCAAAATCCATGGAACTGGAGATTTGAAGTTCATGAGATTTGGCGTCAGCGTAAAAAACATCATAGTAGTTATAGTGATTATTGGGATGGATTAGGAGGTTGGACTATTAAATGTCGTTAGATATTAATACTTTAAGAACTGAAATTAATAGTTTAATTTCCAAAATTAATAGTTTAGAATCGACTGTTATTAATAATGACCAATATGTTAATGCACTAGATTTTTACGATAATTTTATTTCGACTAATGAAATGCTAAATAACTTATCGGTCGATGTGGCCGATATTGCTGGAACTATATTTTTAGACAATAAAAAGATTAGTTCTAACTATATTTCAGTCGATAATAAAACATTATCTTTCGATAAACAATTAATATATAATAATCGGCATGTAAAAAATAATTATGATATGGCATTGCCTGAGTATAAAGAGTATACTAATACTACTTTAGAAAAAGGCGACTATTATATTTTAGTTAATCTAGGTGCTTATTCTGTTCCAGTCACTATTAATTATTGCGGAAAAGATTTTAAAAATAGCTTAATCGAAATAAAAGATAACGTTATTAAATCTGATAAAGAATTTAAGGTCTATAAGAGGTAACATATGATTAGTTTAATACAAGATGATTCTGTTAATCTTATCGATCTTCAAAATAAAATTGTCGAGATACAAGATTATTTAAATACTAGAAAAGAATCTATTATCGATAATATGGTGTCTTTAAATATCGAGAACTATACGATAGACGATGATCAATATTATAAGAAGACTAAACGATATGATTATTCTATCGATATTTTAGATGTCGATAAAATTATCGGCAATATTAATATCGATAACGATCATATCGAGCTTAGTGGTCATTCATTATCTGGCAATGTTTATAATAGTATTAAGCTATTATCTAAAAACGATAATAGTTATGACTGGATCGAAGTTCCTGTAAAACAGAATATCGATTTATCTCATGCCCATGAAATAAACATTATCTTTAATAACAATGGTATAATATCTACATTGTTTATCGTTAAACAGTCTGGTACGTATAAAGATATCGATCAAACTATTATAGTATCTATTCTAGAAAATAATTTAATTATCGATAATATTGATAAGGTTTCTAAAATTTTTATTAGATAAAAGGAAGCTATTCAATGAATGAACTTTCATTAAGCGCGATTAATGATTCTATTATGAGTTTAAATCATAATGTATCCGAAATTATTAATCAAGCGCATGCTCAAATTAATCAGCATTTAGACCAAAATGGTATTACTTTGAGTAATATAAATAGCGAGTATCTTAATAAAAACCAACATAATGATAAGATAATGGTTAACAATTTATTCGTAAAAGAATTAAAATTAGATGGTCAACCTTTGTTTGATGGAGACGTAATCTCTTATGGCTCTAATTCATTATCTTTATCTAATGAATTGTTAGTGAATAATGAGCAGGTATTATTGAAAAATGATACCTGCCTTACTTTATGTTATGAAGGTATTTATTCTGCATACTTATTAAGCAATAAATCTGAAATCGTTATTTCTGGTTTATATCAAGAATCGAATATCGGTGATTTAATTATTCCGGTATCTATTTTGGAAAAGAACTCGACCACTACTGTTGGTAACGGAAGTTTTGCAGTTCTTATTAAATGTACTGATGATGAATGTTCGATTGAACCAGGAAATCAACAGTCAGTTATTACGAACGTGATTATGAGGTAAGACAATGAAACATTTTATCGATCAAGCCTCGTTAGATGAAACGAGTATCCAATACCTGGTTTATAAATTAAATGAAGTTATTCGTGTCGTTAATAATAAACCAGATATTCATGATTTAGAATACTGGGCTGATACGTTAAAGCAATTCGAAAAAGATGGTTCTATTAATACATATACTGATTTAGTAGAAGCTCTTAAAAAGAAACCAGACTTTAATCAGGTGCGAGATACTGTTCGTGATGAGTTAACAAAATTTGTCGACCAAATGAATCAACGTATCTATCAACCTACGTTAGACCAGTTATTAAAAATTATTGGCGAAGCGTTACAAGAATATATTCATACGCAAGTCGATGATTATTTAAATAAATCTATTGATGATTTGAAAAACAGACTTAGTGCTGAATTAATCTATTGGAATTAAAGGAGATAATATTCTATGTCCAAAAAATTTGTAGGTAAAGCTCACTTTGGTTTATACGATCCAAGACGTGATAAAGGTATTCAAATCGATACCGATAACCAAGGTGGTTCTTTTACTCCTGTCGACAATAAAGCTGTAGAAGATGTAACGAAACAAGCTACTGCTAATAAAGAAGCATCTGCTGCTAACAAGGCGCTAGCCGAAGCGAATAAAGCTGCTGTTGCTAAAGTAGCTGCCGATCTTGCTGCTAAACAAGCTCAAGACGTTATCACTTTCTTAACAAAAGTCGAAGCTGCTGCTCAATACCAACCAAAAGGTGAATATATCACTGACGCTAAAGTCGATGAAAAAATCACTGAAGCTCAAGGTAAGGCTGATCAAGTTGCCGATGCTAAGTTCGCTACTAAGAAAGAGCTGGAAACAGCTACTGGTGGCGTATCTGCTAAAGATCTTAAAACTTTACAAGACGCTATTGAACTGCTTCGCGACAATCCTGACAGCATCGCCGAAATCGCTAAGAAAGCTGACAAAGATAAAGTATACGATAAAGACGCTATCGATAAGTTGATTAAAAAACTTAACGATAAAGATACCGATCTTGAAAAAGCTATCGCTAAAGCGGCAAGCGCCGACGACGTAGTTAAAGTTGTTGACCTTGCTGAAAAAGTTAAAGCTATCGTTGACTTAACTCCGTTCGCTAAAGCTGCTGAAGTAGAAGCTACTTATGCTAAAAAATCTGATCTTGCCGACAAAGCTGATAAAGCTGCTATCGATACTGAGCTTGCTAAGAAAGCTAACGCTAGCGACTTGACTCCGCTTGCTACTAAAGAAGAAGTAGCGGCTAAGGCTGATGCTAGTGCTCTTGCTACTAAAGCCGATCAAACAGCATTGGATAATCTTAAAGCCGAAGTTAAAGCTAACGATGCTGCCGTAAAAGCAGAAGCTGCTGAACGTAAAGCTGCCGATACTCTTAACGATGCAAAAGTAAAAGGTATCTCTGACGACGTATCTAAATTGAAAATTGATGCGGCTCAAGCTAAAGTAGAAAACGAAAAAGCTCTTGCTAAAAAGGCTGACCAAGAAGCTGTTAATACTGCTCTTGCTGAAAAAGCTACAAAAGCTGAAGCTGCTGAAGCTAAACAAGCTGCAACTGACGCGGCAAAAGAAGCTGCTAAAGCTAATACTGCATTAGAAGGTAAAGCTGATACTACTGCATTAGAACCATTAGCAACTAAAGAAGCTTTGAAAGCTGCTAAAGACGAATTAGCTCAAGCTGTCGAAGCTGCTAAAACTGCTGCTGAAGCGGCGAAGACGGAAGCTAAAACTGGTGAAGCTGTAACTGAAGCTAAAGAAAAAGCTGCTGCTGCCGATACTAAAGCTAAAGAAGTTGAAGCTGCTCTCGTTAACTATGTAACTAAAGCAGTTGCCGATGAAGCATACCAACCTAAAGGTGAATATGCAACTAAAGCTGAAGTACAAGCTATCGGTTCTTTAGATCCGACTACACTTCAATCTTTAAAAGACTTAGCTCAACAATTAGCTGGTCAAGCTGATCTCACTACTGTACTTGATAAGTTAAATAAAGTATTTACTAAAGACGAAGTTAACGAAGCGTTAGCTAAAAAAGCTGACGTAGCTGCTCTTGCTGAATATGCAGAAAAAGCCGACGTTGAATCTAAACTTGGCGAAAAAGCTGACAAAACAAAAGTAGCTGAAGATATCGAAGCTGCTAAAGCTGTTGCCGATGCTGCTGTTCGTGAAGTAAATACGACTGCTCAACAAGCTAAAGCTAAAGCAACTGAAAACGAAGCAGGCCTGGCAGACGCTAAAGCTAAAGTCGAAAAAGCTATTGAAGATCTTGGTAAATTAACAACTAAAGTTAACGACCTTGCTCTTAATGGTGGTACTGGCACAGGCCTTGATGCTCAAGCTGTAGCCGACAAAGTTAAAGAAGTTGTCGATGCTATCGTCGCTCAAGAAAAATTTGTAGGCGAAACTAAGCTTAACGAAAAACTTGCCGATAAAGCTGATGTAAGTGCATTAACTGCAGTTCAAGCTAAAGCCGATAAAAATGCTTCTGACTTGTTAGGTAAAGCTGATGTATCTGTGTTAGCGGACAAAGCCGATAAAGCTGTATTCGAAGCTAAAGCAACCGAACTCGATAACAAATTAAATACATTAGAAACTGCTACAGTTCCTAATTTAATCGATACTAAACTTACTGGCAAACTTGCTGGTTATCAAGAAAAAGGCGAATATGTAACTAAAGAAGCTGCTGATCGTGATTATCAACCAAAAGGTGAATATGCTACGGTTGCTGCTTTGGAAGAAGTTAAAACTAAAGCTAATGCTAACGAAGCTTTGATTAACGGTCTCGATAAAGATAATTTAGTACATACTGCCGATCTTGATACATATGCTAAAGCTGCTAAAGTAACAGAAGATATTTCTGCTGCCGTTGCCGGTCTTGGTGATGTATACGTAGCGAAAGCTGATGCTGACGTATTTGCTAAGAAAGCTGACGTAACGACTGAAATCGGTGCGAAAGCTACTGAACTTAAAAAATATGCCGATGATACATTTGCTACAAAACAACAGTTAGATAATGCGACTATTGCTGCTGGTGGCTCTGGCTTGACTCAAACTCAAGTCGAAGGTATTGTCGATAATAAATTGGGCGCTCTTAAAGATGCCGTTCAAACTATTGCTAACATCCAATCCGGTGTTAACGATAATAAATCTTCCGTAGAATCTATTCTTGCTGAATTAGCTAAGAAAGCTACAAAAGATGAAGTAGCTGGTAAAGTAGCAACTACTGATTTCGAAGACGCAAAACAAACTCTTAACACAGCTATCACAGCTCAAGAAAATGCATTAGCTGCTGCTAAAACTGCATTAGAAAAAGCTATCAACGATAAAGCTGAAGAAGCGGCAAACGCTTACCAAACTAAAGTAGATTTCGCTGCTTGGGTTAAAGATGTTTACGGCGCTGCTATCGCTCAAATTAAAGACGATATGATGACAGCTGACGAAACAGATGTTGCTATCGACGCTAAACTTGCAACTAACCTTGAAACACTTAAAGGTATCTTCCAACTTAAAGGCAACTATTTAACTAAAGAAGAGTTAACTAAGATCCTTAAAGACGGTTATATCACTAAAGATGAATCTGACCGCTTGTATCAAGGCGTAGGTAACTATGCTACTATTGAATATGTCGACGATCAAATCGGCAAAAACAAAACTAAATTCGATGAAATTAATACGGCATTAGCTGGCAAACTTGATTTAACTGCAGCTCAAAACGTATTCCAAGCTCGTGGCGATTACATGACTCGTGGCGATTTAGATAATGTAGCAACTAGCCCTGCATTTACTAATGCCATTAATAATGCAATCACTGCTAAAGCTTTCTTGGATAAAGATACTGCCGACGGCTTATATGCTACTAAAGGTACATACGTAACTGCTCAAGGCGTAACTGATATCATCGAAGCTGATCCTACTATCGCCGGCAAACAAGATAAAATTACATTCGGTGCTGGCTTAACATACGACGAAGGCTCTAAAACATTAAGTGCTTCTGGCGTTTCTGTAGACTTAAGTCCTTATACTCTTAAATCTGCATACGAAGCTAAGATTGCTGAACTCGAAGCAAAAATTCAACAATTGACTGTTAAAACTGGTGCAACTGCTGACCGTCCTGCAGCTCCTGTAGCTGGTCAAATGTACTACGATACAGACTTAAATGCTCCTGTATTCTATAACGGTACAGAATGGAAATCTATGGTTGGTGGCGGTACTGGTATCGCAGTAGAAGCTGACTAATTTAAATATATTATATAGCTATGTTCCCCGTCTTTATGGCGGGGAAATTATATAAGGAGTATACTTAATAATGGCTGAAGTTAAAAAGTTTTATTATGTAAATGATCCAGACGTTATCGTTAAAGATACGAAAGGTATCGCAAGCGATCCTACATCTCGTTATTTACTTAACCCATCTAATATTATTGAACATTTAGATGGAAAGTTAGATAAAGCAAATTTATCTACCGAAATTCAAGCTTATATCCAAGCTGGTGAAGGTATTCATATCGAAGAAGTTATCGGCGAAGATGAACATCATACACCTCATCTCGTAATTAAAACTACTGGTGGCGCAGCTATCGATCTTAGCGAATACGCTAAAAAATCTGAAACTGTTGCTAAAACTGATTACGATACTAAAGTAGCTGCTATCGATGAAGCTGTTGCAAAACGCGTAACACAAGAAGCATTTGAAGAACAAATCTTTAACGGTATCGTTGGTGGCGATGGTATCACAGTTCAATCTTTTGAAGATGCTACTGACGGTAATAAATCTAAAATTAGAATTGTTGCGGAAAGTCATACAGTCGATTTGACTCCATATGAAACTATCGTAAGTGCCGAACAAAAATTCTTAAAACTCGAAGATATTGAGACTAAGGTGAAAGAAAAAGGTTTTATCACACAAGCTGATTTGCAACCTATTCTTGATGCTATCAAAGCATTAAAAGGTGAATAATATATTCCATTTCCTTAGAGTCTCAAAATCTTCTCTCGCTTAAAACTTTAAGGAACAGAATATGCAATTATTTAACTTCTTCATGTTCTTGAACAATTATGCCCCTGATGCCGTAGAACGTTTGATTATGTTTTTTTGTATAAGTTTTGTTCTTATCGTTATTGATACAATAATGAAACTCTTTAGTCTTACTATCGTTAAACATAGTATATGGCATTACAAAACAATAATCGAAGTGTTCTGGGGAGGATGGGGCCAGCAAAAATCAAGCCGCGTGTTTTATCGCGGCTTTGTTTTTAAGTTGTTCGAATATTCTTTATTGTGTTTATTCGCCTTCGTTATCGACGTGATTAAAATACCGGCTACTGTACATACTGGGTTTGCCCAACTTATGGATGCAATATCTATTATATGTTACTTAGTAGTCGTGATAACAGAGTTATGGAGCTTTAAAGAAAACTATATGTTGATTAAATATAATCACGATATTATTTCTAAGTTAGATAAAGCTGTATTAGATCGACTCGATACTGTATCTTTAGGCGAATTAAAACTTAAATTGAGGGAAAAGAAAGATGACTAAAATTTTTAAAATGATGTTATTTGAAAATGGACAGTTAAGTTATACACGCGTCATCTCTTTCTCCTTGTTGCTTTTGTTGATCGGTGTAACTTTATATTTGGTTATTACCGGTCACAACTGGCAACATTATGAAACACTTGCTAGCTTAGCTGGCGGTGGTTCTGCCGTTACTCAAGTCGCTAATAAATTTATTAATAGTAAATATAATAGCGAAGTTGGTAGCTATAAGGAAAAAAATGATGCTGAATAAGTATTATTTAAAATGGTTAGTATTATGCGGAGCAAATTTGCTCTGCATGATGCTATGCTATTTAACGAACTGGTTCGTCGTATTGTTTGCCGATACTAAAGGAAATCTTCCTAAGATTTTTAAATTATGGCAAACATACGATAATTGTCTCGATGTTGCTTGGATGATATATGAAGGCAACATACCTAAGTTTGCTCGTTATGATTTTAATAAACATTATCTATATCATTTCGAGAATAAAGGCGATGGGTATATGATCCCAGGATATGTCGATGTAATTGATGGAAACTTTACTCTTAAAGAATGGTTTCAGCGATATATATGTCGATGTGCTTGGCTATATCGAAATTGTGGATATGGATTTGCTTATTATATTTTCGGTAAATATGTACATCCTCGAGATATAAAAGTATATGTCGACAAAGAAGACTATTTCGTTGCTGTCGACATGAAAAATAAAATCTTCTGTATTAAAGATGATCGTAGATGGTGCCGATTATTTAAAAAAAGCATTTACTTAGGCTATAAATTTAGAGGCGTAAATAATGCTAAGAATCCATCTCGATGCATGCTTGCAAATCGCATTAATTTCTTTAGATTGGTTAAATAATGGTGTAATATAATGTATATCTGTTATTTAATTAACGAAAGGATTATGGCGTGAATAAATTAAAAGTCGAATCTCTTAAAGTCAATATATTAAATGCATTGCAATTAAAGACTGCTAAGAGTAATAATAAATATAAGCGAAGCGAGATCTATATTCAAGATCCCGACGAAATGATTCAGAATTTTGAAGATATCCAAAATTTAAAAGAATCGAAACAAAATAAATTAAAAGCCGGTAGTTCTATTAGCATTAATAGCGATAATGAAATTAGTGCCGAAGTCGATTTAAGTCCTTATTATACGAAGACGCAAACTGCTAAATTATTTATGGGTCGTGACGAAACGTATACTAAAGAGGAGATCGATGAAAGAACAGGTATTAACGGGCTTCTTGCTGGCGATAATATTTCTATATCTGCTGAAAGCGGTCGCACAAAAATCGCTACGACAATTGCGTATAAGCTCAGAGATAAAGCAATGTCTATCGGTAATTCTATTTTGGGCCGTGGTACTTCCGTTGGCGTTAATGCTTCAGCAACTGGTGAAAACAGTGTTGCATTAGGTGCAGATTCTGTTGCTACGCAAACCAATCAGGTATCTGTTGGCAATGGTGAGACTAAACGTGTTATTAGTAATGTGGCAGACGGTATTGAATTAAACGATGCTGTAACTGTAGGACAGTTAAATAAAAAATTAAGTTCAGCGCTTGATCAACTTAATCGATTAGCCGGTCAATTATATCCAGTTGGTTCTATTTATATGAACGTTAACAATGTTGAACCTTCTACTATCTTTGGCGGTAGCTGGGAGCGTATGCCTTCTGGTCGTATGCTAGTTAATAGTGGTGATGGCTTTAATCTCGGACAAGTCGGTGGCGAAAAAGAACATCGTTTAACGGAAGATGAATTAGCTTCTCATAGTCACGATGTTAATAATATTAATGGTAATACTACAAGTACAGCAAAATTAGTTGGCAAATTTTCTTCATCTATTAGACCAAATGGAGATATTATAGATGTTCCATATAGAGATGGTTTTGGAATAGTTTCAAAAGAAAGTGAATATGGAATTCATGCTAAAAATGGTGGAGATTCTTTACCAGGACGAAATTATGTTATCGATGCTTCTCATAATCATACTATCAATTTAAATATAAGTATGTTACCGTCCGGTAAAAACCAACCACATAACAATATGCCTCCATATATTGTCGTTAATATGTGGAAACGAATTAGTTAAGGAGATATAAATGCCTGACAATAAAGTACAAGAAATAGCTGATGAAATTACGGCCTATAAACCGAACACAACTTTTTCTTTAGTTAAAGCTGTTTTAGAAGATCTTAATGCTCCATTTCCTGAAGAAACAAAATTTTATTTAAAAAAGTTATTTGGCAATATTGGTGTTGCTTATGGTACTGGTGTAAATATTAATGTCGTTACTAAACAAGGCGATAATTATATTTTAATATTTTCTGGTCAACCTTTTAGCTATATTGAAATTAATGATACTGTGTACCGATTTCCTGAATCTGGTTCATTAACTGTAACAGTAAAACAAGATGCGGAAAATCCATTTCCATACGCTAAAATTTTATGGGTTCCTATGAATAAAAATCTTCCTGAAGGATATGAAAAACCTGAAGAAAGTAAATACTTAGAAAATTGTTCTAAAAATTTTGCGTATCCTGTGTCGGATGATAGTGAACATAGAAATAAAAATTACGTTAAATTTGGATATATCTTTTATGATAATCTTTCTGAACTTTTATTCTCTGATAATGTTTCAATATATCCAGATCAAGATGATCCTAAAATTCTTAAAGTTAGTGGATTATTACCTAATAAAAAATACGAAATTAACGGCGTTAAATTTACTGCCGATAGTGGCGGCATTGGGACAATTGAAGACGGCGTACGATTAGCTGAAACATTTAGTGAAATAAAAGAAACAATCGATATTCAATCTAACTATAAAGGTAAATTTAAAGACGTTCTTCACTCTGTAAAAAATGTTCCAGCTCCTGATGATGGCGAAACAATACATACTATACCTAGTGTTTTTGGACAATCTTTCTTTATAAATTCAATGTTATTTTCTAGTTCTAATTCTGATTATTCACATCATATCATTAATCGATACTATGAACCATTAGAAGTAGAATATTTAGGTGAAACTTTCACAATTCCTGTCGGACAAAAATCAATGGAATTTGACGACAAAATTCGTGGAAGTATGTTATCTAAAATTAAACCGGGGCAAACCGAAGTAAAAGTAAAAATTAAAAATAACTTTAAATATCCTTGGAAAAAAGAACAACGACATGATCGAAGTAATACGATATTAGATAAAAGTTGCATTCAACAATTATTTAATAATGACGACATTTTTTATCAATGGTATACCTTTGATGAATTAAAAGAATTTGTTTTTGACGGAAATAAAGTAAATCTTCAAAAAAATGATTACGGATATAATACTGAAATTAATAAATATGTATACGTTATCGATAATATTTTTGAAACTTTAGAAGAAACTGATGAATCCGGCGCTATCGATTTAATAAATTCTCAAAATTTACCAAAGAACTTTAATGCTTTACGAATTGTTCCATTTATGAAGAGTAATAATCAGAATACATCTGCATATAACTATAATATTAATAGTAGCATCGATCAAATTAAATCAGTAAATTCTATTAAGGCATATAAGCAAAATGGATCATATCATCTTATTATAAATTATAATACTGCAACACAAAATAATTTAATATTTAAATTAGGTGAATATGGTGATTTTATTAATGCATCTGTAATTGAAAATGCTATTGGTTTTGTGATAAAAAGCCAAGTTTTTGATTCATTATAATATTTTTAAATAGAAGGATAATTTAATATGTCTGAAAACAATCAAATTCAAGAGATTTCTAAATTAATAGCTACATTATTTTCTCAAGGTTTTAAGCCAGAATTCGAAAAATTCTTAGCCGATAAAAACATCCCGTTTGCTAATCAAACAGAATTATATATACAACGACTATTTAATAGCGTTTTAAATATCCCGAATGTCGAAATTATTTCTTACGATTTTAATGGTTCTGATATCACAGTAAAATTATCTGGCCCATTTAAATCTTATGTAAATGTTAATGGTAAAGATGCTAATTTCGATAATAATGGCATAGCTACTGTTACCATTAAAAATGCAAAAGTATCTCCTCAAGACGGTATCTTCTTAAATCTATTAGTTCAATCTACACCATTTAAAACAGAAAAAGATTCTTCTTTAGCATTCGATTCTTTCTCTAAAGATGAGAATATTGGTGGTAAAACATTCGATCTTTCTTATGAACAGGAAGATAAATTATATAAATTTTTAATTTCTAAAAAAATATATAACAATGACCCATCAAATATTCTTACAGCAGAATTTTTAGATAATAAAATTATTGTTAAAAATACTGCCCCATTCGATATTTATGTTAATGACCATAAGATTGAAAAAAAGGCTAAAATAGAAAATCCACTTACTATCAAAAATTTATTAAATAGTAACAATGTTTATTATGGCTATATTCATGATTGGAACAATCAACAATTAGTTGGCGATTATGGATCACAGATTGCAACAAATGGTTTTAGCTCATCTGTAATTCAAAAATTTAATGAATTATTTGATCAGACAAGAGATTATGATCAAGACGGACTTTACTTTGATAAAGATTCAGTTATTAAAAATTATAATACGTCTAAAATTAATTTTAAGAAAAAAATCGAATTCAAAAATAATAATCCGATAACATATTATATTGTCGATAATTTTGGAATAAGATCAGGTCAATTAACTTCAGGAGATATTAAAGATATTGTTGCTTATCAATCATCTTCTTTAACGACATATTTATACGATTCTACCGGTAAAGAAAAATATCTTGGAAATTTTGGCATCAATAATGGCTTTATTATTTTTGATTTAGGTGAATAATTTATATGACATACGAAGAACAATTAAAACAAGTCCGTGATAACGTTATTAAAAACGTATATCCGACTATTCAACAACAAGGTTCTTCGAATACTATGATTACTTTGCATTGGACAGCTGGTCATTACGACCAGTTGTTCGATGATTATCATATGTGTATCGATGGATCTGGTAACGTACATGTAATGCAAGATTTAGATAATCGCGCTAGTCACTGTTATCGTGAAAATACAAATAATTTTGGCATTTCGGCATGCTCTAATTACGGCTCCGAATTAAATGGCGACGGCTTTACAGGTTATTCCACATACGTACCGGGGTCGGAGCCCGTTAATGCATTACAACTCGAAGCAATGGCGACCGTAATTTATTTATGTTGCGTATCTTGGGGTTTACCGTTAAGCCGAGTATTTACTCACGGTGAACGTTGTTTAGCACGACAAGATTTATACGATTATCCGGCAGAGCGTTGGGATCTTGATATACTCATACCAGAATGTCATGTTCGTACTGAAGACGGTTTACATACTGCAGGCGGTAATTGGATTCGTAATCGAGCTCGTGAAATCGCCAAAATGAACGGAATTAATTATTTGTAATAAGGAGACACTATGTCTATTATTTCTGAAATTGCACAAGGTCTCAGTTCTATTCTTAAGAAGAACCAGAAACCGGTTATGCAATATGCTGAGAATATCGCTCTCGTAGCCGAAGTTCCTTTCGATAAAGAAAAAGTAAATCAGTGCCAAGGGTTTACGTATAACCCTCAGACTCAAAAATTTATCGTAGCATGTATTAATGCTGATAGTACGACACAAATCTTATATGAGTTAAATAAAGATTTTACTGTCATTCGCAGTGTTGAGAATACTGGTGCCGATAAACTTGGCCATTGCAATACTTTATTCTTCGACGGTAAAGTTCGTGCTACAAATGGTGCTGCTAATGGTAATCGTATTTATACCGTAGGGGACGATTTAACTCCCGGTGAATACAAAGATTATACCGATAATTTCTATAATGTCGGTTATAATCCGGTAACAGGTCAATATGTAAGTATTCTTCCTGGAGCCGATAATAGTACTCGTAGAATTCGTATTTATGCCGACAGTAATTTAACTGACGGTAAAGAATACACAGTAACTGTTAACGAGAAAAATAACGATTCTAACGGCGCTTTGTTCATCGGTAATAAAATTATCTTCAGCTTAATGAGACGTATCGTAGAAGTCGAAATTAGCGATAATAATGCTACTATCGTTCGTGAACTTGAGTTCGAACCGAAAGCCGAAATCGAAGACTTCGCATTAGTCGATGGTGCTATCTATATGGCAGCTAATAGCCACGACTATATTCGTATCTACAAATACGATTTTGCTAGAAGCTACTTCAATAATATTAATAACGACTTTTTAAATAACGGTATCGTAGTCGGTAATCAAGTTGGTTATCACGGCCAATCTGTCGATAAAGCTACTAACTATGTTATGGCTAAAATTAATGCTAATAACAACTTAGAAGTCGGCGACAAACGCAATTTAACGACTATCTTGGGTAAGGAATTAAAACACTATAACGGCACTAATTCTTATACCGTACTTACGACTTATCATTACGATAAAGCGATATATAATAAAGTTAAGACCGACGAATTGTTCGTTAAAAAGACAGAGCTTCAATCTTTAACAGGCAGTAGAAAATCTCTTAACGTCGTTACAGAAGGCGCCGATAATACAGGTGCAACTGACGTTACAGCTAAGTTAAACGAGATCTTTACTAAAGCAAATACCGAAGGATATACCGAAGTTCTCTTCCCAGACGGTACTTATAAGATTAGCGACAAAGTAAAAATCATTTGTCCTGAAGATCGTAGTAAAGAATTAGTCGTTAAATCTGAAACATTGCATGGTGCCGTTATTAATTGTGATCATGACGAATCTAATTCTAGTGTCGATACTGTCGGCTTTATTTTAAGTTGTGTCGACGACAACAATGGCGAACATCATAATGTTTATAATACGACTATCAAAGGCTTCTCCTTTAAAGTAGCACGAGAAGATATTAGTGGTAGTTATATTAAATTTATAAATGACGACAATAATCTCGATATGCGTCATTATAATCTCGTCTTAAAAAATATGAAGATGGCTAATGCTAAAGACGGTCAAGGTCAGAATATTGATTTGAGTAATGAGATACACTATTCAACGATTGACAATATTATTTGCGATTATGGTCAATATGCTATACAAATAGAAGCTACAGATGGTGTCGGCAACAAGATTAGCAACATTATTTCTAATAACTGTAACATGGGTGTCTCAGCTTATTCTTATGCCGATATCGATAATGTAACGATTCATTATAGCGACGATTTTGATTTGGCTAATGTATCGTCCGTTATGCTTTATGCTAATAAGTTAAGTAATCTTAAGTTGACTGGTCGCTGGAATCTATCGACTAATCTTCTCGATATTTTTGCTATAGCTTCTACTGAGTTAAATAATATTACTTTAGATATTACGCATGCGGGTCAGGCTGAATATTTACCGGCCGAAGAATACCCAGTTCCATTTATTAAGATTGAATCTAATAATGAAGATAAAGCTGAGATCAAAGTTAATAATTTAAAATTCCCTAACTTTGTTCAAAACTTCGCAGCACTTACCGATCGATATTTATTCTCTTGGATCGATTCTCCTCAGTTGTCGATTGCTCCTAACGGTGTCGAAGAATCCGATAAATTAAAATTATTTACTAACTTAGGTTCTACCGATGAGTATGGAGCTAAAGGTTACGTAAATCGAAGATTCGAAGTTCGTGCCGAAGAAAATGCTAAGACACGAGTTTTCGTTGGTCGAGATCGTACGATTCGGGAAATGAAGCCTAATGATAAAAATCAACTTTTCCAAGAAGAAGGCTCTGCTATTTATTTTAATGCTAAGGGCACGCCAGTGACCGACGTTAAAGATAATGACTATAGTCATTATGCTGCCGGTATTTCCGGTGACTTATATATCGAATCTGATCCTAAAGCAACCGGTCATTTAGGTTATGTATCGACATATAAATATACGACCGATACAGAATATGTCCACGATAAACCGACTTCCGTCGTTAATCATGGCGATCGTACTATGACAGTCGGATTCGACGTATATCCGACATGGCAAAACGGTTCTCATGCTGGTAAGCCAGTCGGAGTCGGAGCTGAATTAGATGCATTAGGTAAGGGCAATTTCCCTATCATCGAAGCCGATCCTACAGCTAAAACAATGAAGCTTCGTATTCCAGAAGTTTATAAAGCCGATGTTATTAATGCTCCGGCCGATTTTAGTATGGAAATTTATTTTAAACCTGGTAACAATCTTAATATTATGTCTAATATGACATATGAGACTATCCCGGTTATTCATTCTGGCCCGACAGAAAATCGTCCGACTGAACATTTAGTTATCGGTCAACAGTATTTCGATACGACACTCGATATGCCGGTATTCTGGAACGGTACTAAATGGGTCGTTAATGCTGCCGATGTTAGCGATAGATTAAAAGATTATGTTCGCATCGACAAACTTATGGCAACCGATATGACACAAGCACCAGCGTTTGCTGGACAAATGATAATCGATAATAATACACTTTATATCGCAGAGTCAACAGCAGGCCCTGGATCTTGGCGTATAGTTTATTTGCAACCTAACGATCATTTATAATAAATATATCCCCGTACTATGTGCGGGGATTTTTTCTGTAATATAAAGGTATCTTATATTTATTAAAATAACAAAAGGATATTCTTATGACACAAGAAAATAATACTGGTACAAGCAATAGCTTGTACGATTACGAGTTTAGTGTTCGAGAAAGCGAACCTAAACGTGCCGAGATGCTTAACCGTCTTAAAGATCGAGTTAAACATGTCGATAAAAAAGAAGTTATCTCGTCCGATGAATATGTCGAAGGCGAAACGAACTTTAGTGAAGATAAAGCATTAAGTGCTTTTCTACTATATAAGTTATTCCCGTCTAAAGCTCAGTTATTAAAAGATCATTATACTAAAGATCAAGTCGATGGTTTGCTGGGCGATCTTATCGCTAAATATTATTTAAAAGATCAGATCGATTCGATGTTAAATAATCTTAAGAACGAATTAAAATCTTCTTTAGATGATTCAAATGGAGGCATCGGCAAGAAGCTAAACGATCTTAAAACAGAGTTATCTAAGCATCGCACACTCGAAGAACTTGATCATCCCGACGCTAGTGTTACGACAAGAAAGTTACGTGATCATTCTGTAACAAAAGAAAAACTGTCGGCAAGCCTTACTAATGAACTCAATGCTAAGTTAAATAAAAATGGCGATACTGTAACAGGCGTTCTTAAGTTTGCATATAATAATTCTATTCTATTTGAAACAGGACCTGGCACTGGTAAATATCATCGTATCGGATTCGGTTCGACATTGGAAGAAATAGGCCGAGGCGAAGCTCATTTAGACTTGGGTGATTATGATGGCAATACTTACGAAACAAACTTATGTTGTGTTAATCGTCCAGGCTGGTTTAATGCTACGACAAAAGAAGTTAAAAAATTTGCTCTTCAAGAAGAAATTGATGCTTTAAATAATAGAGTAAATAATCTTCCTAGAGGTGGCGGTTCTACGACGTTTGCTAAAATTTCTGCTAATAAAATTTGGAGCGGCCGTGTTACTGTTAGGAATAGTAGAGGATCTCGTTCTAAGCCAAAATTTAAAGTTTGCGATCTTCCGGCAAACTGGGATCAAATTATCATTTATTCTTCTATTCAACAACGAGCATCAGATAATGATGATGGTTGGTATAATTATATGACAAATTGTTTTGCCATCTTAATAAAAGGCATAGCAGCTGACGTTATTGCTGGGTATCAGGGCATACAAGAAGTAAAATCTTTCTTTGTCGAAGGCAATACTTTATATATGCGTGGTCTTACTCCAAATGGTGACGACATAAGCGTATTTAACCTTTAATTTTAATCCTCCATATGATATAATATATTATATAAATTATTATATTGTATGGAGGATATTTTTATGTATGAGAAAGCACACGCATCGTTAAAATTTATACGATATTATATAGCGTTAATGTTGCCGTATATTAGAGGGACAGTCGATGTCGGCACTTTAAACTATATCGCTGTCGATATCTTAGTATGCGAAGCTAAGAAAGATAATCGCAATTATTTTATTGAACTTGAAACGTATATGAAATCTTGACGGATGCAAAAAGAATTTGAAAATAAAGAGCCGAACTATAATATATTGAACAATCGAGAGAAAGCTTTTATTATTATGATTATCCATTCACTTTTTATGGACGGATGTTATCTCTGTGATAGCGATTCTTTCGATCGTTACAAGTCAAAAGTGTTTAATATTCATTTTAATAAAGTTAATGAATATTATAATGATGTCGTTTTTGGTCGGAATATATTTTTAAATAACACGAGGCGGATATAACAATGCTAAAGAAAAGTAAGAATCCGGAAGAATATGAAATACAGTGTAAAAAATTAAAAGAAGATATAATTCTTTATATTAATCGTGTTCTTCGTCGTAATGCATGGAGAATGAAATACTCTGAAGATTACTACGTCATGATTTCTAATATATATATAATAACTCATCGTTTATTGTGCGACTTTAAAGATGGTTGGTATTTTTATTTAGATGATACGGACTTTACCGAGGTCAGTGAACGTTTATTATATTTTAAATCGAGAATACCGTTAGATAATGATATTAAAACTTTTATTAATATCGTTATATTATATTATTTTAAATGCGGAGAAGGAGCCAATTTTCTCGAAATATATAATAAGGTATTTAAGGCGATGTGCGATTTTGCCGACGAGGTAGAGTTTGGATGAATTATAACGAAATAAAGCAGAATATGATTCAGTATATAGCACTCATTCTTAACGACTATCGCTGGACTTTTAAACATCTTAGATCTAGTTTTAACGAGTTTGCCGAGATATATAATTTATCGATATATATGCTTGCCTCATTCGAGGATCATTTATATTTTAAACTTGATCCGGTCAGCGGAGATTCGTTTGCTTATTATTTAAAAAGTCGCTCGACTCCCATGAATTTAAATTATTATATAAAACAATGGATACATATTACTATTCATTTTTATTATAAATATTATCGTGAAGATTTTTCGACTAAACGAGATAAAGCTTTATATGATATATATAAGATAAAAGGATATATTCTATGAATAGAAAACGATTTCTATCGGTATTAAATTATATTCGTAATATGGTATTCTATCAGACTAAATATCGAACTTATCTAACGGATACTAATTTCGCCATATATGCAACGTATAATTTATACGTTAAGTTATTAAAGATAGTTCACCCTAAAGTCGAGATGAATGAATTAACCTCGACGCAGCTAGCGCTATACGATTGGAAAGAACGGTCGTACCCAATTAAAAAAGAAGAAAAAAGAATTATACATCAGGCGTTCTACGCTTATAATCAGAAAGAATATATAATGAGACGTAGCGCAACTAAAATATTTTTTAAAGAAGCGTTAAAAGTATGGAGTGTTAAATAATGGACTATTACGAAACACGAAGATCGTTAATACAGTATTTAAATATTATGATATCTCGTGATCGATGGAGAATACGATATGGTATACCAACAGTCGTTGTCGCATCTGATTTATATAAAATTTTACTCGATATATTATCGAAACATGTTAATGTACGTTATGGAAATATTGTCGATGCAAATGAAAGAGATATTTATAGCATCTCTGACGATAAAAAATTGAGCCCTTTAATGATGAAAAGGCGTTATATTATATTCGTATCGTATATTTTTTATATACTCAATTAAGTAATAGTTTTGTTCCACCTTGGCGAATTATGGAAAAGATTTGCGATATTATACGAGAAGGAAAATATGACAAAGAAAGATAGAACAGTAGCAGCTCTTCAATATATAGACTCTGTCGAATTAAATAGAAGACAATATTTAAAGCATAAATTTTGTACTAAAAAAAGCACTTGGTTTATTTATTTTTCGTATCAGAGACTAGTGGAAATGTTCGTGCCGAGTTTTAAACTTGTCGACTATATGTATAACGCTTATGAAATGCGATCTTTAATTCGTAGTAATACTTCTTGCGTTTTACCCAAGAAGCATCGTAAATTAATTATGTTAATTTCTTTTTATTATCATCAGAAGAATCGTAAATTTTTATTGCCGCTCATTAGAGCAATTATAGAGCGCAGTAAAATATTATTCTCTAAATAACCCGTGGCGACCCTTACTCTAAGGAGCCACGGGTATTTTTATATCTTATTATATCGAATGTATGTTCGATATATAAGGGAAATTTTTGTGGCGTATATTTTTAGGATGCGTTTGTGACTGGAAGCTTTTTGTTTATTAGTGTTCTGGCTTGTTTATTTTTTGAAGTGGCTGCTGATAGGACAATGTTTATTATTATCAGCTACGTTTGCTAATTGAGAAACCCTATATAGGGATGATTTTTGAAATTTTTATAAGGAGGTAAGTGTTTTATATATAATCGGTCTTGAGGCTAAAGTTCGCCCCCCCTGCTTTGATTCAGGGTGTTATTCGATGGAGAGCTGGGCCTCGAGACCATACAGGCATACATGTCGATGTCTGTCTTTTAATCTTTAAGTCTTGGGAAGACGTTAAAAGCAACCAAGGAGGAAATTATGAAAAAGATAGTAATAGCAATGATGGCAACAGTAGCAATGACAGTATGGTTTGCACAACCAGTGCAACCACATCACTACGAAATGCATATAGTTTCATATGGAGAAACTATGACAAGCATCGTAGAAGATGCTAATCGTAACAGCAATGTCAACTACGATATTCGAGATGCTGTAGCAGATGCAGTGTCTCAATCTAAAAAAATAGATGGAGGCGCAACTTCTCGTTCTATCAAAGTTGGCGACAGAATTGCAGTACCAATCTATCGCTAACAACATAGTCCAGCTGTATGACTATAAACTATAGCTAATCATATATCTGTTACATAGAATAGGAGGTGAAACTATGAGAAGAGATGTATTAATTATTATTATCCTTTCTGTTGCGTTAGCATGTCTAGCGACAGCAGGAGGAGTCTTCTTGTCGCGCTTCATTACGCTGTAGTGTTGGCGTGACAAGAAGAAGCGTCGTGAGTTAGGACGCTATATAAATACTAACTCATTCTTTATATAAGAGCTATATTATATATAAGATATAGCTTTTATATGAGGGATATATTTATGCCCTTTATTTTATTTATGACGAGGAGGAAAAGTCATGAAAAAGGTTAATTTATTATTAGGTGCTATTATTATTGTGATTATTGCAACAGCTGTAGTTGTGACCATCTTCACTATTCTGATGACAAGGCGTTGGAAGCACAACGCCTAGAGGAAAGATACTATGATGCTGAAGGCCCAGCTTATTTTTATGATGAGTTCCACGATATGGAAGACTTTGAACTTCCAGAAGATTGGAACTGGAAAATTTTCTTTATGCAAATGCATAAAGAAATTAATAGTTCTAAATATTATTGGAACTTTGACTTATGGTTTAAAGAAAGATGGCCTCATTATGAGGCTTATATCTATTAAGCCATAACAACAAGCACTCTTGTACCGAAGTGCTATATAAATATCGGTACTTCTTTTATTTAGCATATATAACATTATATGTGTTAAATAAAGGAATAATTTAGTTTCTTTACGTAGCGAAGTATTTTAAGGACGTATGTCCAGAGGAGGTCTATTATGACAAACGTAATTTTTATTGAAGTATTATCTAACAATTCTTACAAAAAAGTAGTAGAAACAAGCAGTCGTTCTGCAGAACAGTTTTGCCTAGATGCTTGTGAGTATTACACAAGCAAAGGCATCGAAACAGAAGTTCGATGTTCTAAAGAAGATCCGCGCTTCTGTGGAGTATTCTCTATTAAAAAAGAGAAGTTGATGGTTATTGCTGGTCCAGAAAAGAATGAGTTTTTCTGGCGTAAGCATACGTCAATTAAGAAGAATGTAGAAGAGACGAATGGAGTGCCTCAAAAACCGGCAAAACAAAAGCACCTATTTTATGCCGTAATTGGCAAAGAGTTTACAGGTTATGTCCGTTTATGGGCAACTTGTGAAAAACTTGTTAAAGGTAAAAAAGGAGGCGTAAAATATAAGGGTTTCAGCAGCCTTGAAGCAGCAGCTGTGTGGATGAAAGAAAATGGAGCACCAGATGCTTCCTACCAACGATATAAAACGTTGGAAGATATTAAATAATAAATCATTTTGTCCGAAATGACGTTAAACTATCTTTATTGTTTTTCATAGAGGAGGAAATAAAAAATGAAAAACTTACTTAGCGTATTAAATGCTGTTATTGAAAATAAAAAGGCAGAAGAATACAATGCCAAAATTAATCAATGTCGTAGAGGCATGCTGAAATCGAAAGATTTTAAGAAATATGCCTTCATGGCATTCGAGGAGATGGATATCGTTAAGAGTGATCCACTCCACAATGTTAACAGCATAGAAGGAAAGGTATCTGTACCAATCCCGACATTCAAATTCTATGTCGACAAAAAGGATAATATCTATGCTAATATAGAATTATCTCGTGTATCAGTCGTAGGCATGTTCGTAGAAGAACATGTCAAACAGATGCCTGTAAAGACAGGTAAGATTTCCTTGAAAGCAGAGGTAGAGTGGGACGCTGAACAAACGTCCTTAGTCGATACTCTGCCTGGAGTATTCGCCATTGATGTTGGCGATATCATTCAATCAAAGGGTGGTGTGTATGCAGAAGAAATATTAAGTCGTATTCAGGCTTACAAGGAATTTATGCCTGAGACTGGCTGTAAATTCGTAAACACTTCTTCATCTTCTGCAAGACAAGGAAAGTCCAATTGGGCTTCCATGCCTTATGCGGACGAGTATTTAGAGCGGTGCTTCCAAATTGTTGGCGGTATCGACGAAGAAGGACTTGACCTAACTCCAGGCAAGGCCCAAAAGCTCGCAACAAGAGCTGGGCATAGCCAAGTCGATGGCAAACGCTTACATGTTGATTTAGATGAATATTGCTTTGTTGTAAAAAGAGCTTTCGACAAGCAAGATTCGTTTGATGGGATGGTATGGCATAACCACGATTGGTTTTGCCGTGAATATGGCTTGCCATCCCAAGAAGTAAATAGTTACCATCAAGGACGGTTGATGAACTGCTCAAAGGATGGTAGCTATCCAGTATCTGAAGCTACTATTACTGAAGAGAAGGAATTTATTAAGCTTATCGAGAATGTGAAATACTGCGAGGAACCGATGGAAATCGATACGGCTGAAAAACAATACACAGCATGGATCGTAGGCAATCCAGATGGAAAATGCATTTCCATTCTGGATCTTAATGCATGGAAAATCTCTCCACGTATTAAATTAAACGAGGACGCAAAAGTATTAATTGTGATGAAGTTTAATCACACAACAAGAGCTCGTATTGGCGCTCAAGGTGGCCAGTACGCTGCTCTTGATGAGGTGAAATGTAACTTGTAATAGGAGGAAAAATGAAAGAGGTTAAAAAATTTAAAGTTAAAGCCGCATTTGAAAATGCTATTCAAAACGCAGTGATTAACACAATCCATGAAAGCTTTGAAGGAAGCTTTGATGGTGCGATTCAAGACAAATTATTGTTTGTGAATGGTAATAGACTATTCACGGATAAAAAAGTGGCGTATCAGAAGATTTCTTCTGCAGCTAAAAACGTAACTAAAAAGACAAGAGATTTAAAAGGGTCTCTTGCTAAAGAGTCTCGTTTGTTGGTAGGTGTCGTAGATCCTTTCCGCGAATACATCGATGGCGGTGTCCTCGAAGAAGGACAAGCAGTCATCCATAACGATCTTTACAAGAGAATGAAGAAGTATGCGAATGAAGATGATACCATCGATTTCGCTGCTCTTCGCTCTCCAACATGTGGAGAGTTTTATAAAGGCAAATTGTTATCCGTTAACATGATAATTAATAATCTTATCGAAAGAAAAGATGAGATTGTTAATAAAATGATTAATGAGCTAAAAGAAAAGCTTGTTGAAAACGGAAGGGAATTGTCTGACGAACAAATTACTCACATCTGTGAGCGTAGATTCTACCATTGCATTGAAAAGCTTACAATGCTAGACATCAACTGTGTAATGGTTACGGGGTCTGAGTACTTCAAGTCATGCACAGGCGGTTCCGACTTTGATACAGATAAATTCTGTATCTTCGTCGGTCCAGATCTAATATTCTTTGAAGACCGTAAGAACTTTTCTGTAGCAATTCCTGCAGAGATGGGCGAAGGCGAGCTTATCAGCTTCCGCGGTCGTCATGACATGTTGAATAAAACATTCCACATGTTGCTAAAATTGACGACTACAACAGTGGATGAACAAATGAGCTTGCAGTCAAGAATTGTAGCTTTTATCAGCTCCATTCTTGAAGACAAGGAAGAGGCTGACCCAGCAATGGATAAAGTCAGAGAAAATCTTGAAGAGATCCAAGAAGAACATTCTAATAAAGAATATGTTCGTCTATTCTCTGACGATCAAGATATTGAAGAAGGCGTTTTAAGTAATGCATTCTTTAAGTCTATGTTTAAGACTTTCGTTGATTCTAGTCGTAGCAACGAAAGTATTTTAAACTATCTTCTTGACTGCGTTCATATTGGCGCAGCAGTTGGTGGTATGACCATTGATATGGCCAAAACTGCCTTAGATTTATTTAGCCCGTTTATGGGATTCTTGGATGGTATCTCTCAAAAAAGAAGATCCAATCCTAGCTTAGTTTCCTTCATTAAAAATGAAGGTTTGTTTGTGTTCGCTACAGAAAGCGAAGAAAAGGAATACAAAAATGAAAAAAGAAAACAATCAAAATAACAACGAGAAAATAATCATTAGAGATGCTATGGATGACGCAATGGATAACGTCATGACTGCATCTTGTGACTACTTAAAAGAGTATATCGCAGAATTGGGCTTATCTTACGATAGTCCATTCGATGAAGAAGTTAAATCTTCGAAGTCTGTGATCGATGTTATTAATATGACATTAACTGACTGCAAAAACGCAGACAGTGTGTTAGATGACTCTTATAAGGCAGAGTCTCCATTCTCTGCAGTGTTGCCATATGCGCAAAACATGTTGCGTATGCTGTACGCAGAAAACTCTGACGCTGCATATAAGATTTCTAAACAAAATGGATTAAACTACGCAGAAGTAGTATTTCCGTACGATGCGTTGTACGAAGAGGTATGTCAACATGAAGCTCCTGAAACTCTTGTAAAGTTTCATGAGGTTTGCGGCCGAACAAACGGTTGGAGAGCGTTCTTCAACTACGGCTCCTTCGTCGACGGAGAGTATACTCGTGGCGATGTAATTACTTTCGTCGACGGCGTATCCGAAGATGAAAGTCTTTATACGCACAAATCCGTTAATGGCGAATATGAACTATTTATCAAAAACGGTATTGTATTCATAGTACAGCACATCATGGACACAGAAGAGTGTCCTGGTGAAATGGATACAAAATTCTTCTTAAGATCTGGAAGTAATTATAATTTCACTAAAATCATTAACAAATTCCAAAAGTTAGAACAAGAAGGTGTCGAAGTAAAAGATAAGCTTGAATTTCTTCTTGGTTCTGAAGCAAGAAACAGAAAAGCCGTTAATCTTAAAGGTGAACTGGTTTCTGGCGACGGTATTTATGCCGTAAGTCGTAAAGGCAAATTTGCTGGCAAAACTGTTAAAATTTGTGACGTTGATGAAGTCACAGTTGACAGCATCAAAGGAAATAAAGATGCTAGTGAATATAGAAAATTGTTCACTGGCAAAATTGTAGTAGACAAAGTGTTGTTTACTACAATCAAAAGTGGTGGATCCGATATCAATAGCTCTGTGCTATTATGCCGTAAAGCTTAGGATCCCCCTTCGGGGCCCGTTAGGGATTAAAGAGAGAAGAAGCACAATTCTCTCCTTGGTCCTTAACGGCTGCCCTCTATTTTTTATTTCTTGGTGTGGAGTTTGCTATCTAAGGATAGTAGGCCTCCGGCCCGAAATTATTTACGAGGAATATTCCTCATCTATTTTAATATTTCATGGCGACCGTTCCATGTAAAAATACCGGCAGAGGAGACTATCATGTTAAACACAACTATTATCGCATTACACTTAGGTCTTTTGGCTCGTAATATTCACAACGTTGAAATTCTTGACGTTATGGATTACGGTAATGGTATTGATATCTGCTTTAAAGAAGCAGACGGTAAGGTATGGTGCCTTACTGAAAATATTATGCCAGAAGAATGGTGTGAATTATTAGAAAGAGCTAAAAAGATTTCTCGCAAGAGAAGTGTATTAGCTCTTATCTAGTATATATAATCGTATTTAGTTATGGATTATTATATCTGTAGCTAAATACGATTTTTTAAATAATATTGTCCGGTGGCAGTCGCCCGCATGCGGGACCATATTCGACTTCCGACGCTCATGACGGTTTCGCTATCGCTCAGGTCATTTCGTCTCTAGTCGTCGAATATTCGACTGTCACCTTTATATGTATTTCGGCGTAGTCCTATACTTAATCTTTATCCAAACTTATTTTATTAATTTAATTTATTCAATCCGGCGGTATCAGTTTACTAGTATGTAACTTGCCCCGCCGGGGCGAAATTTATTATGAGGGAATTTTCCCTTTAATACGTTATTCTTATGAGGAGGAAATTATGAAGTACGTATTTTTCGGTAATCTTGCCGAACCTTATATTGCAAAATGCGATAGCATTATTGATGCTATTGATTGGTTTTATATGGAAGCTAATGGTATAGCTATTGGCTTCCGTCCTGAATATATTGTTATACGTGGTATGAAGGTAGCACGTATGGGAACTGTTATCAGAAAGAAAGATGGAAGTTTAAATAAAGGGATTGTTTACGCGGTCCCATTTAAATCTCTTTCACGGCTCAAACATTTGATTAAATAATGCCACTCCGTGGCGAAATCTTCTTTGAGGGGCTTTCCCTCATTCTAGTATTCAACATATGGGAGGTAAAAATTATGTTGACAATTACTTATCTTTATACATTAAAATTAAATAATTCTTATTTGAGCATTTACTCTGAGGACAGCACTATGTCCGTATTAAAAGAGTATCCAGGTGCTCAGCTTGTTAGCAAAAATGAAGTTGGCTATAAGATGGTTATGGCTGACTGATTAATTTAATTATAAGGGCGTTAGATAAATAAATATTTAGCGCCCGTATCATTCGCTCAAAAAAGGAGATTATCATGAACGCAGTTAAATCTTATTTAAACACTTGGTATGCAGTGTCCCCTTGGACATATCGTATTTGTTTCTTTGCTCTAGGATACAGTATTGTATCTTTATTTATTTAACAGGAGGTCTATCATGGACAAAATTTTATTTAAATTAGATAAAAAGTATAATGAAAGCCCTTGGCTCTTTAGAATTTTCTTCTTTATGTTAGGCTATATATTAACAGACCTAGTTGTAAAGTTGAATAAAAAATAATCATTCAGTGTGGCGAGGGAGAAGTCAATATCACATCATATCGCTTCTTCCTTTTTCTATTTCGTGTAATTTACGGCTTAGTACCTTCCGACATTCGGTCGGCTCCGCCACGAAATTTTCTTTGCGGGATTTACCGTTTGGATAAATGGCATAGTTCTAAAAAAGAACCTCTTTCTGAACTCCTATACACAAACAATCCTAACTAACGGAACTGTGTCATTTATCCAGATAGTAAATATCTGGTTCTCCTCCTCTCTACTACAACTGTCGTCGGTGAAAACTAGACGACGGCAGTATCGAGTATACTAATTAATATATAATATTAGTATATTGGATACTGTCTTATAAGGGAGGCAGTAAATTTTTAAATAATGGGGTGTCCGGCCCAATCGGACTATTTTATTAAGGAGGCTATTATCATGGCTAAGAAAAATATTATCATTAATGCGGTAGTTGTTGGAACAAAGAATGGTGGTTTTGCACGCGGTTTACAAGCACACGGCAAAGAAAATGTCGCAAAACTACCTAAGCGCGAAGGTCAATTTATCCCTGTTGGGATTTCTCATGTAGTTGACACATTAGGCTTGTTCGTTGCAAAACGTGACGAATACGGCGACATGATTGTACCATTTGTACAATCAGATAACATTGCGATTAAGTGTTATCAGTTGATGGGCTTGCTTGCAAAAGGCCATTCTGCAGAAGAATGTGCTGAGTTAGCTACGAGTAAATATGACACTCTAGAACACACTCAAGCTTATGTTAAGCTAGCAGAAGCATTACAAGCAAACAAAGAAGCAAACGTTCAATTACGCATTATGCGTCAATCTGAACTATCTGGATTTGATTTAGTAGTTCCAGAAGATGTAGTACTTACAGAAGGTCAAGTATTAACATTTAAAGACGGTGTTAGTGAAGAAGGCGTTCGATTTGCTAACAACATGAAGGGTAATTATTCTTACCCAGTTGCAACTCGCCATAATGGCGATTTGTACGCTAAACGTCCGGAAACTGCTACTAACAAATTAATTAACGCTTTGGCATCTAAAGCATTCAACTTGGTTAGAGAAATTCCTAACCGTAAAGTTGAAACAGCTGAAGGTGTATTCTAATTTAAAGGGGGCCGATTGGCTCCCTTATTTTTTTATTTAAATAAGGAGACCTATCATGGCAACTTTTAAACTTGTAAATCAAAATAAAAATCTTTTGGCGTATATCCAAGAAAAAGCAGAGCAAGAGTTTAATGCTACTGTTACAGCAGAAGATAACGCTGTTACTATTGAATGTGATGATGAAGTAGTAGACGACATCATCACAGCCTATAAAATGGCTAAGGTTAAGTCTACAGCTACTGGCCTATTGAACTGGGGCGGTAAAAAAGTTGGCTTCGTTGCTGGCATCACTAAAGATGCTGGTATCGGTGGTATTAAGATTGCCTCCAAAGGTTTGTTTGGCGGTCTTAAAAAGGTCGCTGAATTAGGCATTGGTGGCGTATCAGTAATTACTGACGAAGCAAAAGCTTCTTGGTCTGAATTAAGTAAGAGCGATGAAATTCGTTCTATCAAAAAGAGCTTTGGCTCTACTGGTGATAGTAGTGAAGATATCGTTATGGTTACTGGTGAACAACAAGCAGAAGCCCAAGGTTAGTTATTAAAGAGTTTAGATAATGGGTGCACACGGGAGTGGGTCGCATCTGTTATCTAAACTCTTATTTTTTAAATCCGGAGCCCTGTATATATAAAGTCCGGTCTGAATTCTTAAAAGATTATTTTATTATATACATATACTAGAGATTGGTTTTAATACAATCGATGTGTATATACTAAAATTATTTTTTTTGATATATATGTTGCGTATGCCATATATTTAATGGAAGGCTATGATTACTTATAGCGAGCATTTATTTCGCCTTGGTAAAGCCACACGAGCGCCCTATAAGCGAGCGCCAGCGAGCGAATTAAGTTTTTGTTGTAGATCAGGCCGCGCGAACGCACGTGAGCCGGCCGTTATATTAAAGTTCTCTGTTATCTCTCTTCTTAAGAGAGTAAGCATATTTTATTTTATTTATTTAACAAGGCGAGCGTAAGCGAGCCGTATTGTTGTTCTTTGTTTACTTTCTTTCTAAGAAAGTAAGTAGTTTATTATTTATTATTAGAGTTCTCTGTTTACTCTCTTCTTAAGAGAGTAAGTGTTTATTTATTATTATATTGTAAGCGAGCGAAGCGAGCGTATATCTTCTTTGTTATCTTTCTTCCTAAGAAAGTAAGTTGTATATATTATATATATTATATTTATATTAAGAGCGAGCGGTAGCGAGCGTTTATTATATGTATATTATATATGTTAGTGTTCTCTTGTTATCTTCTCTTCTTAAGAGAAGTAAGTTATAAGTATTAAGCTTTTAGCTTATAGAGTAGATCCGAAGGATATAGATAGGTTAGATAAAGAAGCGAAGAGGGAGCGGGAGCGACCGATTAAAGCGACTGCCTTAAGCTATCTATATGTATAGTATAAGGAGGCCGAGCAAAGCAAAGGCCGTATAGCAAACGTTTTCTGTAGGTGAGCGTCAGCGAACCGTAAAGAAAGAAGGAGCCGCAGGCGACTGTAGTGCACGATATACTATGGCGAATATATAATAAAAGCGAAATTCTGGGCTGAAAAATTTGAAATTCTTGTCTGGAAAATTTCGAATATTTTTCGCCCCCCATATGTATTTTGTATTACTTTATTTAAAAGTAATGTTAGTTATTAATAATAATATGTAAGTATTATTATATCTATATATATTATATAGGACACCGTTGTTAGTTATTCAATTAGGTGAGCAACGGTGATTAGAATTGAATTTAAATAATTCAATTATTTTGAGCCGCCGGTTATTTTTAAACATTATAAAATGTAACTGACGATGCCTTTTGGCCAGTCAGTATAGGGATTAAACTTTATTCCTTTGACAGTTTTTTGATATAATTCAAAATTAAACGTCATAAAATATTATTATATTTCTAAAGTTTCAAGTATTTAATTTTAGTTATATGTTTAATTTAATATAAAGTGAGACCCTGGATTTAATTTAAGGGCGAAGGTTATTTCAGGTGGCGAATCCCTTTTGGTTCTTTTATTAAAAAAATATATTAAAAGAATACTTTGCTTCGATCCAGAGAAAGATAGCGTAGCGAAGTTGGCTGGTTGTATTAGCGTAGCGTAATTACAATTTTCTGTGTTATAGTTCGTGACGAAGGCTTTGCTTAGGACGAGATATGATTTCTAATATTATATATTAGGATACAATCATAGCGAGTACTAATCATTCCAAGTTGTTAGAGTTTGAAAGCTCTAACCAGTCAGCTGGAATTTATTGCTCTGGTTCCGGCGTGTTTCTGTTTCCTCTTTTACTAGGTTGTCCTGGATAGAGAGAATGGACACCGAATATTTTAGGCGAGTGGTTTTTTAATTATATTAAAATAAATTATTATATTTAGATAATAAAAATAATAATAGTGACGCTTATTTAAATTTAAATAATATTAGGACAATTATATATATTAAGTAGTATCGAGGGCTAAGGCCCGAATACGTTAAACGGTTGTCCGTGTACGATCCTCTGCGAGTTGTTTATCTTCACAGCAGATTACGTAAGTAAGGGTTTGGAGCATTTATAAAATGGGCCAACTTTGTTTATGCTTAATAATAAAAAAATCCTGGCCGTTAGGTCAGGATGTTTAGGTTTGAGAAGTAGTGAACTTCGTTCACTAGTATATTACATTGGTTATCTTGATGTTGCGTTAATAAATTTTAATTTATTTCAAAAAAAATATCCCGCACATATTTTATATGCCGGGATTGTATTTAAGTGAATTTCAAGCGGTGAACTGTCGTTCACCGGTATATTACATGTTATGTTAGCGGAGCGGGGCATTTAAAATAAAAATATTTTTTTATTTTAATTATTATATATACTATATATAATAGAAAAGACCTCCCTAGTTTTAATCAGGAAGGTCGTGATGAATACTTTAATGCGTTAAATTTGCGAAGCGGTGTAACTTGTTACACCGGTATATTACATTTAGAGTATGTTCAGCGGGTTAATTATATTAAAATAATTATTTATACATTATTTTTGTATAATAGAAATGCGGAGTATTTTTTGGTGTTTTTTTAGCAAAAAATTCTAATTTCAAAAGTGCCCGTGTTATCTAACTTTTTTTAACTTAAGTATTAATTTATTATATAATACTATACTATAAGGATAACCTAAACCATTTATACAATTATTGTATAATTATTAAGTATAGGCTATTTCTTAAATAACCGTCACCTGATTGAGCCAATTCTTATGTGTTAAGAGAGGACTTGGCGTTTCATTGCATTGGAGATTAATTATTATATATACTATATATAATATAAGGATACCAATACATATACTATAACACAGATCTGTCCTTTTAAATAATAAAGCCTATTATATTGGGTTTGCTATATATTATATATATAATACTATATAAATAAAAAAATAAAAAAGCCCGCTGTCGCCTCACGAGCGCCCCGACGATCTCCATGAAAGTATATTATTATATGGGGCATTGGGGAGGAGGGGGTGAAACACACTTACCCTTGCTTATTTTGATCAATTTTAATGTATTCTCAAATTAATTGTCAAATAAATGCAATAAATTAATTACAAATATTATTCTATATCTAATAAAGGCAACAGTCCGGCATTATCATGCCGAACAGTTACGCTAATATAATATTGTTAATTATAAATTATAATATATATTATATAGTTACTAGTATCTAATAGTTATATTGTTATATTAATAGTAGTATTATAGTATTATATTATATGTTATTAGTAATAGTATTAAGAGTTAAATAATGAATGATTTAATTGCGGGCCCGATTTTAATTCTCTAAAATTTCAAACGCAATCTATTATGATTAAATTAATTATCTTGTATTCAAATGGAAGGAGAACAAAGAAAAATCTTTCGATTTTAGAGAATTCGGAACATGGGAATTTAATTGTGCCGATGAAGAGAAAAACGGAATTACTATTACGTATAGAAATAAAAAAACAAATTATATTGTATTAATAAATATTTTTATTAACAGAGATATAGAAAATCAAATAACTCTTAATACATATGAAGGATATAATGAAATGTATGCTCCATTATTCTACAATGAATATAAACAATTATTTTATAACGATTATTTTATAGGTGAATAAAATGAATGAACAACTATTTTTAAGATACCAAGATAATTTTACTAAAATTATCAACGAAAGATATCGTCTTGATGATAAAATGTATAATTTCGACGATTATAATATCGATGATTTTAAACTTTGTAATTTAGATTTTTATTACAAAGATGGTCGCAAATGCAAAATCTTAGATTATAATTGGGCCGGAGATGGAAAATATACTTACGTTAATAATATTGTAATTCGTTTTGATAACGGAGAAATAAAAGAAGACGTAAGTGGAATGGCTCTTTATTTAACAGAAGAGTCTTTAGAAAAATATGGTTGGTACTTTAAAGAAGATGACTATTAATACTCAAGATTTTTGAAAGATCATGTTTGACGAACTAGATAAAACGTCTCAGAAAGACTGGAGGAAGTTCGTTAAAAAATTTGACAAAAAGAAAAAATATAAAAGAAAGAAGAATATCGATGTATAAGAATTTAAATAAAATAGTTAAAGTTATCGATGCAATCGAATGTTTAAATGAAGTCGATTATATGATAGCAGTATTAACTAGTTTTGATATCAATAGTAAATATGATCGATCTGGCCGCTTTATGACTATTAAAGTTGAAGGTAAAGAAATTCAAGTAAACGATGGCCCATTATTCAAAATATTTAAATATTATTGTATGCTTCAAGATTACGATGATTTTATGGGCTACTTAGATTTAACAAAATGGTATCTAAATTTCTTTGATAATCAATTCAATTTCTTAGATTTAGCAAACGAAATCGATGAAGTTATTACTATTCGTAAACAATATAATGCATATAATCCAGAAATTGATAATTGGTATTTAGAGGCCACAAAACAATATTTTAAAAATCTTCATAATTTGTTACTTGAATTAGATAAGATATGAAAAAGAAAGAATTAATCTCGGAAATATATCGCTTAAATAAGATTACGCATAAGCTTGATTATTATATTAAGCGATATTATCCGGGAAAAAGATTGCGTAAACTAGATCATTTTCAAATTAAAAAAATTTATTTCTGGCTATTAAGCGATGTAAAATAAGAACAAACATTCGCTTTATAGAAAAAATATTTATCTAAAATAATGCCAGGAAAAGTTGTAAAAAACGACTATTTATATTATAATAAAAGGTTGAACTTTAGTGAAAACAATTAAATATTTTTTATTAATTTCCATTATTATGATTATCAGTTATGCTATTATTCATGGCATTATTTCATATTTAATGTATTATAATAATGATATGAATAATGTCATACATATAGGTAAGAATAATAATGGATACTATATAACGTATAAAGTTAAATAAAGGAGGCGGCGTCTATTTGAAGCTAACTTATTCATTTAATTATAATAAAGAAGAGCTCTGTATGGATACAGACAATTTCTTTTTAGCAGAAGATCTTAATTTAGAATGCCGTCTTAACTGTATTTTTATCTTTATTAAAAAATTAGATAAGCCTATAAATGGTAAATCTTTTGACTATCAATTAGCTGCGTCTGTTACTTTAATACAAAAACCTTATCAAAACAGTATTTATGAAATTAAGTTTAGACATATTTATATTAATGATGATAGGCCAGGCTATCCTAATGAAGATCAAGTAAAAGATTATTTCAATAAAAATTATGCTTATCTTTGTGTTAATATGTTAATAACTACATTAGAAGATAGAATTAAACCTAAGAAAAAGTTAGATAATTTTTTTCATTCAAAGTTTATTAAGAAAGCAAAATATGATTAATCAGAAGTTAGAAGAATTAAAAGAAAAGTTAGGAGTAACTAAATATACTTATGTCGACACGTTAGAAGATCTTGATTGTTATGGCCCCATATGTTATTTTGTCGACGATAAAAGCATTAGCCCTGTAAATATAAAAGGTAAAGCAAAGCGATACAATTTTTTATTTAAAAGAAGATACGATGTTCCATTAGATGAAGATGTTCCATCTGAATATGGAGTAATGTGTTTTTATCATTATCCAGAAGAACAAGATGATGTATATTATTATTATTATCCAAGTTCTAAAAAATATATTATTGAAGAACCTCAAGGCGGCTTAGTAGGCCGAGCTAATATGCTCGATAAAATTGATAAAGCTACTATTTTAATTGGTTATGTATTAAAGAAAATTAAGAATAGTAATTTTTTATAACAAGAAAGGAGTAGCTAATGGAGTTAGATAAATTAATCGATAAGGTCGCACATCCTCGCTTTAATTTTGCATATATTAACAAAGATTTGAAATTAGCTATTCAAGTTCTTAACGTTAATCTGTATATAGAAGAATATTCTAATATTATAGAAATGCAAAGAAATTTTTATATAACGATGTTCGATGGTGACAAAACATACAAATTAAATTTATTTTTAAAAATTACATATGATAAAGTCTATAAAAAAATAAGTAGTATCTACGTAGCCGAAAAAGATAAAACCATTACAGAAAATCATAATTCTGTAATGAGTAGAACACATAAAATAGAAGACGATGAATATTCAAAAGATCTTAAAATGTTTTTGCCATTCTGTTATAATGCTTTACTTTGTGAATATAAAGAAAGGTATGAAACAAAATGGTAATTAAAAGAATTAATAAAATACAGTTAGGCGAATGCATTAAAGATGCATTTTATAGTTCTTTAGATGATTATATATGGGACAATATCGATAGTATTTTTACATTTGATAGTACAACTTTACATGATGATTGGAAAACATCTTTAACAGAGACTTATCCTGTAATGTTAATAATTCAATTAATCGATGAAGAATATAATATGCGAACTATTATTAAATTATTCATGTTTAATCATGACGATGAAAGTATATTTATTGCTGTTGGTCATCAAGAAATAGAATATAATAAAAATGAATTCGAATATTTAATTGTTGATTATAGAGATTTATCTAGAGTATTAGACGATTATATTGCCGTTATTAAAGATTATGAAGAACACTTTATATTAGAAAGGAGTTTAAATAATGAGTGAATTTAAATCTATTAAAATGTTTAGCGATACAATTATTAATTTGACGCCACACGATATTACTTACGATACTGGTACTACGACTATCGTTATTCCTAAAAACGACGTACCTCCGGTTCGTATAAAAGATAATTATCGTCGACATACTGGTATGGTCGGTCCATTTCAAGTCGAATATACTAATGGTGAGCCCAGTGTTGAAAACTTGCCGGACGAGCAATATAGTGTATATTATATTGTTAGCACTTTAGTGCGTAAACAATTGCCTCATCGTAAGGATTTGTTAAGTCCGACTACTAATGAAAAACATATTGTTAAGAATGAATTAGGCCACACTATTTCTGTATCTTATTTCGAAATGAATATATAGCTATGATCTTATATAAAATGTTAATGGAAATACATACTCATATTAATAATATATCAAAAAGAAACATGACTATATCTAGTCTTATTTTTATGAACAATAAATATTTTGAAGTAACTATTCCTATTCATGAAAATATGTCTGATTTATTTCGATATTTTACAATAAAAATTCAATATAAAACGTTATTTAAGGAGTCATTTCGACCGTATACATTTAAAATAACAATAGATTTCGACGATTGTATATCCGATAATATTATATATATGAGTATGACTCAACATGTTTTTACAAATAAAGTTGTATTTAATAAAGCTTTTGTTAAGTATCTAATATATAAAATGTATCGAGATCTTAATGAAAGTAGAAGGATTAATTATAATGATTATGCTTAGTTTACTATGGTTAGAATTTAAATTATTTTTAGAGGTTCTGTATCAGGAAATTTAAATAAAAGAAATTTGTTTCTTAAAAGTGGCCTCCGGCCCGAAATCTTTTCGCGGTTCCTTTCAGCGCTATTCGCACAACCGCGTTAGTTAGAGGTGAGTTAATGATTAAAAAATTAATTTTAATTGGTTCTTTATCGTTGATTAGTATTAGTGCCATAGGCACAGATGTACCTGAATATAATGGATATGTATTTCCTTATAGAGTAGCACAAGATCAAGGTAAAGAAATTGAATTTAAACAACCATCGGCAGAAGTTACTCCAGATGGATTGAAATATAATGATTTTAAAATGAAAAAACAGAAGGAAAAGAAAAAATGATTGTAATTGATTTTCGGTATTTAGAGCTTAATGCTGATAAATATAAAATTATGTTAGATAAATTAAATAATAATCGTGGGCCAGAAAATGTTAGTAGTAAGCGTATTGAAAATAATATTAGTTACCCTAAATACGATCATTTTAAATTAGATATTTATGATGATGAAGACGGCCCTAATGAAGCTTATATCTATACATTTTTAGATCATAACGGTATTCACGTAATTCCAGATTGTGAACCACGATATTGTTTAGATTTTGAAGATCTTATGGAAATGTTACCAGAAATTATTGGTAGTTTATTAAAAGATTGATTATTTAGCCGTCTATTACCTAATAGGCGGTGTTTTTATGTTTATTATTATAATTAGTATATATAAAAATGTTGCTTATTAGAAAGGAGACTATTATGGTCACTACAGAAATTAACTTAAAAGATAAAAAACAATGCAAGGATTTGTTTAAAAAATTGCATAAAGAATTAACTAAACGAATGAGAAACGCAAGTTGCATTCCTCAATGGGGACAATATTGGTCTGTCGCTTATATTAGCGATATTAATAAAGAATTAAAATCTTTTTATTTGACCGTAGTCAGTGAAAACAATTATATGGATATTAACATTAGTCGTCATAAAGAATTCTTAGCTGTTGAATTATCCTTATACGATAATATCACAGAAGAAGAATATTCTAATGATTACACTAGTGTCGTATTACACAATATGATCGGTGTAGTATTAGCAGATTATCTTAATTTTAAGTTCTGTGAGGACGTTAAATAATGAAAGATGAAAGTACTTTAATTTGTATCGTATTATTGATACTTGTCGCAGTGTTCTTTTGTGGTGCACTGCGATGAGAATTCAATACGATGAAAAATATGCTTGCCAAATTAGAAGCCGGTTAGTTGCATTAATGGATTATACTAAATGGATAAAACAATTTAGTTATACGTCTTCCGATAAACGAATATTATATTCTTGTAAGGAAATCATAAGTTATGGTAACGGTGTTTGGTTAAACATTAAAGTATCGATTTGGGACAGCAAAACAAAAAGTAAACATAAATTAACTTTTATCTATAATGTTGCTGGAAACTTTGTTCAATGCGATAGCCCTAGTTATCAAGAATATCAAAAAGAAATATGGAATGATTATCTAAATACGTTCATTGTTAGGACAATTAAATGGTCTAAAACTATTAGAAAAACTTGTTTAGATGAAGTTGTTAGAAGCGTAGATACATTCGGTATTTACACAAGAAACTGTGGCTTCTACGACGTCAAGCATAGTAAATTTATAACAAAAGATTTCTTTTATATAACACGCTATTTTGGCAACGAGGTTCTTGTCGCATATCCTAAGTCCGGGGCCGATCAAAATTTTATATTAACTATAATTAGTTTTCTATTAGGTTGCACTATGAAAGCAGGTGAGCTATCTGAATTGGAGAGAAATAGAGTTCAATAATAAGCAAGAAGCTCGCAATGCTTTCGTTGCTTTAACCGATTATAATATGAATGGTAAGACTAAACATTATGACGGTATGACATATTTATTTAGAAAGCTATATCCTGGCAAAATAGGCCAATATATTTATGATATTATCGAAATAAATCAATATGGTGCTACTATAGCTATATTTAATTTGCGTCTCGATGAGAACACAAAGAAAATTTATTTAAAAGCTACCGATTGTAATTTACGTATTGAATTATCCTTCGATATTATTTTAAATAATATTAAAGAAATATTAGCAAATCAAACTTGTTTTGCGCTCAATGTTTCTAATATAAACTGGCCAATAGGCCCATATCCTAATCATAAAATACTTTATGGCGACATTGTTCAAAATAAAACAATACAATTAGATGCATATAGACAGAATTTATACATAAAAGAAATCGATTTTAGTAGCGATAGAAATAATTTTATAACTATTCAATATACTGAAGATCGTAAATATGCTTATGTTTCTATTAGCAAAAAAGATAAGCTTATTGTTAAAAAACTAAAAAAATATTTTTTATGCTTATATATTAATTATGTTAAGGATTTCAAATGGAAATTACAAAAGAAAAATTAATGATGTATCGAGATCTTTTTTGTTTCTTACGCACACAAGATTATTCTTTTATTGTTCCATATAATAATATATATTGTGCTGTTTATTGTAATTGTTACAACATTGAAAATGTATATGGTTTATCATTTGAGCTTATGGATAATTTTGGTGATTTAATGATTAGTTTCGATATCGATGAAACAAATGAAATTACCACTTATCATTTTGATACTAAACAAGATGTCTTGAATATTCTTAAGGTAATCGAAGAAATCGTTACAATTTTTGAATATAAAACAGATAATGATACTGTTAATAAATTGTCGCTCAATTGTTGTGAGTTAATTCAAGAACAATTATTATTTAAATATGGTAATTATTTTATAGAGGTTGAAAATTATGTAGGCGATGCATTAATTAATATTCGCTGTAGTGAAGGCGAATATACTATTGGATATATATTAGTATATGTGTTAAATAATAAATTATATAGTTTGTTTTATGATTTAGAAGAAAGAACAAATCAAAAACAAATAAAAATGTTAATGGCCGCGACTATGCAAAATTTAATTAGATGGTGTACAATATGATCGATTTTGACCAATTAAATTCTCAGAAGATTAAATCTAAAGCTATGCTTAAGCTTGCTGAAGAAGTATTATATACTAATAATTATCTTGGCAATTATTATAAGTTCGATAAAGATTGGTTTCGCTTCGATCGATATGCTGGTACATCTAAAGTATCTTTATATTCTAAAAATAACGACAGTAGACGATATGTCTATGGTATTGAAATCATTAAAGATCATATGGTCGTCGATAATTATTCTATGATGAATAGCGATAATCCATTTAGATTATTTAACTTAATATTAGCTTTATGTTATCATAGAAAATATTTTGAGAAAAAACAAGAAAAATGGAAATATTATTAGATATAAAATATTTTAATAGAAGAAACGGAGGAATAATTATGGGTAAAATTGTAGAACTCGTTAACAAATTAGAGCCAATTAAAGGTGTTAAAAAGTTGGCTATCGATGGTTACGATATTCGTATCGATAACCGAGATAAAAGGAAATTCGATAGTGGCGATATTATTGTATTTCAAGGCAAGAAAAAGATTTTAGACCTCGGCGTCGAATATCCTTGTAAAGATTTACCTAAACGGGCTATTTATAATAACAAAACGAATAAGTATATTAACGTTAAAGATTTGACGTTGCTATACAATATTCTTAATCCAGTATTATGAATGAAGAAATTTTACTTATTATAACACAGGCTATCTTTATATTATGTTTTGTTACTATTGTTATTGTCGATATTAAAAGTATGGCTAATGGCGTATCTAAATTAAGAAATAAGATACATAGAATAAAGCACAAGAAAGAAATTGATCTTAAAGAACGTAATATTAAAAATTTATATAGCTATATTTTTTATGCCGTTTTACCAAAATTAACTAAAGATCAGTTTATTAAAGTTTGCTCACATAACTTTAAATATAACGATAGCTATTATGAATTATATCTTGAAAAAAAAGAAAGCTTTAAGGATTTCCGTTATCGAATTACCTTAAGAAAAATTATATCAATTAGAAGATATATGTCACCATTACGAAATCTTTTAGTAGATACCGATAAAGAATTAATTTTTTTCTTTAAATTTACAAGAAATGGCCCCGAGAATGTTCATATCAGCTTAAAAGATGAATATGAAAATAATATCGGGATTACTTTAGTTGCACTTATGTTAATATATGGGCATTACGGAAATACTATAGATAATTGTCCTGAATTTAAGGGAGATAAGAATATATATGAACAGCTTGATTAATAATCAAATTAAATTATTAAATTTAATCAAAGCGAAGTTAAATAATGGCAATTTCATTCATACAGAACAAGGTAATTACTATCTTGATATCACGGTTAATCGAGATAAAAATATTGAAATTACGCTAGAATGGAATGGCGACGTATTAAACTCTTGTGCTATCGATTGGAATGTTTATGAAAAAGCTTCTGCTATTAATTTCTATTATGAAAATAATGATAAAGAAGACTTTTTAACGATTGCCATTACATTGTTAGAAAATTATGAAATCTAATGAGTCGATCGCATTAGCTAAAATTGCTAAAATATTGCTTCGTAAAAATATTAGTAAAATATTTTTAACCGATAATCGAGTACTATATCTTAGCAATCGTTATCTTGGAGAGTTTTCATTAATTGTCGAAGACTATTCTTCGTTTTATTATGACGATAAAAGTCATCCTTCTGTATCTGTACTTATTGATGGGACCATTGTAATAAATACATTTTATAGTGATGAAAAAGCCCTTTTAAATAGGGCTAAATTAGTATATAATATAATGGTAGATAATCTTAAATTAAAATATTTTTGGAAGGAAATAAAACGATGATCGGTCTTTTTAAAATTAACGGAACAAATAGTAAGCTTTCATCATTACGTATGTCTGAGATTAATAATAATACGTTTTTAGGTAACTATAATGTAAAAAGCGTATTATTTAAAGATGGCGTAACAACGATTAGCGCCGAAAGTGATTACGAGCCTAATATGGTAATGTTATCTAACATTAGTACTAATTATAAAGTCGATATTGAATATAGTGTTAGCGACCATATTAATAATATTAAATATACTGGACTCGTGATTTATCAAAATGGAAAAAGTGAAATTTTAGAATCCAGAAAGGAAATTCTAAAATGAAGCAAGAAACAATTGATCAGGTGTTTAGTTATCTAAATATTAATAATTCACGTTTGTATAAACCTAGCAATTACAATGGTCAAAAAAATTTCATCTGTAAAATTGAAAATAATTATTGGTTTTTAATGATATTTTTTAACATGTATTGTTTAGTTAAAGAAAATCCAGAACTTCAAACTAAAGAAGAATTTAAGTTTAATTCTAATCATCAATTAAAAGTTGCTATAAGTAAAGATCAAGATATTAAAAAAGTTTTTGCTTTTATTGTTTCTCAGCTTAATTATATGGATTTTTTAAAAACCAATTATTCTCGAAAAGAAAATACAAATTTAGGTGAAGTATATACTAATATTAATAATCATTATATTAGTAATACATATTTATATCCAAATTTAATCGAAGAAAAAATTGTAACTTTTGATATAGACAGTGCAATATTTGCACCATTGCAATCTAGTCGTATGACTATTCGTCCTGAGCTTCGACAATCTAATTATTTTAATCGAGAGCAAATAGAAGAATTGATTTCAAATAGAGTTAGCGATAGTATTAGTCAGTTAGCAGAGCAAACTCAAAGAATAATCACTCCTAGAGAAAGAGATGTTGAAAATCTTAGATCTCAACTAATAAGACTTTCTGAACAGCTTAGAATTTTAGAAAGGAATAATAATGAATAATATTCCAATTTCACAAATGTTGTTCGATATTTATAATGCAATGGAAAAAATGCCAGGTCAAATGTGGAATTATAATACCGATCAATATGGCGATTTTTATTGCTATATCGAGCAATTAACAGGTGTAATGACTATCGAATTAACGATCGATATTAACAATGATTGGGAATGCCGTTATATAACTTTTAATAAGTTAACTAATGAATTAAAAATCGATGGCGATATTCCTCATAGTCAGTTAATCGATCGTTTACGATGGATGTATATCCAATTATGTTTAGCTTAAGAAAGAAGGTGAATGCGTTAGTGTGGTCACTAAGAAAATATAGGCAACCGTTTAATCCAGATAAACTTTTGCAAAGTTTAAATAATAAAGATCATAAGAATTCTTTATTAAATAAAATTCATGCGTTAGAACAAGAACGTAAAGAAAAAGAAGAAGCTGATGTTAAACCAGTTCGACCATTGCTACCTCCAGCTGTCGAAGTTAATAACATTCCTACTTTAATTGAGCCTGCATGTTTTATCGATGAAATTATTCCAGCCGAAAGTACTGCTAATACAATGCCGGAAATCGACTGGGATAATGTTGAAGAACCTATCGATTATCATGAGGAATGGGATCGCAACAGCTTAGTCGAAGCAATTATTAAAGGCAAAATTGCTATGAAATACGTCATCGATAACTATGAAGTGTGGAATGGACGCCTTAGTAATGCCGATCGTGCTTTAAGTGATCTAAAACATTTTTGTGAGTTTAACGATGAAGTGTCGTCAGACGATGCCGTTCGTTTATTTAAATTAATGCATGTCTATAGTAAGCAGCGTCGTGAGTATAAAGATCTAATCGAAGTCTTTAAAGACTTTACAGCTGCTCAAAATAGAATAGAGTCTTTATATGCAAGCATTAAGCATGTTAAAACTAAAAATGATAAAGTGGAGGCAGCACGTCATTATGCTCCTCGAGTGTTAAACGAATTGTTCCCTGGAAAAGATAAGTAACGTTCTACGTTTATCCTTTTCCGGGGGCAAGCCCCCGCACCTCCGGTCTCCGACCCGAAATTTCTTTCGTGCTTTTTTGCATATATAAAGATTATAATTGTAACTAGTGATGCTTTATGCTAGCTAGTATAGGGCTTAAATTTTATCCCTTTAGAAGTCTATTAAGATAACTTAATTTAGACTCTATAAAATATTGTTAATATATAGTTTTAAAGCTATATATTAATTTGATATTAAAATACCGCACTGCGTTTGCTTATTATATAATAATAAAATGAAATTATATAATTTAACACAGTATGAAAATCGACATTTCACATTTTTTTAATGTATGAAAATCCGTAATATGTCTGTGAATTTAAATATTAAAAGGAAACAGAATGCTGCCTATTTATAAAGCATATGATAACCGATTACAAGAATATATTGGGTCATATGTATTTAAAAATAATAAAAATTATATCGTCGATAATGACGGCGAATATGAAATTAATATAAAAACTTTGTGTCAACATACCGGACTTGTATTTAACCAAGTACCGGTTTTTTTATTTGATATAGTTAGTTTTGAATGTACGATGCCCGGTATCAGTGAATTTAAGTTAGATCCGGCTACCGTACTAATGGATAATGTATATGGAAGACTAATCGTTAAAAATAATGAATATACTATAGCATTAGTCGATCCATTATATGAAAATATTAAAATAGAAGTGTTAGGGAACACTTGGAAAGGTAAATTAAATGTATAAATATTATATCGAAGTGGAGAGCAATATTCACTTCCAAACATCTAAAGAGATTGCCGAGTTTATCGGTATTTTTAGCGTAAATAAAAAACCGCACACTAATCTTGTGCGAGCATATTTCCCAGATAATAAATTAAAATATGCCGGCGAAAAAGGTATGACTAATGTATATAGCGATTTCGACGCTTTAATTCGTTTCTGCCAAGATTTAATTAAACAATGTAAAACAAATGAATATTCTACGTTTAAAATTAACGGTAAAGAATATAATGTATTCGTAAATATTGATCGCGTTAAAATCGCGATGGAAAAATATCAATTCGTTAAGGAGGCAATCGGTCATGAACAATCAAGAAGCAATTTGTAGAAAAATTGGTGTAATCGTAGGTTTCGTATTAAATATTTGTGTAACTTTAGTACTTACATTAGTAAAAGTTGTATCTAAAGAATCTAAAACTATTGCTAAAGATTTTGAAGCTATCGATAATGGAGAAACTGTTAAGACTACTCCAGCTGTTCAAGAAGCTGAACTTAAAGAAACAGCTGAAGAAATTAAAGAATTAGTTGGTAGCGAAACTACTGGCAACGAAGTCGAAGTTAGCGAAGTAGACCGCATTAAAGAAGAAATGGCTCGTCTTCAAAAATCTTTAGAATTAGCAGAACAAAAGGTAGGTAAATAATGAAACCATTATACAAAGCACGTTGTCATAAAGATCGTTCCTGGAAAACAGGTTTCTATCTTATTAAAAAACGTCAGATCGTTATCAAAGACGAAAAGAATATTTGGCCTGTACATGAACAAACAGTATGTCAAAGTACTGGCTATATTGATGGTAATAAGAAAGAAATCTTTTTAGATGATTTAATTAATTTTAATGCTACTATTAATGGCAGTGAAATTAAGTTAGATAATGCACAAGTTATTTTCGATATCCCAGCTGGTAAATTAGTCTTAAAAGAAGGCGATGAAGTAATCGATTTCGTTAGTGAAAACTACGAAAATCCTCATTATGAGATTACTGGAAATATCTGGGATAACGTTGCATTGCCAAAGAAGAAGTAATATAATTAGAGTATAAGCTTATATTTATTTTTTTTAAATAATGGAGTATACTCTATGGATTACCACAAATTACTTGAAGACTGTGATTTCATTAAAGTGAAACAAACAGTCGAAATCCGTCCTCATGACGGAAACAAAGGCTTTTTTGAATATGTAAATCATATTTTTAAAAGCGTTAATAACGGTCATCGTTATGGCCCAGCAGTTAAAACTAATGTATTAACTATATATAATCGTGGCAATTATATTGCTTGCGAAATGGGCGATCAGCGTATCGATATTCGTCGAGACAAAATCGTTATATATGTACCAGGTTTAAAAGCTAGTAACGAAGAAACATATAGAAAATATGCCGTATGTAATATCGGTGTATTAAGCTATATCTATAATTCTAAAAAATATTAGCTTTTAAATAAATTAATCCTAGCATAAGCTAGGCCTGCATAACAGGATGCAAATCATTGAGAAGATTTAGTCATATGCTTTAACTTTGCAGGAAAACTTGTAGCGGAATGTTGCAAGGTATTAAGAGCGATCATCAGTAGCTAAGATGGTCGCTCTTTTTTTATTTTAACGAAAGGAAATTCCATGCGTAATAAATTTAAAGTATTTATATTTTTACAACTGCTAGTATTCTTTACAATTTCACAATCTGTTTACGCATGGGATAATCCTAATAAGCCACCTGTTAATACAGGTGTTTATGCGTTAAAGACAGCTATGATTGGATCCTATATGGATGGATTCAATGATGGTAAGAATGGTTTAAGTAAAGATGAAGAATATACTGACGGCGATAATAAAGACTTCTTAAAATATTACGAAGAAGGTTATTATAAAGGCCGTGTATTCAGACATCAAAAAATGTAACCGGCAATATTTTTAATTAGTCGGTATAGGGCTTAAGTTTTATCCCTTTGGAAGTCTGCTAAGATAACTTAGAAGACTCCATAAAGTACTTTTAAATATAGCTCTAAAACAGCTGACTTGAGGTTTTAAAACTGTATTATTTGATATAGTACTAAAATGTACCTTGAATATCAATTAATACTTTAACCATTTTAGGACTATATAGTTTATTGCAGTACTAAAATTGATTGTATAATCTGTTAAATTAATGGGTTTATTTTAGAATTATATAATTTGCTACAGTACTAAAACGTTGCCCGTTGTAATTCAACGCAATAAACAGTTTTAAAACTATATTATTTAATATGGTACAAAATACCTGGGAAACTGGGTAAAAGATTTTTTTATTTTTAGAACTGTATTATTTGTTACAGTGCTAAAATACATTCCCGATGAGTGTAAACATCTAGGTAGTTTTAGAACTGCATAGTTTGACATAGTACTAAAACTTGATTCTAACGGCAATAATAAAGTGGAGAGAATAGATGCAAGATAAAAATATATCATATAGAACTAGAGTACATTATATTGTACCTAGTCAAGAATTAATAAATGAGGCTCGATTATCTAATAATTTATATAATCAAGCTCTATATATCTTAAGACAAGCTTTTACTAATGAAGAGAAAATTCCTTCTAAGTTCGATCTTATTAATATACTTCGTCATAAAGAATATGAGTGCGAAGAATATGATAATTTTAGTAAAATGGTAGCCGATAATGCTGAACAAATTATTATCTTAGCAGCTCAAAATTTTAAAGCATTTTTAATGTCATTAAAAGCTTTTAAGAAAAATAAATCTGGCTTTACTGGAGCTCCTAAAATTCCTAATTATAACAAAAAAGAACAAGAATTTATGATCATTGTTCGAAATATATCATGTCCTGTTAAAGAAGGTATGATGCGTTTCCCTAAAAAATTAAATTTAGATAAAATTTATGTAGGTGACTTGGATATTGCTCATGTCAGGATTTTTCCTGGCAAGAAAAAATATAAAGTCGAAGTCGTATATAAAGTCGAGTCTTTACCTAAAAAGAGAAAAGGTAATATTGCCGGTATCGACTTAGGCTTAGATAATTTAGCAACAGTCGCTATTAATAAACGTGGTATTCGTCCATTGTTGATTAATGGTCGTCCACTTAAATCAATGAACTTGTATTTTAATAATAAGCGAAATAAAATTCAATCTGAACTTAAAAAATGTAACGATAAATATATGTCGAACAAGTTGGAGACTTTATATCGCAAACGTAATAATCGTTTTAATACTTATATGCATAAAGCATCTAAAGAGATTATCGATTATTGTTTAAAACATAATGTAAGTCAAATTATTATCGGTCATAATAAATTACAAAAACAAGAATCTAAGTTGAAAAATTTTGTCGCTATTCCGACTTTTAGATTAATCGAATTGATTAAGTATAAAGCAGAATATCAAGGCATCGAAGTGATCGAGACTGAAGAGTCTTACACAAGTATCACATCATATTTAGATAAAGAAGAACCAGTTAAAGATAATGCTAATAAAGCTCGTCGTCAACATCGTGGCTTATTCGTGTCTAACAAAGGCAAACGTATCAATGCCGACGTTAATTCTGCTTATCAGATTATGAAAAAAGTTATCGGCGATAAAGTTATTAAACCGATTGGTAAAGGTACTGTGTTTATTCCGAAAAAAGTAACAATGGCATAATTATGTCAAATACTATTAAATGGTTGATGATTGTTAGCCAAGCTATTTCTAATCTTATATTTGGATTTACGACACCTGTCGTACATGTTTATTTCATGAGTTTAGTCGGTCCGAATATTTATAGTTTGTCTAATTTTATCGAAGCAGGATTGGCCGCTATCGTAAATAGCTTATTAAGTAATCAAACATATCGTCATTATTTTAAACAATTTGCTTTATATTTTTTAGCTTTAGACAGTATATTATATATAGTTATAATATTCTTAGGTATCGAATATGTTAATATCCGATTTATCGGTTTAGCTATTATTAATAGCTTGTTAAATAATATTTGGTTTATTATGTTAAGCGATGTGCTAAATAAAAATATTGCTGGCGACGAACTAACAGATTTTAAAGTTCTTCAACGAAGCTGGATGCTCTGGGGAAGTTTAATAGGATCTGGTATCGGTGTTTGGATCAACAATTCTATATCGATAGAATTTGCTTTAATCTTACAAGCTATATCTACAGTAATGATTGCTATTTGCGATGGTTATTCGTTTAAAAAATTAGAAAGGTCGGCTGATAAATGAAATTATTAATTTTAATAGCTTGTTTTGCTTCGATATTTAGTCTTAGCGAAGCCAGAAGTATTGCAAGTTATAATTGCATCCTAGAGGAGCAACAAGAGGCTCATAAGCTATATAAGAGTTTTGTATACGGTTTCGACGATGGCTTAAATAATTACACGACATTATATTATTCTGACGAGAACTATAAAATGGGTTATCGTCTAGGCAGTGCTCATCGGAGGTGATTATATGAGTTATGAAACATTAGTTACTATTGGCGTTATTACAGTCGCATTTTTTGCGACAGTATGCTATATCGTACATCAAGTATTTCTGACCCGCCGTATGCGAATTCAGTATGAAGGCGGTTATAGTGAAGAAGAAATCAAAGAATTCATTAAAGAAGAATTGAATTCTTCAAAAGGAAAGGCTAAATAATGTTTAAATATGTAGTCGGCGATATTCTAAAAACAAATTGTAAGTGTATTCTTAATCCAGTCAATTGTGTTGGCACAATGGGAAAAGGATTCGCCTTACAAATTGCTAAAGCATATCCAGAAACTGTTCAGCCGTATAAAGAAGATTGTCAAGATGGTAGTTTAAGCATTGGTCATCCTACTAGCATTAAAACTAAAGATGGTAAAACTATTCTTAATTTTCCGACAAAAGATCATTGGCGAGATCCTTCTAAATATCGTTATATTGAAGAAGGTTTAGAAAAATTGGCTTTTTTAATTGAACTTACTGGCAATAAAAAAACAGATTTAAGCTTTGCAATTCCGCCATTAGGCTGTGGATTAGGTGGTTTAAAATATGATTTTGTTCATGAATTAATTATTCAATATCTTAGTAAATTTAAAGATATTATTTTTGAATTATATGTTGAACAAGATTGGTATGATAAAAACGTGAAAGAAGGTTCTAAATGATCAATAAAATAGTTTTACAATCATTAGTTGATTCAAAAAATCCAACTAAAGCTTTAGAATATCTTGAACAAAATATGACAGAAAAAGAATATCTTGATTGGCTTACTAAAAGAATTATCAAACAAAAAGATAATGAAATAATTAAACTTCCACTTACTATTATGTTTGTTATTTTCATGGATTATATTCAAGATGTTTGCGGAGAACCTTATCATATATATGAAGATTGTTTATACTATAATGTACTTGATCTACCAAAAGAAACAAATTTAAATAATGAAAAATGGAATATAGAATTTTTTATGTCTTTTGTTAATGAAATTTTAAATAAAAACAATGGCTTTGCTAAAAAAATTAAGTTTACATCAAATTTGTATACACCAAAAAATAAGCCAATTGAAGATAAAATTATTTATCCAAATAAATTAGTTGGTATCGACAATTTTGTTTTTGCAAAGGAAAAACTAAATGAAAATTGAAGTAAACGATAATATTAAATGGTTCTTAGAAAGCCTTATTAATGAAGGCTTTGATAAATTCTATATTAATAACCTTACTGGTGTCATTTTTGTTGGTTCTAAAAAATTTAATCCGAACGTTAATTTTATTACTAGTGAAATGTTTAAAGCATGTCCTGGATTAGAAAAAGATACTATTTATAATATTCAAGACTTCTTAGATGGCGAAATCGAAGTTGATATATTCGAATTCGGTGATAAATTATTTTATGATTTTGCCGGAGGAGAATTATCATGTATCTTTTTACAATATAAGAACAAAAAAGATTCTATTATTTTAACACAATTATTAAATACGGTGTCTATTCCAACAAAATATCTTAGAAGAGAAAGAAAGGTTAAATAATGATCGATAAGGAAGCTTTAAGAAAACTCATAGATCCTAAGTCTCCAGCTAAAGCTATCGAGTACTTAGAAAAACATATGACTCAAGAAGACTTCTTCAAATGGTTATTCGACAAGATTACGAAGCAAAAAAATAACGAAGATAAAATTATTCGTGTGCCAACCGATTTAGTCGGCACTATTTTCTTGCAATATATTCAAGATAATTTTGACGAACCATATGAAGAAATTCGTGACGAGTCTCCTAATTTAATTGAATTTGCTCCGGCCGATATCCCAGATATTAACGGTAAAAAATCTTTAAGCGATTTTCAATTTAAATATTTTAAAGAAAATTGCCCAGATTATATTCTTTATTTATTTAAAGAATTTTGTAAAGATTCTGGAAAAGAAGATTATTGGTATCGCGGTGTGTTACAATATCTATTAAAAGTACTTGCTCCTGATTGCAAAATCGTTGTTAAGAACTCCCTATTCTGCGTGAAAGGAGAAGATCCATTCAATTCTGTGTTCTGTCCAGAACCAGTTATTCAGGCAGCTGAATGGGAATTTGCGAAAGATTAATGAAGCTTAAGTATTTTCAAGAAGTATATGTTTTAGATTTTGTAACAGATCCTATTCTCGTCGGCGACAAATTATGTTCTGAAGGCCTCGACAAAGAAGGCAATCAGTATATTATTAACTGGCATAATAGTAACGATGTCGATTGGGAATATCCTTGTGACGTGGCAATCTTGCCATAAGTGTAATATAATAGTGCTAGCACTATTTCTTCGCTAAAGACTTAGTGCTAAATTGTTTTAGCAAAAGTTTTTGTTGTGAAAGGAATTCGTATAATGTCTGAAGACGAACTCCTTGTGGTATCTGTAATCCAGATATTAATGTTTGTAGCTGTATTTACTTCAGGTGCATGTATTGCGTTAATCGTTGCTGGAATATTCAGTCTTGCTAAAGATGAGCAAGGAAAACACAGAAAAGAAGTGGAGAGTTTATTAACTTGGTCAATAATCTTGTTAGTGTTTAGTGTATTTTTAATTTGGGCGCTCCCTGAACCAGCTCAGATATTGTTTAGAAATCACCCACCTCCACCTGGCCCTCGATAATGTATAATATCGTAAAAACAAGTATTTCAAATAGTGGCTTTGTTTGTTTAGGTGAATAGCATTCAAAGTTTACTAATTTCATGTCGCCCTACGATTTATTATTTAATTTATTTAAATAATAATAGGAAGACGAAACAGAAGTTAGGAGACTTTCATATGAATAAATTAAAGTTTTTAGTAGCATCTTTTGCATTGGTATTAGGTTTAGCATGTGTTCCAAATACTAATGCGATGGAACTTACTGCATATACTCACACAGGTTCTGTAATGGCTAATGGTGAGTATCCTTACGTTGGTGCCGTTGCGAGCAACGATTTTGCTTTAGGCACAGTACTAAATATCAATGGCTATAACTATGTTGTAGCCGACCGAATGGCTCCTGGTATTCATGGCGTAGTCGATATCTTTGTCGACAGCTATGATGAGGCTATTAATTTCGGTCGCCAATATGGCGAAGTATACGTAGTCGCGTAAAAACTTTTCAGGCCTCTGTGTCCACTTCACCTCACACAACTAAGTGCTAGAAACTTTGTTTTTAGCGGAGAAATTTTTAATATGTTAATATTATATCTATTCCTTTTGTGGATACTACAAGGAATCATAGATTTTGCGCAGTTCATCGGTGTACTTTGTATATTGTATGCTTTAATAGGTGGTACAATGGAAGAAAAAGATTTATTTAAAGATCGTAATATCTTTGGATACTTACGATTTTTAAATGTTCATGAAACGTTTTTAAAACGTGAATTTATTGTTGCATTGATTATTACGGCTCTATGTTTAGTTAGTCTAATCGTAAGTCATATCGCAAACGATGCAACACATTTTAAATTAGCAGTTAGTTCTGTATCAATGATGCTCGTCTTAATGATTATTAATAGTCTTAATTATATCGGCATCTTGATCGAAACTAACAATATTAGAGTTAAAAGTACTCGTGAAAAATACAATTTAATGGCTGCTATGGCATATCCTATTTATGTCGGTGTTATTAATATTGTAACAGTTATTTTAGCTGTATTCAGTTGTGCTTTCTATAATTCTAATGTTTATACGGTATCTAATCCGTTACCAATAGTATTTACTTTATTCTTTACTATATTAAGTTTATTAAGTACTGTTACTGGATTAAGTATCGGTTTTAAACTATATTTAGTAAAACTAATGAAGAAAGGTTAAATAAATGGCAATTTTATGGCGGTCGACGTCTAAATCTAAGACCAATTCTTATAAAGGTTATATTCCGATGCCGTCTACTATCGACGAGCCTTCTTTTGCTGAAAAATGGAAGAGATGGCGTCAAGGCAATCCGGCTAAATTCTTAAAATATACCGACTTACAAGAATTAGTCTATTACTGTTATCAGAATAATATGATGACGACAGTCTCAGATTTAGAATATAAATTTCACGAACACGGTATTACCGATAAGGAAAATGCGATAAAGTATATTAACGAACATAAACAAGAGTTTTCTCAGTTCGACGAATATACTGGACGACCATCTCGTCGTGAAAACAATAGTAATAATAATACTAATAATGACTGCTGTTGTTGCTGTAAAAAGAAACCATGAATTTAAATGATTTATATGATAAAATTTTAACCTCTCACAACATCGTATCTTATATCGAAAATAATACTAATTTAATTAACTTAGTGATTAAATTATACTTGTTAAGTTTTACTAATTATAGTGTTATTAACAGGGATCGTTCTCTTAAAGAAAACGAAACCTACAAAGATATCGATGTTGCATTAAACAATATTATTGCTAAGCGTATCGGCGAAAAAGTTTTCGATAAGGATATTTTAGAATCTATCGTAAACGATTTCCATAAGAAAATTAAATATATGCAAGGCAAAGGTCATGATATTGAATTACGTGACACAATGATGGCCCCGGCTATCGAATCTGTTAAGTATTTACCGATCTTACAAAAGTAAGGTCGGTTTTTTATTTTGGAGGAAAAATGCAACCAGAACAACGAGAACAATTAATTGGCTTGTATTTATCTGTTCAGCATATTGCTAAAGTTTTTAATAGCTTTAAACCTAATCAACGGCCTAAAGTCGGCGAAGACATTTTAATGGGCAATCAGCCTACACAAAATGTTATCGCTATCGTTAAAGAAAATGGTTTGCTCGAGAGCTATAAAGAATTTGAGTTCTTGGCAAAACTACTCATTCAATGTTATAATGATCCTAAGAAATTAGAAATCAGTGAAATTGATCTCAATACTGATTTCGATTTAAATTTAATCGAGGATTATTATAACAAAATTGAAAAATGAAAATTTTAAAGTCTAATCAAATTTTATTATTAGAAGATCCCAAAGAATATATCATCGACTTATTTGTTAGATTGTGCCAGTTAAATTACTTTACTAAGACTCGAGATCTCGTTGAAGATGAACAAATCGAAGTCATGTTAATTTTAGAAGCCATTACGAATACAATAGGTCGACAAGATGCTTTAGTGGACGAATGCATTGATATTTTTAGAATTTCGTTCAACATGTATAAAGATTTCTATAAATCTTGGGATCTCGTCAAAGATTATTTAAATAATAGGATAACAATTAATTAGTGTTGTATATAAAAGAGAACGTTGCTAATCATATTAAGGAATGTATTAAGACGTTCAAAATTAAACAAGATGCAAATACTTTAGAAGATGTCAGAAATGCCGTCGTGGCTATTTTTGACTATTCATGCGGAGAGAAACGACAAGAAAAATTATATATTGCTTTAAAAGAAACAGAATTATTCGTCATGGTCGACGAACTACGAATTTGTTCCGTGATCGGTAGTGGTGTACCGACTACGGTCGTAAGTGATTTTGGTATCGAAAAAATCGACTGGAGAAAACATCAGTTCTTATATCTTGGTGAACTATTTGAGAACACCTATGTGTGCAAGGATATTGAAGAACTGTTAATTCATATGTTTGAAGATTTTAGTGCGATCTTAAAAGTTAATTTCGTAAGGAAGTTCACTCCAGATGAATAAATCTGCTAATAAAATCATTAAAGCGTTAGATAATAATGTTGTGGAACTATACGGTATGAGTCAAAGTGGAAAAAGTTTCCTGGCTCATGAAATTGCTAAGAAGTATTCTATTACGTTATGGGTTGATGCCCTACATCAACATAATTTTGACGGCGATTATTATGTCGCTGTCACCAATAATTTAGAAGATGTCGAAGAAATCGTTAATGAAGTCGATTTATTAATTATCGACGATTTCTTTTCTCTTGGTGGACAACCGAGAAACAACATTTATAAGATTCAAGAATTCATTTATAATAATAAAAAATTGTCCGTCTTGATTATTAATCAGGTGCGGCATAATTTTAATGAGAACAATGTTAATAAATATAAACCGTTTGCTGATTACGTATTACAGAAATATGCTGATCGACGTTTTTGTATCGAATTTAAAGATGGAAAAACTGTCGTGACACAAACTAAATAATATGCTATAATATATTAATAAAATATATATATTTTTAAAGCGAGGTTATATCTATGATTATCGTCATTTCTGGCCCGAGTGGCTGTGGCAAGAGTACTTTAGCTGGCTTGTTCGAAGTAAAAGGTTTTTACCGTATTATTACTTCTACGACAAGATCTCGTCGTTTAAACGATCCAGTCGATCAATATTTCTTTGTTAACAAAGAAGATTGGGATCCTGAAGATTACATTTGCCAAACCGTTATTAATGGTGAAACATATGGTATTAGTAAAGACTACTTAGAGGATTTAAATAAGGAGTTGAATTATATTGTCGTGCTTGATGAGGCCGGCACTAAAGAACTCAAAGAATTATTCCCTGAATATGTCTATGCCTTTTACCTAAATACATTAGAGTCTACATGTCGTGAGCGCATGAAATTACGTGGTGATGCCGATCATAATATCGATGCTCGTGCAGAATACGACAGAACTCATAATCGTTATAATTATCTTATTAAAGAAGATGATATCTATGATCAAGCATTTTTCGGTGAAGATGAGACACCATTGTTGATGCGTCAAATTATGGATTTCTTTAATAATAATCCAGATAGTAAAGAAACTATCGATGAAGGCGAACAAATTTTACAAATGCTTCGTCATAAGAAAAAATAAATTTTAAAGACTCCGTAAGGAGTCTTTTTTATTTAACGAAAGGATATAGAATGCGTTCAGATATTATTGAACAAGGTGCTGTTATTCTGTTCGGTGAACGAGAAGATAGTATTGCTAAGTTCTATACACGCATTAAAGATTTAACTAAATTAGACTGGTCTAATGAAACTTATTCTAGTTTTAGTGCCATGATTGCTCAAGAAAGCTATAAAAAACATCCTTGGTGTAAAGAATGGAATAATCTAAGTGCTGTTAGTATTGCAAAGCTATGGGTTCTCATGAACCAAGACTATAATAATAGTCTAAAAACTACTATTCGTGTTGCTGGTTTTAGTGATAGTAATGTACAACAATTATTTTTAGACGGTATCGGTATTCTTCGACCTAGAACGAAAAAGCTATTAGTCGAATCTGAATTATTTAGCGAACTTGAATTAAAATTAATTGAAGCATCGGCTAATAAAATTAAAAAAGATTCTGATGCTGCTCGTGCTAAGAAGATTGCTGCCGTTCTTGAAAAACGTAAAAGCAAACAAACTACATATCAAGAACAAAAAGAGAAAGCTTCTAAAAAAGTAAAAGAAGTTGTCGTTACTGCTAAACAAGAAAAGCCAGTACAATATAAAGCAATTATTTTTACAGAAAACATGTCCAAGATCAAAAAGATTATGTTTGCTGTAAAATCCATTTTAAATAATAGATTTGAGGAGGTACAACGTGTCCGTAATTAAAGATTCAGAAGGTGTCCGCGTCGACCTCTTTGATAAACTTTTAGAAGATCGTGTATTGTTCATCACTGGTGAAATTAACGATCGATTAGCTAATTTCATTGTTCCAGCAATGTTGTATCTAGCTAACGAAAGTAGTCGTAAACCGATTAAATTATATATTAATAGCCCTGGTGGCAGTATCACTGCCGGCATGGCGATTTACGATACTATGAGAACTATTAGTTGTCCTGTTCATACTGTTGGTATGGGTATGTGTGCTAGTATGGCAAGTTTCTTGCTTAGTATGGGCGATAAACGAAGTGTTCTCGAAAATACTGAAGTTATGATCCATCAGCCATTAACTGGTGTACAAGGTCAACAAACCGATATTCAGATTGTTGCTAAACATATCGAACGTTTGCGCGAAAAATTAGAACGTAAATATGCTGAAAAATCTAACGGTAAAATTACCTATGAACAAATTCATGAAGCATGCGAACGCGATAATTATCTCGAAGCACAACAAGCTCTCGATATGGGTCTTATCGATGAAATTATTAAACCGAAGGAGGACAAGTAATGAAATGTAGCTACTGTGGCAAAGAGCTCAACGATCAAAAAAGTCATAATATTACGTTTGAGTCCTCCATTAAAAAAGATATCGTAATCTGTCAAGAATGCGTTCTTAAGATGGCGTCTCAAATCGAAGACAATGACGATGATTATGATATCGACGATATTTTAGGTTTGTCTTTAGGTGACGAAGATGAAGAAAACGAAGCTCCTAAAAAGAAAAAATCTGCTAAGATTGAAAAATCTGACGTTAAACCAAAAGAAATTAAAGCGTTCTTAGATGAAAGCGTTATTAACCAAGAAAATGCTAAAAAAATTCTTAGTGTCGCGATTGCTAATCATACGAAACTTCTTGAATATAATGCATTTAAGAAAAAAGATGTTGGTATCGACGTCGAGAAGTCTAATATAATTATGCTTGGCAGTACAGGTTGCGGCAAAACCTTTTTGATTAAACAACTAGCTAAGTATCTTAATCGACCATGTGTTATCATCGATGCTTCGAGTTTAACAAAAACAGGTTTTATAGGAGAAGACGTTAATAGCATCTTAGCCAAATTGTATCGTGAAGCCGGTAACAACGTTGAACGAACTCAACAAGGTATTGTATACATAGATGAAATCGATAAAATTGCGGCTCGAGATCCTAAAAATGCTGGTTCTCAAGGTAGCGATATCGGTGGTCGTGACGTACAATATGAATTGTTAAAACTTGTTGAAGGCGGTAAAGTAGCTATTAAGTCTAACGATCAACAAGGTGGATTTGCTATGTCATCTCCGACTGTTGAAATCGATACTACAAATATTTTGTTTATTTGTGGTGGTGCATTTACCGGTATTGAAAAGAAGATTGCAGAACGTTTAAATAAAGATTTAGACACGGGTCTCGGATTCTCTAGTGAGGCATCTAAAGATGTACTAGAAGAAAAATCTAAATATAACGATGTAATCGATTATATCTTACCGGAAGATTTAGATAATTTTGGTATTATTCCAGAATTATTAGGTCGTTTGCCTATTATTTGCCCGCTTAAAGAATTAAGTGTCGACGACTTAAAACAAATTTTAACGACTCCAAAACATGCAATCTTTAAGCAAATTAAAGAATTACTCGGCATGTACGATATCGATATTACTTTTGATGACGATACTGTCGATACTATCGCTAAACTTGCTTACGATCGTAAAACAGGTGCTCGCGCCCTTAAAAGTGTCGTACAATGTTTAGTCGACGATAAGTTATTTGACATCGATGAAAATACGAAAGAAATTCGTATTACTTCTGAAGATGTTAATAATAAATATGCATATTATTTAAATAAGGAGGCAAAGTAATATGACGTTAACTGAAAAAGCTCTCGATCATTTATTGGTCATTGCTAATCGTCTGTTAGACGAAGATCCTGCCGGCTTTAATACAGCATCTAGTAAATTATTACTAGATATGTATAATAGCGGTATTATTACTTCTCTCGATGCTCATGCAGCCAAGAAAGAAGTGACTGAAAAGGCAGAAGCTGCCAAGGAAGAAAAGCCAAAAAAACGTGGTCGGAAGCCCAAAGCTGAACTGGTCGAGGAAGAACCTAAAAGTGAACCAGTTGCTGTTGAAGCTGAAGAACCAAAAGTCGAAGAACCAGCTACTCCAGACGAAGTAGAAGAACTTCCCGAAGAAGTTCCTGTAACTGATTTTGACGGTAATCCTATCGAGGTACCAGAAAAATCTCCGATGGAATTATTAGGTTCTGAAGATACTGACTATGAAGCCGATAACGGTTTTAAATCTTTTGCAGAAGAAACAGCCGAGTTAGATGCAAAGGGCGCAGCCGATCCTGAAGTAGTCGAAGCTCTTAAATTCGATGAGCGTCAGCTCGATTGTTATGTTAGCAAATATAAACGTGAAGATGAAATGACGACTCAAATCGTTAAAGATCTCGCTGGTCAAATTGCTAAAGTAAAAACGTTCATTAAAGAAGACGCTAACAATCAAAAAGTATTGCAGGGTTACCTCGATGAAATTTTAGAAGAAGAAGATAAAAATAAAGTTACATTGAGTAACATTAATCCGTATTACTTAGACTACTTAGCTCATTATTTAGATTTGCGTGAAGAAATTAATCGTTACGATGAAAAGCAAATTGTAGAAGCTATGGAAGCATTATCTGGCGGCGTATTAAACGATATTAAACAATTAAATCGTTATAATATTGAAGCCATTCTGTCTGTTCTTAAAGCATAATTAAGTGCTTAAGATATATATTTATTTAAATAAATTTTTTATTAAAGGAAGGAAATTTTAATCATGTTAAATCAAGTATTATTGCAAGGTCGTGTAAATTCTGAAGGTAAAGGTATCTATTCTTATAAAGCAGGCGAAGGTGAAAAGAATTCTGTATTGCGTTTCTCCTTGTCTTCCCAACGTAATTTCAAAGCTAAAGATGCCGAATATGCAGATTGGGATAATATCACATGCACAGCATTTGGTATGACTGCTGATTTAATTCATAAAAACCAAGGTAATCAAATTATCGTTCAAGGTGCTATCCGCACTGGTTCTTATGAAAAAGAAGACGGTACTAAAGTATATACTACTGACGTAATCGTAGATCGTATTTACTTCGAACGTGGTACTGGCGCTGGTGCATCTACTGAAGCATCTAATTTCGATAGCTTTGCCGACGCTCCAAAAGCCGATGCAAAACCTGTTGTAGATTTGCTTGGCTAATCTGTGGTATACTGGGTGTAGTGGTGATCGCTGCACCCAGTTTTTCTTTTAAATAAAGAAAGGATACCTATGGATTATTTAGATAATATTGACCAGGGAATTAAAGCCTGGGAAGATGCTATTAAGAAAGAGCAGGATCTTAAAAGTGACCTCGACGATATCGCAGGTCATGTAGGTGAAGCTCTTGCCAAACAAAAATTTGGTACACCGTATCAAGTCGATTATGATGGGCGACTGTTCCAATTCGTATTTAGAATTGGTATTTCTGGTCGACATGGACGTGTCGATATGTTAACTACGGCGAACGGTTTAATCGTTAAGCCTAGAAAATTTAAGGCAGAGGTAACCTTAAATAAAGATGTTAGCTTACCAGAATCTATCGCAGAAACAGTTCGTGCAGTATTGTATCGATATTATGATTTAATTGCAGACGAGGATCACGTATATTAATGGCTGAACAAGAAATTTTAGTGCTCGAATATCCGGACAATGTTCGAATGCGAAAAGAAATGTACTTGAATGGCCCAAATCATTGTGCTCACGAAATTATCGATAATGCTGTCGATGAATTCGTTACTGGTTTCGGTAAATGTATAACTGTAGAATATAATACAGAAACTCAAGTAATGATTATCACAGACGAAGGTCGTGGTATCCCAGTAGCACTCAATGGAAAATATAAAATTCCTCAAGTGCAGTTGGCTTTGGGCTCTTTGCATGCAGGTGGTTAATAAAAAGTAGCTTGTAATAAAATAAATGCTGTAGTATAATAAAAATATATTAAAATTATATTTTTTAAATTACGAGGCATTTATGAATAGTAAATTTGCAAACAAAGGATTAGAAGAAGATTTTATTAAATATTATTCTGAGCACAAAAATATTAGTGTAGCAGAATGCTCAAAAATAATTGGAGTATCTGATGCTTCTGGATTTTATTATTTAAAGAAAAATAACATTATTCAATATTCAGTATTAGAAAAACAAGAAAAAGAGAAAAAAATTATTGAATGTGCTAAATATTATTCTGAAAATATTGGTATCTCTATTCAAAAATGTGTTGAAAAATTTGGCTTAAAAAGACATCATTTATCAAATTATTTAAAAAATAATAACATAAAAAAACATGATAAAGTCTTAGCAACAATAAATGATAAGCAGTATGTTATTAGTCAAAAAGGTTCTCATGGAAGAAAAAAATATTGGTTAGACGATATGTTTTTCGATGTTATTGACACAGAAGAAAAAGCTTATTGGTTAGGTTTTTTCTTAGCAGATGCATCTGTGTCAAATAAAGGAAATAAAATTTCCATTGGTTTATCTATTAGAGATTATGATCATTTACATAGATTAAAAAAATCATTAAATATGACACATCCAATTATAGAATTTACTTCTTCAAATGGATATGAATCATGTATGGTTTCTTTCTCTTCACAAAACATCAAAGAAAAATTAATATCATATAATGTTATTCCTAATAAAAAAGAGTATGGAAAGCATCCATATTTATTGTTAAATAATAACTTAATAAAACATTATATTAGAGGATTTTTTGATGGTGACGGCTGCGTTTCTGAAGCAGTTAGGAAAGAAAATGGAAATAAAAGATATACAATAGAAATTGCTTCTTGCAAAGAGATGTTGACATTTATAAAAGATTTTTTAGCGAATAATAATATTAAATTATCAGATATAAGAGAATGTATGTCTATATACGGAATAAGAACTTCTAATAATTTAGAAATAATTAAATTCTTTAATTTAATATATAAAAATGCAAATATTTATTTACCTAGAAAATACGAGCGATTAGAAAATATTAGCCGTATCTATTCAATTTCTGATGAAGAATAAATATGATTATTGCGGAATTAAGCGGGAAGGCTAAGTGCGAGAGCATATGTTGATCCGAGACCGAAGGCTATTTTTAAAAGAATAGCCAGGCGCAACGCATAGTAGGTGAAACTCGTAAGAGAATATAATCCTACCACGAGGCCGCAACACGTTTCAGAATTTAATACGTGAAAAGATATGCTGAGCTTATAAGAAATTATAAGAAGCAAAGGATAAAAAGCCTTTGCGATAACAAAACTGAAATTTAATTCCATCAGTGGACAAATGTCTACTACTGGTGGACTTAATGGCGTGGGAAGTAGCTGCGTTAACGCAGTCTCCGAATATTTTAACGCTACAGTGTGGCGTGATGGATATGAGTGGTCTATCGGCTTTAAAAAAGGTATCTTAAGTCAGGAATTAAAGAAAGGACGCAAGTCCAAAAAGACGGGTACCCGTATTGAATATCGATTAGATCCTGAAATATATCCAGATCCTATTAATATTAAAGATCTCGAGAAGAAGCTTAAACAGTTAAGTTATCTTAACGAAGGTCTTACTATCAAATATAATTTAGGCGACGGGTGGATTAATTTAAAATCTTCGACTCTTTTAGATTATCTAAAAGATGTCACTCCTAAAGAAACTATCGGCAAAGCGTTAGAGTTTAAAGGAGAAAAAGATAATACATCGGTTCATGTCGTATTAAATTATTGCGATGGTTTATATTCTAATACTATTTTAACGTTTGTAAATAATATCAATACCTTGAATGGCGGCGAACATTTAAATGGGTTCAAGGCTGGTATAGTGCAAGCATTAAAAGAATTAAAAATTAAAGATTTAACACAAGACGATGCGATCGAAGGATTGGTAGCTATTGTAAATATTAAGACGATCGAACCTAAATTCGAAGGTCAAAATAAATTATATTTACAAATGCCCGAGATTCGAGATCAGGTTAAAGAATTAGTTACTACGTCTTTTGGCGATGAGCTTAAAAAGAAAAAGACTTTTGCTAAGCAACTAGCTAGTAAAATTAATCTTAGTATTAAAGCTAGACTCGATGCTAAAAAAGCAAGAGAAAATGCGCGTAAGCAGAAGAAAGCATTGAAATCTACTGTTGTAGAAAAATTAAGCGATTGTCATAGTGACGATCCTGAAAAATGCGAACTGTTTATTGTCGAGGGTAAAAGGCAGAGTTGCTCTCGTTAAATCCACTTAACTGCGGGAAAATTTAAATAAAATATAAGTACTATCTTATTATAGTGATATAATAAGGACAATGAGTAATGTCGGCGATATAGTAATAAGCTTATATTTTTAAATAATCCGCATCGAAAGATCTTGTAAAAGATATACGTTCAGAGACTATCGAACAGCTTTAGCTTAGTAGAGTAGGATTAATTATCCGAAACAGTGGAATATCATTAGATATAAGATATAGTCCAAATAAGTCCAACTCTGGACTCTGCGGGAGGATCCTCAAAGCAAGCACGTGACCCCGAATATCAAGCTGTGCTTCCTATTTTCGGTAAAGTAATGAATACCGAAAAGAATGGTGGTACAGTTACGTCTGACAAACTACTCGATCTTGTTAACGCATTAGGTTGTGGTATTGATAAATCATTCAATATTGATGAATTAAAATACAATAAGATTGTCGTAATGTCAGATGCGGATTAATAAAAATTAGTCGTCCTTGCAGGAATGCAAGAGATTACAAGCACCCTAACGCTATATAGCGGTGTATATTAAATAATAATATGCTTACGGTTGGAGTTGAATAAGGCAAAATGCACGAAGGCGCTCCTATAATCAAGAGAACCTGATGGGCCAGAAATGGTCAGCAATGGCAATACCGTGCTAAGTCGATATTAAAATAATATCGTAAATGTGTAACGACTATAGAGGTGCTATCCAGACCGGATAAAAATATAGTCTAGTCCCCTTATGAAGTATCGGGAAACCGAGGGTGCGATCGGACGACGGGGCTCATATTATCTGCCTTTGGGCAACATTCTTTTATAACCATTATAGAGAATTGATCGAAAATGGTTATATTTATGCAGCTGCTCCTCCTTTGTTTAGATTAGTTAAAGGCAATAGCCATAAATATATCTATACCAAAGACGAGCTTGCTAAGTATAAAGAAAAAGACCAATGGCATGTGCAATACATAAAAGGATTAGGAGAAATGAATCCTGATCAATTATGGGAGAGTACTCTCGATCCTAAAAAAAGACATTTATATAAGATTACGATCGAAGACGCTGAGAAGTGTGCTAAGATGGTATCTGATATAATGGGTAAAGATTCTGAAGCTAGAAAAAATCTTGTGTTAAATAATTTTGGAGTCGAATAGTGGGTTTTATTAAACAACTAATTAAGACTATTAAAGACGTTAATAAAGAGTATCGGAATGCGGCTGACGAGCAATATATTCCGTTGATTAGTGAAATCATCGAAAAAGGCGAATTAAAAGAAAATCGTACCGGTGTTAATGCTTTTAGCTTACCGCATAAGATACTTCAATTTGATCTTGAAGATGAATTTCCTTTATTAACGACTAAATTTGTCGGACTCAAAACAGCGATTAAAGAAATGCTGTGGATCTGGCAAGATCAGAGTAATAGTGTTGAACTATTACGCAATAAATATAATGTTACCATATGGGACGAATGGGAACGCAAAGACGGTACTATCGGCCTAGCTTACGGTTATCAACTAGGAAAAGAATATAAGTATTTCGACGTGCTAGTTGAAAACGTAGTCAAGCTTAAAAAAGAAGGTAAAATTAAAAATTATCATTTGGGTAAAAATGGAGAAATCTATATGAACCAAGTCGATAAATTAATTTACGACCTTCACTATAATAAAGATAGTCGTCGTATGGTAGTTAGTCTATGGAACGTAGAAGATTTAAATAATATGGCATTGCAACCTTGTGCATTCTTAACTGAATGGAATGTTACTAACGGCAAGCTTAATTTGTTGTTAAATATTCGAAGCTCCGATACATTAGTAGGCTTACCATATAATATGGCTCAATATGCATTTTTATTGTTACTCATGGCGCAAACCTGTGGTTTAAAACCAGGATTATTTACGATCATGATTAATGATGCTCATGTGTATGAAAATCATTTGCGTGGCGCATTCATTCAAGTAGGTAATGCTAGCCATTATGCTCCAAAAGTCGAAATTAAATCTCGTGTTAAAAGTTTCTATGACTTTAGAATCGAAGATTTAATTCTTGAAGACTATGAACATAGTGGTAAAATTCCTTTCGAGGTAGCTGTATGATCTATATGATCGGATGTATGAATTTATTTCATTACATCGGTAAGAATAATGAATTACTATATCATATTCCTAAAGATCTTACATTCTTTAAAAAGAAGACTTTAAATAAAGTTATCGTAATGGGCCGGAAAACCTTTGAAAGTTTGCCTGGGCTTCTCCCTAATCGAGAACACTGGGTTATTAGTAAAAGTGGTTTTTCTCATCCTGGTGTACGAGTATTTTCTTCTGTTGAAGAATGTAGAGCAGCTATGCTCGAAGGATACGATTACTATATTATTGGTGGCGGAACAATCTATCGTGAATTTTTAAAATATTGCGATGCTGTTTATTTAACTGTCGTCGAAGATTTTAAAGTCGGCGATACGTTGTTCCCGTATAGTAGAATTACTAGAGATTTTTCTCTAGTAAGTGCTAGAGAAGATACCGACGAGAAGTCGGGATTTAAATTAGAATTTAGAAAGTATATTAAAAAGTGAATAATTTTCTAAATATAGCCGGAACAATTGATGAGATCGTTGTATCTCATCAAGATGTTCACGGCCAAGATATATATAAAGCTTTCGTTACGATGAAAGTTAAAAAAAGAAATATCAAGATTCCAGTATACTTTAAAGATAACGTTCGATTAGTATACAATCTTAAAGATGGTTCTCACATTAATGCATTCGGTGAAATTCGTACCAAGAATATTAAAACAGATACTGGTGTTAAATTAATCGTTTACGGTTATTTAACTCAAGCTAATCAGCATGTATCTCAATTTAACGAAACCAAACTTAAAGGTAAAATTGTTAAGATTAATAAAGTTACGAACAAGAGTGGCCATAATATCTGTAACGATATTATAATGGTTGAACGCAATAATGGAACAGAAAAAGATTTTATTCCGTGTGTCGGTCACAATCTTAATGCAAATATCTTACGCGATATTCCGTTAAAGACGAATGTCGAAATCACAGGCATGTTCGTTAATCGAAAATACTGGGATAAGGTTAATCAATGTGAACGTGAGACATATGAAGTTCTCGTTAAGGATATCAAGGTAATTAGCAATGGAAATTGAAATTGAATTAAGCGACTTGCTCGTTAAAAATTTTAGTAAATATGCTAATCACATTGTATATGAGCGAGCAATTCCGTTACTTAACGACGGATTAAAACCTGTTCAACGACGTGTATTATTGTCGATGAATAATTTAGGTTTAAATAATAATAAACCTCATAGAAAATCAGCTAAGATTGTCGGCGATACTGTCGGCCAATATCATCCGCATAGCTTAGACGGTCCTTATGGCGCACTCGTTAATATGACGGCAACATTCTCTGCTAGATACCCATTAGGAGATGGTAGCGGCAATTTTGGATCGATAGAGAATGATCCACCAGCTGCCTTCAGGTACACTGAAGCGAGACTTAGTAAGACTGGAGATCTACTTCTAGGAGACACTAACGAAGCTACAGTGCCATGGATGCCGACTTACGATAACGAAGGATTAGAACCAAAATATTTAGGAGGATTCTTCCCTAATATTTTGTGTAATTATACTAACGGTATTGCTGCCGGTGTAAGCTCGATGATCCCGTCACATAATGCGACAGAAGTTATTACGGCCTTAATTAAGACGATCGATCAAGTTAATAAAGGTAAAGATATTAATACTAAGTTCTTAATGAAATATATCAAAGGACCTGATTTCCCGACTGAAGGAATCATCATGAATCCTGACGATATAGAGTCTGTATATGATAACGGTAAAGGCAAGTTTATTATCCGCGGTCAATATACAATTAAAAACAAAAAAGAATTAGTATTTACCTCTATTCCGTATACTACTAATGTTAGTGTAATTATGACTGGATTAAAGAAATTAAGAGAAGCAAAACTTTGTGGAGAATTTAAAAACTTCTCGGCAAAAGGCGTTCTTAATATTTCTATTAAGCCGGCACGTGGTCAATCTGTCGATGATCTCATTAAACAAGTCTTTAAGAAAACGAAGCTCGAAGATAGCTTTAATAGTATTTTTACTATTATTCATAACGATAAAGTTGTCGAACATATGCCTTTAGTTTCTATTATTAAGAAATTATTAATTCATTATCATAATATTGTTAAGAATAAGTTAACATTAGAGTTAAATAAAAACAATAAACTATTGTTTAGATATAACAATATTAAATTAGCGATCGCTAATAGTGCTAAGATTTTAGAACTAATTAAAACTAGCGACGAACCTAAAAGTGAATTAATGAAACTTCTTAATATTAGCGAAGAAGCGGCCGATTATATCTTAGGTATGAAAATTAATGACTTTACTAAACTTAGTCAACGAGATTACGATACTAAGATAGAAGAACTCGAGACTCGCAATAAAGAAATTAATGGTATTTTAAAAAATAGTACTTCTGTATTAGAAGAAGTTAAACGTGAATTACAAAACGTTCTTAAAAAATATTTTAAAAACGATAAACGTTTAACGTTAATAGGTGAACCAGATGATTAATCTAAATAAACCTATTATCCGTTTTTCTGGCTCCGAAGTATTTCGTGTAGCTCAAACTCCAGAAACATATTTAAAAATAGAAGATCGTGTATATTATTTCTACACAAAAGATAACAATTATTTAAATTACGATAAAGAAGTTAATTATCTTATCGTAACAAAACACGGTTACTATAAGTGTGTTCCTGGTGTTATGTTCGATATCACAAGAACGAAGAAAGTAATCAAGCTCGAAGAAGGCGATGCTATTTGTAGTATCTGTCCGATTTATACTAATTATTTCTATTGTTTAACGACTCAAAATCGTATGTTAATTGTCGATATCGGATTTAAAAACGAACATCTCCGGATTACAGAAAAATCCTCGGGCAAGGCTAATTTTGTTAAGCTCGAACCTAAAGAAGAAATATATAAAGTCGTTAATAAGTTTAATGAAGATATGTCGGTTAATAGTTTATTATTAATCGACGAATTTAATAACGTTAAACTTATCGACGATGCTCCTATGCGTAAGCTAGGAAAAGTTCCTAAACCATTAGGAAAAACTAAACTTAAGTTTGCATTAGTAATGACAAATTTAAATAATAATATTTTAGGCGTCGACTACAAAATAACCTTACTTAAATTCAAAGATTTCGAATCATATAAGAAAAAGTATAATGGCATGTATAAAGTATGTCCATTATTTAACGGACTTTCGTATGAAGAATACGAATTGGTGAAAGGTGTAAAGTATTGAAGCTCGATGCAATTAAACAGAGTTTAGCATCTTATGTGGGTATGTTCTCTGAAGTACTAGAAGGCGACACTACAGAAAAGAATAAACAAATTATTCAAGCTTTTTCTGAAGTAATCGAAGAACTTCTTAATGCTGAAGGAACAGAAAAAGACCTTGCAATTATACCCGTACTTGGTATATCATTAAGATACTTAGTAGAACGAAATAATCTTTATGAAGAAGCTACTGGCGAAATTAATAAAGATTACGTTCAAGCTATTAATCTTTTAGATAATATCATTAAGTCCTTTAAGGACAAGAAGGGAAGTATCAATGGCAAGAAAGAAAGCTGAACAAGTTATCGAAGTTAGCAATTCTCAAGTCTTAACTGATGTCGAAAGACGTAAACGGTTAGATCTTGTAATGGCTAACTTGGCTAAAAAAAAGAATAACATGGTTGTCGGTCGATTAAGTGATCCTAAAGTTCAAGAACAACTTAATATTAAGTTTATTCCGACACCATCTGTTAACTTTAATGCAGCGACTGGCGGTGGTTTCCCAATTGGAAAAATTACGACTATCGCTGGCGTTGCAGACTCGGGTAATTGATTTTGCCCCTATAATTAGTGATAATTATATGCAAATTCTGTGATATGCTGGGAAGCCCGTCGAGGTAATCAGCAGGCAGCTTAGTTGCGCCCCAACGACTATCCGTAAGGAGTACGTTACAATAGTAACGGAAGCGCAGAACATCTTAATTAAGATGATGATATAGTCTACTCCCCTAATAAATATCGGGAAACCGAGGGTAACAAGGAAAACCAGTTTAGTGCTTGAAACAATCGGTAAGATGCATCGTGAAAATCCTGAAGGACATTTTGCCTTATGGATTGAAAGTGAAGCATCTTTAAGCTTAGACTACATGGTCAATCAATTTGGTATCGATCCAGAACGATTCTATTTCATTCAGTACGATCGAGACCATACAGCTGAAGATTGTATCGATCAAGCAGAAGCATTAATTCAAACTGGTGCTATAGACTTATTCTGTATTAATACTCTAAAAGCTTTAGTTCCTGAATCTGAAGCTAATAAGAGTCTCAAAGACGTGTCTGTAGCATCTCAAGCCCGTATGAATAGCCGAATTATAGCGAAGTTCGTTTCGCTAATTAGCAAATATCATACGGCTATGATTCTCATCCAACACTTGACTACGAATATAGGTGGTTTTAGTATGTATGGCGACAATCTTGTACTCGCTGGCGGTCTAGCAATTAGAACCGGCAGTATGATGATTGTCGAAATGCGTAAAGGCAGTGTTCTTGATACTGATCCTATCGGTAAAGAAGACGGTATTAAGATTAATTGTAAGGTTACTAAAAATCACTGTATTCCAGGTGAATTCCCGTATCGTAAATTTAGTTACTTTGCTATCTTTGGTCAAGGTATTGAACAAATATTAAGTACACTCGATGAATTAGTCGATATGGGTATCATCCATAAAGCTGGTGCTTGGATGCAACAAATTGATACTGAAACTGGAGAAGTGTTAGATAAATGGAACGGTAAAATGGCGTTCCGTGAAGATATGCTAGCTAATCCAGATAAGTTTAAGAAATTCTTAAATATGGTTTCCGGTACGTTCGAAGATCTCAGTGAAAAAGAGGTCGAAGAAATTCGTGATTCCGAAGCCAAATTAGAAGAATTGGAAGAAAGTTAATGTCTTGTTTATTTGGCGATGAATGGTATTCTTGTTTAAATATTACCGGTAATAAATGTACTGAGTGCATTAAACACGATAATGAACTCGCAAAAAATAAAAGAAAACAAGTAAAATTCAAAGCCCGTCCTGATAAAAGAATGGGCTCTGTTTTTGAAATGAAAAATCATAATGCTAATGAAGCATTAATTCACGACGTCGTTAATCGAATGACTCCTAATAGTGGAGCTGGTAAAATTAAAGGCGATCAAGAGATTAAAGGTATCATTAGTGTTAGTGAAGAATTAAAAACTAAAGTAGCCGATAAAGCTCGTGGGAAGAAAACATTTACTATTCATAAAGAATGGTTAGATAAGCTTAAGCGAGAATCTCAAGATAAAGAGTTCTATTATCTAAAATTTTGTTTCCACGAAACAGATGACGATATCTTTGTCGTAGTCGATCAAGAGATTATAATGTCGATGATTAAAACTATGATTGAAGATAGACGAAAAGCTCAAGGAGCCGATCATCTGATTAAACTTGCTACATTAGAAAAAGATAAGGCTATTGCTGAAAATAATTTACTTCGAGCAGAAATTGCTCTTTTAAAGGAAAAGTTAAATGAGCCTACTAAAACAATATAGAAAAGATAGCGCTAAAGAATTATATAATGAATTCTTAGAAGCTTACAATCAATATCCTATTCCTGAAACTATCAAACGTAAAACGACGCCCATTAATTTAAATAAAGAATTTACTTGCGATATTCTCTTTATTAAAGATCCAATGGCAAGCGAATCTGTAGTTCTCGGGAAGGATTCCAAATATTACAATATTTTAAAATATCTTCAATCTAAGAATTTAAAATTAGAATCTAGTATTTGGATTGATTGCATTCCGTATTGTCCAGAAGTTAAAGTCGGCGAAGATATTAAAGTTCGCCCTCCTAATACTTCTGAACAAGCTATCGCTAAACAATATCTAAACGCTTTAATTGATAATATGAAGCCAAAAATTATTGTACTTTTTGGCAATATTTCATTAAAAATGTTTAAAGATGGCCCTTCTATTTTAGAAGAGCATGGTAAACAATTTAATTTGCTTGGAAATGAATTCTTCCCATTATATAGCTTAAATTATTTAGCTACTTTCGATGGCGATAATAAGAACACAGTCCAAGCTGAATTATTAAAAGATATCGACGTTCTTATCGATACGATTAAAGGACGTCATCCTGAATTAATCAAAGGAGATAAATAATGAGTGAGAAAGGCTTTAATATTTTCGACGATATGGAGGATATCATCGTCAATGAAAACGACGTGGTAGAAACAAAAGAAGAACCTATCGATCTTCTTGCTGACGATACAGTTGTCGACGTTAAAGAAGAAATTGGTCTTCCAGATCTTTTGTCTGAAGATCCAGTTAAAGTAGAAGAAGAATCTGTTCCTGATATTTTAACTGAAGAAACTCCGGCTGAAAATAAAGTTGCGTCAGCAGCTGAAGAAACTGTAGCCAATGCTAAAGAAGAACTTGTTGTCGATGAAGTCGAAAAGGAAACAGTATCCTGTGAAAAAACAGACAAAGCAAAAACTAAGGGAGATTCTTTTAATAACGTCATTGATTTCTTCTCTAATCCGATTACCGATCCTGATTGGGAGGCTCTTAAGAATGAAATCTTGACTCGTATTGACGGGATTAAAATTAAATCGAATATTCCTCCGAATGTTGTATTGTTAGTATCTTCTGAATTGGATAGCTTACATAGCTATATCCATGATAAATTCATGGAAACAAAAACGGCGTTAGATAATTTAACAAATAAAGAAGACGGCGTTCTTACTGTTGTAAAAGCAACTAATGCTAAAGGCTCTAACGAAACAGAACGTAAAGCTTCTGGTGTTACTGCCGCTCAAAAATATAAAATCGGTAAAAATACTGTCGATTTATTCCAACTAATTGCTGAAACTCGTGGTCGTTACAACTTCCTTGACGGCATTTTAAAACAAATTCAATTCAAAAAAGAATTGTTAATTACCGTAAGTTCCGCATTAAAAGTTCTAAATAAGTAGACAAAATCTATCCTTTCTGCTATAATACTATATATAAATTAGTATTTTAACAGAAAGGATTTTGTCATGATTACTTTAAAAGATATTTTTAGAAGTGACAACGTTAATTCCAACTTCTTTAAGTCTAACCAATATCTAAACCAAGGAGCCAAATATTTAAGTATCGGTGATGTAACCGTATTACTTAATCAATTATTTGATGGCGAATGGTCCTTTGAGATTGTTAGAAGCTGGACTGAAGTTTATCAGGCTTACGATAAAGAAAAAATTCAAGGCAAGGAAGATATCGTCGATCAGTATTTTTATGTTCAGGGTCGTTTGACTATTAATACTTACAACAAAGAGGGTAAACCAATTACGATCGTTAAAGAAGATATTGGTTCTAATTGTCCACGCAAAGCAGATAAAAAAGGTCGTTTCGACTATGCAAGCGGATATAAATCGGCAGTAAGTAGTGCCCTTAAGGGTTGTGCTGCTAATCTTGATATCGACGTTCTTAAACCAGAAGATGTCGAAATGATCAAAAACTTTGTTAACATGAAAAAAATCGTTACCCTTAAAAATAAAATGGGTAAAGAATTTAATGATAAGTTAACTGAATTTACACAGGCAAAAGAAATTCAACCAAACGATGTATTAACAGCAAAATATGCTGGTCTATTCTTAGATTTTTTAGGTGAATGATATGTTGATAACTGACCCTGAAGATAAACTGTATTTTAAATGTCCTCGTTGCGGAGGACGTGTATTCGAGAAAGTCGAAACTTACGAGTTCCGATATAATGCTCGACAAAAAGAGTTCTTACAACTTAAGAATAAGGATATCTTTCGATGTCTAAATTGTAAGCATGATGTTGATAAAAGTCAGATCCGATAAGGGTCTGGCTTTTTTGTTTTTGGAGAAAAGTATGAATATTAATTTGTACGATTATCGCATTAACATTAGGACTGCAGGCCCAAGTGTTCAAGATAATCTCAGAAGTGAATTATATTTCGCTGGCTGTCGCAAGGCAGAAGAAGGCGATCCATGCCGAGGTTGCTTTAATTATCAGCTATGGCAACGAGAACAAGGTTCTCAGATTTCGATTCAAGCTATCGTAGATCGCCTAGAAGACATGTGTAGCGTCAAGAGCGTAACTATAGTTGGAGGCGAACCTACCGATCAATTAGAAGGCTTAATCGAGCTTTGTAAACTACTTAAAAGATATAATTATCATGTTCTCGTAATTAGTTGGCATACCTATGAAGATATGCTTAAAGAAAATCCAGAGCAATATGAACAATTATTCGATACTATCGATGTATTAGTCGATGGACAATATGATGAACATCAACGTATTTACGACGACACACATACTAATGTAATGCGTAGTTTTATCGGTAGTAATAATCAAAAAGTAGTCGATTTAAGTCAATATAGTTTAGATAATAAAGTAATTAAAGCATATGATCGTATTGATCAATATAAAGATATGAAAATTAAAAAAGATGGGAGCGTTGAATTTTGGAAGTAATCATTAAAGACACTTATTTTAGTAAAACTTTTAATTTTGATCAGCAGAAGAAAACATTTAAATTAAATTCTGTACTGACCATTAATAAAGACGATGCTGTATTTAAAATTATCGGTGTTGTCAACAATGAAAATATCAAAGTAGAACATCATTTCGATTGGGATACAGAAGTAGAATCATTGGTTAAACAAGCTATCGTTAAAAAAATAGCTATAGAAAAAATGAATGAATATCAAAATTTCATTAATTTATTCTTAGCTCGCAATCTCATGGAAAAAGTATGGGAGTTATGCGATAAAGAATTTAAAGCGATGTATAAAGAAATTGAATCTTGGCCTCAAGATTCTACGACACGAGCTGCTAAAGTCGATGTATCTGAAATAGCAGCTAACGTAATTAACTTTATCGAAAAGATTAATACAGTATTGCCTGAAGATGAACAAGTTCAATTTGTAGGCTAAAAAGGAAGGAAAAGTATGGAGTTTAATAAATTATCTAAAGCCGGTCTTAAAAGTGGATATAATCCATTAATTTGGATTCAAACAGAAGAGCTAGAACGTGGCATGTCTTATGTTTTGAATTCTTTAAGTGATGCAGGTCAAAATCTTGAAGATTTTTCTCTCGATGCTGCATTCGGGAATTCTGAAACTAAAAAAGTATATGTTAGTACACAACGATATCCATATGGTTCTATCGATCTTAAAAAATTATCAGCAAGTAATAAACAGTGTTCCTTCAATTATCTTAAAGATATTAAAAGTGAAGTAACACCGGATTTAAATAAATATGAACAGTATCTTTTAGAAGTCGGTAATCCCGATAAAAAAGATACTCCACATGTGTTTGTCGAACCTATGGCCCTTAAAAATCCAATGTATTCTAAAATTCTTTTAGATATATTGGCATTTAAAGGCAATGGTGCCCCAGTATTTATTGTCGCAACTTTTGCTCCACCAGAAGAGCTTGCTGACTATGCTTATCGTATTTCTCTAGATGCTTTGACTTCTAAAGAAATCGAGCTTTATCTCAATAAGTATCATACTGGCGACGAAAAATTACAATGCGTCGAAGCACTACTCGGTTTAACATATATTCAAATGCTTCAATGTTTAGAATATTGTTCTAAATCTGGTAATATAAGCGTAGCCGATATTCATAAGTTTAAAACAGAAAACTTTGATGGTAGCATGTTAGAAATTTCTCATCCTCAAATGTCTTTAAGCGATATGGGTGGCTATCATGATTTCAAAAAATATGTTTCTACATTACCTAAATTCTACACCGATGAAGCTAAACAACTCGGGATTAAGAAACCTAAAGGTTTTATTGCCTTCGGTGTTCCTGGGTGTTCTAAAACTGTAGCAGCAAGTATTATTGCGTCTACATTAAAAGTACCATTAGTAAATATCAATTTGAGTAAAATTATGCAAGGTCTAGTCGGTGCCTCTGAAGGCAATATGGAACGAGCATTAAATCAAGTAAGAGAACTTAAACAATGTGTCATCTTGGTCGACGAGGCTGAAAAAGTCTTTGGCGGTTAAATTTTAAGATTTACAAATTAGAAAAACTCCTGTAATATATAAGTATACACTGAATATTAACAGGAAATAATTATGAAAAATAAAGAAAATATATGGTTGTACTATGCATGCAAGAATTGCATGTCTAATTTTAAAAGAAGAAAATGTGAAGTTGATTTTCAAAAAAAGAAAAATCCAAATTTTGAACCACAATTTTGCTCAAAAAAATGTATGCATGAATACGCACATAAAAATATCGTATATCATGATTATATTTGTCTTGAATGTGGCAATATGTTTCAAAGAAGTGAACGAGAAATTAAAAATGCTAATAGAAAAAATCAACCTATAAAATTCTGCTCCAGAGAATGCAAAGATAAATACTGGGGACGCAATCAATTAAATGTAAAATGTGATTGTTGTGGAAAAGAATTCAAGGTTCAACAAAAATTAAAAAATAAGAAGCATTATTTCTGTTCTTCTGAGTGTTGTAAAAAATTTAATGAAGAAAATAATTTAAGAGGAACAACTATTGATTTAATATGTAAAAAGTGTGGAAAAACTTTTACAGTTAAAAATAGTTATCTTAAAAAGCAATTAAAAAGAAAACAAAACGTAGTTTATTGCTCCTTTGATTGTAAAAATTCTGATCATAAGAATTTTAAACAAAAATATGATTATAAATTAGAAAGTTTAAAATGTGATCATTGCGGCAAAAAAATAGAAAAAGGTTTAAATCGATTAAAAAATTATTTCTTAGGAAAAACTAAACACATTTATTGTTCTAATGAGTGCTCATATGAAGCACGAAAAAAACGTGTTGAAGTTTCATGTGATTATTGTAATAAAAAATATGAAATAATTGAATCTAAATTTAAAAATCATAAAAAACATTTTTGTTGCAATGAACATAAAAAATTATATTTACACAAAGAAAAAGAAACATATGCAGAAATTGCTCATTATTTAAGAAGTACTACAGAATATGAAAAATGGAAAAATTCTTGTTTAGAAAGAGACAATTATACTTGTCAAAAATGTGGATCACGATCTAATATAATAGTTCATCATATTGAACAACTTTATAATATAGTACAAAAATATAATAATAATTTAGATGACATTATTAAAAGTGCAGAATTTAATGACATTAAAAATGGAGTTTCATTATGTACAGAATGTCATCAGAAAGAATATCCTTGGATGAGAAATCGAAAAGGACAATTTGTAAATAGCATAGCCGCGTCATCATCAACAGATTCAGAAGATGATGACTAGCTTTGGGGAAAAAATCTGGAAGGCTAAGTTGTATTAATATACAATATGCTAATCAGAGGTGAAGGCTTAATAGAGTTAAGCCAGCCGCAACGCGTAGTAGGTGAAAAGATATAATCCTGCCAAGAGGCCCCAACCCTATGAATCTTTTAATAAGGTGAAAAGTTACGCTAAACTGGATTAGAATAAACTAATCGATGAAAATGAGAGAAATCTCCAGAGCTGTATGTAAAAATATACAGGTTAATAACATTTGTATGCATCAAGTCACCAAAGTGACGCTGGTACTCTTGCTCGTGTAATGAGTCGTATGTTGACATTCTTACATGAAAATGAAAATAGTTTTACAGTATTTACTAGTAATGATATCACCAAGTTACCGCCAGAACTAATGCGTGCTGGTCGTATCGATACTCAATGGTATTTTAGCGTTCCTAATAGCGAAGAAGCTCAAGAAATCCTATCTATCTATATCAAGAAATATGGTTTGAAATTTAGAAAAAAAACAGCTAAAGAAGATTTAGGTTATTTGGTTGATGCTATCGATCGTTTTACTGGTGCTGAAATCGAACAAACTGTAATTAATATTCAACGTGCATTGTTTATAAACGACGTTAAAGAAGTTACAAAAGAAATTATCGATGAAGCTGTAATGACGATTGTTCCAGTCGTTAAAAGTTCTGCCGATTCTATTGCAGCTTTAGAAGAACATGCTCGTAAGTTCGCAGTATATGCTAGCAATAAAAAAACAGAATTATTGGAACCAGTAAAAAAGTCTAATAATGCTAACTATTTAGCAGAATAGAAAGGATTTTTTAGTTTTGGCAGTTGTTAAATTTGATCCTAACGATAATCGACAACTAAGTAATCGTAAGAAAGCAGAACTACTCTTTAATAAGTTAGATAAAAAAGCCGAAGATGAGATGAAAAAAGAGCTCGATATTTTAATTCGAGACGTTAATATTTGTCTTCAAAACATCTCCGACTTTAAAGTTCTAACTGAAAAAACAGTTCCTGTTTACAGTACACTTGTCGATTTGTTGTCGAGTATTAATAACGTATTTCTTGACACTCCTGGCAATCCGCACTATAATAGTAGTGACAGCGAAAAGATTAGAAATACCGTTAAAAAAGAATTCATTAAGAAGTATTTTCCTAAAGAATTCGAATTCGTTCGTAAGAATAGTTAAGCAATTACGGCATATAGCCGTTTGCATATAGATATCTGTATTTTTTAAAGGAGGACATAGCTATGTCTCAATATCTTAAACAAAAAGTAGAAACTCTTAAAGATGTTTCCCGTCGTGACTTCATGGAAGCTATGATGGATAAAGAATTTAACAAAGATTTCGATATCGATTTCGACGGTAAAACTCTTGATGCATCTGGTATGATCGTTATTCCTAAAGACCAACGCGAAGTAAATGCAACTGTATCTTTCCACGATAAAAACCATAAAGCTCATGTAGGTCTTGTATTCAACGATGACTTCTCTGTCGAAGTTCGTGGTGATTTCTATGGTTCTGGTACTAATATTAAACAATTCAGCGAAAAATTGGGTATGATCTATAACTCTTATAAAGTAGTTAAAGCAGCTCGTTCTGCTGGTTATATGGTTAATATTATTGCTCAAACTAACCAAGAAATTAAATTGGAATGCTTGGCATAATTAAATTTAAATAATGATATGCGGGGATTTATTCCCCGCTATTATTATCTTTAGGAGGCTCAAAGATGAAAAAAATCGAAGTTACTATTAAGGCTGACGGTACTGTTGAATATGAAACTCAAGGTTTCGTAGGTCAAACTTGTCAAGAAGAAATTCAAAAAATTATGTTGAACGGTAAAACCGAAGAAGATTCTAAGAAAAAAGAATTTTATGACGGTGTACCTGAATTCATTAACAATATTTAATTAGAAAATAATAGCCGATAGATTAATTTCTATCGGCTTTAATTATTTAGGCATATAGCCTATAATATAATAAGATATATACCTAAGTAATTAAGATATTTTAGAGAGGATTATACTATGTCAGAATTATTAAAAAATTTAAATGAACAACAATTACCTGTCGCAAAAAAATTTGAAGGTAAGTTCATTGTTAATGCTGGGGCTGGATCGGGCAAGACTTCAACAATTGTTACACGCACAGCATATATGATCGAGCAAGGTATTAACCCTGGCTCTATTCTTATGTTTACTTTTACTCGTAAAGCAGCTATGGAAATGAAAGAGCGTATGATTGCTAAAATTGGCCCGCAAGCTAAAGCCGTTACAATTTGTACTTATCATGCTTTTAGTTCTATGTTGCTTCGTCGTTTTGCTCATTTAGTTGGCTATGACAAAAACTTCACTATTGCAGATAGCGACGATACAGAAAAAATCATTAAAGATTTTTGCGGTAAAAATTCTAAATTATATGATATCGCCAAAACTCAAATTCCAGATTGGAAAACTCACGGTATCACAATTGATATCGCTCGTAAAGATCAAACAATTCAGAACGATCATTACACAATATTCTTAGTTTACGAAAAATATCAACAAAAATTGCGTAACGATAACATGATGGACTTTGGTGATTTGTCTAATTATGGTTTAGAACTAATTAGCAAATACAGTGAAGTTCAAGAATATGTTTGGAATAAATATACATATGTCATTTCTGACGAAAGCCAAGATATGTCCGTGAGAGATTGGGATTATATTAATTGGATCATTAAAGGTAATGAAAATTTATGCATGGTTATGGATAATAACCAAAGTATTTATGCATTCCGTGGTGCAAACATCGATTTCTTGTGTAAACAATTAGTTGAAAAAGGTTTTGAACAATATGTGTTAGAGCAAAACTATCGTTCTACATCTACTATCGTAGAAGCTAGTAATGCTGTAGTCGACAACAATCCTAAAATTATCGACAAAAAAGCTTTCTCTGAGCAAGAAAAAGGTGCTCCTGTATTTATTAAAGAAGTTAAATCTGATAAAGATGAAGCTAATTATATCGTTCGCGGTATTAAATCTTTATTGCGTAACGGTTTCGACTATAAAGATATTGCTATCTTAGCTCGTACTAAAAAACAATTCGAATTAGTTGAAAAAGCATTCTTACGTAATGCTATTCCTTATGATTTGATTTCTGGTGTACAATTCTGTACTCGTAAAGAAGTTAAAGACTTATTATGTGTATTAAGATTATTATTAAATGAATGTGACGAAGAAGCATTAGAACGTATCATTAATATTCCTAAAGCCGGTATCGGTGAAGCTACTTTTAATAAGTTAATGGTAGGAGAATCTAATAATGTGTTAAATAAAGCTAATTATAATTTAAACGATATTAAAGGCAAAGCATATACTGGCGTAAAAGCATTTTTATCTAAATGGAATGAACTTAAAGCTTATTCCGAAGAAAATGTATTGCCGGGCCTTATTATTCGTAAATACTTAGAATTATTCGATTAGAATTGCTATACATACTTGTGATTTCGATCATGAGTTAATAGCATGAATAGTCCACTTATTTGGTAACAAGTAAGTGCCGAGATAATCTACATCTCGGAAATTTATCTAATTGCTGGAAAACCCTAAAGCTTAAGGTGCCCCGTGCAAAATTTTGCACTCGGCTACGAAAGTAGAAATAAATCCTTAAGATGACATATGGTTAAATCCTAAGTGTTATAACAATGGGCAATCAGCAGCCAAGTCTTACCGTGTAAGAAAGGTTCAACGACTAGAGCGAGAGCTCGTACACTGCAAGTCTATAATGGCAGTGGAAATGGTAAAGGTCCTTTTAAAAGGATTAAGATATAGTCTGTGCCTTGATGAAAATCAAGGGTGCGCGTAGTGGCGCCGCATTAAAAGTGACGTTTTAATGTGAACGATCATTCTCTCATAAAATAGATTCTTACATATATTATAAAAAAAATAAAAATAATTCTTTTAAACTCTTGAAAAAATAATTTACATATGTTACACTTATATTATCATAAAGGAGGTAATATAATGAATGTAACACATGGACGTGGTTATGTTTACGCAATTCAATATCATATTGTTTGGTGCGTAAAATATCGTAGAAAAATATTAACACAAGAAGTTGAAATTAGATTAATTAATATTTTGAATAAAATAGCTGATGATAATCAGATAATTATTCAAGAATTAAATACAGATTTAGATCATATTCATATGTTAATTTCATGCAAACCACAACATTGTATTTCAAATTTTATTAAGGCCTTTAAAGGTGTTTCTGCTAGGCTATTGGCCAAAGAAATTCCGGAATTAAAAAAACAATTCCCGAAAGGTCATTTATGGAATCCAAGTTATTATGTTGGAACTGTATCTGAAAATACAGAACAACAAATTAGAGATTATATTAAGAGTCAAAAAGAAAGGTAAGATTTAAAATGGAAAGAGCTTATAAGTTAAGAATATATCCTAACAAAAAGCAAACTGAATTATTAAATCAAACATTTGGTTGTGTTAGGTATATTTACAATTATTTCCTAAATAGAAAAATAAATTTCTATAAAGAAAATAATATTAGCTTAACTTTTAATGAATGCTCTAAAGAATTAACTCAATTAAAGAAAGAAAATGAATGGCTTCAAAAACCAGATAAGTGTGCATTACAAAATACACTTAGAAATTTAGATATAGCTTATAAAAATTTCTTTGAAAAACGAGCTAATTTTCCTAAATTTAAATCAAGAAAATCTTTTAAAGACTCTTATAAAACAAGTGGTTATTTAAAATTTGAAAATAACAAAATTAGAATTCCTAAAGTTGGATGGATAAAAACTAAAGGGTATAAAGAAATATCTGGGAGAATTTTATCTATTACGATCTCTAAAACTAAATCTAATAAGTTTTTTGCTAGTATTTGTGTAACTGAATTTGATCCAGAACATTTTGAGAAAACCAATCAAAATGTAGGTATTGATTTAGGTTTGAAAGAATTCGCAATTTTTAATACTGGCGAGAAAATTAATAATCCTAGATTTTTTGTAAAATCTCAAAAGAAATTAGCTAAAATGCAGCGAAAACTCTCTAAAAAAGTTTTTGAAAGCAATAACTATTTTAAATATAAAATTAAAGTAGCTAGATTTCAAGAAAAAATAAAAAATCAACGATTAGATTTTCTTCATAAATTATCTATTAGATTAATTAGGAAATATGATATTATTTGTGTCGAAACATTAAAAGTTAAAAATATGATGAAAAATCATAAGTTAGCTAAATCTTTCCAAGATGTTTCATTATCGGAATTTATACGCCAATTAGAATATAAAGCTAAATGGTATGGAAAAACTATTTCTAAAATAGATACTTTTTATCCGTCATCTCAATTGTGTTCTAATTGTGGATATAAAAATTCCGATATTAAAAATCTCGATATTCGCGAATATGATTGTCCAGTATGTGGCACTTATCATGATAGAGATGTTAATGCAGCAATTAATATTTTAAATGAAGGATTACGAATTTTAAATTCTATATAATATATGTAAGAACCGCATGACATGCGGGGATAGCTTATTAAATTTACTTAACCTCTGTCTTGAATTAATATTTATATTAATTTTTTGGTAAGTTGAGCGTAAATAAGAACCTCGTCACTTTAGTGGTGAGAGGATGTCAGTATCAAGAGTCTCATGTTCAACCAGTATACGGTAATACTATGGAACGTATGGTTAACGTTCGCGAACTAATTCGTGTAGCCGATGCTTTCGAAACAATCCCAGAAGTTCTTGAAGCTACTATGTCGACAAGCTTGGATGTCGAAATCGACGAAGAAAAAAATGCAGTAAGCATGATGACTATTCATGCGTCTAAAGGCCTAGAGTTTGAAGCTGTATTCATTATCGGTGGCAGTGAAGGCTTATTTCCGCATATGTTCTCTTACGATGAACCACACGGTATCGAAGAAGAACGTCGTCTATGGTATGTAGCTATGACTCGTGCCAAAGAAATGTTAATGATTAGCTACTTTAATTATTGTGTAATTGGTGGCGTACCTAAACGTATGCAACCAAGCCGTTTCGTTAAAGAAATTCCGGCTGAATATAAAGTATTTCAATCTTATAATAGCGAAACTCCTAAAGTTGAGAAAGTAAATGAATTAAACGATGTATTCTAATTCTTTGGTAATATAAATAGTGCTCAGCAAATAATTTATATTTTATTTAAAATTAAGGATTAGAATTATGTTTACTTTTACTTCTTTTGTAACATGGGTTAAGGAACATAAGAAGCTTGTATTTATCGTTTTAGCGGCGATAGCCGCTTTTGTTGCTATCCTAGCATGGGGAGTAAGCTTTAAACAAAAATACGATCAATTACAAGAAAAATATTATGACGACAAATATCATGTTACAACGTATAGCTTAGAAGATCAGGCAAAATTAACTGGCGGTGCTAAGTTAAAATTTGAAAATGAGCGTCGGGATTTAATGTCTCAACGCGGCAATCCACTTGTTCAAGAAATCGTTAGAACACAATATATTCAAGGAGAACAACCTGTAACAGTCGTTAGAGAAGTTCAACATGTTGCTCGTGGTGGACGTTCAGATTATATCTCTCAAGAAACTCAAAATAAGATTCAAGAAAAATCTGATGAGACCAGAATAATCGAAGAAGAAAAATCTGTCGACGTTTACAAGATTAACCATGAAAAGAACTTTAAAGTTAAAGTCGGTGCAACATATCTCGATAATAAAGCGTATGTGAACTACGGTGTTCAATATAAACGTGTTGAAGGTATTGTGCACACTAAAGATATGAATCCTGCTCACATCGATGGTGCAACTGTCATGTGGACAGCATACCAAAGATAATGTGTGACATCATTAATCCAGGTTTGGTTCTTAACGAATATATTAAATCATGTGGATATACTACTAAAGATTTTTCTAAGCTATTAGAAGTTAGTCCGTTCGAGTTAAATAAAATTTGTAGCGGGAAAAAAGATATGCCATTCTGTATGTTAGCTAAATTAAGTTTACTTACTAAAGTACCTTATAGGGAATGGCACGACATATTTTGGGAATATAAAGCCTATAAATATAGTCAATTAATTTTAGATAAATTGCCAACTTGTGTTAAAAATAATATCAACAAGTTAGTTGGCTACGATTAAGACGGCCCCTTGTGGGTCGTCTTTTTTTATTGGAAAAATATATAATGGAAATTTTTTACGACCATAAATTAAGAAAGAAACGAATAAAAGAATTCGAGCCTCTTGCTGAAAAATATAAAAATATTTGTGATCTTGAAGTCATGATCGGAGAAACTAAAAAAGATTCTGTATATGGAGAATCTATATTTTTCGAGAATGGTCCAGTTATTATTAATATTAATTTTGATGCCGGCGAAGTGGAAGATACTTTTATTCATGAATTAGCTCATTGTATTACGAGAGAGAGAAATCATAATTTAAATTGGCGGAATTGTTACAGAAGTTTAAAAAGATAAGCGGTGAAATATATTGGACTCTAATCAAATTATTATTCCAGGATGTTTAGTAATTTTAGTTATTGGATTAATTGCTTGCTTATTTTATCTCTTTTTCATCAATGAAGAAAAGGCAAATAAAAATTTAGCATTTAAATATTTAAAACGATTAACAATTGCTATAATGTCATTATCTTTTGGCTTCTTAACTATTTTAACTATATTTATTTTAATTATGATAATGGCAAGAGTTACGATGGCATTATTTGGTTATTAGAAAGAAGGTTAGATAATGGCATTTTTAGACTATGGTTGCTATATTTGGCACAATGGAAAATTAGTTTCGCCACACAGTCAATATGAAAGCTTAAAAGAATATATTAATTCTCTTGGAAGAAAAGGTTATATTTATAAAGAAGAAGAATCAGATGGTTGGCTTATCCATGGTCATGGATTTGTTTATAATAATAAATATTTTTATGGCGTCTTAAAAGGTTCTTTTACAACACTCACGACTATCGACCATGAAAATAGAACATTTGAATCTCATCATATGAATTATTATTTAAAACATGAAGAATTAAATAAATGTTTATGGAAAAAGACAATTAAAAATAAAACATTTAATTTTGAATATGAAAATGACGATATTAAGATTATGATTACATCTGATGTATCGCCAGTAAAAGATATTCATAATAATTTATGTAAGCATGTGTTTTTAGATAAAGCAACTGGTGATGAATGGATTATTATCGCTGGCTATGGATATGGTACTAATGCTGAAAACTTAGACGATGTTGAAGGTGCTTTATCTATGCCTAATGGAGACCCAATTCCGTCTGACGTTGAACAGCATATTAAAGACTACGAAGAATTCTCTAAAGGATTTAAGAAATGTCACGGCTTGCGCGAACAAAAAGAATTCTTGTGGAATATTGAATGGCCTTGGCCTTCTTTTTATTTTAGAGCTGAAAAATATGCTGAACCTGATTACCATCTTAAAAGACAAAAACAGATGAAAAAAGCTTTTAAACTTTTAAATGGTTTGCGTCCATATAGTAAATATCCTTATCCTTATTTAAAACCAAAATACAGAAAAGGAGTTAGATAATGATAAATCAAAAAACTCGTTTAGAGATCATCGAAAAAATTTCTGCCAATCTATTAGACTGGTTAGATCAAGAATACAAACAAGATTATTATGCTAAAATTCATAATCCTGCTTATTTTCATATTAAAAATAAATTAGATACAATTCTTGGTGTAGCATTGAATACTTATGATGAATTTGATTATAATAATATGTTAGATATGGAGAAGAAGATATCTAATGGACAAATTAAATAATGCATCGATAATTAGTAAAACTGTCGGCCAAGAGATTTCTTTTTACTATGTAGCAAAAGAATGTGGAATAACTCATTATTTAAAAGTGTCTTGGTCTGACTTAACTAATTTAGACGATAAAAAAATTAAAGAACTCAATAAAGCAATTAAATATAGTATTACTTATAAATATATTCGAGGCATTACGCCAAAAGAATACTATGACGTGGTAAGAGAATGTCTAGAATAACATTAACTAAAGAACAAATCATTAAAGATCTTCAAGAGAAGCGATGCGTTTTAGTTGAAGGTTTTTATGTGTATAAAGATAAAATTGTTCAATATACCGATCACTTTGGATATTCTGTCAATAATGGTACTTATGATCAAAGACGTGGTTATATTGTAACAAGAAGTTCAGATAATAAAAGATTTGCTGTTTCTCATTTAAAAGCAAAAGCTTTTTTAGCAGATAAAAAACCGATACATTCTATTAAGTTCAAAGATGGCGATAATAAGAATACTAATTTAGACAATCTTATCGTTAAATATAAAAAAGAATCTAGGTATTGTAAAGACTGTGGAACTTTGCTTGGCCCCAATAGCAAAGGCAATGTTTGTTTAAAATGTAAACAAAAATTATCAGAACAAGATATTTGCTCAAAACAAGAGCTTAAAGAAAGAAAAGACCGAATGAAATATGTCGATTTAAATTCTTTAGATCCTGTTCGAAAAAAAAGAGCAGAACTCTATTTGGAAGGGCATACTTTAGAATATATTGCTAATCAATACGGAGTATCAAGACAAGCAATTTCTTATAATTTACAACAAATTATCAAGTCTGGCTCTAAAAAAAATAATATTAAAGCAGAACTTAATATGTATCAATTAGAAAATGAAAGACTTAAAAAAGAAATTGCTAGTCTTTCCGAGCTTGTTAATGAATATATTCGAACTAATGCCGATATTGAATCTAAAGTAGAAACATTAATGGCATTAGCTAAAGATCTTAATCAAGAAAATACTCGTTTAAAAAATTTTGTTAGAAAACAAAACAAAAAATTGACAACCGTCATTTTTTAATGTATATTATACATATAATATTTTTGTTTTTTATGGAGGAAATCCACATGACTAAAAAAGAATTAGCAGCAGTACTTGTCGAAAAAGAATTGGTATCTACTAAAACAGCAGCAGAAGCTATTGTAACTGAAGTATTCGCAACTATTGTTGACGAAATTGTTAAAGGTGAAAAAGTAGCTATTTCTGGTTTTGGCTCTTTCGAACGCGGCGAACGTGCAGCTCGTGAAGGCCATAATCCTGCAACTGGCGAAAAAATTCACATTGCAGCATCTAAAACATTTAAATTTAAAGCATCCAAAACTGTTAAAGACGCAGTTAATGCTTAATTAACTAATAAGCGGTATTCTATTGAGGATGCCGCTTATTTTATTAAAAGGAGATTTTTAATGGCAAATGAGTCTAGCTTCGACGGCTGTGTTACTTTTTACCATCGCAATTTAGAAGATACTCCTAATGGTAGATCAAAATTAGCCAAACTTATTGTAGATTTTGGTAAGATATATCGAGGCTACTATGGCTTTATCGATTTAATCGATGAACCAGAAATCGACGAAGGTTTTGACTATGCTCAGTCAGAAGAACTTCGCTGTTCTTCGGTTGGTCGATGGTCATTTGAAAATAGCTTTCATTGGTGTTTAACTCTTAATCAAAATGAGTTAAATAGAGCCATTCAAGAAGTTGGCGTAACTAGTAATCTTCAAGATTTCATTGGGTTTGGGTTAACTATATATGGTAAAGATTTCGAACCAGGTTGTGAATATTTAGCCAATTTCAATGGTCAAATCGAAATTACCGGACTTGAAAAAAAAGATGGTGTTCTTCAAACTGTAACAGAAGTCATTGAAAGCAATGAAGAAATATTAGAATATAATTCTTCTAATGTAAATGCTTTTGAAGATGAAAATATTTATTTCGATTTTTACACGTATTATGGTGTATCAGAATTAATTCATGATGTATATCAAATAGAAGATAGGGAATGGGATTTATTTAAAAAATATATGCCGACCTTTACTTCTATATATAAAGAAGAAATGGATAAAATTCATCTTAATTTTAATCATTTACATACTGATAAATTAAATAAAATACTTAATATTGCTTTAGATCATTTCTCTAAATTAAATACTGATAGTATATATTTACTAGATGAATTTAATTTAGAAGAATTTGAAAATAATAAAGTAGTACATTATGAATATTTAGATAGAGATTTTGTTTCTATATTTAAAGGTATAGAAGAAGAAGTTAAAAAAAGTTTTTAAATAATTTTTTATTTAATATAAAGGAGTATTCTTAATATGAATAACAAAATTTTATTAACAGGTTTAGTATTGGCGTCTTTAGCAGGCACAACTATGGCAGCAGGTGTTAACAATACAGTAACTGGTGGTTTCGGTTCTGAAGCTTTTGGCAATGGTAATAAAATACCAGCAACTAGTGCATTTGCTATCGGTTATCAAAATGAAGTATCTGGTGCTAACTCATTTGCATATGGCCATGATAACAAAGCAATTGGTGAAAATAGCATCGCTGGTGGCGAAAAATCTGAAGCAAAAGGGTATGCTAGTGTAGCTATTGGCTCTTCTGCACAAGCATTATCCGATTATACATTTGCAATCGGGTCTCAGGCCCGTACGAATGGAGCTAACACTGTTGCTGTTGGTAATGGAGCATATGCTAGTAATACCAACGCACTTGCTGTGGGTTATGGTACTGCCGCAAGTGGTAAAGATTCTACTGCTGTTGGCAATGGAGTAATTTCCAATGGTGAATCTTCAGTAGCTATTGGTAATGCTATCCATGCAGATGGCGTTAGAACTGTAAATATTGGTACAAACGTATCAGCCACAGGGGTTTCGTCTGTAGTTATTGGTCGTGATACAACTGTAAATGGCGATGATACTACAGTAATAGGTGCTAACAATGGTACTATTGAAGCTGCCCAATCTGCAGTTTATGGTTACAATAATGTAGTTCAAGATGCATCTAAAGAACAGTTAATCTTTGGTGTGAATAGTACTACAAAAGAGCAAGGCTCTACTATAGTTGGCTCTCATTCTAAAGC